TTCACTGGTCCAACTGGTTTCACTGGTCCAACTGGTTTCACTGGTCCAACTGGTTTCACTGGTCCAACTGGTTTCACTGGTCCAACTGGTTTCACTGGTCCAACTGGTTTCACTGGTCCAACTGGTAAAACAGGTCCAACTGGTTTCACTGGTCCAACTGGACCAAAAGGACTAACAGGACCCACAGGACCAGGTGATATTTATTGGGATCCATCAGGAGTAAATGGAATTAAATATCCAGGTGACGTTTACATTGGTGGCAAATTAAATGTAGATGGTGGAATAGATCCAACCTATTTAGCGTTGACACCGCAAGTATCTAATCCACTTCCATTAGGATTAGAAGGAATTTGGGTAGATGCATCTAATAATTTAAGAACTGTCAGTATAGAATTAAATGATGGTGGAACAGAAAGTAATACTTCTACTGCTTTTAATACCATAATTAGTTATGACAGCACCCAATACTTGACTTCAACTTACAATTCTATAAATAATAATGGTGGAGACTTAACAATTAGTGGCGATAGTAAATTAATTTTGAATGCGAATAATGATAATCTAAACTTAAATTCACTTAATAGTAGTATTAATATTCAAGCAAATGGCAATATTTCACTATCAAGTCTTGGGTTGGGTAATATTAATTTAGACACTGTTAATATTAATTCTTACAATTACGCTATGCCTATTTGCTTTGAATCAATACAAACCAACCAACAAATTTCATATACTTTTGGGGGACAGCAAATGCAAGAAATATTTCATTGCAATTTTAATCTTCAACCCGAGTTTTTTACGGAAACACCTAATTCAGGTTATACATCTACAATTTGGCGAATTAATTTTGATATTAATACTTACAGTGGAGTTGGTCCAGATGGTGATAAAGGATTTGCTACTTATATTGAATTTTTAGACCAAGCAAATACTATTTACACACCAATTTTATTTAATGCCAATACACCTTACGCAAGAACGATGAATTCTTCATACAATGGAAGTAATCCAAATATAGCTTCTTGGGGCTGGAGTGACTGTGTTGATTTTAGTGGATTACAAGGAACTGGAAACGGAAACCTTCCATTAAGAATAAATCTGTTTGTTGCGGCTGATAACGGATTTAGTACTACTTTTAATTGGAAGGTTTCTTTAACGAGAACTAATATTGTTTAAAGTATAAATATTAAAATTTTATATTATTATATATAATTTATTATTATTATATATAAAATGTCATTTGTTAATTATACACAATATTTAGGTTCTCAACGCTGTTGTAATTTTAATAAACAAGGACCAGTTGGTTCTATTGGACCACAAGGTTCTCAAGGACCTATAGGTCCAGCAGGTGTTACTGGTGGTTTAGGATCTACTGGACCTACTGGAAGAGGATGTAGAGGACCTACAGGACCAAATGGAGGACCTATAGGCCCAACTGGTGTAACTGGTCCACCTAGTCAATGGGCAAATATTTTTCCAAATTCTATTAGTTATACTGGTAATGTAATAATTAATGGTAAATTAAATGTTACAGGGTTAATAGATCCTACAGGTTTAGTATTAGATCCATCTTCAAACGCGCCTACTGTAGTTGATCCAAGTAATGTTTTATGGGTTAAAAACACAACACCAACTACTTTATATTATGGTTCACAAGAAATTTTTACAAGTATTAGTCCTAATGTAAGTTATAATTATACTACTTTGGCATCTTTAAGTAGAGGAGTTCCTGTAACAGTTGGTTCAACTTATACTGTTATTATTAATGATAATTGGATTATTTGTAATAATGCTCTTATAACAACATTAGAATTGCCAAATGCTTCAACTTATCGTGGTAAAGAACTAATGATTAAATCCACCAATAATGCTGTAAACTCAAGTAATCCAAATGTTATACCATTATCAGGAGGAGATCCTGATTACCCTATACTACTTAACCAAGGTAATTGGGCTACATTAGTAAGTAACGGTACCAATTGGGTTATTATGCAAGGATTTATAGTGTAAATATACTATATAATATATAAAATATAAATTATATAAAAACAAATAATATAATTTATATTAAATAAATGACTACCATTATTTCTGCTTTTGTAAGTAATATTAATTCAAAAAAGGATATGGATATATTTAAATATTATCAAAATGGTAAGCTCTTATTAAAATCAAATGTTCCAAAAATTATATTTTTAGATGAACCAATGTTAAATTTAGTTGGAGAAGATTATGATAAATCAAAGACTGTATTGATAAAAATAAATAAAGAAGATAGTTATTTATATAGTTATAAAAATTTATTAACAAATTTTAGTTTAAAAACAGATAACTCTGCCAAGGATACATTAGATTATATTTTTACAATGTGTAATAAAACAGAATGGATGAAAAGTGCCGTTCTATTAAATAATTTTAAAACAGATAATTTTATTTGGATTGATTTTGGAATAAGATATATTTTTAATTGTTCTGACGATGAATTTATTGGAAAAGTAAATAATTTACATAATAAAATGTATAATAAAATAAGAGTTGGAAAAATATGGAATGTAGATGAAATTGTTAGATATTCAGAGGATGAATTTGTTTTAAAAGATCCAGTAATTCTTCAAAGATTTAATATTCCATTAAATCCTGGTTACATTTATAATATGTATAAAACTATTACATGGGCTTTTGCTGGAGGTATAATTGGCGGACATAAAGATAAAATACTCTTATTGGCAGAAAAAATGAAAGATAAATGTATTGAAATAATTTTGACAAAAAATACAATTATGTGGGAAACAAATATTTGGCATTTAATTTATATTGATAATAAAGAATTATTTGATGCGTATTTATGTGATCATAATAATACTTTACTTGATAATTATTAGATTATAGTATTATTATTTATATCTTATATATTTTAGTTATATTTTAGTTATATTTTACAATAGAATCTATATATTTTTTATCGTAAATACCAATTCTAGTAGTTCTGTCCCATGTGCTATAATTTATTAAAACGCGATCATCTTCAACAACAATACTAAGGCAATATTCAATAGGCTCGCCTTCAAACTTAAATGGAGCTGAATAACGTAATAAATTCATATTAGAATCAAAAACAGCTATTACATGATAATAATGTCTTGGTGACTCATAAGAAACAATATGTGTAACAAACCATATTTCAGTGTCTAGAATATCAATAGTTATATTACCATTATTATTTTCATTAATTTTTTTATAATATTTAAATCCACAAGTAGATCCACGAGTTCTAGAAAAGAGAGCAGGCATTTCCTTAGTAATAATAACATCTAGTTGGTCATTAGAATTAATTTTACAAATTTTAAGTGGAGACCAATCATATACAATATGACTTGAACCATTATAATCAACAAAAACCCAATTTTTTTCACAGTGTGTATTATTGAAATTTTGTGTTATTTCTTTATAATTCAAATATCCCTGTTCAAAATTATATTCACCTGTAACTATACCTAATCTATTATTTTTATGAAACCCTGTTCCCGCAAAAATTATTTTATTTGTTTCAACATCATTGAATATTCTTACATCTTCTATTCCAATATATTGTCTATTATCAAAAATTAAAGTAAGCATTTTTTGGTTTTTAATGTTTAAATCCGTATCATATTCAATGTAATTATTAGCAGTTATAATATATTTGTCGCAATTTATATAAGAACCATTCTCTGTAATATAATAATTTACATATCTAACATTCATATGATAACCATCATTAGTTTGATTAGGTATTAAACAACTAGAAGATGATGTAAGAACAGTTTCTTCATTATTTATATTTTTAATAAATTTATTATCTAAAAGAATTGTATTTTTTTTAATTAATACATCTTTATAAAATTTCATATTTTGTAAAACACTGTTTACTTCAGTTTCATCCTTTGAATTATTAAAAAGCTTAACAGCTTCATCATTTATATTGGTAATGCCAAAATAATAAGCTAAAATACTATATTCATAATATATTCTTGATTCATAAACATCATTATGTAAAAATAAATAACCGCTGCGATTATGATTTTTGTCAAGAATTTTTTTAGCCAATTGATAAAATATTTCAGCTAATTTATGCTTAGAAATAAGTCTATAGTGTTTAATCATTTCATAAATTCCTTCTAATCTTTCAGGATAATAATCATATCCTTCCATCCAAAATTTAAAGGCCTCAGCAAAATTTCCTAGTTCCTTGTAACATAATCCAATTCTATAATAACTATACCATACTTCTTCTTTCCAATCACCTAAGGCTATTCTCTTTTTATATATTTCAATAGCCTTCTCAAATTGTCCACCATCATAATAACTATTTGCTAGATAAAAATAATATCTTACATTATTAGGCTCTGCTAAAATTCCTTCTGTAAGTAGTCGTACATCTCTTTCAAATTTATCACCCTTGGCGCCTCCATCACCAATATCTCTAATAAAAATATTTTTTTTTTCAAATGGATATGATACATTATTCGGTGGAGTATTAATATATTCATGTGTTACTCCAGAATATGAATATAATCCATTATTTCTAACAATTCTCATATTTTGATAAAAGAAACTGTCATTTCCTTGAAGTATTGAAAAACTATCAGCCAAATTTAAAATATTTTTATTAAATTCATTAACTTCGAGAATCATATCAGCATCTAATAATAAAACATAATCTGACATGCTATTACAAGCATTTAAAGCAAAATTTCTATTATGACAAAAATTTTTAAAAGGTTCTACTACCACTTTACCAGGTATATTTTTTTCTTTAAAATAATTTGTTATTAATTCTACAGTATTATCTGTAGAGCCTGTATCGCAAATACAATAACAATCAATAATAGATGAAACTGAGTCAAATAATCTGGTAATAATTTTACTTTCATTTTTAACAATCATATTTAAACATAGAGTTGGAGAATTTCGAGTTAAATTTAATTCCATTTATAGAATTATTTATAAAATGTTTAAATTGATACTTTTTAAAATATAATAATTTTTCTATACTTTTTTTTTAAAGTATAATAAATTATTTTTGCTATACTTTTTTTAAAAGTATATAATATATGTCTTTTACTAGATTTAAATATGATGATTGTAGAACAAAAAAAGAATTACAACAATCTACTGATCCTGGTAGATGGATTTTAAATGTTCCAGGAAATGGTTCAAATCCTTGTTATATTGAAGATCCACAAATTATAATACAAAAATGGGGAGCAAATTTAAGAACAAATACTATAAATTTAGAAAGCGATTTGATGGGTGTTAATCGTCAACTTAGCAGAGATTGTTTAGGAAAAGATAATTATAAAAGCTATAATGTTGAGAATGAAGCAATTAGTTATCCAACATGTAATAATTTATTTACAAATCAATCAAGAGCTACTAATCCCGCATGGTGGTATCGTGATATAGAACAAAATAATTTTTCATACCCACCTTTAAATCCTCAAGAAAATGTATGTTTACCATTTCAAAATAATTTGAGCACTAGAATTTTAGAAAAAGATTATTTTACTCCAAAGAGAGATTGTGTAGTATCTGAAACTAAAAATTATTTGCCAACTAGTTTTAACTTGATAAGAGGTGGTTATGTAGGAGGTCCAACAACATGTCAACAGACAAATTCTTGTCAAACCCTATAATGATATAAATTTATAATAAATTGTAATAAATTGTAATAAATTGTAATAAATTTACTTAATAGTGGTGTATTTAATAAAAGTTATATCTAGATAAATTAGATTATTATATGAATAAAATATAATACTCTATATATATAATATGGAAATAGCAATTCCTTTAATAGCATTAGGAGGTATGTATGTAGTATCAAATCAAACTAATGAAAATTGTGCTGATAGAGAAATAAGAAGATCCTCAAGACAAGAAAGATTTACAAATATGGGAATTAGAAGTAATTTAGGTGTAAAAGATAACACTGGCTTACCAAATACAAATATTCCTCCGCAAAATTTTCCAGTTTCTAATATAAATCAATTAGTAGATACAGTTCAACAATATCCTAATCCAAATACAGCTACAGATAAATATTTTAATCAAAATTTATATCAAGAGCAAGTTAGGAGTGGAGGTTCAGTAAATAAAACAATTCCAAATGTTTATTCTTTATCTGGTAATTATTTAAATTCAGACCAATTTAAGCATAATAATATGGTTCCTTTTTATGGAGGTAAAGTAAAAGGAAAAACATATGATGTAAATATTACTGAATCAGTCCTCGATAATATGATGGGAACTGGTTCGCAAACTATAAAAAAAATAGAACAAGCTCCTTTATTTAAACCAGAGCAAAATGTTCAATGGACATTTGGTATGCCAAACCAGAGTGATTTTTATCAATCTCGAGTAAACCCAGCAATGAAAAATAATAATGTAAAACCATTTGATAGTATTATGGTTGGACCTGGATTAGATAAAGGATATGGTTTTGATGGTAGTAACGGTTATAATTCAGGAATGGAAGCACGCGATAAATGGTTACCTAAAACTGTAGATCAATTAAGAGTTGATACTAATCCAAAGTTAGAATATGAATTACTTAATCATGAAGGACCAGCTAATTCATTTATTAAAAATGTTCCAACAGCACAAATGATTGGACGTGTTGAAAAACAAAGACCTGATACATATTTTATTAATACTCAAGATCGTTGGCTTACTACAACTGGTGCTGAAAAAGGAGAGACATTGAGGCCAATTCAAGAGATGGGTATACTTAGACGCAATGATATTCCAATTGACTATATGGGTCCAGCTATTTCTGATATTAGAGCCGGAACTGCTCCAGAAAATTTTGAACCAAGTAGACGTATCCAATTGCCATGTGCAGACATAAATCCCTCGTCTGCTATGGGTCGTGGACCTATTAATGATGGTGATAATTTTTTACGCAGTCATACAAATTATGAAAATCACAGATCTACAATGAAACAACCAGATACATTAAGAAGCGGATTTAGTGGAGCTGTTGGTGCTGTTATTGCTCCATTATTAGATATTTTTCGACCAACTAAAAAAGACGAAACAATTAATAATATTCGCATTTATGGTGAGGCTTCAACAACAGTCCCTAAGGGTTATGTATATAATCCACAAGACACAACACCAACTACTATTAAAGAAACAACACTTCATTCCCAAAGTTTTAATATTAATAATCAAAGGGAGGGATTATATGTAAATAATTATACATCACCTGATTTAACACAAAGAGATACTACTAGTTCTGAATATTATACAGCTGCTGGTGGTTATGCTACAGGATATGGTGATATGAGTTATGATGCTGCTTATAAACAACATAATAATGATATTAAATCACAAACAATAGTAAATAGACCTAATCAAGGTGGAACACAGATTTTTAATCAACAAATGAACTTAACAACAATTAAAAGTGATACTGATCGCTTAGATGGAAGATTTAATCCTGCTTTCTCTCGTATATCTGGTATTCCACCATCAACACAAACATATGGCGCAATTAGAGCACCGCAATATTATAATGAATGTGCTAGTTGTGATCGTATTCAACCAGATATTCTTTCTGCTTTTAAAAATAATCCATACACTCACTCATTGACAAGTTCTGTATAGATACATAAATAAATAATAAAAAAAATGAGAATAAAATCTACATTTTTTTTATAAATATACAATACATACTAATGGAAAATCCAATATTAAATATTATTGATTTTACACAAAGTCAATCGCATGGATTATTTTGGGATTCAGAAATTCGTGAAAAATGTTTTGAATTACCTTCTTGTAAAAATGATACTACAAAATATGATATATGTTGTGAAAAAAATAAATTTGATAATAATGAAAATGTATCAATTAAAACATCCGGTGGAAAAAATATAGACTGTGGAGATATTTTAAGGTTTTATGAAGGTGAATTTGATAAAAAATACACAATAATTTTAATAAAATATAAACAAAATGATAATAAAAAAATAATGTATGAAATATTAGAAATTAACTATAATAAAAAATTAAGAGATATATTATTTGGAACCATATCTAAAAAAATATTAGAAGAATATGTAAAATATATTAAAGATATACCGCATGGAGAAGTAGCAGAAGAGATTAAACAAAAATATAAGGTTTGTAAAAATAAAATGCAGAAGGAATTTAATATGAAGATAAATATTTCTCCAAAAGTAGATTCACACAGTCAACGTAGAGTTCAATGTTCTATACCAAATTTTGATAAATTATTTGAAACATATCCGGAATTTATTATTTCAAGAACAATTAAACCACTAGTTAGAGGAGTAAAAATAACAAGTGAAATAGTATCTTCTTCTAGAGTTAGAAAATCTAAACTTAAAGTTGAAAATTAATTCTGTAAAATCTGGTTATATTTTAATATTAATTCTTGTTTTGAAATAGATTTAGGTCCAACTGTATTATCTGTTTCAAATACAATTTTTTTTAATTCATTCAAAATATCTTCATTATTATTTACTAATTTTATAAAATAATGTGATTGGATGCTTTTATCGTGTGTATTTGTATCTATTTTTCCAGCATATACACCCACTCTTCTAAATGATATATCATGTAGTTCTGATTTATTTACAAATTTAAAATTTATAGGATGTAATTTTTCAATTGTTAATCTATTAAATAATCTTTTTTCCCAAATTTGAAATATACACGGAACATTATATTCAACTCCATCTACTAAAAATGAATTATTAGAAAGATCAATTTCAAAAATAAGATGAAAATTCAAAGGAAATGTTTTTTTTAAACTGTCTTTTTTAAAACTTTTAGGTAATATAAATGATATACTATTACAAAACTCACATGATTTTTTTATGAATTTAATTGCTAATGATGATTGACGACCAAACGGAGGATTTCCTATTATATGTATATTATCATAACTACTTTTGAAATCACTATAATTACATAACAAATAATCTTGTTTACAAATTTCTTGATTTTCAGGCTCTAAATCATAAAATTTAAAATTAGACGATAATTCTTTAATTCCTAAAATAAATGAGCCGTTACCAGCACTCGGTTCTATAATCAAATCATTTTTATCTATTTTTATATATTGTTTTACAAAATTTATACATGTATCAACAACATCAGGTTTTGTATAATATTTATCAATTATATTTCGTTTTAATCCTTTGGTTTGTGTTGTTTTCATATTGTTAATATAGTATATTATTTTATAATATTTAAAATGAAATCAATTTTATTAATAATGGATTGTTTATTTCAGGTAAGAATTATTAAATAAAATTATGTAATTATGTAATTACGTAATTACGTAATTATGTAATTACGTAATTTAGTTATTAACTGATAAATTTATTTTATTAATTACGTTATATTAAAATATAAAAACACTTTCTATTTTAATATAGTTAATCTATGGCATTAGAAATTCATCAAAATATAAAAGAAAAATTAGATTATTTTTATAAAATACATAAGATACCAAATATGATATTTCATGGACCATCTGGCAGTGGAAAAAGAACAATCGTTAACGAATTTATTCATAAAATTTATGATAATAATAAAGATAAGATTAAATCTTTTGTTATGTATGTAAATTGTTCACATGGTAAAGGCATTAAATTTATAAGAGAAGAATTAAAATTATTTGCTAAAACACATATTAATTCTAATGGTGGAAATATTTTTAAAAGTATAATTTTATTAAATGCGGATAAACTAACAATTGACGCTCAATCTGCCTTACGAAGATGTATTGAATTATTTAGTCATAATACCAGATTTTTTATTATTGCTGAAGATAAATATAATTTAATGAAACCAATTTTATCACGATTTTGCGAAATTTATGTTTCAGAACCAGTAATAAATGGAAAGACTGAAAATATTTACCAATATAATTTAAATTGTGTATTTAATATGAAAGATATAAAAAATCATCATCAAGATTGGCTTAAAAAAGAATTACAAAAATTAATAAATAAAAAAATTATAATAGAAGAATTAATATCTTTATGTAATAAACTTTACGAAAAAGCATATAGTTCTTTAGATATTTTAAATTTATTAGAAAACACCAATTTTTTAGAAAATATAATAACAAATGAAAAAAAATACGAATGTTTACTGTGTTTTAATCGTATAAGAAAAGAATTTAGAAATGAAAAACTGCTTATTTTATTTATATTAAATTTTTTATTTTTAAGTTCAGAAGTCTCTTTAGAAAATATTAGTTTTATGTAAATGGACGATTTTAATGTAAGCGCACTTCATGAATCCAAGAATGAATGGGGATCTAGACTAGTAACAATTCTTACTCCTCTTATTATTGAAGGATATAAGTCTATTTTAGATGAAGCAATAAAAATTTGTAAAGATAATAATGAACAAGAAAAATATTTAATGACATTTCAAAATTTTATTTCAAGAGTTCCCAAATGGAATACACAGCTTATTGAAGCTGAAAGACAAAGAATTTGTGAAAAATCAGGATGTAATTATTTAGAAGATTTAGTTACATGTGTTCACATAATTCAATTAAAAATTTTAACTGCTATGAGAGTTGGTCAAAAACAGAAAAAAATAGATATTAATATTCCAAAATTAGATGATTTTATTCATAAAACTTACATTAATGTAGCAAGAAAATTTTATAAAAATGTCTATTTATTTGAACTAAATATTCCACCATTACAAGTTCAAAAAAATCACAGAGAATTAGAAATTATTGTTCAAGAATGTTTATTAAATACTTTGAGAGAAAGTATTCCAGTGGAAGCAATTTTAAAAGCTTATATGGATGAAACTATAGAAGAAGATGTTGTAGAAGAAATTAAAGAGCAAATAACTGAAGAACCTATTAAAGCACCTATAGTAGCTGGACAATCACAAGTACCTACTATGGCATATGGTCAATCAATACAATCTCCACAAAGTCAATTAAGTTTTAATGATATTGATTTTGTTAAAACTGAAGATGGTAATATGTCTACCATTAATGCACCAAAAGATTTAGAAACATTAGAACAAATAAGTGAAATGCGTTATCAACAAAGAAAATTAGAAAATGAAGAAGATGATAATGACAAAATAAATATTTCAGATCAGTCATTTCAGTTAGATACATTAGATATACATAATATTGAAGAACCAAGACTTGATTTATTACCAGATCTATTAATAGATGATATTGAGGTTTTAGAATAATTTGCGTAAAATTTATTAATAATAATACTTTTAATATTTTAAATGAATAACATATTTGTTGTTGCTGGTATTATATCTATTGTATTTTTAATTGCCAAATTTATTGAAATGCGTTTTATAGAAAAAGAAAGCAAACCATTTAAATTATTAATTAGAGATGCGCTATTGGTATATTTTAGTGTAATAGCAAGCGATTTTATTATAGGACAGTTAAATCCAATGATTAATAGTATTAAAGGTGGATCAAACGCAACGCCAGTATTTACTGATAATCCTGGATTTTAACGTCCTGTCCAAACCTTTATAATTGGTCTTATTTTTTGTTTACTCTTTAATTTATTCATATAATCATCAAATGTTAAACCCCACATATTATATTCGTGTATATTACCTAGTAGTGATTTTTGCTTTATAATTTTAGGATTTTCCGTATAAAATATACATCCAAAAATTCTCTCTAAGCAACATCTGTCTGCTCTACAAGAAACAGATGAAATCATATTTATTAAATTATATTTATTTTGTAATTGTAAAAGAAATCCATGATTAATATATGATTGAACACCAAAACAACCATACCAGTTATTATGAGGTAATCCAATAACAATATTATTGAATGATAATTGTGGTTCTATTAATATTTTATTTTTAAGATTATTAGTTATTCTTAATGTATTATTTATATTTTCTTTATCTGGGTAAAAAAACCATAAAGGTATAACATTTATATTATTTAATAAATCAAAGTTAATTTTTTTATGAAAAAATACACTATCATGTATAATTACTGCGTTATCAAAAAATTTATATTTAATATAATAATAATAAGGTAATAATTCTCCACGTCCTTTAAATTCTGATACAATAATTTCTACATTTATATAGTCAAAATCCGCTTTTAAAAAATTTTTATCGCTATTGTCGTCAATAATAATTATTTTATTATTTGGATATAGTCTTCTTAATAATTTTATAGAATGGTTCCAGTATCTATTTGTTTTTTCAGAATTAACATGTCTTGTTATTATAAATCCATATGAAGTCATTATATAATTAAATATATAATTATATAATTAAATATATAATTAAATATATAATTAAATATATAATTATATAATTAAATATATATTTAATTAATTTTATATATAATTGGTAATGTTCATTATATTCTTTTTCTTGATCTGCTCCAAAACGATAAGTTAAATTTTCTTCTTGTATTATATCATAAATAACAATATGTTTTTTATCTTTTATATTATAAAAATCAAATATATTTTCATCTGGAATACAATAAGATAATTGGTGTACTATTAAATTATTCATATATATTTATATAATTTGTATAAATATATATTTAAGTTAAAAATTTAAAATTTTATTAAAAAAAAGAACACTTTATTTTAATTTTTATACATAAACAGAAATATTATCAATATTTATTACATCTGATGGAATATCTCCCTTAAATTTTGAAAAAGCATTAAATTCTGGTCTATCTAATTGTGCTTGTGGTGTATGATTATGAACGCACCTTGATATCATTTTATATAATTTAAAATCAGGATATCTATCAGTTCCATTATTTTTATATAACATATTAATTCCTTTATCATCCAAACACCATTCTACAATAAGTCGTTTTATTGGGTCATCACATTTACTTAAATCTTTAACTTCTTCAATATCATCAACTAGATAATCAAATATAGAACATGCCAAACGACATAAATCAAAACTATAGTTTGGTTCTAATCTAGGTTTTTTGTCATTTAAATATGGCTCTGTATTATATTGTGTTGCTGCATCTCCTCCTATTTGAAAACTATCGCTACAAAATATCTTACCATTAAATTTATAAATACTTCTACCAAAATCAATAATTTTAAATAATCGACCAAAAGTAGGAACCTTATAATGTTTTTTTTTATAACAATAATAAATAAATTTTTTATTTGTTTGAATATACATAACATTATTTGTATGTAAATCATTATGTGTAAAATTAAACGCTTTTTGATATGTAATTAAAATCATAATTATTTGCATAAATGCTGAATACCATTCTTCTTTTGTTAAATCACTATTTAAAATTAAATCATCAAATGTATTTTCACAATTTTCCATACAAATTACTTGAACTGGGAACTTAGGTATACTAACATTAATAGTTTCTTCTTCCTCTTCCTCATCCTCATCTTCATCATGTTCCTCATCTTCATCTTTCTCATCTTCCTCTTCCTCATCTTCCTCTTCCTCATCTTCATCTTCCTCATCTTCATCTTCCTCATCTTCATCTTCCTCATCATCATATTCCTTATCATGTTCATTATCATCTTCCTTATCATCTTCTATTGAAGTATGAGATGATCTAGATGAACAAGTAGAGCTAGACCTTAGTGTTACTGTTTTATCATCATTATTTAAAATATTGTCAGAAACAATATTTTCTAAATCAACTAGTACATTATTTGATAACCCATTTGCGTTTTCTTCAAAAATATTTTCAAATATTTCATTATCAAAAGATTTAATAGATAACATAGATTTAGCACTTATATCGTGTTGAATATTTATTGGTTTAAGCTTTTGAGTTTCATTTTGAAATAAATGCTCATAATTATCAATTTTAAATAAACTATTTTTATTTTTATTAAAAAAATCAGAATTATTTAAATAATCAATATCATCAAATACGTTTAATGTAAAATTATTTTTAATACCTAAAAATGATCCATAATAATCTACACCATGAATAAAATTGTGTTTTTCTAATAATTTACTAGTTAAAAATATAAATAATCCATCTACATAAGCAGCATTATTAGTATCCATAAATTTAGGATGATAATTGTTATTTATTGTTTCAATTTTTGGTAAATTAAATAAATTAGGATCCAATATATTATACTTACCTATCAAATATTTGTATGGATCTAATAATGGTGCTAATTTAAAAAATACATCTTTGTGTTTAACTTTATCATTTTCATAATTTTTTAATTTACAATTATATATTTTTATATAATCGTTATTTTCAGATGTATCATTTACAAAATTTATACACCATGGATGGTTTAAATTAATATTATTATAATTTGTTTCATTTAATGAAAAAAATTTTGTATAAATTGGAATATAATTTTGTAAATCTGATAGAAAAAGTCCATTTGGATTTTCTAAACATTTAAAAAGATCTCCATTTTTTCTTTTTTGATAATGTACATTTATCATTCCTTTAGCTAAATAATATATTAATTCTACAAACTTTTAACTTATTAATTATTTAATTATTAATATACTAATTTGTAATTAAGTTTGCGTAAAAAAGAATAAAAAATAATTTCTAAAATTAATAAAATGACATTAGAATTAAAAAAATTTGATATGAAGTCGATTAGTTTTAAACCAACTGAAAATAAAGGCCCTGTAGTTGTATTAATTGGTAAGCGTGATACAGGTAAATCATTTTTGGTGAGGGATTTACTTTATTATCAACAAGAAATTCCAATTGGAACTGTTATATCAGGAACTGAAGAAGGAAATGGTTTTTATGGTAAAATGGTGCCAAAATTATTTATTCATAATGAATACAATACAGCTATTATTGAAAATATTTTAAAAAGACAACGAACCGTTTTAAAACAAGTAAAGGTAGAGATGGAAACTTATAAACGCAGTAATATTGATCCGCGAGCATTTGTTATTTTAGATGATTGTTTATATGATAACACATGGGCGCGTGATAAAATGATGCGACTTTTATTCATGAATGGCAGACATTGGAAGGTCATGTTAGTCATCACAATGCAATATCCTCTTGGAATTCCGCCGACACTAAGAACCAATATAGATTATGTTTTTATTTTAAGAGAAAATTACATTGCTAATAGAAAACGTATTTATGAAAATTATGCTGGCATGTTTCCAACATTTGAGAGCTTTTGTCAGGTAATGGACCAGTGTACTGAAAATTATGAGTGCTTGGTAATAAATAATAACTCAAAATCTAATAAACTACATGATCAGGTGTTTTGGTATAAAGCCGATAACCATAATGACTTCAGATTAGGGTCTAAAGAATTCTGGGAATTATCTAAAAATATGAAAGATGAAGACGATGATGAGCCATATGACCCAAATAAAATGAAAAAACGCGGTGCTGGCCCCAAAATCAGTGTCAAAAAGGCAAATAAATGGTAAGAAAACCGCTTTCCTTTTACCCAAAGCGACTTCACTTTATAAAAAAGCACTTTTAAAATATAAAAGCACTTACAACTACTTAAAGAGTATCTTATAATATATATTATAATAAGATGCAAGAGTTAAATATCATTGAACTTATTGAAAAGAACCCTATTACCAGGCTTTCACATACATATAATAGTAAATTTTTAAATAAAATCAAAGAAAAATTTACTGGTTTTGAACAACAATTATTTATTAGTAGCTTTTATTGTTATTTAAATTATGATAAAAATATTGATTTTGTAGTTAATTTAGATGATATATGGAAATGGTTGGGTTTTAGTCAAAAAATAGATTGTAAAAGGTTACTTGAAAAACACTTTAATTTAGATGTAGATTTCAAAACCGCTTTGCCTTTACCCAAAGCGGTTTTAACCATTAATGAAAAAACCGCTCCTCAAGTTGGAGGAGCGGTTTTAGAAACATCTGTTAAGCAAAATGGAGGTCAAAATAAACAAACTATAATGCTAACCATTAAATGTTTTAAATCATTATGTTTAAAAGCACAAACAAAAAAAGCGTCTGAAATTCATGAATATTATATAAAATTAGAAGAAACATTACATGAAATAGTAGAAGAAGAAACGAATGAATTAAAACTTCAATTAGAACAAAAAGATAATATTATTTTAGAAATAAAACAATCTACAGAACAAGAAAAAATATTATTAAAAAAAGAAAATCAAAAAGCTCTAGAACAAGCAATCATCATACAGTTTCCATTAAATACAGAATGTATTTATTTTGGAACAATTGATAATACAAATGAAACAGGAGAGAAATTAATCAAATTTGGACATACAAATGATTTGGGAACAAGAGTAGTAGACCATAGAAAAAAATATTATAATTTCATTTTAGTAAATGCGTATCGCGTTCAAAATAAGGTAGAAATAGAAAATCTTATTAAGACATATCCAAAAATTAAAAGACAAATTCGTAGTATAGAAGTTAATGGTAAAAATAAAACAGAAATTATAGCTTACGATTCTACTAATTTTACAATTGAAAAATTAAATAAACATATTAAAGATATTATTCATTCAAAAACATATAGTATTGATAATTTTAATAAAATAATGAAAGAAAATGAAGAATTATTAAATGAAAATAAAGAGTTGAATAAACAATTAGATATAAATAAAATATTATTACATGAAAAAACTATTGAAATAAATAATTTGAGAGAAAAATTAGAAACCAAAGAAAAAGTAATCGAAACAGTTAATTTGGAAAATCAATCAGTTTATCAAAATGTATTATTACCAGAAGATGAACTAAATATTAAATTTAATGGATTTGTAAATAGCATTTGTATTGTAAGACCTGATGTAGAAGAATTGTCAGTAAATATTGAAGGTCGTTATCGTTTATGGAGCCAAGTAAAACCTTCAAAAGAAGTATTTCACGCACTTAAAAATTATATGGATACTAGATTTAAACCAAAGCGTATTCAAGGAAATCACGGTTATCTAGGTATAAAATTAAGATCTGTTGAATATAAAAAAACACAAGATAATTCACAAATCGAAACTTTTTTATTCCAAGTATGTGAATTTTCTGATTGTGGAAAAATTCTAAATTCGGTATTATTGAGAGAATACCAAAAATGGAAAATTTCAATTGGTAAAGAATTATCCGATAATGATATGAAAGAAATGAAAGAATATTTAAATGCTTCTCCATATGCTCTAAAAGCAACTGTATGGACTGATGAAGGAAATAACGAAGGTTATTATGGTCTATCATTAAAACAACATGATTATAAACCAAAATTAATATCATCAACTGGTAAAAAAGTATATAAAAGAATGAATGTTTCAAATGAATTATTAGGAACATGGGATACTATAGCAAAGGCATCTCAAGCAGAAGGATTTTCTACAGCTAAAATGAGCAGATGTGTTAAGAATAAAATTATTATAAATGATTATTATTATTGCGTTTAATAATTTATAACTATAAATATTTACATATAGTTTAACAATGATAATCAACAACTTCTTTACCAAGATCACTATATGAACAGGATTGTTTTCCTAACCTAGTTTTAAAATAATACCAATTATCATTTGGTTGATATTGTTTCCATATTTGATCATTAGCATATATCCAATGTGCGCCAGTTTCTTCATATAATGGTAAAGCCCATTCATACAATTGAATTAATTTATCATAATAATGATTATTTACAATATAACCAGATGCGGTTTGAGCTTCAATAACTTTATTTACAAGATTATTTTCAAGCTCTTCCGATTTTATTAAATTATATGATAACATACAAAGATCAAATGGTAAATTAAGAGAGAAAAAATCAGATAAATTTTGTTCAAATTTTTCTTTTGACACTAAAAATATAAAATCATCTTCTAAAATTAAAATATTCTGATAATTTCTCTCTTTTGCTAATTTTAACACAGAAAGATGTGATTTAAAACAACCGATTGCACCAAAATTTGGTGTTTCAATAGCTTCAAATCTGTCATATTCTAATCCAAAATTATTGAGTTCTTGTTCAATCTCATTCCTCCTGTCTGTTCTTTTATTCAAATTAATATAAATTATTTTATCTATATTGTGAGACATTTTATTATAAATATTTAATTAGTTTTAAATATTTATTATGCTTAATTTTTTATTTATTACAATATATTTTATTTTTTATATTTATTTATTTGGTTCAACCTTTTTTAAAGGTTGAGCAAAAGGTCCACTAACTAACTGACTTTGACCATTATCTGTCTTACCAACAACAATATTCTCTCCTTCAAATAACTCGCTACAAATATCTGCGGTAGAAATATTTTCTTGATTCTTCAAAGCAAATTCTTGTGTATTGGCATTATTTATACCAATAAGGTTACCATCATCATCAACAGTTTGAGTTAAAACATTGCCGGATTTTTCAGCATTCTTAATGTTTTCCTCAATAGCTTTCTTCTTGGTTTCCTTGACACGCTGTTCAAAAGCAGTTTTTGCGTTGCCTTCATTCTTTTGCTTTTCACTCATCAACTGATTAAGCTCGTCCTCCATATATTCTACACGACCTGTCTTATAAGCTTCTGGATCCCATGGCATCCACATACCAACAGGACCAACAAAAATATCATGTTTATCATCAACTTCTCTCAACATTTTACATCTTAATTCCGCTTCCTCTTGACTAGGATAAGATCCGCGAATTTTAATACCTCTTGTGCTTGTTTGAAAATTATTTTTTAAATTAAACTGCTTTTCAAGTTCTGCTTCATTATTATCTAAGAAAGTTTTATACTCATCTTCAAGTGCTGTTCCAGTTAAATTATCCTTTTCATCCTTTACAAAATCTTTAAAATCATTTGAAACATCGTCAAATGAAATGTTGTATTTAAAAGAAAGAAAATTTAGAAATTGGATAAATTTTTCCATAGATTTATTAAAGTCCCATTTCTTTAGGAACTCTTCAAAAAAGAATAATTCCCTTTTCTTTAAAATTGTTTCAGGAGAACAAAAAGAAACACATACAAATTTTTGTCCAGCAATTGGTTTATCTTCATCTAATAAATCAATATATTTAGGATTTGGTTTTCCATTAATTTCTTTTCTCTCAAAACTTTGTTTCTTAGAATTCTTGTCTTTAGAACGATCCATTTTAATTAATTTAATTATTTAATTTTAAGTATTTTATCGCAATATATATTTTTTTTTTCTTATTATTTAATATAATGAACGGACTTGTCAATGTTAGTGAACTCGTTAAGAGAATAATTAAGTACCTTGTTGAAGGTTTGATGGTTGCTATTGCTGCTTACGCGATCCCTAAACGTTCCTTGAATATTGAGGAAATAGTTTTAATTGCCTTAACTGCTGCTGCTACATTTAGCATTCTTGATACATATGTTCCTTCTATTGGAGCAACTGCTAGATCTGGAGCTGGTTTCGGTATTGGAGCCAACTTAGTCCACTTCCCTGGAGGTTTTTAAACTATAATTAGTATTAATAAATTTTATTTTATATAATTTTAATAAAATAATATTTTTATAAATTAATTCGTAAAATATTGTATACTTATATATTATATGTCACTTACATCTGAAAATGATGAAGAATTAAAGCAATTAGGTTTTAGTAGTGAAGATATAGATAGACTTAAAGAAAAAAATTATGAAATGCAACTAATACGAATTACGTGGAATTATTTTTTGAATAATTATTTAAGTGAAAATGAAAATCGAAATCTGAATGAAGAAGATAGAATAGTATTCATGGAGGCAAACAAAAATAAAATAGCGGGGGAAGTAATGAATAAATTTAATAAAGATGAAAATACACAACAAGAAGAAGAACAAGAAGAAGAACCATCGTGGTTGGGTGGTAAAAAATCTAAAAGAAAATCTAAAAGAAAAACAAGAAAAACTAATAAAAAATCGAAAAGAAAAACTAAAAGAAAATTAAGTAAGATAAGAACTAATAAGAAAAAAAATTTTAAAGGAGGTATGTGTTTTGGAAACGGAGTAGGTGCTAATACTAACGATCCAAATTTTTCTATTTATAATACAAATTTAACAAAATTATTTCCATATAAACCAACCAATTAGATAAACTATATAACGTAATTAGATAAAATAATTTAATCATAAATCATGTCATTAAATTATTACAAATAATTAAATCGTTGGTATAAATTCCCAATCTAAATCAAGACAAATTTTTTTCCATATTTCATCTTGTTCCATTCTTTTTTCAGGATCTTTTAACATTGGAAAAAATGCCAAATATTGTTCTTCGCCTAAAAGTTCACATAATTTATAAGCAGTATAATAATAATTTAAAAAATTAACACGATCATCTGGACAAAATTTAGAATATGGTGATTGAAGTTCAATAAATAAATTACATAGAGTTTCTTCCAATTCTGGAGACATAATAGGTGGTTTAATACCTAGCTTATCTTTTATAAATGGTATATGCTCATAATATTTATTATAACCTAGTTTTTTTAGAATTTCTTTTGTTTTTATGTTTGTAATTTGAGATAATTCAATTCTCTCTTTTTTAATTTGAAGTTTAATATTTTCAATAACATCCAAAGGTATTTGAGTAGTTTCTTTCCCTTGAAATTGCGCTAATATTTCTTTAAAATGATTTATTCTTTTATAAGCATAAAAACATACTTCTTTTGGTGGTTCTTTATAGGAAGGTTTTTCATTTTCAATTAAATAAGGAACTACTCTAGAACAAGATGTGCATACTAATATACCTTCATCATCTAAAGGAATTAATTCACCTTTATTACAAATATGACATATATCTGTTTGATATACAAAAGAATTTACATCCAAAAACCCGTCATCAATATTACTTAAATAATTTTTAACAATGTTGCTATTTTCTCTCTGAGCAAGTTTAAAATTTTCATTTTCTGGTTTAATTTTAAAAAAAGTATTGACTAATTTAGTTTTATTAGAGTTTACTTGAACTTTATTTCCATCAGATATATTTTTCTTATTTTCAAAATAATCAAATATAAATTTTGAATTATCAAGAAAATAACCTTTTTTTCTAGACTTAATTTCTTTAATTTGCTGAGAAATTTCATTAATTTTATCTGTAATTTCAAGTTGCTGTTCGATTGTTAGATCTTCTAAAAGTTGTTGTTTGAGTTCGTGTCTCTCTATTTTTAAATTAGGTATCCGATCATTTTCATCTTTAGAAAATTCATTTAAAAACTCTTTATGCTTTATATCCAATGTAATTGCCGACTGTTTATTATACTTAATTTTTTTATTAGTTTTTGGTTTAAATGACGGCATTCTTTTAAATATAAAATACTTATTTATTTAATTAAAAATAATTATAAATAATATTTTAATTATTGTTGAAATACTATAAATACAATTAGTATTTTAATATTCATATTATTTTTACAATAGTAAACTAGTATTGCTATAAAACAAGTTTAAACAAATGAATACTTTTCTTTTTTTAAAGTAATATGGATATCCAATTAACTTTAGCTTCCTTAAAAGATTTAGAAAATGAAAATATTAAAGTTGACGCAATTAAATTTCAAAAAATGTTAATTTTATATAATTCTATAGAGCATGGTTGGAGTGTTAAAAAGAAAAATGAGTCGTATGTATTCAGTAAAAATCATGAAAATAAAAAAGAGGTATTTGAAGACACATATTTACTTAAATTTATGAACACAAATTTAGATCTAAATAAAGTAATTTCTTAAATAATTTTTTGCTAGGTAATAAATTATTTATTAATTAAATTTAATTAATTAAATTAATTAAATTAATTAAATTAAATTTCAAAAAATTTTTTTCTTTAGCATAATTATAAAATGGGAGGTGGTTTAATGCAATTGGTTGCCTATGGCGCCCAGGATGTTTACCTTACTGGTAACCCGCAGATTACTTTTTGGAAAGTTACTTATCGTCGTTACACTAACTTTGCTATTGAGTCTATTGAACAGACTTTCAACGGTCAGGCTGATTTTGGTCGCCGTGTCCAGTGCGTGATCTCCAGAAATGGTGATCTTGCTTACCGCACATATCTTCAAGTTACTCTTCCTGAGATCAACCAACTTATGGGTCTCGGAAACTACCAAACTGGCCAAAATACCGGTGTTTATGCCCGTTGGCTCGATTACCCTGGAGAACAACTTATTGCCCAGGTTGAGGTTGAGATCGGTGGTCAAAGAATTGACCGTCAATATGGTGACTGGATGCACATCTGGAACCAACTTACAATGACCTCTGAACAACAGAGAGGTTACTTTAAGATGATTGGTAACACTACTCAACTTACCTTCATCACTGATCCTTCTTTCTCTGATGTTGAGTCTCCTTGTGACTCCTTGGCTCCTCGTCAAGTGTGTGCTCCTCGTAATGCTCTTCCTGAGACTACCCTTTATATTCCTCTTCAATTCTGGTTCAACACCAACCCTGGTCTTGCTCTTCCTTTGATTGCTCTTCAATACCACGAGGTCAAGATCAACCTTGATATTCGTCCTATTGATGAGTGTCTCTGGGCTGTTACTACCCTTAACTGCAACAGCAACCCTTACTCTGGTGCTGCTGGTCAATACACTGTTGGACGCCCTGTCCCTGCTACCATTGCTTACAATCAGTCTTTGGTCGCTGCTTCCCTCTATGTGGACTATGTGTTCCTTGACACTGATGAGCGCCGCAGAATGGCACAGAACCCTCACGAGTATCTTATTACTCAGCTCCAGTTCACTGGTGACGAGTCTGTCGGTTCTTCCTCTAATAAGATCAAGCTTAACTTCAACCACCCTGTTAAGGAGCTCATCTGGGTTGTCCAGCCTGATCAGAACGTTGACTACTGTTCTTCTTTGACCTGTGATGCTCTTCTCTTCAAGGTCCTTGGTGCTCAGCCATTCAACTACACTGATGCTATTGATGCTCTTCCTAACGCTGTCCACGCCTTCGGAGGTCCTGCCTCTGTTGCTGCTGATAGCAATGCCTTCATCAATGCCCAAGGTCTCTTCCAAGATGCCGGTGCTCTTGACTACCAACCTGATAGTTATTTCCCTGGTTTCACTGGATACTGGCATGGTCCTTCCAACCCTTACAATGAGCCTGGACTTGGTGGAGATGCTGTTCAACTCAACCCTAGCACTCCTGCCGATATTGCTGCTCTTGTTGCCGCCAGCGGTGGATCTCACCTCGATAACTCTGGTGTCTCTGATGCCGGAACATTCGTCCTTACTGAGACCTCTTTGGACATGCATTGTTGGGGACAGAACCCTGTCGTCACCGCTAAGCTCCAGCTTAACGGCCAAGACCGCTTCTCTGAGCGTGAAGGTTCTTACTTCTCTTGGGTCCAACCTTACCAGGCTCACACCAGAAACCCTGATGAGGGTATCAACGTGTACTCCTTCGCCCTCAGACCTGAGGAACACCAGCCTTCTGGAACATGTAACTTCTCCAGAATTGATAACGCCACTCTTCAGCTTGTTCTCTCCAACGCCACTGTTGAGGGTACCAAGACTGCCAAAGTGCGCGTTTATGCTACCAACTATAATGTTCTAAGAATTATGTCTGGGATTGATTCCGTCTGTCCCAAACAGTTGGCTGCCACATTAGATATTTGCTTCTTAATGTGGATAAACAGTGTAAAGCAAATATGCGAAATGATACATTTCGCATTATATAACCAGCTAGTCTCTTTCTGACTATCAAGTCAGCTGGAGGCAACATTTCTAAATTGCAGGAACATCCTGATAGCCTTTTCTACTACTTCATTATGTGAAAACATTTTGAATACCCGGGGTAATGACCTAGGGCATAGTAATAACGAAAAGGATTGGATAATCTGCAGCCAAGCTCCTAAATGCGCCAAAGCAAGCACATGGAGAAGGTTCAGAGACTATAATGGAATGGGTCTGAGAAAGTTAGCAACTTTCAATGAAGACTTAAGGAATAGTCCAATTTATTAATGAAAATTAATAAAAATTGTATGTATAAGGGGCGGGCTTGCATACTCCAACTAAGCACTATATATCGTGCGATATTATTAATACATTTATATTTTGTTACATCATAAAATTTAATATTATAATTATTACATTAAAATATTAAAATTGAAAACAATTTAAATACAAGTGTGTATGTTACAATATACAATGACCGATACAATTGAAACTGACAATCAAATACATTTAGATAGATTTAAATATAATCCCCCGCATCCATCTTATATTGCTGGATTTATAGATGGTGATGGTTGTATTTTTATAAGAAAAATTACCGATGGGTATCAATCTGGTTTTACAATAACTCAATGTCGAACGAACATTTTGCAGATAGTAAGATACCACTTTGGAGGAAGTATAACATCTTCAACTAATAGAAATGATAAAGCAATAAATTTAATGGATGACAATAATGAATATTATCATAAACATAATATTAGAAATCAATATAATTTATTAATTAGAAATAATGAATATCATGTATTGGTAGATTATTTACAAAATAGTTTAATTATTAAAGAAAATCAGTATCAATATTTATATGAATTTAACAAACTTGCAAATTTACCAAATAAATATGAAGAAAAAGAAAAATTATATTTAAAATGTTCTAATCTAAATAAAATTTGTGAATTAGATGACATATTTTTAACAAGATTAAATATTGAATATATTGCTGGATTATTTGATGCTGAAGGATGTATATATATAAAAAATAATACATTTTCATATTGCATATCTATCGCACAAAAAAATCATCCAAAAATATTACATGAAATCGCAAAATTTTTAGGGTTTGGTAAAGTAGAAACACACGAATTAAAAATTTATAAAAATATTGATTGTTTAAAATTTATACGATTAATAATACCACATTTAATTGTTAAATATAATCAAGCTAACGCATTTCAAATGTTTTTGAATACAGATAAATTATCAATGAAAGAAATAATGTATAAAATTTGTAATAGAGAGAAACATGAAATAGAATTATTCACTGATTTAAATCAAAATAAGAAAGGAAAAGAAGGTTATTTAGAAACATTAAGATTAAAATGTCTGAAAGAACAAATTTGTAAAGAAATTCATAACAAACAAGTTTATAAAGATAAATCTGAAAAAATGAAAGGAGAAGGAAATCATAATTATGGTAAAACATTTTCAGAAGAAACAAAGAAAAAAATGTCTCTTGCTATTAGAGATGTAAAAGGAGGTGTAAGTGATGAAGTTATCATAAAAGTAAGAAATTTATTGAACGAAGGAAATAAAAATATAGATATACAAAAATTGTTTGATTTACCAAGACATACAATAACTAGAATTAAAAATGGTGAAATTGTATGTCGTAATGAAGAAAAGAAGACAAAAAAATCTTTAACACAAGAAGAACTTAATTTATCAAAGAGAAAAATAAATGCAGATGATATTATATTTGTAATTGAAAAATTTATAGAAAAATGGAACCCAACTCAAATTTTAGATTATTTCATAGAACAAAACAAAAATAATGTTACGATTGATATTATTAAAAATATAAAAAGAAATTTACAAAATAAAAAATCAATTATTTATGAATCAGAATTAGTTAAAGAAAGATATGATTATTATTTAAATTTGTTAAAACAATTTATAGAAATAAATGTATAAATATATAAAAATATTTGTTATTTATAAATGGATAACAAATACAAAAAAGATTTTATACAAATGAAAAGAGAAAGAAGAGAGAAAAAACGAACTTCAAAACGCGATATTACTGGAGAAGAAGTTATTTTTATTTTTGAAAAAGTATTAGAAGGATGGAAAACTATTAAAATATATAATACACTTATTCAAAATAATTCTAACTCAGCTATAGATAAGAAAAAAACAGAAAAAATTTCTACTGGAAATTGTAAAGTATATAAATCAGAACTATCAAAAGAAAGATATGAATATTATACAACTTTAAGAGAAAAAGTATATGAATACAATAAAACTTCAAATGATAAATAATAATCACTATTATTAAATAAAAAAATTTTATAAAAAAATTTTATATAATTATTTTTTATAAAATTTTTAGAAGATTAATATTTAGAAACTATTTAAACTTCTTCTACTACCTCAACAGTTTTCTCATCTACCTCTGGAACCTCAAGATATTCATTTTCTCTCCAAATAACATTCTTACTATTAAACAGTCTATTCATATTTATAATTTCCGGCTTCTCTGTCTCAGAAGTAAACAACTTTGAAATCTGTTCATCATCACGAAATCGAACCGTATAAGTCTGTTGAATATTATTTCTACCAATTCGCCCCATAGCTTGGATAATTTTTTCTTGTGTCAAATTTAAATCCTTACTTAGAAATCCATGACAGAATTGATAATTGGTTCCATAAATATAATCACTAGAAGCAATAATCATATATAACTTTTGTTCATCAGCTAACTTTTTCATAATTTCCGTATAAGCAATATTCTCATGATTAATAAATACTCCAATTCCCATCATCAGCAAGACCTTCCAAGAATTTTCAATACCATTTAATGCCATTATATCGCAAACCGTTTGCTCGTCAATATTACTAGTAAAAGCACCTTTACTATCAATATCTTTTGTCCATTTTTCTAGATGTAATTTATTATTGGGTATAAATGTATCATTTAGCGTAGCTGATTTAATCATTATGCGCAGTGAAGTTATTTCTTGAGTTAATCTATTTAACTTTCCATGACTTTCCATTTCCTCAGGAGTATCACGTGATGCCTTTTTAGTATCTTTATTACCTTTATTTCTACCTGAAATTGTGCTACCATTATGAAAAGTCGATACACTATTTTTAGCCTGCTGCTCATTTTGTTCTTTAATTAATTCGCTTTCTGACTCCAATACAGATAATCGCTCATTAATCGCATTATTATATTCAATTTTCTTTGATAAATCTTCCATTACAATCGCAGGAATATTTGCTTGCTGGATACAAAACTTGGCAATTTTTTCAACATCATCTGAAATAAATATTGTCGGGCCATCTGTTAATGTATACGCATCTTTTGTGCTTACATAAACACCTGATGTTCCTTTTGGCTCTTCAGTTCTAATAGAAGTAATTTGTTCACTTGCTAATCTAATTAGTGGTGCTCCAGACAAAGAATTTGGTTTAACACTTTCAACTATTACACCAGGACCAATACTCTTTACCTTTGTAATTTTATTGCCCTTTGTATCTACTTTATTATTTTCTAATATGCGAGGTTTTCTCATAATCTTAAAATATTCAAATATTTCACTCCATTTTTCTGGTAAAATATTTTTAAGAAGTGTTAAATAATATACTTTTATATTTTTCATGTTAATATCGTCAAGGGTTTCAAAATGCCTATCCAAATTAGTTCTAGCATTACAATATTTATTAAAATAAACATAGTGAATAAATTCTACAACTTCTTTTAAATCAAAATAGCGCATGAGTGTCAAATATTCACTACAATGTTTTGCTACCTTTAAAATCTCAGAGTAATTATCGCTTAAATAATGAGGCAAGACTACAAATCCATCTTTATTCACAATTGGAATAGATTTTTTACAGTCATGACTAACAATATTACAAACTTCCGCACCAGGAAATTTAATCAAGAAATCCGGAATTGTTTCAGTGAGTTCATTTTGTTTTGGCAATGTAGCAGACGATAGAACTATATTTGGTATTTGGTTTTCCTGCCAATTTTTTCTAATCGTTTTATGGATGTCATGATCATCATAATCAAGCGTTATAGTTGGTTCATCCCAATACATAATAATATCTTCAGCAGGAAAGAACGCAAGCATATAATACATTGCTGGCAAATAAGATCGAATGTCACAAATTATTATCTCAACATTGTCACCAACACTATTATCCACTTTTCCAATTCCACCAGTGCGTTTATTTCTAGTAAATACTTTTGCGGCGAAATAATGAAGACGAATATCATCCGCGCTAGAACAACCAAACGCAAAAGCTATCTTCTTTTTAACGGAAATTGCTGCTTTTGCCAAAGCTAGTCCTACGTGTCTAGCAGCACAGACAAATATAATTTTTTTTCCTTCAGATAATGCGATTGGCGTAAGAGTTTTTCCAGTTCCAGTAGGCGCCATATACAAAACTAATTTAGGTCTTATACTTTTACAAACTGTAAAAATCTCCTTCTGATGCTCATAGAGTGTTAAATCACCATATTTTAATAGACTTTCATTTTTCTCAATAATTTCTACCGCATATTGAATAATATGCGCGAAGTTTATTCTCTCTTCGAATAAATGTAGAATGCGATTAGTCAATTCAATCATATGCCTATTTAGACGCAATATATTATTTTTTATTAGCTTATAGAGTGTATAATAATGTAGATGTATCATTTTTTTATCAGATTTTTCTAAGCCGCGTAAAAGTGCTTCAATATGATCTAGTAGAATAAATTCATAAATATTATTTTTTTTTAAAGTATTCTCATCAAATCTTTCTAACCTAATTTTATCAGCCGAATTAACTTTGGCATTACTGTCCATTTTTATAGCTTCATAACTGGCATGAAAAGTTTTTAAAGTTTTCTCAATCTTAGTAACTCTCTCTAATAAAAACCTAATAAATACATAATCTTCAATTTTTTCACTATATTCTATTTTCAAAAATGTAAAGATAGAATTGTGATTGTTTATCTTTACATTAACATCCTGATAACCCTTAATAATCATATATAATACATCCATTTCATGTTGAGAAACGGATATTTCAATAGAGTCCCATTCTGATTTCTTAAGCTTTCTTTGTTGTAAATCCATTGTTTTGATAATATGTAGTATTATCTTTATATAAATTTTCTTAATCAATTTTTTTATTTATTAAATTATAAAAAAATGAAACTAAAAAATATATATAAAAGAAAAGCACACTATTATATAATGGCAAGACTAAACTACGAAGTTATTTCTATTGAAGGAAATATTGGATCTGGAAAATCTACTCTCATGAAATATCTAAAGAAATATTTTAAAAATAATGATCATGTTATATTTTTAAAAGAACCAGTAGATGAATGGGAAAAAATTAAAGATAACACAGGGAAAACAATTTTAGAAAAATTTTATGGAGATCAAGAAAAATATTCATTTCCATTTCAAATGCTTGCTTATATTTCTAGATTAAATGTTTTGCGTGAAGCATTAAAAAGTATAGATCTATTATCTGATAAAAAATATTTTATCATTACTGAACGAAGTCTTTATACAGATAAACTTGTGTTTGCAAAAATGTTACATGAAACAGGAAAAATGGAAGATGTAAATTATCAAATTTATTCAACTTGGTTTCAAACATTTTTGGAAGAATTTCCAGTTCACAAAGTTATTTATATAAAGACATTACCTGAAATATGCTATCAAAGAATTATGAGTAGATCTAGAGAAGGTGAAGAAAATATACAATTAGACTATTTAGCTAGTTGTTATAAATATCATGAAGACATGATGCTATTCTTTTCAAATAATATTGTAGCTTCAGATAAACAACTTATTTTAGATGGGAATGTAGATATTAATCAAAATACAAATCAGATGGAAGATTGGATTTTAATGGTTAACTGGTTTATACATACAAATAATATTTTTATACATACAAATAGTATTTATTATGATGCGACACAGTTAATATCAGATAGCGATAATGATACATACAGTGATATGCCAGATTTAATATCAGATAGCGATAGTGATACATATAGTGATACATATAGTGATATGCCACACTTAATTGAGATTGATTAAACTTTTGTAATAATATAATCATTCAAAAATAATAAAATAAAATTATATATATATAATGAGTATAGAATATAATAATAATAATACAATTATTTTTTCTATTGCTAGAATGAACCCACCAACCCCAGGTCATATGTTTCTTGTTGAAACATTAATTAGGGAAGCAATAGATAAAAATGTAAATGATGTTTATGTAATTCTCTCAAAAACAAATGATAATCAAGATGACCCTATACCATGCCCTGAAAAAATAAATGTTTTAAGTAATGACACATTAAAATCTATGGTTCAATCTTTAAAACAAAAAATGATCCTTGACGCAGGTGAAAATATAGAATTAATAAGAAAAATAGACATAATAAATGTCCATACTATTTGTGTTCCTGAAGTTCCAAGAGCAACACCTTTTACTCCATTAATACCAATTATTGGTGCTAAAGAGGATATTCCTAATGTAAATTTAATTTTAATTATTGGTGATGACAGAAAAAATATGGCTGATTCTATTACAGACTTTTTCTTTAAATGGCCAAATATATTTTCTGTTGATGTTCAAATTTTACCAAGAGAAGAAATGAGTGAATTTAAAGCTTTATCAAAAGATCCAGCTAAATTAGATACATTAGTTATTGATAGAGTTCCTGTAAATGCTATGTCAGCTTCTTTTGTTAGAAATATTGTTAGAAATGAAAGACGAGATAAATTTGAGAAATTATATGAATCTTGGTTAGCTAAAGAATTAATTTATAGTTTATATGAAAGTCTACAAGAAGGTATACATGGATTACCTCCTGATACAAAAAAAGATCCACCTGAAAAACCATTAAAATATAGATATCCTATGATAAAAGGTATATCAGAATTTCCTGTTAAAAAGAAAGGAGGTAAAACTAGACGAAAACGCAGTAGAAAATCAAAAATTTATAGAAAAAGAACAACATATAAAAAGAAAATATACAAGAGAAAGAATTAATATACAAGAGGAAGAATTAATATATAAAAATAATATATTATTAGATTATATATTATTTATGTCAGAAGAAAAAGTGAACGACGAAAAAATTATTCAGTGTCCACACTGTGATAAATATATTATTATGATTAAATTAAATTGTGGTATTTTTAGACATGGAATTATTAAAATAGATTATACTCAAATTGATCCACATTGCTCTAAAGAACAATGCGATAACTATATAGAAAATAAATTAATATTTGGTTGTGGTAAACCATTTCGAGTAATTATGGATGGAACAGAATATAAAACAGAAATTTGTGATTATATTTAATTTTTTATTTCAAAAAAAAAATGAGTTTAAAAAAATTATTTATAATAAATTTACAAAATAGTATATGAAAATCATGACAACACCAACAGCATTAGCATTCTTAAGATTAATTAATTCTTGTTTTAAATATTCAAAGGATACAAGTGAATTTTATAAAATTGACGAGTCTCATGCTTTAAAACATAGCATGGAAGTGTTTAGGTTTGCAAAAAACATTTATGATAGTGAAGTTAATACAAATAAATTTTTAGAAACTCAACAAGAAATTATTTACGCATCAATTATAGGACATGATATGTGTGACTCTAAATATATGGATGTTGATGAAGGTGTTTTAAGATATAAAGAATTTTTATCAGATAAAATGTCAATAAAAGACATTGATGTTGTAGAAAAAATAATTACAACAATGTCTTATTCAAAAGTTAAGGTAAAAGGGTTTCCAGAATTGGGCGAATATCAGTTAGCTTATCATATTGTTAGGGAAGCAGATTTATTGGCAGCATATGATATTGATCGCTCTATTATGTATACAATGTATCGCGATAATTTTGATTATACAAAGGCATTATCTTTAGCATTGGATTTATTTGATTATAGAGTATTTAAAATGCGGAGTGATCGACTATTTAAAACAAAATACTCAAAAAAATTATCATTATCATTACACAAAAAGGCACTTAAAGATGTTGCTAGTCTAAAAGAATTAGCTAATTAATAAATCAATAATAACAGGAAAATGATCTGAATTATATTTTCCACAGAATTCTTTATAGCCATGATAAATAGAACTATTAATAATATTTTTTTTAATATAATCTGTAACTAAAATGTGATCTATCATTGAAAAATCATTATTAGTATTGGTATTACAATTATTATCTGAATTATACCAGTCACTATATCTCTCATTTTGAGTAATAGTTTCAGCAATATTAAATAATTCATATTTATTAGCAAACTCTCCAGCTATACCTTTTAAAATATCCAACACTTTTGATTTAGGTTTATTACTATTCATATCTAATATTTCGCTGTCATAATCATTAAAATCCCCTAACATTATTATTTCATAGTTAGTATTTATATAATTCATAATTACTTCTTGTAAAACAGATGCTTGTGCTTCTCTCTGAGCACATCGTTGAGTATCAGTTGGAATAGCAATAAAATGTGCTGCGATTAAAGCAATTTTATTATTATTGATATTGAATTCTGTAATGTAGTGTTTACTTACACCAGTAGTGCCACTTCCAGTATAACCACAATTTGATCCAGGTATAGGATAGCTATATCTATTTTCAGTCCTATAAAGATTTGTAATAGGATCTACACGTGTTAACATGCCAACATTTTGACCTGTAGCAGTGTCTGTTCCTTGTTTTAAATAAGGCGCATAAGATCCATCTAGATATTCTGATAATATATTAAGTTCATCGCATCCTTCTATCTCGCAAAAATTAATTAAATCTGGTTCTAATTCGTTAACAATAGTAGCAACATAATCCATATGTGTTTGAGCTTCAGTTTGGTTTACCCATGTGCAACCACTACCAGGACATTTAGACTGACTATTATAATCAATAAAAAGCCATTCTACATTATATTGAATAATGCGAAATTTATTTTTATCTTTTCGTCTGTCTCCCAAAGAAGTTGGAACAATAGGGCATTCAGTATCAGTAGAAATAATAAATGAATTATTTATAAAGAGAGAAAAAAGGATAAATAACACTTTCATTCTTTATATTAGTTTACATAATATATTTAAAATTAATATAAAGAGTTTAATATATTATAATATAACAAAATGTTACGACAATCTACGCTTAACTTTTTATCAAAAACTATGCATATAAAACTCGTAAATAACACTATAGATAAAATGAAGTTTGATTATAAATTATTTTTTTATGGAGTAAGTAAAGGAAATCCTGGTTTATCAGGTGCTGGTGCAGTTATTTATCATTGCGAAAAAGAAATTTGGTTTGGTCATAAATTTATAGAAGAAAAGATAACAAATAATCAGGCAGAATATACTGGACTCATTATTGGTTTAAATAAAGCTATTGAATTGAATATTAAATCATTATCAGTAAATGGTAATAGTCTCATTGTTATTAATCAAATGAGTGGAAAATATAAATGTCATTCAGAAAATTTATTACCATTTTATACTATAGCAAAAAAATTATCCGCTAAATTTCAAAATATTCAGTTTTAACATATTTATAGAAATTTTACACCTTTTCTCATTTAAAATGCGCATTTTTAATAATTTTGTTCAATATATGGAAGGTAAAACGTAGTATTATTACTATAGCATAATTGAATATCAGCTCTACAATATTTTAATTTAATAATCTTAGATGTGGTTGGATTATCACAGTTTGTAATTTTGGTTGGAATTTTATAAGTAGACATAATACCATATTTTGTTACTAGCAAATTATGTGTTTCAATGTCTATATATAAATAATACCAAATATTATCATTAATATGTCTGTATTTTACACCCTTGAAGATTTAAAGTAGGACAGTATTATAAAATTGAAATTAAAAATATATAATAATTAAAAGGTAATAATATAAATGGAAAAAATAAAAACATGTATTTACTGTGGTGAAATTATGACATATGGTCCACAAATACAAATTTTGTATAATAGTATAATAAAAGATGGTAAGTATATAAATAAATCAGTAAAATTTATACAGTATGGATGGAAGTGTATAATGAAAGAAGACGATTGCGATATTATATTTGATGATAAAGATAGAGATACAAATAAAATTAATTCTAAAGAAGCAGATAAAGAAGTAAAAATATTAATACATTCTTCTATAAAATAATATCAATCCACCTTTAAATTGTACCATTTTAAATATTCAAGGGTGTAAAGTATAAATAATATACAAATAATATACAAATAATATACAAATAATATATTTATGATTTATAAATAATATCCATATAAAGAGCTAATAACATAGGAAATTGCCATGTAGAAAACATATCTACATATGTTTTATTTTTAAATATTGTAATATCAATTAAAAAATACAAACTCATTAACAATGCCCCTAAAAGGCAAAACTGGAAAATATACTTCAAAATAACAGTATCCATTAATATTATATAAATAAATAATATTAATTATATAATTTATACAATTTATACAATTTATACTAATATTCTAAAAGTTGTATATTCAGTATTTTATTTGGTTTATACCGCAAAATATCTAATTCCTTTTTTGTAGTAGGAAAATCAGAACTACCATATATATCTTGAAGCAATAACCATTCAAATAATCCACCAGGATATATATATACATTATAGAAACCAAGTGATGTAAGTTGATTATATTTTATATATACTTTTTCATCATTACAATTCTTACCATATATAATTATTTTTACATGTTTATTTCCTTTAATAATTAATTGATTTATAATCCCCTCTTCTTTATTTATATTTAATGTATTAGGTAATAAACAATCTTGTTCTTCTTGTGTAAGCGTATTAATAGTTATGTGAATTTCAGAATTTTTTATTACATACTGTATATCTTCATAATTTACTTTTCTTATAGATTGCGAATTTCCCATATTTAATTATCTAAATAAATATTTAAACTTTTATTTATCTATTTATCTATTTATCTATTTATATATTTATCTATTTATCTATTTATCTATTTATCTATTTAATAATATAAAATTAGATAGATATAAAAATAAATAAAATTAAATAAATATAAATCAGAATATGTCAAAAGTTGCTATTATTTATACAGGTGAAACTAGAACTATTGAAACTACAATACAATACTTTAAAAATAACGTTTTATTAAATAGTAATTATCATGTATTTGGAGTAGTTCAATCTGATAACATTGAACATCATAATCATATTATTAGAGAAACAATTGGCTATAATCTTAAACACCTAACATGGTTTGATAAAAATAATCCAGAATGGATAACTTTGAGAGAAAATCAAATACAAAAAATGCACATAACTGATAGATGGAAAGACTATCTAAAAACTTCGGGATCAATGATTGAATATTATCAAATGTATTTAGCTTATCAATCACTAGAAAAATATGAAATAGAAAATAATATTAAATATGACTTTGTATTACGTTTTAGAACAGACACAGTTTTAAAAGATAGTATTGATTTCGATACTATTTTTGAAAAAACATATATACAAAATATTTTATATGAAATAAAAGATATTTTAAGTATTAATACTATTATATCTGAAGAAATTTTAGATATATTTATGAATTCATTTTATAGTAAAAATAGGATTTTATATAAAAATTGTGATGTTCCAAAAATTTTAGTTACAGATCAATTAAATAAATTATTAGAAATAAGTGATGAATACCAGTTTATTGAAGAATTAATAATTTATTTGAAAAATGGTAATTATATGATAAGTTTTAGAAAAAATCTGATTTATTTTTTAAGACGCGACCTTATGAATTATATACATGTGCTAGGAATAACATATGGAGATTATCTAGATGAGAAGAATTCATATTGGTTTGATGCTGAGTCACAATTAGAAAATATATGTGCTAGAAATAATATAGATAAATTTAATTCTACTACTGAGTTAGAAGGTAATTCATTATATAATTATCAACACTTAAATTATTATAATGAAAATGGAGAATTAAAACAAGATAATTATTCATTTTTTATTAAACGATACTAAATTTTTATTTTTAGTTTATATTATTATTTTTAGTTTTAATTATAATGAGTTGATTGTTTATCAAAAATCCAATGATAATTATTACTATGAACATGTGTTAAAATACGCTGTCTTAATGCTGGGGCAGATATTTTGCTATCTTTTGCAGCATCTGCTATCGTTTTAAACATTTTTTTCTCTCCAGTAGAACAACATATTTTTACTACAGGTTGTTCATTAAATTGTTCTTCTTTTGAAATACCTGAATAACGCCATAAAAAACCTTGACAAACTCTTTTTTCTCTAAGAGCAATTCCAACCGCACTTCCTGTAGTTAAACCCAAACTTCTACCAGCAGCTTCTATACTTTCAAAAGTTTTAATTACTTCACCAGTATCTTTATTTATTTGATCTATAGAACGTTTTGCTTTTCTAACTACTGGAACTTCAGGATCAACTTCTTCTGCCTTGGTTGAACAATTTGTATATTCATTATTTATAATAGATTGTAATTTTTGTAAATCATTAGCATTATCTATTAATAATTTTTCTAAATCAGATATTATATCAAAAATCATTTTAATATCTTCAAAAGAAGCCTCAAATTTATTATTTCCAAGACAAATACAATGTTGCTTTAAAAGAAATATCATATTTTTTTCTGAAAATGGATAAGAAACATTTATTTTATATTTCATTTCGCCATTTGAATATTGATTTTTCAAATTAGTAGTAAGAATTTCAAAATCTTTTTGTCTAGTAATTGAACAGATAAATCTCATATTTTCAAATTGATAACAATATAAAAAATAACCATATTTACATATAGCATAATTACTAGCAATTTTATTTTTTGTTTCATTACTAATATCATCTTCTCCTGTATAACTATTTAATTTATTAGATGTATCAGTTAGTAATTTTTCTTTTTTATCTAATTCTTGTTTTAATTGAAGAATTTCTTCTTCTTGTCCTGCGTTTTTCTTTAGAAGTAAATTATAATTTTCAATATTATATTCATTTTGTTTTATTATTTCTTTAATATATTGCTCTACCTTTTCAATTGTAAATTCATCTTCATCCAATGCTAATAATTCTCTGTGGGTGATATCATCATTTGTTGTAATAAGTCGCAATCTTTTTTGAAGAATAGGATGTTTTTTAATAGCATTTTCTATTTCTATTTTATTTTTTACTTTATAGGCAGCATATAATCTAAAATTTTCAAATGTTTTTTTGTGACATTTTACTCTTTCTGATAAATTATTACTTTGTCCAAATTTAATAACCGTTTCATGATACATTTTACTATTTGGTTTTCCCAGAGTTTTATTGTCAATTTTACCAATATAAATACATTGAGTATTTAATGGAAATTGTTCTACGATAGTTACTTCTTTTAACTTCTCTTTATCTTTTTCAACATTTTCTAATACTTTATTTTGTTGTTGAAGTTGTAATTTTAATTTATCACTTTCTTCATTAATTACTTCTTGAATTAATTCTTCCATTTTCATATAATAATCATGAATTTCATCTGCTTTTTTTGTTCCAGCTTTTAGACATAATGATTTAAATGTTTTTACATTTAACATAATTTTTTTAATATTGTGTCCACCCCTTCCTTTTTTTTGCTCACTCTCAAGAGTGAGCAAACATTTATAATCTTTATCAATTACAAAATATCTTTCCAATAATTCTTTTGCTCTTTGTTTCTGACAAAAATCCATCCATTTCCAAACATCATCTAAATCAATAATAAAATCATTTGTTGGGTGGTAATTTAAATAACAATAAAAACTTGTTAAAAATAATTGTTATTCAAATTCACTAAAATTTGTTTTTATTTTTGTTAATAATTTAACATTATAGTCAGAAGATAATTTTGTAATTGGATTGCTCTCAATTAATTCGATAATATCTAGTTGTTCCATTATAAATAATATAAGTGAATTATCTTTATATTATTTTCTATGATAATTGTTTTTGTTTTTGAAACCAAAAGCTTTTACTTTCATAAAGTAATAACTATTAACTTCAATGAAACTGAACCACAATTTCGACTTCTTCTTTCTTTATGCTTTTTGTAGCGGAAATTGATAACTCCTCACGTTTTTTTCGTGTCTTAGCATTTTCGACAACATTTTCTTTTCTTTTTGACGTGCTATTACGACTATTCATGTCCTTTTCGATCAATCCATAATTTTCATCAATATAATCGACAACTTTATTTTCGATCGCCCATTTAAAAAAATTTAGCTGACCAATAGTGGTCTCAATACAAGTTCCATTTTTATAAGGCACACTAATTCTCTCCCATCTACAAAATGGATCAAAACGTCGTTTACTATATGCTTTCAATTTGAGTTTATAATCCTGATAAACTTTAAATCTTATTGGTTTATTTGAATTATCATTAATTGTGTATAATGTCCAAAATTTTTTAGCATAATTTGTAGCAAACCAGTCTACAATACGCAATGATATTTTTGATTCTCCAGTAATTATCTTAAGCATTTTACTTAAATACTCTTCATTTTTATAAAATTCCATTAAGTTATTTAACAATAATTGGTTCTGCGTAGTATAATTAGCAGTATTACTCATTATCTTAAATCTTTTAAATATTTAAGTTGTTTAAAATATAAAATAATTTAATAATTAATCTATTCTAAAATTATATAATTTTATATTTTAAATAATTAATAACCTTACAATATATATATATGTCAAATCTTTTGTCATTAATATCTGGACCTTTAGACAAAAATGCTTGTTCTTATTTTTTAATATTAACAATCTTCTTTTTTGTTCTTCTTGTAATTGCTTTTTTATCAAATATTTTTGTTCTAATTAAAAATAGAAAGACCCTTTCATTTAGTAATATAATTGGAGGATTATATATGATATTTACTATTTTTATTGCTTATTTTGTAAATAGATTAATGTACACGGTTTGTGTTAAATCTTTTCAAACTTAATAATAATTATATTTCTTTTACACCTTGAGTTGTATTTTGAGGTTTTAGAAACTGATCTCGTATAGCTATATCATCTGCGTAACTACTTTCACCTAAAAAAGGATTAAACCCAATTTGTTGAACTAATTCTCTGTTAGCTATTTTAGTATCTAATTCTTCTCTCTTATTAGATACTTTAAAACCAATTCCATTTAAATTCTGATTTAAAATATCCCATGTATTTTCATCATGATGTAATGCTGATGTATAAGCAGATGTTTCAACTCCTTTACTAAATTCTTCATTTTCCATTTTTTCAACATGTTTTAATCGTCTAGATCTTTCATAAGGTTCACCCTTTGTCCATTTCCAGCTCTTCATTTAATTATTAAATTAAACGAAAATAAAAATACAACAAAATCGCATAAATTATTTAATTTAATAAGATTTAATTTTCTTTTTTTATAATATTTAATTGTTTTGTAAATAAAAAATTTTCATCACTTCTTCTTCGTCGTTTTAAATTACATTCTAAACATGCCAAATGAAAATTATCAATATTATGACCAACATTATTATCAATTCTATCAACGGACCATTGACATGTTTCTCTCGAAATATCATATAATACTAACATTTCTTTCATACAATATCTACATTTCAATTGGCATTCAATCAATTTTTCAATAACAGATTGAAATGTTAATAATTTATCTTCATTTAAATATTTTTTAATAATATCTTGATGTTTATAACCATATATTTTAGAATTTATTTGTTGAACAATAATTTTTGTTACATCATCAAAATAATTTAAATTATTATTTGATATATCTATAATCATTTTAATTTGATTATCATATTTATAATTTTCTTCATTAAAAGACCATTTTTTAGAAATTTCTCTTTTTTTTATTTCTTTGGCTAATTTATTTTCAGATAACATTTTTTTGATATGATATCTATTATTTGTCCCTTTTATGGTAATATTTTTACGAGTATCTTCATTATTAGAATCTTCCATATGTTATTAAAATATAATTATATTTAATAATTAACTAATATAAAAATTATTTATAAAATATATATTTTGTAAAACTAAGTTAAACTTATAGTTATATATAACTATATAAATAGATAAATGGAAAATACTGAACATGATAATACTATTGTAAATAATATAAATGAAGAATGTCAAGAGCTTAAAAATATAAAATATAAAACCATGTTATTAAATGGCACTCTTTTACATGAAACTAAATCTGCGAATGATTTATCAAATTTGGATAAATTTCTTGAAAATGAAAAAAATAATAATGTTAATGAACCATGGTGTAAATTAAATAAAACAATTAAAACTAAGAAAATTATTGAATTTATTGAAATTTATAAAATAGATAAAGAATTAACTCAAGAAGAAGGTGATAATTTAACTAAATTTTTAAAAGATTGTCTTGATAAAAAAAAATTATCACGTGTAAAAGATGTTATTTATGATAAAGTAAATGGAATTATTAAGGAAATTCCTGCGTTAACATATACAAAAGCAAATAAGCATTTTACACTTAAAAATATTGATAAAAGGATATCTACTTTAAAATCTCTAGCACCTAAAAAACTTCACGGAACTATTAGAAATAAAGTTGTTCATGCTGAAAATGATAATAATAACGAATCTGATGAAGAAACTGACAATTAATTTTATAATTTTATAATTACATAATATATGAAATTAGGATTTAATACATCTGGTAATTCACAGACAAATAATAGAACTACACTAGCTATTAGTTTAGGTAAATTACGTAATACTACAGCTTCTACAACACGTAAATTTAAATATTGTAATGCACGCTCTCCAGATTTAAATGTTACATTCAATTGCGTATTTAATGGAACTACTACTCCTACTATTGAAGACCAGTATTTTAATACTTATCACATATTAACTGAATATATTCCACCACTAGATGAAAATATACCAGCAGATGACACTATATTACAAGAAGATGACACTATATTACAAGAAGATGACACTATACCTCTAGATGAAAATATACCTATGCTTAGATCTTTTGCTCCACAAGCAAACATTATTTCTAGTGGACCATTTTCACCTAGTCAAATTAAGAAAGCCTACTCTATTACTAATGTTTCTCCATTAAATGGAGCAAGAAAACCTATTATTACTATTATAACCGCATTTTATAATCCATATTTAGTAAACGATGTAACAGCATTTGGAAGGTATTTTGGCTTACCTCCTTGTAATTTAAAGTTATATAATCTAGCAAGAACTAATACTTTTAACTCTGGATGGGCTATTGAAGTTACTCTTGATGTTCAATGGGCTTATGCTATTAATCCAAATGTCGAAATTAGAGTTATTTTTGCTAATTCAAATAGTTGGACTGATATATTTAATGCTATTAACTTTTCCAATAATAAAAATAATTTTTCACCTGCTGTAGATACAGATATATTGAGTATGTCATTTGGTTCTACTGATAACGGAGGTTTATCTTCTTATAACAATTATTTTAATAATACTAATACATTATACGTTGCTTCCAGCGGAGATACTCCATCTGTTAGTTTTCCATCTTCTTGTACAAATGTATTATCTATTGGAGGGACATCATTAAGATTAAATTCAGATAACAGTAGAAACAGTGAAACAGTATGGTCATCTTCTGGTGTTGGTTTTTCAAAATCCTTTCCTAAACCATCTTATCAGCCATTACTTAGAAATACAAATCTAAGAATAACTCCAGATGTAAGCTGTTTAGCTGATCCAATAACTGGAGGTATTGTAATTATTAATGGTAAATTATACACTGTTGGTGGAACATCTTTGTCGGCACCCATATATGCTGGTATGCTTTCATTAGTTCAACAAACTAGATTAAATAGTAAAAAAACAACATATACATCTGTTTCAAATAAATCTAATTCAATTCAACCTATTTTATATCGTAATACAAATAAAACATGTTATTATGATATTGTTTCTGGATCAAGTGGTGGATATAGTGCTACAACTGGATTTGATATTCCATCCGGATTAGGTGTATTTAACACAACTAGTATTATTCAAAATTTAAGCTAATAAACATTTACTTTTAATATAAATAAATAATTATATTAAAAACATTTAAAGTAGTATATATAGCAAATGGATAATTTAAAAATAGAAGAACTAGAAGACATACTTGATATACTAATATTTGAAGATAAACCTTCTATATTTACAGAAGAGTATACTTTACAATTTATTGAAACCGCATTACATCTTATGGATGAAACTATGACTTTAAATCCACGGCTTATTTTTGAAATTAATTTATATGATATTTTATTAGAAGATATAACAGATATTTTTTATGTTCAATTAGAAGAGCAGATAGATGATTTATATGATGGAGATGATATTGAAGATACTATAAATGATTTATTAGAAGAAGCTTGTAGTATTTTTATTGCTTCATTTTACCCAGATAAATATTCTGAATTACTTCAAAAATTTTCAGAAATAGATGAAATAATAGATGATACTATTAAATTTTTTGAAAATATTGATAATAATAAGGATGATAATAATAATGAAATTAATAAAACGCTTATTATTGAAGACAAAATTAATTATTTAAGAAGTATTCCACAGCCTATTCAAAGAACACATGAATGGTATCAATTTCGTTGGAATTTAATTACTGCTAGTAATGCTTGGAAAGCGTTTGAATCACAATCTGCTATAAATCAACTTATTTATGAAAAATGTCAACCTATTAAATCAATTAATGACTTTGGAGATATTGAAAATAGTCAAGAAGTTAAAATGGTTAACATAAATACACCACTTCATTGGGGACAAAAATATGAACCATTATCGGTTATGATTTATGAGCATATGTATAATTCAAAGATTGAAGATTTTGGTTGTATTCAACATTCTTCTTATAAGTTTATTGGGGCATCACCTGACGGTATCGTTGTTAAATCTAATACAGGGCGTTATGGTAGAATGATTGAAATCAAAAATCCAGTTTCACGAGAGATAACAGGAATACCAAAAAAAGAATACTGGGTTCAAATGCAACTTCAAATGGAAGTTTGTGATTTAGATGAATGTGATTTTTTAGAAACTAAATTTTTAGAATATCCTAATTATGAAAGTTATAGAGATGATTCAGTAACATCATATGATTTAAGTGGAAATGAATTTAAAAGTTATGTTATAACAAAAAATAATTCATATAAAGGAACTATTATTTATTTTCATACAAAAGAAGGGGCACCATATTATGTTTATCAACCATTAAATTTATATTTATATGAAGATATAACTAATTGGGAAGAAGAAAATATTGAAAAATACCAATCCGACGCTTATAATTATACATTTATAAAATTTATTTACTGGAAAGTAGAAAAAATTAGTTGCGTTCTAGTATTAAGAAATCGAGAATGGTTTAAAAATAATATTGGACAATTAGAAAAAGTATGGAAAATAATTGAAGAAGAACGAATTACTGGATATCAACATAGAGCACCAAATAAAAAACAAAAGAGTGAAACTTATAAACCCTATGTAAAGAATACTGTTGAACAAGGTTGTTTTTTATTTAATAAAATAATTAAAGTTGATACTTAGTAATTTATATGTTAAACTTAGTATAAAATATTAGATATATTCGTTCTATAAGGTAAGCTATCAATTAACTGTTCATTTATTTTGAAATATCCAACGCGTGTTCCAGGACATGTAGGATTTAAAGGTGGTAATGGTTCAATATAATTGCTGGCAAGAAATTTATCATGATAAAGAGCTCCACACACACTCGCAGGTGTACATCTTCCTATATCAGGATTATTTGGAAAACGAATATTATTTGTTATTTGATCATATGAACCAACTTTAAACACAGGATAACGCCACCACATATCATAAGAAGTTTCATCTGAAATCTGATTTTTACCAATTGGTGGATAAGTGTCTTGAACTAATACATTTGTTTGTGATTCTGGAAAATTTCCAAAAGCATTGTCTAAAGTATAATTTGAGAACCCTTCAAACATTTGTAGAGAGTTTGACATTTTAAAAAATAATGGTAAACCTATAGCTAATACTAAAATTAAAAATAAAAACAATATTTGGTTCATATATATAATATGAATAATTTTATTTTATATTTAAAAAATCAATATAAAATTATTCATATTATATATATAAATATGAATAGTTCAATAGAAATGCGTGTAACCAAACGTAATGGTGAATTACAAGATATTGCTTTTGATAAAATATTGGAAAGAGTTAAAAAATTAGGACAAGAAGCAAATATTCAAATAAATTTTTCTTCTCTCGTAATGAAAGTTATTGATCAATTATATGATACAATACCAACTGGTAAAATTGATGAATTAGCAGCAGAACAATGCGCATCTATGTCTACAAATCATCCAGATTATGCTACTTTTGCTGGTCGTATCAGTGTATCTAATCACCAAAAAAATACTGATCCTCTTTTTACAAATGTAATTACAAAATTATATGAATTTACTAATTCTAGGAGAGAAAATAAATCACTTATTTCACAAAAATTATTTGAATTTACACAACACTATGCTAACGAAATTAATTCGATGATTGATCATAATAGAGATTATTTAGTTGATTATTTTGGATTTAAAACATTAGAACGCGCTTATCTTTTTAGGATAAATAATATTATTGTTGAAAGACCTCAACACATGTGGATGCGCGTTTCTATTGGAATTCATGGAGATTTAACAAATCCTGAAGAAAGTTTTAGACTAGTAAAAGAAACATATGATTTAATGTCGCAAAAATTTTTTACTCATGCTACACCTACTCTTTTTAATGCTGGAACTCCGAGACCACAATTATCTAGTTGTTATTTAATAGCTATGGAAGATGATAGTATTGATGGTATTTATAATACACTTGGTGACTGCGCTCAAATTTCAAAATATTCTGGTGGAATTGGACTTCATATTCATAATGTTCGCGCAAAAGGTTCGCATATTCAAGGAACTAATGGAAAAACAGACGGTCTTGTTCCAATGTTACGTGTATTTAATAGTACTGCACGGTATGTTAACCAAAGTGGTAAACGTAATGGATCTTTTGCTGTCTATCTAGAACCTTGGCATCCTGACATTGAAGATTTTTTGGAACTTAGAAAAAACCATGGTGATGAAGAATTGAAGGCTCGCGACCTCTTTTATGCTGTTTGGATTTCTGATCTTTTTATGGAACGCGTTAAAGAAAATAAGCAATGGTCTCTATTTTGTCCTAATGAATGTTCTGGATTAGATGATGTATACGGTGATAAGTTTAAAACCCTCTATCAAAAATATGAGGGAGATGGACTAGCCAGAAAAGTTGTAAACGCCCGTGATTTATGGTTTAAAATTTTAGACGCACAAATGGAAACTGGCACACCATATATTTTGTTTAAGGACGCATGTAACCAAAAATCAAATCAACAAAATATTGGGACTATTAAGAGTTCAAATTTATGCACTGAAATTTTAGAATATTCAGATGAAAATGAAACCGCTGTATGTAATTTAGCTTCCATTGCTTTACCTGCTTTTGTTGATCATGTAACAAAACAATTTGACTATAATAAACTACATGAAGTAGCCAAAGTAGTCACCAATAATTTAAATAGAGTGATTGATATTAATTTTTATCCAACAGAAAAAACTAAAACCAGTAATTTTAGACATCGACCTATTGGAATTGGTGTCCAAGGTCTAGCAGATACTTTTATTTTAATGGATTTACCTTTTTATTCAGAAGAAGCAAAAGAAGTAAATAAATTTATTTTTGAAACAATTTATCATGGTGCTTTAGAAAAAAGTAATGAAATATCTATTCAACGCGCAAAAGTGATACAAGAATTATTGAAAGGTGACCGATTTAAATTACTAGAATTTGTAAATAAATTTGACTATACTTTATTGCCATCTTCAAAAAATACTAATCAAAATGAAAATCTACTTGGCGCTTATAGTTCATTTGTTGGTTCACCGGCATCAAAAGGTATTCTTCAATTTGATATGTGGAATGTGGAGCCAAGTGACCGTTATGATTGGACTACTTTGAAACAATCTATTATTCAAAATGGTATACGTAATTCTCTTTTAATAGCACCTATGCCAACTGCTTCTACATCACAAATACTTGGTTATAATGAATGTTTTGAACCATTTACTAGTAATTTATATAGTAGACGAACATTAGCTGGGGAATTTGTTGTAGTGAATAAGTATTTAATGCGCGAATTAATTGACCTTGGTCTATGGAATGAACAAATAAAAAATAATATTATTGCTAATAAAGGTTCTGTTCAACAGCTAACTGTATTATCAGATCATATTAGGAATAAATATAAGATTGTATGGGAAATGCCGATGAAGCATTTGATTGACATGTCTGCTGATCGTGGGGCATTTATTTGTCAAAGTCAAAGCCTTAATCTTTGGCTTGAAGATCCTACTTATAATAGTTTGACTTCTATGCATTTTTATTCATGGAAAAAAGGTCTTAAAACTGGTATTTATTATTTGAGAAGAAAAGCTAAGCATCAAGCTCAGCAATTTACTATTGAGCCTGAATTGAAGGAAAATGAAGATAATAAGGAAAATGAAATTTGTGATATGTGTTCTGCTTAAAGTGGAACGACGGATTAAAGTGGAATTTTAAAATAATTGGAGTTCATTAGTCATGTTATTAAATTTTGGACATGTTAAAACTAAATCATTGTCAAATTTTAATTTCATAAAACAACGTAGTGTTACCAAAATATCAATAAATGAATTGTGTAAATTATTTGGAATTGTTTTAAATAACTTTTGGTGTAATTCAGATAATTTTGGCCATTTAACATACTCCTTACCATATTTATCTATTGCTTTTATATCACATAACTCGACACCTTCTTGAAGAGTACAATAAATATTTGTCAAATTTTGTAGAAAATGTAAATCAGATTTATAAGCATCAATATGTTCTTTTGGATATATGCGACCATATATTATTCTAAGTAATTCAACCATAATCATATCTCTATCAAATGAAATATTATGCGCAACAATCATATCTACTTCTCTTAAACAATAAAAGAATTCTTTTAGAACAATTTCTATATTTTCACCCTTTTCTTGTGATATTTCATTGCTTATTCCGTGAATTTTTATTGTCTCTTCAGGTATAACTACACCTTCTTTTTGTTTAATAATATAATCTTTTGAAGAAACTATTTCATTTAATTCAGTATCAAATATTATATAACTAAACTGAACAATATGAGGCCATTTGCCTAATGTTTGCTGGTTTATTGTTTTAGTCTGGGATAATCCAGTGGTTTCAGTATCAAATATCAAAACTAGCATTTTAATTATATATTAATCTTGTTTTAAATAGTTTGTTGTAAGTATTTGTGTTTTTAGTTTTATTATAAAAAAAGTTATCAATTTTATTTATAATAATTATTAAATATTTATGTCTAAACATAATTTTTACAAATTCCAAAGCTTCTACGATGCCAAATAGTAATACCATGTTCTTTAATTCCATCCATATGACGTTTTGCACCATATCCCTTATTTGAATCAATCCCATAATACTCGGCTAATTCTGGATTTTTCTCACACAACTCCTCTATATATCTATCTCGTTCCACTTTAGCCAATATAGATGCTGCCGCAATGGACGCATATTTGTTGTCACCTCCTTCTATGGTAACATATGGAATTGCTTCTATTTTATTTGTTATCTTATTTAAGAATGTAACTGGTTTAAAATAGTTTCCATCAATAAGCAAATTATATGAATAATCTTTTTGCTCTTCTTTTCCATTATCTTTAAGAATTTTATTATATTGTTTTCGTATTTCTAAAATGGAAGTACTCATAGAAAGTTGTGTAGCTTGTAAAATATTTATTTCATCAATCTTTTTTTCATCTTCAAAACTAATATACCATGATAATGCTTTATCTTTAACATATTGCGCGGCCTCTTGTATTTTCTTTTTTGATGTAAATTTTTTACTGTCTTTTACCATAGAACAATCAAATGATCCATCTTTAGGTAAAATAACAGCTGCGGTATAAACTCTTCCGAATAAAGGTCCACGTCCCACCTCATCTACTCCAATTTCATATATATTTACATCTTCAGTATAGCAATTTTTTAATATTACTTTTGGTTTAACTATTTTAAGTTTTTTTGTTTTTTTTGTACAAGGTAAAACATCAATTTCTTCTTCGTCAGAATCAGAAATAATCTCAGCATATTCAACATCATTCTTCTTCATATTTGTAATGTAATTTATATTATAATATAAATTTTTAATTCAATTTTAATTGTATATTTAAATATAATATAATTGTAAACTTTTTTCACTATATAAATTATACAATGAATACTGAAGCATTAATACTTTTTTTAATTTTACTATTAGGTTTAGTTTTATGTTCCTTTTTAGGAGGTAATTGTGGAACAGAAGGTTTCAATGGAGGAATAGCTGATAGAGCTAAAAATAGATTAAATGAAAATAGCAGTCAAAATGGTAATATTAATCAGAATACTAATGGATCATCTACAAGCTCTAATGTCAATTTTGATAATTATAATCACTATCAAGGTTCCTCTACTGAATTAGCAAATGGCACAACCTATTATGGAGAGAATGGCGGTAGTGTTATTGTCAATACAAATAGCGATGGCTCACAAAGTCTTCAAGTTGTGATAGCTGGTGGTCAAACACCTATGACATTTTCTTCTCAGCAATCCTCTACTACTGAAGGTTATACTACTTATTCTGGTGTTAATGGAACTGCTACTATATTTTATGGACCTAATGGAGGAAGAGCAACTGTTGTAAATGGTAATAATGGACAACAAGCAATTCGCGTTCAAACCTCTAACGGAACTTATATTTTTACTCAATCTGGAACCTACTATAACCCCAATGAAATTTCTAATACACAATATTACGGAAGCACTGGCAGTCAAATTCAACAATATAATGGCGCTTATGGTGGAAGTGCTACTCAATATTATGGTCCTCATGGTGGTAGTGCTGGTGCTGTAACTGGTCCTAATGGAAACTCTGCTTATTATGCTCAGGGACCAAATGGTAATACCGTTGCCGGAACGAGATCTAATAATAATCAAAATTATTATGACACATTACCTCCAGGTATTCCTGCTAGACAAATTCCTAATGGACAGGAAGATTTATATATTCTTAAGTCGCAAGTTGTGCCACCAGTATGTCCAGCTTGTCCTGTTCAAACGGCATCTTGCCCGAGAGAGGAACCTTGTCCACCATGCGAGCCATGTGGCAGATGCCCTGAGCCAGCTTTTGAATGTAAAAAGGTGCCTAACTATAATGCTATAAATAATAATTATTTACCAGCTCCAGTATTGGCTGATTTCTCTAGTTTTGGTATGTAAAATAAAATTATTTAATAATTTAATAAATAATTTTATTTTCAAATAATTTATATTTTTTAAGAATTTATATTTTTTAAGAATTTATATTTTTTAATAATTTTTTCTTTTTGATTTTTTATTTTTTTTTATAATTTTTTGTTTTCTTGATTTTTTACTTATATGTTTTTTATTTTTTTTTGTTTTATATATTTTTTTAGATATTTTATTTTTTATAGATCTTAATTTTTTTCCTCCTTTACCTGGGGATGCTTTTCCTACTGGGGATGCTTTTCCTACTGGGGATACTTTTCCTACTGGGGATGCTTTTCCTACTGGGGATACTTTTCCTACTGGGGATGCTTGTTCTTTTTCATATAATTGACTTGTAACATTAAATATAAGATCTGTAGTATATACTTCAATACCTACATTTTCAGTATAAAGTAAAATTTGTTCTATAAAATAAAATAAATATTGAAAATAATTTATAAATATTGGTATTCTTGATTGGTGAGTTATTCTTGATCTGTCAGTTATTCTTGATCTGTCAGTTATACTTTTATATAAATCTATATTTCGTCTAGATTGTTCATTTATAAAATTTTTTTTATATGAAATTAGTTTTTCTTCTAGTTCATTTGGATAAAATAAATATAATAAAAATAATAATCCATTTAATTCTAATTCTACTCTAGATTTAATAACAACATCTGTTATTTCTTTTATTTTTTTACTAAAATGTTGTTCTATATTATCAAAAAGAATAGAAATAATATCCATTTCAATAATATCCATTTCAATAATATCCATTTCAATAATAAATTTAAATTCTATTAGTATAGCTCTAGTAGTACCTGCTAAAAATTTAATTATATCTTCGCTAGTATAGTATGATAATATTATATTTTGTTTTACTTTATTTTTATCATCACTAGATACTATTGTATCAATATCAGGTTCTTTATCTATTAATTCATCATCACTTATTTCTGATGTATCTTCTCCATCTCTTATTTCTGATGCTGCTGCTGCTTTTCCTTGTATTGCTTCTGATGCTGCTACTATTTCTTTTTGTGGATTATCTGTTGTAATTCCATATTTTTCTTTAATTACATTTTTAATATAATTACAAAATGTTATATAAAAAAAAGAAATAAATTTATATGTATCAATAAAATTTTTATATAATTGCTTTTCACCGTGGTTTCTTTCTATTTCTTCTAAATCATCTAAATTTATAGAGCTTAAATATTTATATATATTTTCAGCTATTTCTATTTGTTTTAGAATATTTTCTGTAAAATCAGAATTATACAAATTTATAAATTTTTTAAATCTATTTAAAATAAAATTATTATTTTTTTGCCAACTATAAAAATATTCTATTGAATATCTTTTTGAAACGCCACCTATTTGAACTGTTGTATCTAGTTGAACATCCATTTCCATTTCATCAGGAATATTAAAATAATATTCTATTCCGTATAAACCTATATTATTTACTGTATTATATTCATTAAATATTATATTGAACATATTTTTGATGTTTATAGATTGTTCTATCGTTGTATTAGCATCTACTTTTTCTAATAATTCAATTAATAATTCATATGGAGTATTTAAATCAATTAAAATTCTTTTTATTAGTAATAAGTCAATAGCAATAAAAAATTTATTATCATCTGTAATTTGTTGAGTATTTAAATTATTATTACTTAATAATATGTCATATTTTTCATGAACACTTTTAATTATTTTTAAGTTATTTTGTAATACATATATTAAGTTATTTCTATATCCTTCTGTATAATTTTGCGGTGATCTTTCAATAGAACTAGTTATTTGTTGAGGAGCTCGAGCTACTTTAATTTTTTCTAATCCTGAAAGTTTTTCTTGGTCTAAATCTATTACACTTGTAGGAATATCAGAGTTTTTTATTTTTAAAGAATATTTTGGAACACTATCAATAACAGCACCACCTGCTGGATTAGAATTAATTCTTTTAATTGGTGTATCTGTCGATATAGATGAATCTAATTCAGATATAGGTCTTTTACTAGACAATTCGGGTGATTCATTTTTGTTTCTTTTATTATAATTAGGATCCGTGTTAAATGAATCTTCATCCGTATCCGTGTTAAATGTATCTGGTCTCGATATAGGTCTTTTACCAGACCATTTTTCGGGTATTTCGGGTATTTCGGGTATTTCAAATTTTTTTCTTTTATTATCACTTAAAACATTAGATGGAACTGTATCTAGATCTGTAGGCCTTTTTAAATCAGCTGATACTGACTGTATTACTTTTGTTTTAACTGCGATTTTTAAAGTATTCGCTCTCTCTTTTTTTCTAGATAAAGTATAATCTTCTAACTCTTCTACACTTCTTATACTTACGGGTGACGCATCTCTTGAACTTGATGGCGTTCTTTCTCTTGGTCTATTTATTATAAGATTTACATCTACATCAGATATTTTTTCTTTAAACCCAAGAACTTTTATAGATCTATTACTTGAAGTAGAACTCATACCATTTTTTAATGCTTCTTGAAAACCATTTGTTAATATTGGAACATCATTATAACTATTTAAATATGGAGCCATATATATAATAGGTTTCCTTCCTCCAGTAGACCATAATGTCGATAATCCATACATTTGTGCGGTATATAGTGTATTTGTATCATTAGAAAGTTGCATACATTCTAAATATTTTGATTTATTCATAAATAAACAATCTGTAGATCTACTTTTATCTCCAATATATTTATTTCTAATTATAAATACTCTTTCAAATGTTAAATTTCTAGTATATTCTTCTCCATCAATAGGATAACCTTTTATATCGGGTTCAAAATAGTTCCATAATTCTCGTGTAGTATTATATAAATTTTGTGCTACTCTTAATATTGTATCAATAATAGGAATTTCATCTCCTAAAACAAAAGATAACAGTTTATTTGTATTATCTTTATTTTCCATGTTTACTAAAAAATCTATTATATTCTCTTCTGATGTATCACGTTTTATATCATTAATAAATTTTAATGTTTTTGTTAATTGAATTATTTTTGAATTTAATGAAGATACTGATGGCCCAACTGTTTCAATAAAATATTTAAACCATAATCTTTCTTCTCTTTCTTCTCCTGTAAGAAGTCGTAGTTTTAAACTAGTTATACCATTATCATTAATAATAATTGTATTCATTAAAGCAAAATTTAATAATCTCTCTATAATTTTTGGATAATTATTTACATCTAATAAATTAAGATCTTCTCTTTCAGTTTCATTCAAAAAACTAACATCAATATAGACATAATGTAATTCAACAAGAGAATTATTTTTAGAATTTAAAGTATTTGATAAAATTTTTCTTGTAAAAGTTAAACGAGCTATTATACCCATAAGTTCACCTCCGGTAATTTTACCAGTCTCATCAATTTTTTGTGGATTAAATACTACCATGTATACATCTATTTCTGGTGGATGATATTCTGGTGTTATTTGACCTCCTTGACCTGAGCCATCAACAGGTCCAGATACAACACTAAATTTGTAAGGATAATCTATATTTCCAGTGCTATTAAATGCTTTACAGTAATGATTATCTGAAGGCACTACTGCTGTGTCATTGATAAATCCAATCTGTTTAAAGAAATGCTCTTCTATATTATTACTAATAAGTATTTGTTCTTGTTTTCCTTCACTAAAAGTATTTTCTATTAATTTAGATGTTATCATCTCATTTAATGTAGTATTCTCTACTCTATCAACAATACTTAGAGACGTAAAATCTGGATGAATATTAGGACTATATTTACTATAAAATGGTTGTATTAATTCTTCAAATACAAATTCTAAAACTAATCGTTTATCTGGTAGATTACTTAGTTGATACTTAGTACCTCGTAAAGGTTTTAGTGGCAAACCTTCTATATTACCTGTTAATAATATATTTTCAAATTGTCTGCTTTTCAATTCTTTTTCTTCTTTAGTCTGCGATTTTACATTTGTATTTGTTAATCCTGATGTTATAAGATTTAAATCCACTTCTTGTGTGGGTATATTTAAGTTTGATTGAAAAAATAATTTACCACCATATTCTGCTGTAATTATATAACTATTAAGACTAGTGGTAGTAGGATTTTTAACTATTAACTTATTTAGAGTTATTAAATAAACATATCTTGGTTCATTAAAATCCCATATACTATGCATACCTTGATTATAAATACTACCTCCAACAAATGGTAAAAATGTTACATTCATCATATCTCTTGGATCTCCTGTACTACCATGAAAATTATGAGTAATTCCTGAATCTCCACAATTTCTAATTTGAATTATACAACCATATGGTGAATTTAACTCTATATGATAAGTAATATTCATAGCATTTAATACAGTATTAATATTAATATCAGTTCTGTCTTCACTTGATAATTCAAGTATTTCTTTCAAAAAATCATAAGTAGCAGTGTTCATATACATGACCCCAAAAATACCAATATCACCAGAAAAACTAGTATTTATTGCGAAATTACGATATTCATTTTTATAAGGATACAATATTTCAAAAAATTGTTGTGAACTATCTAATGTTACTCCTAACATGCGAGCTAGTTCTAAAATTGGTTTTCCAATATGTTCTATATATTTTGTAGGATCCTCTTCTCTAATACTAGAGACAGAAGAATTATCAGGGGTATAACTTTCAGTATCATCCTCATCTGATTTACTAGCAGGAGTTTTCTCTTCCTCTTCTTCATGTTCTATTGCTCCAGATCTATAAACCATTGTAGTCGATGCTTTTTTAACTCCAGTCCACATAGTATTACCACGTTCACCTGCTACATGAAAATCGTGTCCTTGATCTAAAAAAATAAATAACATTGTTTCTCTAATCATATCAGTTTTTTGTAAATATACAGGAGTTTGATTTAATAATTTTTCAGGGACCAGAGGATCTTCAGGAGTTAATATATCAAAATTTTCATTTGAACCAACTGTAACTGAAGGAGGTAACTGTTTAGTTGTTACATATTTATAATATGTTTGTAATCTATTTCCGTATTGTAGTTCATTTACATCTACATTAGGATCAGTATCTTTATTTATAATTATTACTCCTTCATTATTTTTAGAACCATCTTCTTTAAAACAAATGTCACAACCAATAATATCAAAATTTTCACATGGACCTCTTTCATTTTCAAATAATTTACATGGATATTCTGTATTAAAATATTCTATTGATTCTTGAGCAGCTATCATATAATTATATTATATTATATTATATTATATAATTATATATTTTACTAAATTCAATCACGTGTCTTAATACATTTTTTATCCATTTGAAATGTAGCTCTTCTATCTTCTTGTGGAACAATATTTATGACACATTTTGATTTTTTACCATATAAGGGCTCTGTACAACCCTTTTCTTTTTTAACAGTTGACGTTTTCTTAAATGTAAATACTCTTGGTTTTTCTTCTGTACATCTTGATCTAAAATGTTCATAACGTTCCCTTACATCACAGTAAGAAAGATTTGATGTTTTCTTTAACATCTTATTTATCAATTCGTGTAGTTCATACACATAACGAGAGAAGGTCTCTCTGCTTGCCATATCACACATTTGTATTGGTTTCTCTTTAAAATTATTTTTTAAATTTATACGACAATACTTACATGGCAAAACATATTGAAGATTTACAATAAATTCTCTGTAATATTTTTTATCTTCTGGGGTTGGTTTTATAGGGTAATTAAAGCTCATCATATGTAGGTAATGCCATATAGCTGGACCCCAAGCAGTTGTAAGCATACCATCGCCTGAACTATATTCTTTTTTTGTAAATATTCTTTTTTTTGTTTTATTATGTATGTTTCTATTTTTACGCGTTTTTGTCATTATACATAGTTATATATTAAATAAAAAATAAAAATAAAAATAAAAATAAAAATAAAATTTTAAAATAAAATATAGACTTGTTTTATATGGATACTGAACAATCATTCAATGTAACTTTATTTACGGATGAAACTAAAAAAATATGTAGTTGCTCTGCCTTATCAATTATTATAATTGTATTATTTGTTATTAGTCCGCTAAGTAATTTTTTCAAAACTTCCATATTTATGAAAATAATATCCTTAATATTGCTTGGTTATACATTATATTTGAATAATACACAAACTAATTTATTACGATCAGTTAATTCGTCTTCAAACTCATCTCAAGTAAATTCACAAATAAATACAAATATTATATGTAGTTATGTATTTTCTCTCTTTATTGGATTATTAATTATTTTTATAATAAAAAGTTTCTTTTAGATATTTTTATTTAATTTAGTCGAAGATTTAGTCAAAGATTTAGCCAAAGACTTTACCAAAGGTTTTACAGAAGGCATAGATTTAGCCAAAGGTTTTTTAAGGTCCATTATTTTTTGGTAATACAATTTATCATTTGAAAAATTATATTTATTAATTTCTACTAGCTCACCTGTATTTATTCTAATTAACATAATATTAAAATATATTAAATAAATCTTTATATTGTATTCGTTAAACAAAATCTTAATTTCTTCTAGAATATATATAAATGTCTAGATATATTAATATTAATTCACAAAGTAGTAGTTTGCCTATTGGCGAGACCACAACTGGGTTTCTAAAAACAGCCGGTGGTTATTTTAATAATACATGGCTAATAGTTGGCACTATTATTTTATTTGCTGTATTGGGTATATTTTTGTATTTTTATTTTGTTTCACCACAATTAAATGCTAAATTTCATGCCAATAGTGAACATAATTCAACCGGTAATCAAGGTGGAAAATCTGCTGAACTATTATTTTTCTTTGCTGATTGGTGCCCTCATTGTAAGACAGCTAAACCAATTTGGAATGATTTAAAGAGTGAGTATCAAAATAAAACAATAGATGGATATCAAGTTGTATTTACTGAAATTAATTGCTCTGAAGAGACTGCTGAAGTAGATAGAATGATGAACCAATATAATGTGGAAGGTTATCCTACTATCAAGCTATTGAAAGATGGACAAGTGATTGAATATGATGCTAAGCCATCTAAAGAAACTCTTACTGAATTCTTAAATACTGTTCTCTAAAAGGGTTGATATATTTTGTTTAGAGAGAAATTGAACAGCACTTTCAGTTCCACTACTAAATAAAGATTTTCTAACTTCTATATCACTTAATGCGTTACGCAAAAAATCAAATGTTAGCAATTTTGTGTCACAAATTACCTCATAATTTATTTCTGGTTGTATATTATGTGTGCTAACACTAAAAACTGCTTTATATAAAAAACTAAATAAAAATTGTATTATATTGGACTCAGTATTAATTGTATCCTTATCTTCTTCACTATAATGATTTTTAAATCCAAGTATTTCATCTAATTGTTTACCTGTCTCAATACAATATTTTAACGGATAATTTGTAGATAGTCCGCCATCTATATAACATTTATCTTCAATACATACGGGGGATACTAAAATCGGCAAAGCACTTGTCATTTGAACAGCTGTTAATAATGACAACTGAGGATGTGTTAAATAAGATATATCTTGAACTTTATATTCATTTATTTCAAAAGAAAAAAAATGTAATTCAATTTTGGTTAAGTTGTAAAAATCTTCCAAATTAATATCTAGCAAAATATCTTTAGCATCAAATAAAGGTTTAAAGCATTTTTCAATTGTTTTTATATCAAATAATCCTTTCTTTTTATATGCTTCTAATATGTTATCTACTTTTATAGCAAATACATCCTTCCATGGGCGTTTAATAATATAATCATTTATAGTTTCCCAATCATATTTAAGGCATATTAATATTCCTATTATGGCTCCGGCAGATGTTCCATAAATAGTTTCAATATCTGACATATTTAAAAAATTATTTGTTTCTAGATGTTGTATAGCACCTAAGACTTGAATAAGAGTAGGTCCGCCACCTGAAATAACTAAATGTTTTATGGTCATTGTATATGTTAAAATATATTTGTAAATATATTTTAATATTTTAAATAAAACTAATATATTTTTATAAAATTTAATATGTTTTATTAATTTGATTTTTTTCTTGAAACAAATTAAATGGCAAACATATTTACGCTAGAAAATATTGAAGATTTTTCTGAAAAATTGAATATTGATGAATTATATGAAAAAAAGAGAAATCATGATGTAAATCAGCTCGCACTTTTTAATAAAATTTTACATCGTGTTCACGTAAGAATTAAAACAGCATCTAGACAAAAAATAGATTTTCAATCTTGTTGGTTTATAGTTCCTGAAACAATTATCGGAGTTCCAAAATATGATCAAGCTCATTGTATTGCTTATATTATTGATAAATTAAAAATAAATGGATTTAATGTGCGTTATATTCATCCAAACACATTATTTATTTCATGGAACCATTTTGTTCCTTCTTATGTAAGAACTGAATTGAAGAAAAAAACTGGAATTGTAATTAATGAATTTGGTCAAAAAATTGATGACAATGCTGAAGAAGATGGTAATATGAAGGCTATTTCTAATGATCCAAATGAAATTTTATTACAACAAAAATCTGATGTAATTCAGTCTGGAAAGGCGTTGAAGAAGGAATATACACCTATTAAATCATATAAACCTTCTGGTAATTTAATTTATGATGATGACTTATTAACTAAGATTAACGAGAGATTTAATTAAAAAAAGGTAATTATTATAATATATTTAGTTTTTTTAACAATAATATATATAATGCCTTTTATAAAAGGAAATAAAGCTGTATGGAATTTAGGAAATATTGGTCAATCTTCTAGAATTTATAATTTTAATAAAAGATTTAATTTAAATACACCTAATCAACCAGATACATATTGCGGCCCTTGTGGAGATAGTAGTCAACCTGATTTACATACTGCTAAAGCGCTAGTATTATGTTGTATGGATTTTAGATTAAGGGATAATACAACATGTCAATTAAATTTAAAAGGATATAAGAACCAATATGATGAGGTAATCGCAGCAGGTGCTAGTTTAGGATATAATGGATTGGCTGATTATTCGGGCTGGAATGTATTTATTGATTCTCATGTAAAGTTAGCATACAATTTACATCATATTTCAGAAATACTTATAGTTGAACATGCAAAATGCGGTGCCTATGCTGTACAATATCCTGGTCTTACAGATGCGGAAGAATATACTTATCATGTTAATAATGTTAGCGAATGTGCGGATGAGTTATGGAGTAAATTTAATTCTACTAATGGTTCAGTAATACAAATTCCTAATTTAAAAATAACTGGATATTTAATTTCAATAGATGGATGTTCTTTTGAAGAATTATATAGAAAAACATCATAAATATATAATTGTTATAAAATTATAAAAATAATATATAACTAATATGATAGGTGTAATTAGTAAATTTATAAGTTTTTGTAAGTAGATATTTTTATTATATTATATATATTAAAAATAAAATTGAGATTAAATTACTTATTAAATCTATGTTATAACACTATATATAATGTCTCTTATTATTGAAAATGATGAAAGTATTGACTTTATTAAAACATTAAGTGATAAATGGGTAGAGGAAAATATTTTCAATGGTAAAATTACATACACGAAACCTGGTTCCATTACTTATTTGTTATATGGAGCAAAACCAAGTGAGCAGTCTGTTAATATTAAATTTGGTCATTTTGGTGAATTTATAGCAAAAGAATTGATCAAAACAAAAAAACAATTTGAACTACTAACTTGTGGAGTTCAAAAAGTAAATGATAAAAAAAAGGATGTTGACTTAATATGGTTAGATAAACAAAATAAAGTAATATATTACCGTGAATTGAAAGGGAATATAGAACTAGACACTGAAAAATTGCCAGCAACTATTCATAAGTGTAAAGAAATTGAGCAATCACTTACTAGCAAATATCCAGACTGTTCGATTAACTATGGTGTATTTAATTGGAGTATATACAATAGAAAAATTTTAACTGCTGGATTAACACATATTAAAACATTTGAAAGTAATGGAGTAAAAATAGACCATATGGAAGATTTCTTAAAAATTCTTGATATTAGTTGGAATGAACCAGATTGGGCACTTTATTTTAGAAATATTGGAACCAAAATAATGACATATTTTGATGAATAATTAATAATTCTTGATTACAAGATGCTTTGTATTAATTTCATCGCCGACACGACCGGCATACAATTTAAATTTATATTTTTTATCGTATTCGCCAACAATATAATCCTTATATAGTTCTTCAATGAAAGCTGTCTTACCAATAATCATAAGGCATTTGATTTTGGTTTCCTTAAATAAGGATGCCAATTTTTTCTGTTCTTCTTTGCCAAATTTACAGTATCCATAGTCAGTAAATTCGCTATCATAAGGCGGGTCTAAAAACATAAAATTATTCGCATCATTATAGTGTCCAAATAGATGCTCAAAGCTTTCATTTAATACTTCGGTTCTACTTAGCAATTCTTCATATGCTTTGTTTTGAAGGTCGCTGTAATTGATTGTCTTGTATCTTCCATAAGGAATATTAAATTTACCGTCTTTATTATATCTTAACATACCTCTGAAACAAGTTTTCCTTAAATAATAAAATCTCTTTGCGTTATCAAGAGGAGAATTTATAATTGTCTTATCTCTAACTTTATAATATATTTCTTCTTCGTTAGGATGTTCTCCCATATATTGATAGATCTCTTGTGCCTTTTTTTCAGCAATAGATCTATACAAATCAACTAATTCTTTGTGAACATCGTTAATAACTGCTTTTTGTGGAGCTAAATAGAAGAATACAGAACCGCCGCCAACAAAAGGTTCAATATAGGTATCGTAATCTGCTGGAAAATATTGTTCAAATTGTTTTATTTCATCACCTTTTCCACCACTCCATTTCACAAGCGGTTTCAAATGTGTAAGCGGTGGAAAAGATGATATGACTACATTCTGTTCAGTCAGTCCATTTTCTCCATTATCTATATCAGAAGGTTGCCCTTCATGTGAAGTGATTAGTTCAATTAATTGGTCTTTATTTTTACCGCTATACTTTTTAATACCATATTCCTTACACTTGTCTACTAATTCTTTCTTATTTAAAGCACTTAAATTCATTTGAGTTGCGTCCATTGTCTTTGTGTAATATTATAACATAATTGTTTTTGTATTATTTATACTCAATTTTATTTTTCTACTTTTTATTAGTTTTTCCTCTTTTGGAAATTTTCTTATTCCTATTTTTGCTTTTTTTGGTGATGTTGCTTTTATTATACCTACTTTTGTTTTTTTTTTGTGATGTTGATTTTCTTGTTCCTCCTTTTGCTGTTGTTAATAAAGTTTGTTTAAAATTATATGTCATTCCAATATCATCACCATGACCATGATCATCATCATCATCATCATTATCATCATCGTCAATTGTAAAACCATTCTTTATATAAAATTCACGCACTGATGAGTTTGCCGCAAGATTTATACGTTCTGCATCTATTAATTTCCCAATACATTTTATATTATCAAGTAATAATGTTCCAATACCTTTAATACCATTATCGGGAACACACATACTATAAATAACTAAAATTCTGTCTAAATTAATAGAACAAGCACCTAAAATTTTATTGTCAATCACATTTTGTATATATATAATAGTAATATCTGCTGTAAGACAATAAACAAAATAGTTGTAATTAATTGCTAGTTGATCCCTACAAAAATTTTTATTATCTTTAACTTGTGTTAATAACTCAGTTTTATCTCCTTCAACGCAACCACAATTGGCAAGTTGTGTAAAATATTGTTTATTCTTCTCGCTCAAAACATAACAGCAACGGTACATATATATTATATATAATATATTATACACAATATATTATATCTCATTTGAAATTATAAAATGTGTAAAATTGGCATTTGAAATGTAAAAAGGCGTAAAAGGTATATTCAAAATTAACAAGTTCTTTAAGTTACTTTAAAATATATATATTGGGTCTATTTAAAGCCCGTGATACTACATAATGTAGGGGAAATCAGGACTTTTCTGAAAAAGTGACAAAAAAGAGGTCCTACACATGTAAAGACGAATTTTCTCTTTTTTTTCCAAGACTTTTTTGGAAAAGTTAAAAATGGACATTTATTTTTGTCCATTTTTCGAAAAAGTCGAATCTTCCCGGCCAAAAAAATTTCTGCCACTGCATATTGAAAAATTAGCGTCTCAAGCCTTAATATTTTTTTTTAATTTGTTACGATAAAATTTTTATTTAAAATATTTAAAAACACTTAAATACTATTTTTTGTTGACATATATTATAGTAAATGTCAACAGAATTTAGTAAAAATAGTAAACACGATAAGCAAAAATTTTATTGCGAATTATGTGATTATATATGCTCAAGAAAACATCATCTAAATCAGCATTTTTTAACTCAGTCACACAAAAAACGGGTTGTCAACAATGTTGACAATAGTATCAACCACACTGAAAATCCTAATTATTTTACCTGTTCGAATTGTAACAAATCATATAAGGAGCGGTCGGGTTTATGGAAGCATAAAAAAAAATGCGAACCAGATATTTCTAATAACAACATTGATTTAACAGACTCCAATGTTATTTTACATTTGATTAAACAAAACGATGATTTCAAGCAAATACTTATAGAACAAAGTAAAACCATTTTAGATCAAAACAATAAATTATTTGAAATATGTAAAAATGGCACATCAAATACAAATATTAGTCATGTAAATTCACATAATAAAACATTTAATTTAAATGTATTTTTAAATGAAACATGTAAAGATGCTATGAATATTATGGATTTTATTGACTCCATTAAGCTACAGTTATCAGACTTAGAAAAAGTAGGTAAAAATGGATACGTAGAAGGAATTTCAGATATTATTACAGCTAATTTAAAAGCTTTAGATGTAACTCAAAGACCTATTCATTGTACAGATAAAAAGAGGGAAGTATTGTATATTAAAGATGAAAATAAATGGGAGAAAGAAGATGATGAAAAGAAGAAACTAAGAAAAGCTATTAAGAGGGTGGCTTCTAAGAATCAAAGATTGCTACCAAAATTTAAAGAAGCGCATCCAGATTGTATTAAAGCCGCATCCAGATTTTCGGACCAATATAATAAAATGATTATAGAGTCAATGGGAGGATCAGGTGATAATGATGTCGAAAAGGAAGATAAAATAATAAGAAAAATCGCAAAAGAAGTAATTGTTGATAAAACTATTGAATAATATAAAATAATTAAATATCATATTATTTTATATGCCAAGTATTTCCATAAAAAAAATAGATGAATTAAAAAATAAATCAAAAACAAGAAAAAAGAGAGAAGAGAAGAAGTATATAGATAGATCAAGAGATAATTTAACACCTCATCAAATTACAGAATTGTGTAAAAATTCAGCAAAAACATATGAACCATTTGAAGATAAAATAGAAGAATTATTTAAAAAAAATAAAATTAATATTATAGCAACAAGTTATAATTTAGAAAAACAAATTATTGCTGATTTAAAAAAGGCGGTTAATCCAAAAAATATTAAACCAAATGAAGATTTTTATTCTTATATAAATGATAGATGGATATCAGATTATGAATTAAGTAATGAAAAAAAATATATTATTCAAGTAGATGATTTTAGAATTATTCAAGATAAAGTTTATAGAGAATTAATTGATATTATTAAAGAATATATTAGTAATCCTTCAACAAGAAATTCAAAAAAGGCAAAATGTATTAGAAATGCTTTTATATCCTTTACGCATTATAATACTATAGAACAAACTAGAGAAAAGGCTAATAGTGTACTAAATTTCATTGATACATTATTTGCTGATAAAAATAATATATGGAAACTATTAGCATTTGTAAATAGTAATGAAATTATATCTTGGGGTGCGCCATTTGTATGGTCTTTGAACCCAGATGATAAAAATCCAGATGTATATAAATGTTATTTAGATCCAGTCCAACTATCGCTTATAGATATCAATATATATTTTGATGATCCTACTGACACAGAAGATACAATAAAATATAAAAAAAATTATAAAAAGAATTTTTTTGAATATTTAAATAATTTATTTGATTTGGCTTTTGGAAATCATCATGGTTTTAATGTTAAAGATATATTTGATGTAGAAATTGAAATTTTAAACGCAATGTCGTGTGAATTAATAAAAGATATAGATCCAGATAATTATAATATAGTTACTAGAGAAGAGGCTAAAATACATTTTCAATTTGATTGGGCAGAATTTTGTAAACATTTAGGTTTTAAAAAGATACCAGATAAATTTATAACTTCTAATATAAATTATTTATTATGTGGAACAAAACTTTTATTAGAAAAATGGAATACGCCAAAATGGAGAACTTATTGGATTTATATTTATATACGTCAACAATGTAGATGGAACCAAAAAGGTTTTATAAATTATTTTAAATTTGAAGGTCAGTTTGTAAGAGGTCAGCAAAAATATATTGATAATTATATTCGCACAGTTTTTTTTATGGGTTTTTTATTTAATACTTTTTTAACGAATGAATATACATCAAGATATACTAATTCAAAAGCAATTAATTATATTAAAACTATGGCAGAAGATTTAAAAATAGTATTTTCTAGAATATTAAAAAGAAATAAATGGTTACAGCCAAAAACAAAAGAAAAAGCTTTAAAAAAAATAGAAACTTTAAATTTAACTATTGGATCTCCAGAATTATTAGGTGAAGATCCATTATTAGATTACAAAAATAATGATGCTTGGGGTAATTTAGTAAAAATGGCAGAATGGCGCCATATGAAAGCAATAAATTTAGTAAATAAACCTATTGTTGATATTCCAGTAATAGATTGGTCGGTAATTCCACCTAAATTTGTAGGAAGTCAAGCTTATGTAGTTAATGCTTATTATACTCCATCTAAAAATAGCATCTATATACCATTAGGATATATACAAAAACCATTTATTGATTTAGATGAAAGAGGTATTGAATATAATTTATCTCGCATTGGTTTTACAATAGCACATGAAATGTCGCATGCTTTAGATGATTGGGGAAGTAAATATGATGAAACTGGTAAATTAAATAATTGGTGGACAGAAAAAGATCGAAAAGTATTTGAAAAAATACAAAAAGATGTAATTAAACAATATGAAGTATTTGCAGCATATGATGGTATTGAAATGGATGCAGAACCAACAATAGGAGAAAATTTAGCAGATATTTCTGGTTTAGCTATTTGTCAAGAATATTTAAGAGATTTTCAGTTAAGAAATCAAGATGTTTTACCAATACAAGCTTTATCTTTTGAAGCCTTTTTTATATTTTTTGCTATAAATTCACGACAAAAAATTTCAAAGAAAGCAATTTTAGCACAATTAAAAACAAATCCACATCCTTTAGAAAAATATCGTTGTAATGTTCCATTATCTAGAAGAAAAGTATTTAGGGCTATTTATAATGTTGAAAAGGGAGATAAAATGTGGTGGCATTCAACAAATAGTATATGGGGGGATTAATAAATAAGTTTAGGAATTAAATGGTCGTTCAAAATTTTTTTTTGTAAGTTATATATATAAATGGCTACTCGTCGTCATCGTACTCGTTCTCGTTCATTAGCTCGCGGTCGTGCTCGCACTGCCCGCCGTTCCGCTGCTGCTCACGCTTCCGCTGCTGCACATAAGGCTGCTTCTGCTGCCAAGATGGCTTCCAAGGCTGCTACCAGAGCCAAGGCTGCTACCAAGTCCGCTTCTGCCTCCAAGGCTGCTTCTGCTGGTAAGATGGCTGCCATGGCTGCCCACAAGGCTGCTTCTGCTGCCTCTGCTGCCTCTGCTGCTGCTAACAAGGCTGCCTCTGTTGGCCGTGTTTAAATAATTTAACTGATATATTTCAGTTAAAATCTATTTAGCATAATAATATTTATAATAATGTAATTTTATTATAAATATTTAATAATATTTATATTTAATATTTATATTTAATATAAAATGGCTACAAAACGCTTTATTAAAAATTGTCGACGTAATAGTAAAACTAGAAAGGTTGGTGGTAAACATTCCAAATCGGGTAAAAAATGGATAACTGCTATTGAAGCAGCTCAGAAAACATTAAAAAAAACTAATAGTTTACAAGCAGCAAAAAGTAGTTTAAGAAAACAAGCTTTATATAATGCTCGCAAATTATTTGGTTCTATTTAATAAGTTTTTATCTTTTTACGTATTTATAAAATGATATAAAAGTATCATAATAATATTATTAAATTAATACTATTATGAATCTGATGTTATTAATAATAATTATTTTGTGTCTGTTACTTATTATTCCTATTTTATGTATTTTGTTAATTTTATTTTTTCATTCTTTAATATAATAATTTAATACGTAGTTGTAGTAATACTTGGAGATATAGTAGTAATACTAGGTGTTGATATGCTTGTTATTGGTAATGTAGACGGCATACTAGATGGCATACCATATGCTGCAGCAAGTGGTTGTTGTCTAATAGGCATTGCTACTACTATAGGTGCATCTATTTGTTCTTTTATAGGTACTGGTAAAGGAGCAGGAGCAGCTACAGGCATAGGAGCAGATACAGGCATAGGAGTAACAAGTTTTTTTGTTTCATCAATAATTTTTTTAGATTCTAATTCTAAATTTTTAATTTGTTTTTCAGTAGTTTCTAATATTTTAGCTTCAATAATTGCTTCAAATAATTTAACACCATCTACATAATCTGTTTCACATTTAATATATAATTGAATAATAAAACGTCTAGCTTTTTCGATACATTTTTGTAATAATTCATCAGTTAATTTAGGATTTATTCGAATTACTTTTTTACCTGAATAAGGGTCAATAACATATGTAAATATTTCATTAATAATTTCCAATAACTTAGATTGATTATCGGCAGCATTAGCAATCATATTTTTAATATTATCAGCATAATCAACAAATAATTTATCTTTTACATTTAATGTATATTTTTGTCTAAGCATAGGATTTTCTCCTTGGCAAGATGATCGTTTTCTATAATCTCTCAATTTGATATCACTAAATTTAGTAATTTCTGGAGGCATTGTTTCATTTCCTGTAAAAGCTGTATAAAAAAGTTTAAGATCTCTTAAAAATACTTTTTTAGTTTCTTCACTCATTCCAGTAAAAGTTCCATTAGAATAATCATAATTATCATCTAAATATAAATTCATAAGTTCTTGAATTCCAGGTTCATCAGCAAGTGTTTTATCAAGTCCAGTTTTAGTAGCATTAAAATCACATACTTTTGGCTGTAAAGTGATATTTCCAGTAGTTTTATCAATTATTTGTCCTTTTTTAAGAGCCCTAATTCTATTATCACAAATATTTAATTTAAAAAGCTTTCTTTGTGCTCTTTTAGGAATTTTATCTTTTTCTAATAGACCAGTTTTAACAGTTTGTCCAGTTTGATCTTTATATGTATATACAGGATTAATAGTCATAATAATTGCCGCAAAAATGTGAGCAATTTTAACATAAAATTTAGCAATACCAATACATACACGTTTTTTCTTGATGCTTTTATTAGTATCATTTGATATATCCAACCCTTCTAAACGACCCTTATTAATAAAAGAAACTTTTTCCTTACTAAGATCATTTACTTGTAGACCATCTTTAATTCTTTGAGCAAGATATGTAATTTCTAGATCGGTAAAATGTTTTTGAATAATATCAGAAGTAAGAACTACTAATTTATCACAATATTCCTTTTCAGAAAGTTTGCTTAAACTCTTAAAATCCATTGTTAAAATATAATAAGTTGCTATATAGTCGATAACATCATAAAAATTTTCAAATTTTGTTTCTGAAGTATTTTTTGAATTATTTGAAGAAGAAATATTACCCATATATTATACAATCTTAAAAAAAATAAACAAATAAAAATTAAATACTATAATTATAAATACAATAATTATAAATACTATAATTATAAATACTATAATTATAAATAAAATTGAATTAAAAATATTTCTTCTAATGAAAGAATACAAACAAATGAGCAAAGACAAAAGTCAAAAACAAAAACATAATAATATAAACAAAGCTGAACTATGGAACATATTTGATTCAGAAGTTGAAAATCCAGATAAGCAGAAAATTCCTTTAGAATGTATTTATGGATCAGGAAATAGAGAAATTTGTGAAAGATGTGAGGTTATTTTAGCATTTTCAGATGAAGGATTTCTAACCTGTACAAATCCAAAATGTGGGATTGTATATAAAGATTTGGTAGATCATAGTGCTGAATGGAGATATTATGGTGCTGATGATAATCAGCAATCAGATCCTACTAGATGTGGTATGCCAATAAATCCTCTTCTGGAAGAGTCATCTTATGGATGTAAAGTATTATGTTATGGACCGATGTCTTACGAAATGCGAAAAATTAGACGTTATACTGAGTGGCAATCTATGCCATATAAGGAAAAATCGCAATATGACGACTTTCAAACTATTTCTATAATGGCACAAAATTCTGGTATTCCTAAAATGATTATAGATGACGCAATTGTATATCATAAAAAAATATCAGAATATGAATTAACATTTAGAGGTGATAATAGAGATGGTATTTTGGCAGCTTCTATTTATATATCATGTCGTGTTAATAATTATCCAAGAACCGCGAAAGAAATTGCTACGATCTTTCGTTTGGATGTAACTAGTGCTACAAAAGGTTGTAAAAATGCTCTTGCGATTATAAATAACTTGGAAAAAGATATGGATAATAAAGAAAAGACTAATTTTGGACAAACAAAACCTGAATCATTTATTGAACGTTATTGTAGTAAATTGAATATAAATACCGAATTAACAAAATTATGTCAATTTATTTCTATTAAAATAGAAAAACAACATATTATGCCCGAAAATACACCTCCTTCTATTGCGGCTGGAGTTGTGTATTTTATTTCGCAAATTTGTAAATTAAATATTAGCAAAAAAGATGTAAAAACTGTTAGTGAAATAAGCGAAGTAACAATTAATAAGTGTTATAAAAAGTTGGAAAAAATAAAAGATGATTTAATACCTAGTTCAATATTGAAAAAATATAGTTCTTAGTTATACTTAAAGTTATTTAGAAAATATTAAATACAAATCAAAAATATATTTAATTAAAGAATTAATATATTTTTTATGTGTATATTGTATATGTTAAATTTAAAGAGTGTATCAAATTTGAAAGGTGGTGTAAAACTAAAACCACAATATAGAGCTAGTGATAAAATTAGACCTATAATTGATATGTTACAAAGTCCTGGTGCTAATTTATCCTTATTAGCTTATACTTCAGCTAAGGGATTTGTATTTAGGTTAGATGTACAACCTGGCAATAGTTCTTATTTAGGATTTAACATGAATAGCAATAAATTTGTTGATGAAGTTTTAAGTCTTTGCTTAAAACTAGTTGTTATTTATAGTCCTGACCCAAATGATCCAAATGAAGGAGAAGGCGAACCTATTGCTGATTTTGATAATTTTGGTTATCCAGGAAATGGTTTTCCTCAAATGATTGAAAAATCAACAGAAAGTAAACAAAGTTTATTTGATGAAGCTAGATATCAACAACAGGCATGGAAAACATCTATATATCAAAATGGTATTGAAGTATGTCCTCCTGTATGTGATTTAGCTTTATTAGATACTACAGGTTCTATACCCTTTTTAGATTTATTACAAAATATTGTTGGAAATAGTCCGCATAGTTCTGCTGGAAATAAAGATAGATCAAATCTAACAATAGAATATTTGAGAAGACAATTAGGTCCTAATTTTTCTATTGGTATTTTATCTATGCATACTGTAGTAAATTCATTACCTTTTCATGATTTTACAAGTCAATATAATATTAATAGTGATAAAGGAATTGATATGTATAAAAGATTAGCAGCGCAAACTATGAGATTATTTTTACAAGAACAAATGATACATTGTGATTTACATACTGGCAATGCTCTAGTATCAGATGCCACAGATCCACCAACTTGTGATATTATTGATTTTGGACGTGTAGTGCGATTTACAGAAGATGATGATGATCAATTTTTTACAGTTGATGAAAAAAAACCATTAGTAGAGAGATATAATGAAGAATTTCAAAAATATTTTGCTATTTTAGAACCATCTAGAAGAGGTCCAGCACCACCAACAAAATCAAAATTTGTTTTTGATTTATTAAATTATATTAAATCGGTAGATCTTGATGTAATGAAGCGTTGGTTTAGTCTTAACCGTCCTCAAATGAAATCATGGGTAGATCCTTATCTTAGAAAAGGTACAAGTGAACCAATAATTTTTGAAGATACATTTGATAATTTATTAGTTCCTTATATGGCTAGAGAAGAAGGTAGAAGACCAGCACAACAAACAGTAAATAGTTGGGAAGGAAGAGAAATGATAGATTTAAATCCAACAAGAGTAGGACCTCTAGATTTTGATGTTACAAATGCTGAATTAAGGTTATCTGGTGTTATTGGTCATTTTAGTGCCGCGGGCCCTATCACTAGTATTAAAAAAAGTGGTAAAAGCGTATCATTTTGTAATGCTACAGGTGTATGTGTAGCAGTAGTATTAGGAACAGGAATAATAATGTCATCATTAAGCAAATTATCGAATGGTTCAGGTGGTAGTATAAGAAAACATCATAAAAAAGGAAAACATAATAAAACAAAACATAATAAAACAAAACGCAATAAAAAATAAATTTATAATTATTTTAGTTTTATAATTTACATATAATAAGTATAAATTATAAAAATATAACCTAAAATAAAACTATAATGTCTACTCAAGAAGATGAAAATATAAATAAAGAACCAAATATAAATGATATTAAACCAATAAAAATTCCCAAACGTGTTTTTATTGTTCCATATAGAAGTCGAATTCAACATAAATTCTTTTTTAGCAAATACATGAGTTTTATTTTAGAAGATGATCTTGATTATGAAATATATTTCTCTCACCAATGTGACGCAAGGACTTTTAACCGAGGTGCTACAAAAAATATTGGATTTATAGCAGTGAGAAATAAATATCCTGAGCATTATAAAGATATTACTTTAATATTTAATGATGTAGACACTATTCCTTTTAATAAAATTTTTGATTATAATACTACACATGGAGTAGTAAAACATTTTTATGGATTTAAATATACATTGGGTGGAATAGTCGCAATAAAAGGCTCTGATTTTGAAAGGACAAATGGTTTTCCATGTTTTTGGGGATGGGGTATGGAAGATAATGTTTTACAAAAAAGATGTAATGCGGTAGGTTTAAAAGTGGATCGAAGTGTATTTTATAATATAGGTAGTCCTGAAATACTTCAATTATTTGATGGAATATCAAGAATAATTTCAAAGAAAGATCCATGGAGAGGAGATAATGATAATGGTATAGATGGGTTAAGGACTATTTCGCAACTTAAATATACAATAGATGAAAAATCTGAAAACCCAACTGATAATGTGTTTTCTGTAGATAATTCTAAAATAATGTATATTAATATTTCTACATTTTTAACACATGTTCCATTTGGTTCTCAAGAATATTATACTTATGATTTGAGAGAACCAAAAAGAAAAATAATTAATCCAGATAAGATTAAAGAAACAACAAAAACAGTTGTTTCAACAAATGATTGGACAAATATTCCATATTATCCTACTACTCATGAAAGGAGAGAAAATGTAGCAAAATATTTAGTATCTATGGGAAAACAAATTCCGCAAACATTAATAAAACAAATAGAAGAAGATAGAAAAAAAGCTGCTTCAGAAGATGCCTTTAATCAATTAAATAATAATATTAGTAGTAATATTGGAGAGAATAACGGTAATAATATTACTAGCAATAATTTTGTTCAAAGACCTCCAGTTCAATATCAAAATTTTGTTCAACCACAAATGCGTCCAAATATTTCACCAAATATTCCACCAAATATAAATAAATATTCCCCACAATATGCTGCATATATTGGTGTAAAACCTAGAGCTCAAGCAAGCGCAAGAGTTAGATTAGGTGGTGCGTATTAAAGTCTATAAAAGTTTTTTCCAAACATATACCATTTCAGTATAATCATTTTGTCGTTTAGATTTTTTTAGTGGAAAAGTTTCAGGAGCTTCGCCAAGTAGCCCTTTTAAAACATTTTCATAAACTTCCTTAGAAACATTAATAATATAATGTCCTCCTATTTGAAGGCTATTATATGTCATCTGGAATAATGGTTTGTAAAATTTATCGTCCATATCTTTTTTTGACGCATATTTTGAATTATGAGCATATTTTTCAAGAGAATAATACGGCGGTGACGCAAATACAGTGTCATATGACATCTCATTATAGTTAACTGTGAGAGCATCGCAAATTCGGATATCATATTGGGTCGCCGTTTTAGTCTTCAAATACGACACAAGTTTATCGTAAGGTTCCAACAAATCCGCGTTAATTTCCACCCCGTAAAAAGCCGCCAATTGGAGAGCACCAGCGGCGACCGTTGAGCCGCCCCATCCAGCACAAAAGTTTAATACTCGTGTCGCACCATATTTGGTGTAAATTTCCATACAATTTAATGGCCTCATGATATTTATAGCACTAATACATATATTATATACTTCCTTTAAAACTTTATATTCATGTTTTTTACCATTTTTATTTTTAACTGTTTCATAATAGGTAAGCATAGTTTGAATAAATTTTTTCTTTTTAAATTCTTCAATTCTCTCTACAAATTCAAAAAAACTAATATTGTACTTACCTTTTGTTTCTAATCGTTCAACAAATGTAAAATAATCTACAATATCATTTCCAATACGAGATCGCGGACCAATATCTTTGGCTCCTTTACCAATTTGGATTAACTTATTCATTTCATCATCTACATCTGATAAGGATATATTTTTAATATGCGAAGCTATTAATCGTTTTTCTTTATTTGTAAAAGATTTTATTTCTAATAATGTAGGGTTCATATTATTAGAAATAGAGAGAAAATATATAATAATATTAAATTTAATACTAAAATATTTATTTTTTATAAACTTTATTATAATCTAACATATAGTTTCTAAAATTAGTAACTTTCTTTTCAATATCACTGTAGTCTTCTCTCTGAATTACTGTTAAAGGAATAATTAAATACCAATTATCCTTGCGTTGTAATTTAAACCAATATTTATCTATCTTATATTCATTATTAAAGGGTTCTTTTAATAAGTTTTGTATACTTGTTTTATAATTATCTATTAATATATCATAATATTCTCTCTTTACAATATAACCAGTAGTTGTTTGGCAATTTAATACTTTAATACATACATTGTTTACAGGTAAATATGGCAACATATTATTTCCAGCTACTAGAACAACATCCCAAGGTATATTAGAATTTAAAAATAACTGTAGTTGTGTTAAAAATTGCGTTGGATCTAAAAACTCTATATCATCTTCACAAACAAAAACATATTTATAGTTATTTTTCTTAGCATGTTCAATACACTTGAGATGGCTCATACTACAACCTAATGCGCCATCTTCCAATTTGACCGCATTAAATCTCTCTGGATTATTAACACCAATTTTTTTTAGTTGTTCTTGGACATGTTGATTACGATCTATTCTAGAAGCTAAGTTAATATACATAACATTTATATTTTCAAATAACATTATAATAAATAATAAAATATATATTTTTAAATATAAATATAAACAAAAGTATTTTAAATATTTATGACAATACCTAAAATTATTCATCAATTATGGATTGGTAGTAAACCAGCTCCAATTAGACTAATGAATACATGGAAGGATAAAAATCTAGACTTTGAATATATATTTTGGAATGAAGAAGAGATTAAAAAGAGAGATTTTATATTTAAGTGTCAGGATAAAATTGACGACATCGAAGAAATAAATGGAAAAGCTGACATAATGAGATGGGAAATCCTATACAAATATGGAGGAGTATTTTTAGATGCGGATTCTATATGTATTGAACCAATAGACCACGAACTAATGAATAAAAAGTGTTTTGCTGGTTGGGAACAAGAAGAGCTAAGACCAGGGCTTATAGCAACTGGAACAATGGGTTTTCCAAAAAAACATCCATTAGTAAAAGGAGCTATTAAATGGATATTAAATAATGAAGTTAGTCAACAAAAAGCTATTTTAATGGCGTGGCAATCAGTTGGACCAGGCTTATTAACTCGAATGTATAATACTGGAGAATTTACCGATTTACATATTTTTCCTAGTTACGCATTTTTACCAATACATTTAACCGGATTAGAATATACTGGACATGGAAAAATATATGCGTTTCAAGCATGGGGATCTACAAAACAGAGTTATGATGATATGAATAATATGGTTTTGCCACAGCAGTTTACAGTTCCGCCAAGAGAGAAAAGTGTAAGTATTTTGGTATCTAGTTATAATACAAAAACAAAATATATTAAGGAATGTTTAGATTCAATTAAGACGCAAATTGGTTATTATAATATTGAATTGGTTTGGATAAATGATGGATCTGAATTTCTTGAAACAACCTTATTGGAAAACTTATTAAATAATTTTATCAGAGTAACACGATTTATTAAATTGGTATATCATAAAAATAATAGTAACAAGGGAATTGGTTATACTCTTAATAAAGGTGTACAGTTGTCTTCAAATGATTTAATAATTAAAATGGACAGTGATGATATTATGGTTCCAACTCGTATTTATAAACAAATTGAATTTATGAATAATAATCCACATGTAATGATTTGTGGTTCTCAAATAAAATGTTTTAAAGATAGCATAGATAACGTAGTTTCAATAACAAATCATCCATCAATTACATGGGATGAATATAAAAAAAATCCATCACATTGGTTTTCTAACCATCCTTCACTATGTTACCGTAAATCAGCAATTTTAAAGGCAGGTAATTATGATATTAATAAGTCTAGAATGACAGAAGATTTTGAAATGACATTACGAATGCTTAAAACCCATGGCTATTTATACAATTTAGATGAACCATTATTATATTATAGACTTCACGATCAACAAGTTACCAATAATGGAGGTTTAGAAGGTAGAACATATTGGCATAATATTAGAGAAAATTTAATAAATAATTTAATTAATTCATAATTTATAAAATATAAAGACCCATTTTATTATATTGAATATAAAGTTAAATTCATTAATTATTTATATTTAATATATTTAATGAATAACATAAGAATGAATAATATAACAGACATAAAAAATATATTTTATATAAATTTAGATACAAGACCAGATAGAAAAATTTTTTTTGAAAACCAAATGAAACTAGTTGGATTAAAAGCAACAAGATTTAATGCTATTAAAAATATAAATGGTGCTATAGGATGTAGTTTAAGTCATTTAAATTTATTACAATATGCTAAGAAACATAATTTAGATCATATTTTAATTATGGAAGATGATATTATGTTTTTGAACCCACAAATATTTATTCAGAATATAAATAATTTTTTATCAAAACATGATAATTTTGATGTCTTATTAATAGCTGGAAATAATATGGGAGAATATAAAAGAATAGATGATAACTGTGTAAAAATCAGTCATTGTCAAACGACAACAGGTTACTTAGTTAAAAAACACTATTATGATAAGTTGATAGATAATTTTAAAACAGGTATCCAACACTTTATAAAAAATGTAAATTTAAAATTACAGTATGCGATTGATCAATATTGGTGTAGTTTACAATGTCTAGATAATTGGTATTTATTAACACCATTAACAGTATCACAAAAACCTGATTATAGTGATATTGAAAAAAAAACAATTAATTATAATTTTGTTATGTTAGATTTAGATAAAACTAAAATAAGAGAACATCAACGGAAACAACAAGAGCTGATAAATAGCAGACCAAAATTAGAGATAATAAATAATAATGTTTAATACTTTTGATACTTTTAGAAAAAGTATCGCAAAATATCGCAAAATATCGCAAAATATCGCAAAATATCGCAAAATATTGTATAATATTTTTAGAAAAAGTATTATTATTAAATTTTTCCTTCTTGAACCCATTTTGGAAAATCAGACAATTCAATATCAGTAAAAAATTTATTAGTTGCTAAAGATAAAATATTTTCTTTAAAAATTGGATCTAAATGAAATCCGATAGCATAATCCTCTAAATATTCATTATAAATAGCATCTTTTTTATTTAACAAATTTGAAATAGCACTTCTAGAGAGAAAATAAAAACGTCCACTACAATATTTTGTTACATATAATGGAAGTTTTTCTGGTAATTCAGGATGAATTTTGTTATATTGAGATAAATATGGTTTATCTACATTAACAATAAATCCACCATAATGGGGTCTTGGAACCCGTTTTGTTATTAAACCAGTTAACATATCAAAAAACTTTGGGTTAACCAAAATTTGATCATCGTCTGTTTTAAATAAGTAATTAAACTGAAATGTATTAAAGACTGCTTCATAAGCATTTATAACTTTTTTGGGTAAAGAATTATAATCATCGGCAACTTTAACCCATAAAATGCGATTTTCATCATCAAACCTATATGTATCACTCATAGTTTCATCACCAATAACATGATAAAACTTTAAATAGGATGGAATAAGTGGTAACCAAGTTCTTTTCTGAAAAGCAGCCTTTTTCACATATTTTTTACAATTCATAATAAGCATAATATATTCCTGTTCGATCATTTATAATAATAAAATACTCTATTTTATTTAAATATTTATTATAAATTTTTATAAAAATTTAAATTTAAATATAAATTATTTTTATATTTAAATGAATAATCTAGTTCTAATTACTTCTGTTATTAAAACTCCTGAAAAGCCATTATCATATACAAATAATCGTTCTATTTATACACATCAAGAGAGATTTGAACAAACAAAAAAAACTATTCAATCGATAAAAGAAAAAATAATAAACGCAAAAATATTTATTGTAGAATGTTCAAATTTGGATGACGAACAAAATGAATATTTTAAAAATAATAGCGACTATTTTTTAAATTTATATGAAAATGAAACATTGAGAAATGATATATATGGTATTTCAAAATCTTTAGGTGAAGGAACAATGACTTACTGTGCTTTAAAAAATATAATATATAATAATATTGAGTTTAATAGTCTAATTAAAATATCTGGAAGATATTGGTTATCAACAAATTTTAATTATAAAAATTTTGATAACAATAATAATGTAATTAAATATATTGATGATAATATAAATAATGTATTTACTGGTTTATATAAATTATCTAAAGAAAATGTAAATAAACTAATAATATTTTTAAATAATAATGTTAGTACAATGAGACAATGTATTGGTTATGAAAACTTATTTGCTGATTTTATAAAATCACAAAATATTAGTGTAATTAGTTTAAAATCAATTGGTTTAGAGGGGCCTGTATCAGTTTCAACTGATTATTATAATGGATAAATATTACACATATGTAAAATAGTTTATTAAATATTATTTTAAATATGTGTAATAATTTAAAAAGAAAATACAAAAAATATTATATGAAAATAGCTGTAATAGATGGTGTAAATCAAGATATAGGATTAAATATATTATTTCCAGAAGCAGATTATTTTATTAACAATACTGAAGTTGATAAGTCATTAAATATGAAAAAATATAATATAATACCTAACTATAATTGGTCTCAAATAAATGATAAAAATTATGATTATTTATTTATAATAATAGCATTATATGACGCAAAACCTGGAACTAGATTTTTTAAACAAAATATATATGAAATATTACAAAGAGAAATTAAAATAATTAATGAAAATAATTTTAAAAAAGTTTTTATATTTGATAATTATGATTATGATTATGATCCAAATGAAATAATAAATAATACAAAAATTAATTTATTTTTTAAAAGAAATTATAACAAAACAAAAACATATAATGAAAATGTAGTTCCTTTTCCATTTATTATGTTTGGTGAAACTTCTATTATTGAAAAAATTGAAAATACTGATTTTTCACATATAAATAAACTACCTCGTATTTTTTTTACAGGCACATTATTTGAACATAATGATCCACAAATAAATTATTACAGAAATAGAAATATTATTTATAATGATATAAAAAATAAAATATATAATCCTGGATATTTAAGTTATAATATATTTTTACAAGAATTGAAAAAATCATTTTTTGGATTAGATTTAAATGGTGTTGGTGACCCAAATAAAAGAACATTTGAGATATTATCACAAGGCACTCTAAGAATATCTGAATTCAATGATTTAAAATGGCCATTTGAAGAAGAATTTTTAGAAGAAACTATATTCAAAAATACGTATGATTTTAATAATAAATTAAATAATTTAATAAATAATAAAGAACTCTATATTAAATGTTTGAATAATCAAAATTATATTTATAATAAGTATTTTAATAAAAAATGGATTAAAAACTATATATTAAATAATACATATATGTATTATTCGCAAGCAGGTGAAGACGAATTTTTAAATAGTAATTATTTTAAGAATAAAAGAGACGGAATATATATAGAGTTAGGAGCTCTAGATGGAACATTATATTCAAATACAAAATTTTTTGAAGATCAATTAGGATGGAAAGGTATTTTAATTGAACCACATCCATATAAGTTTCAAGATCTAAAAAAAAATAGACCAAATAATTATTTATTTAATAATCTTGTAAGTTGTGAAAAAGAAGATGTAGTATTTAGATATTTTGTAGATAATTATTCTGGTGTATCTGGTGTTGAAAAAACATTACCAAAAGAACATTTTAATGGTTTTTTTAATATAATAAATGAGCCACAAGAAAGAATGGTGATTAAACCTAAGTCTTTTACGGAAATAATAAAAAGCACAGATATAATACATATAGATTTATTATCATTGGATGTTGAAGGACATGAATATGAAGTATTGACATCCTGGGATTTTTCAATACCAATTGATGTTATTTTAATAGAAACTCTTGGAGGTTCTCAATATGAAAAAGAAGAACAATGTAGACAATTATTAATTAAAAATGGATATAAATTTGATACAAAATTTAAACATAATGAGGTTTTTTTATTAGATGAGTTTAAAAAATAAATTTTGTATTAGAAGACAAATTTGATTATACAGAACATCCTCATGGAGCCAATGTTTCATATAGTATATATAAAAAAATTTAATATTCGTTTAAGTATTCGTTTAAGTATTCGTTATAAAATATTATTCATTATTATAAAATAATGAATAATTATAAATATTCACAGATATGGTTTTTCGATAGTGAAATAAAGAATATATTATTACAGTTTTTAGATAAATCAAAAGAAAATAAGATATTGGAAATTGGTTGTTTTGAAGGGTTATCTAGCGTATTTTTTGCTGATCACTTTCTTGACAATTTAAATTCAACTTTAACTTGTGTGGACCCATTTTTAAATGTTGATAATAACGATCATAAACAATTTTTACAGAATAACGAAGAAATGAATTTTGATTATAATATTTCAGTTTGTAAAAATTCAAATAAAATATCAGTTAACAAAATAACATCAGATTTATTTTTTAAAAATAATACAAAAATATTTAATTTTATATATATTGATGGTTCACACGAATGTGATTTTATAAAGAGAGATATGGAAAATTCATTTAATGTTTTAGAAAAAAATGGTATTATGTGGATGGATGATTATGGTGGAGGGGATGGTATTCAAATAAAAAATACAATGAATTCATTTTTAGAAAAATATAAAGGGGAATATGAGTTAATACATAGTGGTTATCAATTGGCTATAAAAAAAATAGTCTAATTTACATAAAATTTATTCAAATATGTTTCATATTTATAAGGCAGATTAGTATTTTCTTCAATTGGTATATAAACTAATGAGGAATTATTTAATAAATTAACTCCATTTTTTATTTTAATTTCTAATGTATTTTTATCAATAAAATTTTTATTATTATATTCCTGATGTGAATAACTTGCTATTTTATTAATAATAAATTGTATATCTCCAAAATAACTTAAATGCCATCCACCATCTTTTACTATTGGAACATTATTAGAATGTTCCCAAACTCTCATTTGTTGGAATGTTAAGTTAATATTTTTATAAGCTTTAAATGTAAATAATTTAATACCATGCCAATTACTTCCTTCACCTATTCTATAATATAAATTATAATAATACATATCAAGTGCTAATCTATTTAATGTATGCTTATTAAAAATTAGTGTATTATTTTTGGCATTTACTAATATATTTGGATTAGGAATTTCATCAATATCAGATGTTAAAACAATATCTTCATCATTTAAATAATTTTGTTGAATAAGTTGTTGTAATCCTCTTTTAATACAATTGCGCTGATAATATTCATTTTCCCATTGATGATTTAAATTATAATTTATATTTGGATATTTAAATGGAAAATCATGAACTATAATATGTATTATTTTATCATTAAATTTTTCAAAACGCGCTTTATTTTCATTATAAAATAATGGTTTTAATTGCCCAGTAAATGTATGAGTACTTTCAACTAATATGAATTTATCTACATATTCATCTAATATTGATAATCTATAAAAAAGCAAATCAATCTCATTATAAAAAATAAAACTATCTATTATTTTCATATAATATATATCTTAAAATTTATTTAAATAAATAAATACATAAATTAATTATGTCAAATGATAAATATTATATATTTCCATATAACTGGTGGCCAGGATTTAATGAAAAAACTGACGCTAATCACATAGGATTTTTTCAAATTCTTTTATCTAAAACAAAATTAAAAAATTTTGAAATTATATATGATATTAATAAAGCAAATGTATTATTAGAGGCCGGAAATCCAAATGAACATGTTCATAATTTAAAAAATTGGAAATATAAAATAAATTTTATAGGAGAACCTGCTTTACCTCAGCATGAAAAATATGATTTAGTACTAACATCTGTAAATAATATTACAAATATTGTAGATTTACCATTGTCAGTTGCATATATTCATTGTAATAATTTTTTACCAAAACTTTTAAATAGACAAAAAATAGATATTGTTCCTCAAAATTTTTGTTCCTTTATTGTATCTAATCCTAAATGTATAATTAGAAATAAACTATTTGAAAAACTAAATAATTATAAAAAGGTTAATTCAATGGGTGGATATGCTAACAATGTTGATGGTCAAATAAGATATCCTTATTGGTCACAAGATTATTTTAATGTTATAGGTAGTCATAAATTTATGATATGTTGTGAAAATACAAAAATGGAAACATACTCAACTGAAAAAATTGTAAATCCATATTTAGCTAGGACTATTCCTATTTATTGGGGAAGTCATAATATTAAAAATATATTTAATCCTGATTCAATGTTGTTTTTAGAAGATGAAACGGATGAAGCATTTAAAAATTTAATAAAAAAAATAATTGAACTTGATAATGATGATGAAAAATATTTAGAATTTATAAATAGACAAATATTTACAGAAGATAACATAAAATTTTGGAATGAAAATTATATATTAGAAAGTTTAGCTAGAAAAATAGATGAAATTATATAAATTAATTATATAAATTAATTAATATATTTTAAAAATATGTATAATTAATATTATAAATTAAACTTACCACATTACTAAAACCTGAATTATGTAATACTAATATTTCATTAGATTTTGAAATTATAAAAAAATCTACTAATGTATCAAAGACAGAAGTCTCTGTATTATTTTTTAAGTCTCCCAAATGAACTTTTGAATTATCCCAGTAATTTATTAATGGAATGTCTTGTTTTAATTTATTTGCCATTTTTGAAGAATCAGATAATAAAATAAATTTAATATTTGGGTTTTGGTTTACTAAAATACTAATTTTATTAAAATATAATTGATATAAATTTTCATCAAAAATATTATTATGAAGATAATTATCTCCAAAACGTAAATGTATTACTTTAAATCCATTTTCAATATTAATATTATAAATAGAATTAAAAAGGTCTTTTATTTTATTTTCAATTTCATCTGATGGAGATAATATATTTTTTAAATAATTTCTACATTCATTAGATATAAAACCAAAATTAGAGAGAATTCCATTTTCTAAATTATAAAATGAATTTGTTATTATAGAAAATGTTTTACCGTCATTAAATATTTGGTTACATTTTTTATATATATCATCATATGATAATGGTGGTATTAATTCAATTACTTCTAAAGAAGGATCTCTTAATATAAATTTATCATTTGGTTTTAAAAATTTAAATAGTTGGTGATTACAATCTATTAATAGTTTATAATCATATAATTTTGAAAAATTATATAAGGCAATTGTGCCACGCAAAAAATCCGCTAATCCAGGTGGTTGAGGATTTGTTTTGCAAATATTTAAATAACAATGTATACATTGTTTTTCTTCAATATATGCTACTAATATGTCATTAGGAGCTGTACAATCATCATAATATTTTATTTTGTATTCTGGATTAATTTCAATAATTTTTGTTAAAATTTCACTTAAAGTTACAGGAAATCCAGAGTATCTATCTAAACTATTATTCATTAAACGAATATCATCTATTATTATAGTATGTGTGTTAATAGAATGTTGTTTTATTTGTTCTAATTCTTCAAGTATAGGACATACTGTTACAATATCACAACCTACATCAGGGCAACCAGACCAATGACTATCTAACCAAAATGTAATAGTAGTATCAATATCTTTAATTATATTATACAAATCATACTTACTATTTGCCTTACACAAATAAATATTATTATTATTTTCAAATCTTTTTTGGCACATATTAAAAAATACATCGGATAATTCTAAACTGTAAATTTTTAAAGGATTATACACAGTGTTATTTGCTATTTTATATATTGTATCTCCGTGATGTGATCCTGTTTCTAAAAAAACAGGGTTTTTATAAATTAAAAGATCATCAATAAATGGCATAATTATGTATATATTTTATAATATATTTAAAAATTTTATCCGAATAAAGTATTTTTATAAAATATTATATAAAAATTAATTAATAAAATATTTTATAAAATGATAATATCCAATTTAGAAAAAGGAGCAGGATTTTATTCACTATTTTTTTTTATGGTAAATCATTATTTATATGCTAAAAAAAAAAATTTACAATTTAAAATAAATTCAAGTAATTGGTTATTTAAATATGATAAAGGATGGGAAGATTATTTTAAAAATATAGATATGATTAAAGGAAATGCATGTAATGATATATGTTTTGGTCATAATCAACAAATAGATAATTTTACCATTACTGAATATAAAAATATTATTAAAGAATTATATCTTTATAATGATAACATTAAACAATTAATTGAGGTAACAAAGGAAAAACTTTCTTTAAAAAATAATTATGATTCTATTTTTATTCGTCGTGGAGATAAATTATCTGGAGAAAGTAATTATATTTCTACAGAAAAATATATTGAAGTTTTATTAAATAAAAATCCAAAATGTCATACTATATTTTTACAAACTGATGATTATAATTGCTATTTAGATTTAAAAAATTATATTACACATAATAATTTGGAAATAAATATTATAACACTAGCAAAAGAAACTACAAAAGGTGGTATGATTATTTTTAGTTGTAATAAAGCTGGTATTGAATGGGCTGTTAATAGTCATGAAATAAATAAAAATTATATTTCTAACGTAATTAATAATTTACGAGATAGTACCTCTATAGATAAACTAAATAATGATGAAATTTTTAACCATACATTAGAAATGATTATAGGTATAGATATTGTTTTAAATTCAAATATATCAATATGTGAATATTCTTCAAATGTATCTAGATTTATAAAATTGGCACATAATAATAGTGATAATGTATATGATGTATTAAATTCAGATAAAGATATAGATTGGAATAAAACAAGATGTCCATCTTTTGAATTATTATTTTAGAATTTTATAAATTAGTTTTATATTTAAATATATATTAAAAAATATATTATGGATAAAGAAATAACATTATTTATAACATCTTGTGGACGCCCCGGATTACTTAAAAGAACATTAGAAAGTTTTGTAAAATATAATACATATCCTATTAAAGAAGCTATTTTATGCGAAGATTCTGGTATACCAAATATTGTTGATTTTGTTAAAAATATTCTACCTTACCCTATAATATTTTGTTATAATTTAGAAAGAATTGGACAAATGAAAACAAATGAAAACAATTGAAAAGTATACTCCTTTGATAAAAACACCTTATGTTTTTCATTTGGAAGATGATTACGAATTTTTTGATAGTGGATTTATTGAATTATCTTTTAAAATTTTAGATTCAGACCAAAATATATCTCAAGTATTATTGGAGGATGAACAACATACATATACGAAAATAGATATTAATCATAAATTATGTTATAAGGTAATGACTAATAAGTTTAATGAAATTTATTCTAATAATGGCGATGGTCCTTTAAATATATTTAGTTGGAGACCTTCTTTAAAAAGAATTGAAATACAAAAATTAAGAATGCCATATCAAGATTGGGATGATGAATACACTATACAATTACAAGTTAATAAATTAGGTTATTATTCTGTTATTACAAAAAATGAAAAAGATGGAAAAAAAGGATTTTGTACACATATTGGTAAGAACTATCATATAAATTTGCCAAATAATGGAAAAAAAATTTTAACTAGAAATGATTTTCCTGATAAAATAAACATTAGATTAAAAGATATTTAATTAACAAATAAAAATAGTGACATTATTGTTGTTTTATTTTACACCTTTTAACATTTCAAACGCCTATTTTATATATGGCGATTTATTCAAATATAAATGCGATAAACAAGTGTCAAAAATTTTATTTACTAAATAATGAAGTAAATAAAATACAATAAGTTTAAATTTTTTGTTTATTAATATAAATAACATTTTTTTTCATTTAATGTATAATTATTATTTGTATAATATTCTATTATTTCAATTATTTTTTCATATTTAACATTCATATTTAATTTTAATTGATTATGTTTTTCAAAAATAGGAGATCTCCAATTTGGAAATACCGAATGATCATGACATAACATTATATGGTTTTTATTTGAAGAATACGATAACCCGGGAAAATAATAATATGGATGATATTCTTCATGACAACATTCTATAATTAAAGCTTCCTTCGGAGCAAAAGGTATACTCACTAATTGAGCTCCGTGAGGAGAAATAATTATATTATGATTTTCAAAAAAAGAAATTTGTTCTTCAAAAGAAATATTTTCAAAATAAATTACATTAACATCAACATTAAATCTTTCTTTAATTTTACTGCATATTTCTAGTTCATTACAAATTGATCTTCCATTATTCATTCTTCTATTAATCAAACCTATTAACATTTTTTTTTTATTTTCTCCTGAAAAAAAATTATGAATATTATCTATATCACTCATATTTGTGTGTGGAAACCATAAATTATAATAACCATTTTTAATACTGTTATCTTTCCAACTTATAAAATTATCCATTTTTTTAAATCCGTTCTTATTATTATCAGCATTATCACTCATTATTCCACAAAAATGACTAAACTTTAAAACTAAATCATAATTAAAATTATTTATATTTTCTATAAAAATAAAATTATTTAATTTTTTATATAAAAAATTAATATAACTAATTACATACGTTGATATATAAGATGTTTGTGGAATTTGTAATACTATTAAATAATTTTTATATTGTAATATAATACTTGTAGCAAAATAAAAATATTCCATTGTATGAACAAAATGTGGCATTCCTAATATTGTCCAATTATCACAAGTTATTAATAAATTTTTATTATTATACATATTTGCCATACGTCTTTTATTTTCTGTCTCAATTATAGTTTCCATGTATAATATAATATTTATTTGTATTTATATTAATTATTTGTATCTATATTAATTATAAAAATAATTTACTCCAGTTTAAAATTTAGGACCAGTATAAGTTGTTCACGAATACTATTTTCAATAGTTTTTTTGCCACATAATGTCATATTTTTAGATATTGTATCTTCATATTTTTCAATATTTATATTTAAATCATATATTTCATTAATATAACAACACAATTCATACTTGGTTACAATATTTGGTGAAAAAATATGTCTTACTCCTAACCAGAAATCGTTACTATCTATTGTATTTTTTATTAAATTTGCTAATGTTAAACAAGTAACACCATTCCAATAATGATTTGTATACCCTTTAATTTTTCCATTTTTATTTGATTTGACCCATTCAATTAAAGATTTTTTTCCAGTTAACTCTTCTCCAATAATAGAAGTTCTTATTATGGTAGCTTCTTCAGGTTCACCTTGTGATTTTGAAATACCATAAATATTTTTAGCTGTGTGCGTATCATTTACAGAATAATTGCCTTTTAAACCATCATATACACAATCGGTAGTTATATGTAGAAATTTATAGTTATTTTTTTTAGATATTTCATTTAACTTATGAGGAAAGAGTGTATTAATCCTTATGTATGTTTTATAACTATCATGTTCATATTTCTGTGGAATAATACCTGCACAATTAATAATAACATCATTTTCTTTTAAATTACTTTCAATAATATAATATAATTTAGACCAATTATCATTTTCAATATCAAATTCATTTCTTTTAATACAGATAACATTATATTCGTCTTTTAAAATATTATAAACATATCTTCCTAACATACCTGTAGACCCAAATAATACAATATTCATGTATAAATATATATATATATATATATATATATATATATATAAGTATAATTATTTAAATATAAATAAATAATATTTTATAAATGATTGAAAATAAAACTATTTTAATATTTGGTGGAACAGGCTCACTTGGATATGAAGTTGTTAAAAGATATATAGCTAAAAATAAAATTTATAATTATTCAAGAGATGAGTGTAAACATTGGAAAATGAAATTAGATTTTAATAATAGCCCTAATTTAGAATTTATTATTGGTGATGTAATTAATAATAAAAAAGTTGAAGAAACATTGTTAAGAGTAAAACCAAATATCCTTATAATTGCTTCTGCAATGAAACATATTGATCAATGTGAATATAATACAGACCAAAGTTTAAACACAAATCTACTAGGTGTTAAAAATATATTAGATAATATTGAATTACATAAAAATGATTTAAATGGATTTTTAGAAACTGTATTATTTGTAAGCAGTGATAAAGCATGTAGTCCAATTAATGTTTATGGAATGTGTAAAGCATTATCTGAAACATTGATTGTTGAAAAATCATTATATATTAAAAATTTTAAATTTGTAAATATACGTTATGGAAATGTGCTTAATTCTAGAGGTAGTATTATACCTCTATTACATACAATTGGATTAGATAATAAAAAAAATTTTTTTACATTAACAAATGATAATATGACAAGATTTGTAATGACCTTAGAACAAAGTGTAGATTTAATAGATCATACATTATTAAATGGAGAATCTGGCGATACAGTAATACCAAAATTAATATCCATGAAAGTTAAGGATTTAATTGAAATATTTTCTGAAAAATATAATAAACCAATTAAAAATATAGGGATTAAACCTGGAGAAAAATTATTAGAATCGTTAATTAATAAACCACAATCAGCTCGAATTAAAATAAATGGTAACTATACACATATAAAATCAATTTATACTTTTAATGACACTATTGATGAAACATTATTAAATGATTATAACAGTAAAATAAATCCACTTACTAAAGAAGAGCTTAAAAAATATCTTTTAGATTTAGATTTAATAAATTAATAAATTAATAAATTATAAAAGGGTTTAAATATTAAAATTACTCTTATAATATACAATGAAAATACTTTATATTAAATCTAATATGCATAGTAAAAATAATAACGCATTAATGAATTATAAAAATATTAATTTTTATATTATAAATAGTATAACAAACTTAAATGATATAGATTTATCTCAATTTGATATAGTATATAGCCCATGTGAGCCTATAAATGTAAATATATATCCAAATACAAAATTTATTTTTGGTCCACATTTTAGTGTTTTTCCAGAAAAACATCAAATGGATATGATTAGAAGAAAAAATGTTATATATGTTCAACCAAGTGAATGGGCTGCGAAAGTATGGAAAAATAGCCCATTATGTAATAATATAGAAATACAATCTTTACCTTTTGGAGTTGATACAGAAAAATTTAATAGTAATAAATCTATTTCTAAAAGAGAAAAAGTATTTATTTATTTTAAAACAAGGCACCCACAATTATTAGATATTTTAAAATCTTTTTTAAATTATAAAAATATTTCTTATGAAATATTCAACTATAATACAAAATATGATGAAAACACTTATATTGAATATTTAAAAAAGGCTAAATATGGTATTTGGCTTGGTCGTCATGAAAGCCAAGGATTTGCTCTAGAGGAAGCATTATCTATGAATGTCCCTTTATTAGTTTGGAATGTTAAGTCTATGAATGAAGAATATGGTTATAATTATAGTAATATATCTGCTTCTGTAATACCTTATTGGGATGAAAGATGTGGTGAATATTTTTATAATGTAAATGAATTAGAAAACACTTTTAATACTTTTATATCAAAATTAGAAACATATAAACCAAGAGAGTATATTTTAGAAAATTTGACAATGAAAATATGTGAACAAAAATTAATTCAATTAGTTAACAATATATAAATTTATTACACTTAATTACACTTAATTACACTTAATTACAAATAATATAAAATAAGCTATTTATATTATTATTATTATGTCTATTACATTCTCTAGTTGTTTTTATATCATAAAATCTAAATTTGATCCTAGCAAATATATTGAATGGATGAATAATTTTCTCTCTATTGTTAATGAATTTAATTTGGTTATTTATACTGATGAGAATAGTAGCCGTTGTATACCTGATATAGCTAACAAAAATTCTAGAATTAAAATTATTATAAAACCATTAGATCAATTTTATAATTATAAATATAAAGATTTTTGGATTAAAAACCATTATAAAAATTATTTTTTAAATGATAAATCGTGTTGGGAATTAAATATGTTATGGTCAGAGAAAATTTGGTTTGTAAAGGAAACTATAGAGAGAAACTATTTTGAAACTGATTATTATGGGTGGTGTGATATTGGTTATTTCAGAAATAGATCAGAAGACACAAATACTACGTTTCTCTCTAATTGGCCAGACAAAACTAAAATTGAAAAATTAAATAAAAATAAAATTTATTACGCATGTATAAATAATGATGAAAGATATATAAATTATTTAATTAAATTAGTAAATAATAAAAATAAATATGGATTACCGACACAAGAAATTCCTGCTTACCAAACATCTATTGCGGGTGGATTTTTTATTTTGTATAAAGATAAAATAGATTGGTGGTTACAAACTTATGACAGAAAGCTAGAGTTATATTTTACACATAAATATTTAGTTAAAGATGACCAAATTATATTAGCTGATTGTATTCTCTCTAATATGGAAGACTTTTCTTTATTTAGAGAGAAAAATCCACAATTTGATAATTGGTTTATGTTTCAACGTTTATACCTTTGAAAATCCACTCTTAGAAATCCACTTTTAGAAAAAGTGAAGCAAAATATATAATACATATTTTTAGAAAAAAATAAAGCTATATATTTTGGTTATACCTTTTTTAAAGGTATACTTTTCTAAAGGTATATTATGATTAGCATTCTAATACCTATTTATAATGGCATTAAATTTATTGAAGAATCTGTTTCATCTGTTTTAAGTCAAACCTATAGTGAATGGGAACTTTTAATTGGTATTAATGGTCATCCACAAAATTCCGACGTATATAAAATAGCAAAAGAATATGAAAATAAGTCAATTAAAATTAAAGTATTTGATTTTTATACTATAAAAGGAAAATCAAATACTTTGAATGAAATGATAAAACATTGTTCTTATGATTATATTGCTATTTTAGATGTAGATGATATATGGCATCCACAAAAATTAGAAATTCAAATAAAAAAAGTTTTAGAAGATTATGATGTTATTGGATCTAGATGTTTATATTTTGGTAATATTCAAAATAAAATTTGTAATATACCTATTGGTGATATTAGTAATTATGATTTTTCTTTAAAAAACCCAATTATTAATTCTAGTTCAATTATTAAAAAAGAATTATGTTATTGGAATGAAAATGGTATAGAAGATTACAATTTATGGTTACAATTAAAAAAACAAAACAAACAGATTTATAATTGCGAACAAATATTAGTAAAACACAGAATACATAATGAGTCGGCATTTAATACCAAAGAAAATACTTCTAAAATATATAATTTATTAATTAGTTATGGTTATCAAGTTCAAATTAAACCAAAAAAAAATATATTAAAACAAAATAAAAATAAATTAAACAAAAATTTATTTAAATTTATACCTTCTGTTAAAAAAATACAAATAAATATAAAATAATATTAAAATTTATACATGTATTTTAATCCACTCTGGTGGGCATAAATCTTTTGTATCTATATTTGATGATGATCCAAACCATACAGAAGGATAACAAACAATCCTATCTAATTTTTTATTAAAATAGGCACCCCACCAACTAAAAGAACTATTTGCTATTATATTATGATGACAACAACTCATAAATAACATTTGTTCCCAATCAGCTAATGTATTATCTCCTCTTATAAAGGAATAATTTGGATAATTTATTTTTAAAATGCTAATTTTATTTAAAACATCTTGTATATCTTCATCTTCACAAAAATAATAAACTGAAAATCTGGTATTTGGATAAATATTTTGTATTCTATTTAAAGATAAATGATAATATTCATATTTTAATATTGGATGAAAATCGGAAACTTTTTTATAGTCACCAATTCTAAAATGCATACTAATTGTATTTTCTATTGTCCCTTCATTTACTATATTCTCTCCATATATAGTTTGTATTTTTTCTAACAATTTATTTTTCATATTATCTATTCCAATTAATCTACAAATACTAGTAAAATTTGGTTGAAAATATTTATAACTTTGAAAATATCCATAAATTATCGTATTTTTATTTTTCATTTCATAAATCGGTAAATCATTATAAGAAAACCCATTTTCTTTTATAATATGTGTTGGATGTGTGAGATTTTCTATTAAAAAAGGTTTTAACTTTAATAAAAAAGTTTCCCAAAAAGTATATCTTACGGTAGAAGTCCCGCCACCCATAGACTTAATATTTAAAAATTTAAATGGTATACTTGCTTTTATAGCATAAGAAATTGTTGTAAATATTTCAAACAGTTGGTTACCAAGACCGCCTCTCAAATCGCATGTTATCATCCTATATTTAAATATATAATTTATATTTAAATACATAATTTAATTATTTTAAATTTAAAATTGATTAATTTTTACATACAATGTTAAATAGTATAATCCAAGAATATAGTATATTATAATATACAACAATGTTTACAACTAAATATAGACCAACTAATCTGAGTAATTTTATTGGAAATCAGCAAGCTATTCAACCATTCATAAAATGGCTTTTAATTTGGGATGGAAAAAATAAAAAGACAAAATGCGCTCTTATATCAGGAGTAAATGGTATTGGTAAGTCACTATTAGTTGACCTCATTCTTAAAAAACACGACTATCACATGATCCATATATCTATTGATGAAGATCGTGATAAAGATTATATGATTAATACAATTAAACCACTATTGGGATCAAAACGAACTTTTAGTGGACAAGAAAATGTGTTAGTAGTAAGCGATATTGACTCAAGTGGAGGCGATTATGGGTTTATTTCTAGTCTAGTTGAATGTATAAAGGAAACTCAAATACCAATTATTTGTATTTGTGATGACAGATATTCTCAAAATATAAAACCAATATTAGCTTATTGTTTTGATATCAAACTGTCAAAGCCGTCATATAAAGATGTATATCCACTCATCTATAAAGTTGTAACTACTGAAAAAATAAAAATTAGTAAATCAAAAGTGGATAAATTATATGAACAATCTAATGGAGACATTCGTTATATTTTAAATGCCCTTCAGCTTGGAAATATAGATAAATGTGATACACAAAAAAACATACAAAGTTCTAATATCTTTGACACAACAGAAAAATTATTTAATATGGATACTGATCTTAATGATAAATGGAATATCTATTGGATGTCACATGATATTCATCCATTGCTAGTCCATGAGAATTATATTGGCAGCACATTAAATGTTAGAGATGAAGCCAAAAAGTTAGAAAATATTGCCTATTCAATAGACGCTTTATCAGATATGGACTTATTAGATGCTCAATTTGATTTTCAATTAGAACCGTATATTGCTTTCAATACCATAAAAGCAACAACAAAATGTAATAAAAAAGGACAAATTAAATTTCCTCAATTTCTTGGCAGAATTTCCACTGCCAATAAGAACAAAAGAGAAAAACTAGATTATACACAAGTAAAGTTTAAAATATAGTTTATTTACAAATTTGCCATATAATTTATATGTTTTACACTTTTATAATGTTCTGATTTTCCACCACATCTAATGGATGCGCCGCATTCACATACAAATATTTCTTTCATTTTATTTAATATCTTTTCTTGATTTTTTTCATACCAGTTATGACTTTTTTGTTTTATTTTCTCAGCATTTTCGGTAGTATATTTTTTATTTTGTTCTACTATCTTTTCCTTATTTTCTTCTCTATATTTCTTACACTGTTCTGAAACCTTTTCTTTATTTTTTTCATTATACTGTTTTTTTATTTCTTTAATTTTCTCCGCATTTTTCTCTCTATATTCTTTTTGTTTTTTTTTTCTAATGATTATTTTATCTTCTTCTGATATTTTGTCTTCAATTGGTTCTTCTATAATTCCATTCAACTTATTTTGATATTCTATATGCGTTTTGCTGTCTAAATGTCTATTTTTATTATTAAATGTATATTCACTGCCACATTTACAATGGCAAATTTGCGATCTTTGCTCTTTTAACTTTTCTTTGTTTGCTTCTCTCCATTCTTTTTGTGCTGTAGAAGCTTCTTCTTTATGAGCTTCTCTATATTCTTTTTTTTGTTCTGTTAATTTTTCTTTATTTTTTTCTCTGTAATCATCTTGATAGCTTTTAATTTGTTCTTTATTTTTACATGCGTACTCTTTCATTTTTTCTAATATTTCTTCTTTATTTTCTTGATAATGTTCTTTCGCTTTTTCTAATATTTCTTCTTTATTTTCTTCATACCAGTCTTGCTTATATTTAACAGGATTTTCAGTATAAATTGTATAAGGATTATTACAATTTAGTGATGCTTGTAAAGTTTCCATCCAATATCTTTCCCTCATTTCAGCTTCTCTCTTATTTGCGCACTGATAATATTCGATTTGTATCATAGACCAATTATCCCACCCTCCATTAATACGAATACATTGATAAACTTTTCTTTTACATAATTCATTATTAATTAAAGTTTTATGTTGATTTTTTCTTTTAGTAAAATTTGTTGTATGACCAACATAAGTATCCTTAATATTGGTATCTTTACAACAAATTTTGTAAATAATTGTATGTGAGTAATCCATTTGACATTTTGGCATTTGTCTTATAGTATCTTATAATATTATATTTTTAAGTTGTGTTGGTTAAAATATATTAAAAATCTTCACTAAATTCAAAAGCATTATCTGAATTTGATTTATTAGCCAATGAATAATCTGCTATTTTACGCTCGAACATATTAGTTTTACCTTCGAGAGATATTAATTCCATCCAGTCAAATGGATTGATAACATTATAAATTTTTTTGTATCCAAGTTGAACGCATAAACGATCTGCCACAAATTGAATATACTGGGTCATCAAATCAGAATTCATTCCAATAAGCTTACATGGTAATGCCTCACAAATAAACTCAGTTTCAATTTCGACTGCCTCTTTAATAATATCATGAATACGATTTTTATCAATTTTTTTGACTAATTTAGAATATATTAGGATAGCAAATTCACAGTGAAGCGCCTCATCACGTGAAATCAATTCGTTACTGAATGTGAGGCCAGGCATAAGACCCCTCTTTTTTAACCAAAAAATGCTACAAAAAGCCCCGCTAAAAAATATACCTTCTACGCAGGCAAATGCGACCAATCTAGTGGCAAATGAGCTGCGATTATCATGGATCCATTTTTGAGCCCAATCTGATTTCTTTTTAATACATGGGAAATTTTCAATAGCATGAAACAGCTTATGTTTTTCCACTTTATCTTTAATATAGGTTTCAATTAAAAGACTATAGCTTTCACTGTGAATATTCTCCATCGCAATTTGGAAACCGTAAAATGCTCTTGCTTCAGAAATTTGAACTTCATTCATAAAACGAGAAGCCAAATTTTCCAAGACAATTCCGTCACTTGCGGCAAAAAATGCCAAAATCATAGAAATAAAATATCTTTCATTATCATTTAAGCTGTCCCAATGGTCTACATCCTTTGTTAAATCTAACTCTTCTGCTCTCCAAAAACAATCTACTTGTTTTTTATACATTTGCCATATATCATCGTGTTGAATTGGAAACATAACGAAGCGGTTATCGTCTTGTGCTAATAATGGTTCTCTTGACATCCTAAATAATATATTACAAAGATTTTATATTTTTTTCATTTATTATATTAAAAATTTATAAAATTTAACAAATTCAATTAAAATGAGAATATAATAAATATAATAAATATAAAAATTATAAAAAATATAATAAATAATCAATATAAGAATGAGAATAATACAATTAATTGAGGAGAAAGATAAAAAATTTATGCATATACAAGCAGTAATTGAAGCAAAAAGAAATATGTTAATTAATAAACAACAAAAATTAGCAAAAATAGCAAAACAAAATCAATTTTTAGAGACAGTTAAAACGGATTATCTCAAATATTACAATTATATTACTCAACAAAAATGCGAACAAATCCAGGCTATGGAATTATTGAATACATATATCAAGGACTTATCTGAAACTGGTCAATTAACAAAACAAAATATGGAAGATGTCAAGTCCGAACAAGAGAAAATTATGAATGAAGTAAACTCTATTAAGAGAAATTTAGATAATATTATTGATAATGTAAACTAATAAATTTATAAATTATTTTTTTCTTTATTTTCCTTTTCTTTTTCTATAAAATATTTGCCATTCAATCCACACATTGTTATATCAAAACGCGCCATAAATGCGTATGGTTGTTTCTCTCTATAATCAACACTACCTAATCCAGATTTATCAAAATATATATTTGTCATAGGACTTACTAAAAATTTTTTACATGTAGATTGAATACTTGTATTGCCATTTTCGGATATTATTTTATTAAAAAATTTGCAATCCATACATGATGGTTTCATTATATTTAAAAATATTTGGCAAACTTTAGAAGATCTCATTATATTTAATTATTTAATTATTTAATAATCTTTAAGTAAATTTAACTATATTTTATGGTGTTAATTATTAATATATATTAAATTTAATCTCAATTTAATATATATTAATGGCAGTACAACAACAATTTATAACTGATTTTGAAACTCAGATGACAAGACTTAATGATATAAATGTAAGAATACAAGAAAATATTAATAATAGACAAGAGTTTTCAGCAAGATTATTAACTAAATTAAGAGAAATTAATGCTAGTATTCAAACTTTAGGAGGAAATATTAGAACATTAACAAATACTATTGCTGATTTACGTGCTCAACTTGGATCTAACGATTCACAAAATCAAGCAGTCCAAGCTCATATTGCAGAGTTAGAAGCTAGACTTGATGAATCAACTAGAAATTTAGCGGAATTAACACAACAAAGAGATGAAGCTAGACAACAAGTTGAAGCTGCTCGCGCACAAATGGAGACACTTCAAGAACAAATTTCAACACTTCAGCTACGTATTGCTGAGCTTGAACCACAAATTCCTGGAGGCCCAGCACCTGGACCATCACCTGGACCTGAAGTTCAAGCTGAATTAAGTGCGCTACGAGATCAATTAACACAAGCTCAAGAACGTATGGAACAAATGAGATTAGCAGAACAAGCTAATCGAGAAGCAGCTGATAGAGCTCAAACTGAATTATTAGCAGCTCAACAAGAAATTCAACAAAGAGAAGCTCAACTTTCTGCTTTACAAGCGCATTCAGCAGAATTAGAAGCACAAAATGCGGACTTAGTAAGAAGAATTCAAGCAGCAACGACCGCTATACAAACAGCAATGGATAGTTTTAGCGCATTAATGGATACTATACAACGAGAAGCACCAGGTCAAAATGCGGAAGTTGACACTATTTTAGGTGATATTGAGCGATCAATAGCAGATGTTGAACAAGCTATTAATGGTGTTGGTGCTCAAGCAGCTATGCCTCCTCCTATTCCTGGTCCTGTTCCTCCTATTCCTGGTCCTGTTCCTCCTATTCCTGGTCCTGTTCCTCCTATTCCTAGTCCTGTTCCTGCTTTAGATCCTGATGAGATAATTAATGTTAGAAGTGATACTGGTGTCAATACACCACTTTCTATTAGAAGTCTAATAGAAAAATTAAACAATAAACTTACACAAGAACGTTTTAGACGAGGTAAAAATAAATTTAGAGATGCTTTAGAATTTTTAAGAAGAACATCCGGATTAACTCAAGAAGCATTATCTAATCAATTAAATACTCTAGGAATAGTAATAAAAAATGATATTCTTCAAGGTGGAAAGAAGAGAAGAAGAACTAAGAAACAAAAAGGTGGATTTATTTATAATTTACATACTAAAAGAAGAAGTTCTTCAAGTTCCAGAAAATCTGTCACAAGAAGAAGACGTAGAAGCTCAAGAAGCAGCACTCGTAGAAATTCAAAACTTTAAATTAGAAAGCATGCCTCTTAAATCAGGATATTCACGACAGTCATCAGGCCACCATATATTCAATTCTCTATAACGTAATGACAATATATTGGCTCTTTTAATATTTATTTCTTGTCTTTTTTTACAAATATTTTTCCAAGTGCGTTGTATAATTTTAATCCAAAATGTTTTTTTAATACCAACACAATAATCAAAACCAAAGTCATCCTTTAAATACAAAATCTCTATAATTTCTGGTTTAATATAATTACCATTTAAAATCATATTTCTATAATTTCTAAATATAGAATAATGATGTAAATTGGATTCATAAATATATGAATTATTTAGAAAAGCAGCATACTCATTTATATAATTCATATCTAATCGTTTAAATCTTGTATTTACCAAATAATGATATTTTACATCAGATAAAGTATCGCCATGTATTTTTTCATTAAATAATTCACATAATGCTATGACATATTTTGTAGAACTAGGTTCTTCAGCTTCATATATTATATCTTGAGTATCTTCACTGTATTCACTGTATTCAGTAACATCATAATTTGTAGGATCATTATTTACGTTATAATTCGGCATAGTTATTTATACTTTTAATTATAATATTAAAATATTTATTCATTTTTTTTTAAATATTATATATATAATGAACTTTAAAGCAGCTCTATCTAAATTTCTTACAAACAAGTTAGTATTAAACATTATTTCATTAATTGCTTTATTTAATGTTATAGGTTATATGGTTATGGGGTATTTTAATATTGTTATTTTATTTATAGCAATAGCTATTTTAGTGAGATACTTTAGTAAAAATATGATTGTTGTTTTAGGAATACCTCTTATTTTAGTTAACTTATTATCCTTAGGCAAAAATGTATCTTTTGAAGGATTTGAAACTACAGATGATAAAGATAAAACTAAAGAAATTATAAATAAAATTAATGAAAAAGCAAAGGATGCTAAATCAAATCTTGGTACACAAACACCTTTAGAACCTACTGTGGATACTACTAATACTCCTGATAATTCAGAATCATTTGAATCTGGACGCCGTAAAAATAGAAATACTAATAGTAAAATTGATTATGCTTCTACTATTGAAGAAGCATATGATAATTTGAATAGCGTTCTTGGTAGCGACGGTATCAATAGATTAACAAAAGATTCGCAACGATTAATGAAACAACAAGCTGACTTAGCAGAATCTATGAAAGCAATGGGACCTTTAATGGAACAAATGGGACCTATGTTAAATCAAGCTAAAGAAATGATGTCTAGCATGAATGATGGTAAGTCTGGCTTAGGTAGTGTAATGGGAATTGCTAATCAATTACAACAGCAACTAAGTGGTATATCTAATAAAAAATAATAAATAAACTAAAATATAATATATAAATTATAATATATAAATTAAAATATAATATATAAATTAATATTATATTTTGTCTCTTTAATGGTGTGGTTAAATCAACATGTTATTTTTTATATTTTCTTGATCTTCTTTTATTAGTTAAACGAAACTTTTTGGATTTTATCTTTTTACCTCCAGACATTTTTTCTGCTGCTACAGCTACAGAATCAAATCCATTTTGAACTTTTTCAACTGACGATCCTGATCCTACTTCATTTGCTACTTTAGCAGCAACTTTTTCACTTAAAACTTCTACAATAGTGTCTAAAGCTTGAGTTAATTTATCATTAGTAGGTTGAGGACTAGATATTTCCATTTGTCTAGGTTCTGATATATTTTCAGATACATGTTCACTCATAGATGGACTTTCTGTTGTTTCTTCAGATTTTATACTAGCAATAGCACCAGTATCTGTATTTTCTTCTACTTGAGCACTTGCTTCACTTAAGGCTTCTCCTTGTTGTTCTTCAGAACTACTTATATTTGTAGCATCTTGAACATGAGGAGTAGGTTCAAATATAGGGGGTGGTAATGGTTCACTCAACCCTTCAGTAGCACCTGATGTATCTGGTAATGCGTTTACATCTACGTTAGTAACTGGAACATCTTCTCCTGTAAGAATAGAAGCAGTTGTATCACCAGTAGAACCTGGAGTAATAGCCTGTTCAGGAGTAGATAAACTTTCAGTAGCAGTCGATGTATCTGGCAATGCGTTTACATCTACATTAGTAACTGGCAAATCTTCTCCAGAAGGAGCAGGAGTAACTACTTCTTCTGTGACAGCAGGAGTAATAACTTCTTCAGTAATAGCAGGTGTTTCACCAGAAGGAGCAGAAGTAACTACTTCTTCAGTAATAGCAGATGATTCGCCAGAAGGAGCAATTACTTCTTCGGTAATAGCAGATGTTTCATCAGAAGGAGCAGATGTAATAACCTCTTCTGTATTCACAGTTTCTTCTACTTTAGGATCTTCATTTGGTTCTTGACCACCATGCTTTTTACCGTAAAATCTTTTTAATGTTTTTTTAGCTAAATTAAATTTTTTATTTTTTCTAAATGTCTTTCTTTTACTTGTGCCTCTTTTTTTATTTATTTTTTTTTTTAAACTTTGTTTTTTCTTATTATATAATTTAGATATTTTACCTTTAGTTAATTTCATTCTATATAAATAAATTAATATTTTTATTTATATAGTTATATTAATGACTAGTCAAAATATTAATATATCACCCAAAAATATTTCAGGAAAATGTGATTTAAAATGTTCTTATAATTTTAATTATCCTGAAAGTAATTCTACTGCTAAAAATAATGGCGTAATGATTAATTTAACACCTGATAACAGTTCTATCCCCCCAGTTACATACAATACTGAAAAATATATAGTTTCTAATATTATTATAACATGCCCATCTCTTCATATATTTAATAATAGTAATGTTGCTGCGGAAATTTTTATTCAACACGTTCCTGTAAAAGGAGGCCAAAATTTAAATGTTGCTATACCTATTATTTCATCTAGTGAATCTTCAACAGCATCTAATTTAATTACACAAATTATCCAAAGTGTTTCGACAAATGCTCCAAGAAATGGTGAAACAACTAATCTAAATATTACTGGTTTTACATTACAAAATATTGTTCCAGCAAAACCATTTTTTAGTTATACAGATACAAATAATGAAAACTGGATTGTTTTTCCTATGAAAGATGCTATTCCATTAAATAGTAGTACTCTTACAACTTTAGGTCAAATTATAAAACCTTATCCATTGCCTATGACTGGCGGTGAATTATTTTTTAATTCAAATGGTCCTAATAGTAATAAAAGTTCAAGCGAAATTTATATTTCGTGTAATCCTACAGGGTCCTCTGTTGAAACAACTGAAGTAGTTTATGATACAAATATGGTAACACCTATAGATTTTAATAGTATTTGGAATAATCCTACGTTTAAACTTATTATTCAAATTTTAATAGCATGTTCATTATTTATAGTAATGTTTTATGTGTTAAATATGATATATTCATTTTTAATTAATGGATCTGTTAAATCTCAAATAACTTCACCAGATAAATCATAACAAGATTTATTTTATTTCATATAATTTTACATTATTTTTATATAATTTATTTACTATATAAAAATTTTTATATAATTTATTTACTGTATAAAAATTTAATTAATTAATTTGAACCATTTAATGGAGAAGCATCATGTATATTATCCAATAATGGTTTATAAGAACATTGTGAAATAGAACATCCGCTCTTAGCAATTGGAGCCATTTTTGCTACAACCTCTTGCTCTAAAGTATATGGGAATTGATTAAAAGCAGTAAATTGCGAGGATTTTTTCTCTTCACTAGGACCATATTTCTGAAGAGCATCTATTCCTGTTGCGGCAGATGAACGACGAATTAAATCAAAAGCAACAAATAGGGACAAAACAGCTAAAATAGGATTAGCATAATTAAACAAATAAATTACAATAATAAAAATAACAATTTTTCCCACTAAAGAATCAACCAAACTGGCAATTGGTTCGGGTGTTTTTAATCCCAATATTAAATAAATAATAAACAATATTGCCAAGACTAGTTCACCAATATGCTGTTTTTTAAATAAACTAGAAAAACTTTCCATATATCATATGAATAGATTTTATTTATTCCTTTTTTATAAAAGTTAAACATTATCAAAAGAAACATTATCAAAAGAAATATTAATAAAAGAAACATTAATAAAAGAAACATTAATAAAAGAAACATTAATAAAAGAAACATTAATAAAAGAAACATTAATAAAAGAAACATTATCAAAAGGATATAAATATAATTTACTAAATAATATTAGCTCAATTATGAACCTAAATACTTACCTAGGACAAAAAGGTTATACTATACCTAAAAATGACCTTACTATCGAACAACAAAAACAAATTAGAACTGACTTAACTATTAAACCATTTACACATGGTGGAATGGGTGGTGATCAAAAAAGTTTTCCAGCTTATCGTGAATCATCTAATAAATTTTATGTTCCTCATTATTATGGGGTTGATAATTTTGGTGCTCCAAAACAATATAAGATTACTGAAGGGGATAATATTAATCTAGAATTTGCTGGAAAATTACGAGAGAACCAGGAAATTGTTGTGAATACCTATGTTGATCATGTTCATAAAGCCAATTATGGTGGCGGTCTACTCGAACTTCCATGTGCCTACGGCAAATGTTTAGGAAAAGATACTGAAATATTAATGTATGACGGTTCAATTAAAAAAGTTCAGGATATTCAAGTTGGTGATTTATTAATGGGCGATGATTCAACACAAAGAAATGTTTTAACATTAGCTAGAGGAAGGGAACAAATGTATAAAATAACTAGTAAGAAAGGAGATTCATACATTTGTAATGAAAGTCATATATTATCATTAAAGAGTTCAGCATATCATAGTAAATCTATTAAAAAAGGAGATATTATTGATATTTCTGTAAAAGATTTTTTAAATTTACCAAAATGTTTTCACGGAAAAGGAGGTGTTTTACTTGGATATAAAGTTCCTATACAATTTGAAGAACAGAGTATTGAATTTGATCCATATTTACTTGGATATTGGTTGGGAGATGGTGCTAGTAGACATACTGGAATAACAACTCAAGAAAGTAGTGTAATAAAATATATGGTTGAATTATTTAAAAATAAGCACACTGATTTGTATTTACGCTATACAGGAAGTCAATATGATTATAGAATAAATTCTATTAAACATAAAAATAGTTTTAAAGACTTTTTAAGGACAAATAATTTATTAAATAATAAACATATTCCAAATAATTATTTATGTAATTCAAGAAAAATACGTTTAGAACTTCTAGCCGGAATTATAGATTCAGACGGATATTTTAATAAAAATTGTATAGAAATAACCCAAAAAAATGAAAAATTATTAGATAATATAATTTACTTAGCAAGATCATTAGGATTTGCGTGTTATAAAAAACAAGTTGAAAAAGTTTGCACCAATGCTAAAAATGGACCAAAAAAGGGTATATATTTTTTAACAAATATTTATGGAAAAGGAATTGAAGAGATACCAACCTTATGTCCTAGAAAAAAAGGATATGTAAGAAAACAGATAAAAGACGCATTAACTTATAGATTACAAATAGAAAAACTAGATATTGATGAGTATTACGGTTTTGAAATTGATGATAATCGTAGATTTGTTTTAGCAGATTTTACAGTAACACATAATACTGTCCTTTCACTTAACATCATATCTCATCTCAAGAAAAAAACATTTATTATTGTCCATAAAGAATTTTTAATGAACCAATGGATTGAACGCATTCAGCAATTTTTACCCAAAGCTCGGGTAGGAAAAATTCAAGGACCTATTATTGATATAGATGACAAGGATATTGTCATTGGTATGCTTCAAAGTCTCTCTATGAAAGAATATCCATCTTCTATTTTTGAAAGTTTTGGACTAACTATTATTGATGAAGTCCATCATATTTCTAGCGAAGTATTTTCTAATTCATTATTTAAATTGGTTACCAAATATATGCTTGGACTTTCGGCAACCATGAACCGTAAAGATGGCACAACTCGTGTATTCAAAATGTTTCTCGGTGAAGTTGTATTTAAAGGTAAACGTGACGAAGAGAGAGAAGTAACTGTTCATGCAATTGAATATAAAGTTGATGACGAAGAATTTAATGAAGTTAAATTGGATTTTAGAGGTAAACCCGCATATAGCACTATGATATCAAAACTGTGCGAATATAATCGTCGAAGTGAGTTTATTTTAAAGGTTCTCTCTAATATGTTTTTAGAGAACCCAAATCAACAAGTTTTAATTCTAGGACATAACAAAAACTTGCTTAAATATTTACATGATGCTATAGCTCACAGAAATATAGCAACAGTTGGGTATTATGTTGGAGGAATGAAAGAAGCCGCATTGAAAATTTCAGAGACCAAACAAGTAGTCATTGCGACCTTTGCGATGGCATCAGAAGCACTAGATATAAAATCATTAACCACATTAATTATGGCCACACCAAAAACAGATATAGAACAAAGTGTTGGTCGTATTCTTAGAGAAAAACATAGCAATCCAATTGTTGTGGATATAATAGACAGTCATGATTTATTTAAAAATCAATGGCGTAAAAGGAAAACATTTTATAAAAGAGAAAATTATAAAATTATTTATACAACTAGTGTTGAATATACTCCGGATACTAGTAAATGGTCGCTGATATTTACTCCAAACCCAAATGGACCCAAAGAATGTAAAAAAGCTACAATATCTAAAAAAACTACTTCGAAAAAAAGTAATTCATCTTCTGATAGAAGTATTACAAATGACAGCGATAGTGAAGAAGAACCTGAAGTAGTTGAAAATGATTTACCTAAGGATAAATATGCTTGTGGAGTTTGTTTGCTTAAATTTAAAAAATAAAGATTTATTCTATAAGATCTACTTTATTTCCTTTGTTATCATAAACCCAAATTTCATATTTATAACCTAAATCTTTTGCTGCGTTTTGTTTTTCAAATATATTACCAGATTTATTTTGAATAGTCCATGTTGATTTCACCTCAATACATTTATTTTGTGAAGGTATAAAAATATCCACATAATGTCTATGTTTTTTACATGTATCATCATTATACCAAATAATAGGCACATTTTTACAACCAGTAATAATATCATTTTCATCAGTATTTTTAATTAATTCTTCTAGAGCAAATGGTTCATAACCTTGACATTTTATTTTATTTTCAGAAGGAAAAATAAATATTTTTGGTTTATAACAATTTTTTAGAACTTTTTCCATAAGTTCTTGGTTTTGTGTTGGATGTTCTACACCAAAATTTAATAAACATGTTTTTTTACTTTTATTTCGTGTTTCTTTAGATTGTTGTGGATGTTCAACTCCATTATTTTTTAAACATGTTTTAATTTTTTTATCCTTAATTTCCTGACATTGTGAATTATGTTCTACACCATAATTTTTAAGTGTTGTTTCCTTTTTCTTATTTTTAATTTCATCTAATTGAGAAATATTTTTAACACCATATTTGAGTAGCATTGTATTTTTTGCTTTATTTCCTTTCTCAAGACAACTACAATCATGACAAGTTGGATTATATTTTAAAATAAATTCAAATCTTTTAGATGTGTTTTTATTACATTTTATACATATAAAATCAATAAATTTTTGTGCACCTAATTCATTGTCCTCATACTGACGTAATAATGTAATATTATATTCATTACAAACTTGATATAAAAAGTCTTTAGTAAAACGTTTTATTGGCATATAAATATTATTTTAATATTTTTATATATTTTTAATATTATATAAAAATGTATCATCTCAAAAATTTAAACAAATTTAATGGCCTCTGCTTGGAAAACCCATACCAGTAAAATGATTATAATTATTTGTGCAGCCACCTGTGTTAGGTAAGACTTTAATAGGTGGTGGATTAGCTAAACCCAATTGGCTTGCTGGCAAATTGATACCCGCGACCTGATAAACAGGTGTGTTGGGTAAATTATTCTGATACTGAGCCCAACCTCCGCGTTGACCCTTACGATGTGTTCTGCGTTTTTTACCACCAGCAAAACGTCTTCCTACACTTCGTGACGCACCTCTAGATACACCTCTAGCAATTGTTCTTGAACGCAACTTGTGCTTTAAAGATCTCATTTTCTTGCTTCCCTTTTTCATCTTTTTATATATTTTAGTAATATTTTTAATTTTTCTTTTTAAAACTTTTGCTCCTCCCTTAAATAAACAAATTCCTGGGGCTTGACCTGCCGCAGCTGCTACATTACTTTTTGTTCCAAATAGACCAAACCCTGTCTGCATGGTTTCATTGCTGCTAAAATTTGCCGGATTATTTGAACTTGTAACATTGACATATTGCCCATTAACATTACTTAATGGAGCTGTGCCACCATAACCTAAATTAGATGCTCCTGTTCCTGACATATATATATACTTTTAAAAAAGTATAGCAAAATATATATATATATACTTTTAAAAAAGGTATAGCCAAATTTTATTTTTTATTTTTTTAAAGGGATATAAACTCTATTAACACGATAACCGTTGTGACATAATATTTCTACGGGAAAAGCATCGCAGAACTCGCAGAGATAGAAAACATTAGATTTTATATTTAATAAAAAAATTGATTTACTTTTTATTAAATAATAAATACAATATACTATTATACACATTACTTAAAGATGAGTGAATTTCAACCGATTAATATTGCTGATAGCGAGGAAGAAATTATTGTTATCAAAAAAACAAAAAAGGTTAAATCTACCCTTAAGGGATTGACTAAAAAGGTTGAGTTAATAATTGAAGATGAAGAAAAAAGTGTATTTATTAATCAAGTATTTCGTAAAGATATATTGGCGAATATGTTGGCAAATACAAAATTAACAGGTAAAGAATTATTTGATGTGATTATCAAGGAAAACAAAGAATTATATGATGAAAGAAGGCAAGGATTGATATTTGAAACCCTTTGTCAAATCCTTATTATTCTAAAGTGTATAGAAAATATAAATTATACAGAAATTTATGATGGACAATTACAAAACTTAAAACAAATTAAAAATATTAATTCTTTGTTAAATGTAAAGGTTGATGGTGGAGGAAATAATATTATTGATATGGCTATAAAACAGAGAACAACTCTTGTTTTATTTACAATTAAATATAAAAATAAGTATAGTGAAACTGATGTATCAAAAATAGACAACACAATAACCAAGCAAAATATAACAGATGACTATAAAATTGGATTAGTTCTTAAGGATAAAGAAGTTGTTATAAAACACAAATACAAAAATAAACTAAATATTGATAAACAAATACACGATAAAATTATAGAAAATGGTTTATTATTTGATGAAAAAGATATTATTAAAGCTTTAGATGTATTTTGTCAAAGATTTACTAATGTATTAAGTATTGATGAATTTATTGATTTCATTAATGCTGAATATTTATTATCACCAAGACAACAATTAACAAAAAAGTTACATCAAAAAATGACAGAAATAAAATTTGAAAAGTCGTTTTTGACAAATAAACATAAAATGTGGTGTATAGCACATAAACCAAGAAGCGGTAAAAGTATTACTATGTTATTAATATGTAAATATTTATTGGAACATGGTTATAAAAAAATACTAATAATGACATCTGTTCCAGCAACTATAAATAGTTTTATGAATGATTTAGAAAAGTATATTGATTTCAAAAATATTAATTACAAATTACAAGAAGAATTTGATACAATTGACGAAACCTTTAATGGTATTGTCTTTTGTAGCGTTCAATATCTTAAAAAAGACGGAAAAAGCAAGAAGAAAGATTTATTAAAAAAAATGGGTTTTGACGCAATTATTACTGACGAAGCACATCAAGGATCATCAACCGATAAAACAAAAACAGAAATTTTAGATGTTGATAGTGATGTTGAAGAAATTCGTAAAAATATAAAACTAAATATATTTGCGTCAGGCACAGCAGATAAAACAAAAAAATATTATGGCATTAATAGCTCTTGTATTTATGAATGGGAAATTGAAGATGAAGCATTTATGAAAGAATTGATAAAACCAGCACTAAAAAATAGAGAAGATATAATTAATTATATGGTTAGTCGTCATGGAAATACATTTACAGAGTGTTTAGAAAATGGAACTCTAAATAAAGATTACTCAAAACATCCTACTCAGGTATTAATGAAACATTCTATTAATGAATTATTAATTACGGAGATAAAAGAATACAACGATAAATATGGAACTAATTTTGGTTATAATTGCGGTTCGTTGTTTGCGTTAAAACAAATTATTAATGAAAAGGGTGAAGTAGAATATGCGGAAGAATTTGAATTATGTAAAACTACTGATGGAATAGATATATTAAAAGGGTTATTTGATTGTATTATTTCAACAAACAGAATGAGAAAAACAATTATGAAACAAATTGAAAATACACAAACAAGTCGTGGTTCAAGAAAATCAACAATTGAAAAACCATTATTATTTATCATGTATCTTCCGACCCATACAAGAAATAACACAATATCATTATTACAAAAAACATTCAAACAATTTTTAGAAACACATAATTTATGGAGCGACTATAGTATAGAATATTCTAATTCAACAGAAGATACTGGAAATGTCAAAGAAGAATATAATGAATACATACAAACGATAATGAATAAGACAAAAACAGAAAATAAAAAAGGTTGTATTTTATTGTTAGGCAATAAAGGAAGCGTAGGCATTACATATACAGATTGTGATGCTACAATATCATTAGATGACGGACACAATTTAGACAATCAAAAACAAAGATTTTCAAGAGCTTTAACAGAAGCAGATGGTAAAACAATAGGAATAAATGTAGATATGAATATTCAAAGAACTTATTTGTATTTGGTTGATATAATTCAAAAACATAGAAGAAATACAAAAACAAGTAAAACAAATGCGGAAATACTATACTATTTATTTGAACACAATATATTCTTATTTGATCCAGAACAAATCAATAATGGAAAATTGACAACAATTGAGATAATGTCTTACTACCAAAAAGAAGCAGAAAACATTATGAAAGAAATTGATGATACGCCTTTCTTAGAAAATCTCATTTGTGATGATGATATGCGTGATTTTATAAAAATAGATTTTCAAAAAAGAGAATTAAAAAAAATAAATAAAGATTTAGAAGGAGAACAACAAGATTGTCCTAAGGGCGATAAAACAAAGGTTCAAATTGACGCTCCTCACGATATTGATAATGCCAAAGAAGAAGAAAATAAGTTAAATGAAGAAGAAACCGCTAAGATTGAACTTTTGATAAACCAAACTTACGAAATGTGTAAGAGTTTCTTATTTCCATTATTAGCATTAATTTCAATGTCATATAAGTTATTTGATTTCAAGGAAATATTTACAAGTGAAAAAACAGGGAGATTAATTATTTCATTATTAAAAGATAAAAAAATTGAATTAAATAAAGATAATTATATTATTATAGTAAATATAATGAACAATATTATAGATAATAATGCTGAAATTGTTAATAACATTCGTGAGATTTATAGCATAGCACCTGCTAAGAAGTTGCGTGAGCTTATTGAAAAACATTTTAAACCTACAAATGATGAAAAAAAACAAAACGCAGAAGTTTCAACTCCTCTTAAATTGGTTAATGACATGCTAGACTCAACGCCATTAGAGTTTTGGAAAAAACCTCAAAAAGTATTTGAACCTTGCTGTGGTAAAGGAAATTTTGTATTAGGTATATTTGATAGATTTTATGAAGGTCTTGAAGAAATGTATCCTGATAAAATTGAAAGATGTCGTGTTATTATGACTGAGTGTATCTATTATGCGGATCTAACTGCGTTAAATGTTTTCATTACAACAGAAATAATGAAATGTCATGTTCAAAGCTATTGTGGGTTAGATGAGTTGGATTTTGAATTTAATAACTATACTGGAGATAGTCTTGAATTAAATATTAAAGATAAATGGAACATTGATGGGTTTAATAAAATTGACGGAAATCCTCCATATAATTCAAGCGGTGATACAGCTACAGGAAATACAATTTGGCAAGATTTTACAAAAAAATCTCTTAATGAATGGTTATTGCCAAATGGTTATTTATTATTCGTCCATCCACCAGGTTGGAGAAAACCAAACACAGAAAGAGGAAAATTTACAAAAATGTTTGACTTGATGACAAAACAAAACCAAATGTTATATTTAGAAATACACGGAATAAAAGACGGACAAAAAGTATTTAGTTGCGGAACAAGATATGATTGGTATTTGATTGAAAAAACAAATCAATACAAAAATACGATTATTATAGATGAATCCGGAACACATAATGAAATTAATTTAAGTGAATTGTCTTGGTTGCCCAATTCAAATATTTTAGAAATTAACAAAATATTAGCTAAAAATAATAGCGAACGATGTCCTATAATACAAAGTATGTCTGCTTATGAACCAAGAAAAAAATGGATGTCATCAACACAAACCCTCGAATTTAAATATCCGTGCGTTCATTCTACACCTAAAGCTGGTATTAGATATATGTATAGTAAAGTAAATGATAGAGGACATTTTGGAGTATCAAAAGTAATATTTGGAGAAAGTGGTATATACAAACCTGTTATTGATATGGAAGGAAAATACGGAATGACACATGGAGCTATGGCAATACAAGTTGATAATTTAGAAGAAGCAACTTTTATTAGTAAAGTTATTGAAAGTGATAAATTTGATAAAGTTATTCAAAGTTGTATATTTTCGTCATTTAGAATAGATTGGAATATTTTCAAAGAATTTAAGAAAGATTTTTGGAAAGAGTTTATTTAGATTTTGGTTTGAAATTGTCTTTTGTTTTAGGTTCAGGTCTATTTATTACATCAATTTTATCAATATAAAATTCAATATTCATTTTTTTTACACCTTTTTACATTTCAAACTCCAATTAAGTTTTCTTTTTTCTTAAATTACAATCTCTACACAATATTTGAAAATTACAATTTTTATTATGATAATCAACCCAATCATTTTTAAAATCTTCGTGTTCCTCTTTAAAAATGGTTAATTTATATAAGGTATAGCCAAATTTTATTTTTTATTTTTTTAAAGGGATATAAACTCTGTTAACACGATAACCAGTATGGGATAATATTTCTACTGGAAAAGCGTCGCCTGCCTTAGCTATATCAAATATAGTTTGCGGACAATTATATCCATTTCCAAATATAAAAATCTCATCATTTATTTTATCATTTTCTTTTGCTTCTACAACAATCTGGTCCATACTAATTAATCCTAATACTTTTCGCTTTGTTCCATTTATATATACACTCATTTTTAAAGAAGCAGATCTTGGAATTATATCAGCATAACCTATTGGCAATATTGCTACCCTCATTTTTCTTGGTGTTATATATTTCCAATTATATCCTATACCTATTCCTTTATCTACATCTTTTAATTGAATAATATATGATTTAACAGACATAGTTAATTTTAAATTTTCATCAAATTTATCATTTGCTGTTATTCCGTATATTCCAGAACCTGATCTAGAGAGAGTAAAATCGGATACGTTATAATTTAAACATCCTCCTGTATTTGCTATATGAACTAATGGCGGAACGATACCAATATCTTTTAATTCTTGTCTTAATGCTCTAAATTTACGCAGTTGTTCATTAACAATTGGACTATTTTTTATTTCTGAACAAACTAAATGAGACATTAATCCTACTAGCTGAAATTTCTTACACGATGCAACTTCTTTACATGCCTCTAAAGCATTTTCATAAGGAATTGATGCGCGATTTATACCAGTATCTACAAACATTGTAATTTTTATTTTTTTCCCATTTGGTATCATTTTTTCTATTTTTGGAATTTATTTTTCATCAAAAATAGCTATATCTAAATTTAATTTTAAACCATCTTTAAATTCTTGTCCATCAATATCATATAACCATGATAAAACTCGTCCTTTGTCACCAGTTTTTCTTAACAAAATTGCTTCTCCTAAAGTCGCTACACCAATATATTTTACATCCATTTTTCTAAGGATTTTTGCCGTTTCAATTAAACCATGACCATATGCGTCTGCTTTTAATACAGGCATTATATCGGTTCCTGCTTTTTCTTTTAAAAATTTAACATTATTTTTTATCGCATGATGGAATATAAGTTATTTTACATTTTTTAGTATTTAAATTTCTTTTTTTAAAATTATTTTTTGTAACTGTTTTATTATTATATTTTCTTGTTTTGGTCATATATATATATATATATACTTTTAAAAAAGGTATAGCCAAAAATAAAAAAAAATTAATTTCTAAATTTTTTTAAAGGTATAAGCGAATAGGCAGCCATTTTTTAAACTTGTAATTGTATTGACAGACCATTTTATGAGATGTATCTAGCTTAACAAATTTGTCTACCTTGTCATTTTCAAACTCTTCTTCATCATCGCTTTCCTCTAACGCATCTAAATTGTTATTCTCTTTAATAATTCTAAATAACTTATTCATCATGGAACTAGTTTTAAAGTCTGGAATATGTGCTATTCCAACTTGCTCTTCTTTTCGGTGACTATTTAAAGAGTATAAATAATAAATATCGTCTTGTATATCTGGACGAATTAAAAAGATGCTTTCTTTTTGATTTCTATTTTGTTCTACATTTTTAAAAATTGGTTCTGTCTTCTTAATTGGTTCTACTTTTTGAATAAGTTCAGATTTCTTTATTGGTTCTTTCTTGTCATATATTTTTTCATTTAAATACTCACTATACTTCATTAATAAAAAACTATTTGATTTATTATATAATCTAAACTGTATAGTGTCTATTTTATATTTAATATTTTTAAGTACCTCTTGTAACTCATTATTTGTTTGAGCAATCAATGGTAATCCAAACACTATATAATATTTATTATATGATATTTGATTTAAATCATTCTTAAACATTTTGTGTATTTTTATTAGCTTATTACCCCAGTTCTCTCTAGAAATATCATTTCCTTTATAAAAAAATATATCTTCTATACTAAAAAAACGATTAAACTCATGATAAAATACAGTTCCATATATAATAGTTCCATACGCTATTTCATTAGAGAAACAAGCATTTGTAATTTTAATATCACATATTTGTTTATTACCAGATAGTTCCATAATTAAACAAACATTTTTCTCTTTAAATGTTGTAAACCACGCAAAACATTTTACTCCCTCAGGAATAGCTATAATATTGTCTGATTGAGAAACCTTCTTATAAACTATATTTTCATAAGAAAGTTTAATATTTGGAAAATCGACTAAAATGCTTTCTTTATCACTTTGACTTAGCATGATGTACAATTATATATTATACAATCTTTATATTCTTTTATTATTTATTAAAATTTAATAATTAGTATAAGAACCCATAGATAGAGAATTTTCAGGTATATTTGTATTAGATGATGAATTTAATTGTTTTTTTAAAAAACTTTTTAATTCATTTTTCATTGTAGATCCATCATCTCTCGGTTTTGGCAATAAATCTATTAACGTATAATCGTTATTTAAAGAACTTATTTCGGAACTATTTTGTTTTATCTGAAAATTATTAGAACTATTCTTTAAATTATTTTGAATAATATTATACATATTTTCATATTTTTGTGTGGGGGTATTTACTAAATCCTTAATTTTTGGAACCGTCAATGTTGATTTAAAAAAATTTATTAAATGATGGACTAAAAATATTAGAATAATAGAAATAACTGTAATTTGAATAACCCAAGATAACATATAATATTCTAATATTTGTTTAACATAAATAGAAACTCACTTATTTCTTTTTTAATAAAAATATTATTTAAATCTATATCATCTGGAACATCCATATAAAAATCACTAATAACTATTTGAAGATCCTTATTAAAATTTTTATCCATAAATGGTGTATTCATATTATTATTACTATTTGTATTACTATTTGTATTACTATTTGTATTACTATTTGTATTATTACTATTTGTATTGGTATGACCTATAATAATAAATTTTATATTTGATTGTGAATGTTTTTTAAAAACAAATGTTTTTATTGGATTAGCTAAATGTTTTCGCGGTAACTGAGATGTTATCTCTTTAATAATTACAGATTTATCTATTGCTAAATCTAATTCATTATAATAATTTTGTAATTTTATAATACTTTCATGATTATATAGTAATTTATATGTGGTATTATTATCTACGTAAAAAATACCTTCTGTAGAATATATTTCAATACCTTCTGATATAGTCATTGTTAATTTTAATAATTCTGTAACAACCGTAGATATTTTATTTAAATCATAATTTAAAACATATATTTTCATTATAATATTTATATTACGGAAACTATTTAAACCTATTTAATTTATACTAATTAAATGTCGCATCCTTTGTCGATAATTATTGTGGAGAAAAACGGAACTTTAAAATCTCTAGCAATTAAAGATTTTAAAGTAGAAGAGTTATTTAAAAAATGTGGTTTTAAAAAAGGCGAAGATTTTCTTAAACAAGTTGAATGGAACGCAAAATATGATGGAAAAAAATATTTCATTGAAGTATATGCTAAGACTGATGGACGAGCTAATTCTGAAAATAAATATGATTTTCCACCACCTATTGATAATAAACTTTTTTTTGGAAGTTGTTCCATTCTTGCCTATCTAAAGAAGGAAGATGAAACGAAGTCTTACACTGATCTAAGCCTACCTTTATGGAATAAAATATATGAAAAATTATTTGGTGGATTTGAAGATTTAGCAGCAACTGCGGTTGAAGATGAAGCAGAGGAAGATGAATTAGCTAATGTTCCAAAAGAAAAAAAGACTAAGCAAGGTTATTTAAAGGATGGCTTTGTTGTAGACACTAGTGATACCGATGAAAATGAAGTATCTACTGGTTCAGAAGAAGAAGATAATGATGGTGAAGAAACTGAAGAAACCGATGAGATAGAAGATGATGGGGAAATAGTGATTGAAGATTTAGGGTCTGAACTAAGCGAGGAGTCGTATGATTACGATCCTGAAACTTAGGGAAATATTTTATATAATTTTACTATACTTTTTATAAAAGTATATTATATAGTGATGCAAAAAAATATACAATTTAATAAATTAATTGAAGAAATTCCTGAATATTATAAATCAACTACAAGTTCTAATGATGGTTCTGCTAGTATTTCTTTAACAGAAGAACCTTTATATCCTTCTTATAAAACTTATGAAACTAAAAAACCTGTAGATCCTTATTCTTCAAAAAGAGGTAAAGAAAAACAACTTCATTGGAATGAAGAATGTAAAGAAAACTGTAAAACAAGTTGTTTTAATACATCAGGATCTCAATGTGAAGTTTGTTTAGATAATTGTATAGCAAATTTATCAAAAGATTATAAGAGAGAAATTAAAAAAACAAGCGAACTTAAATCATCTATTGATGATGAACAAAGAGATCCTGAATTTATGAAAGAAATTAATAAAATAGTTGATTTATTAAATAGTATTGGTTATCCAAATTCTAGTAATATTAAAGAAAAATTAATTCAAATAAGATATAATAATGAACATTGGGAATTCTATTTTGATTCAGTAACTTCTATATTAAATGATTTAATTACAAGATACAATTCAACTAGAACTTTTGGTTTAATGAAAAATAAAGCTAGATTACACAGAAGAATAGATCAATTATTTAAAATATTAGATAGTAAAACTTCAGATTTAGTTATGTATAATGAAGAACAAATATATAAAGATTTATTAAGCGTTAAGGGAGGCAAAACTAGAAAGCTTAAAAAAAACAGAAAAAAATATTCTGTTAAGAAAGGGAATTGTAAAATAGTCTCAAATAAAACTAGATCTAAGAAAGATCGTGCTAAAACAAAAAGTATAAAACTTAAATAATTATTGTTACACTTTTTCTAAAGTGTTTAAGATAAAAAAGTGAAAAAAATAAAATTGAAATGAAAAATGCTTTATTTATTTATTTTACAAATAAATAAAGACTATAACTAACACAATGACTACATTATCATCAGCTAATTGGGTAAATTTACCAGAAGAAGTCGCACATTTGATCCTGCTATTTACTGGAAAATTTGTTTTTAATAAAAAAGGAAAACTTAAATCAATTGTGAATTTACATGATTTTGAAAATATCAAACAGCATTTAGGTGTATTTGAATTATTCTTTGGACATCATCTTTTAACAAAAAATACAATAGAAAAATTTATTATGTATCTACATAAAAAAGTTTATAATCGTCCTGTTATGGATGAAGAAGAGAGAGCTCAGGAGGAAATATTAGCTTATATGGGTGTAGATTATAAAAAACATAGGTTATTATTTCTAAAAGAGTTGCCTATTGAAGAAGTAATGATACCACTTGAACCTAATATGTTTTGCGAAGAATGTGAAAATAAGCTGACATCAGTAGAGTTGTTAACTCAACGACATAAAACAATAAAAACAAAAAATATGTGGCATCATAATGGTAATTTTAATTTATTAAATGGTAATATTCATGGATTAGTATTTTGGTATTGCAATATTGTATATTTAGAAGATGGACAATGTAGACATTGTTTTGAATTAATAAAGAACAAAAAAGAGAAAAAGATTGAAGAGAAAAAGATTGAAGAGAAAGATGAATTAATAATACCAGTTAAGAAATATAGCGAACCTAAAAAAATTCCTTATTTGAAAAACTATAACAAGATGCGAACAAATAATAAGAAATCATTTCGCATGCTCAAGTAAATATACCTTTAGAAAAGGTATAACCAAACACTTTTAAAAAAAGTGGAGAAAAATATACCAAAATAGTATAAAAAATAAAATCAAATTAGAAAATCTATAACCAAAGTTTGGCTCCATCTTTTTTAAAGGTGGAAAAGGTGAAAAATAAATAAAAAATTGATAATAATTTAAATATATAAATTATATTTATATTATTAACATGTCTACTGTCAAGATTGAAAATCCTGAACCTTTTCGTATCAATATTAGAAAGAAGCTTAACGAAGTTTTAAATAATGAGAAAAATTCTTCTAACCTTGAAAAAGGTATTTTCAACTATACATTAAAAGAAGCCGACCAGCGCAAAGTAATTAAAAAGTGGGATAATAAACAATTTGTTCAAATTTATTTGAGCCATTTACGCAGCATCATGAAAAATTTAAATAAAGAAATTATTGATAACATTAATAAGAGTGTATATAAGCCACATCAAGTAGCATTTATGACACATCAAGAGCTATATCCAGAAAAATGGACTGAAATGATTATAGCCAAGAGCAAACGCGATAAGAATAAATTTGAAGTCAATATTGCCGCCGCTACGGATACATTTACTTGCCGCAAGTGTAAAAGTAATCAGTGTACTTACTACCAAATGCAGACGAGAAGTGCTGACGAGCCTATGACTACATTTTGTCAGTGTCTTTCTTGCGGTAACAGATGGAAGTGTTAATTATAAAACTTATAAAATAAAAATAAAAATAATATTGGCAATAAGAAATGTTTAAATTTTATTAAATACAAATTTTTTACTCGATAAAACATAAAAATAATTGGTTCTTTTACGCATAATTTACTATCCTTCTCTCTGTTTACATCATAAATATAGTGTTTTAGAACTTCATTTGGAAATTCACGTGACACTTTTCGTATAAACATTGTATAATTATTTTTTTTACAATTTTCTTCTATAAATAATATATCACGTTCATTAGCATCTTTAAATAAATGAGGGCTTGTTGCAGTATACATTCGCGACCAATCCGCTAGATGGGTTGAAGCAGATATTACATTTTTAAAATTTGGCTCTAATTGATCAAATCCTTTTAAAACAACTGCGAATAAGCTTTCATTTGCTAGTCCACCACTACAAATCACTTGAGTTAAATTATTATTTGTTCTAATAAATTCTAAATATTGGATCACATTTTCTCTCTTCATTATAAACCAAGGATCATTTCCCAACCGATACATTTCAGGAATACGAGCTAAATTGGCGCGTTTATGGAACTGTATATTCCACCAAGCTGGCTTCCAACTAATAATACTTTTGTTATAGTTTTTATAGAATAAATATCTAAATTTTGTTGGAGAGATTATAGGACAACAACTATCTGTTAAAAAACAAAACCATTGATTACCAATATCGTGACTTAAACCATATGCCATTAGAGATGTATACGCCGGTATTATTTGATAATAGCTAGTATTAATAATATATTTTTGTGGAAGAGTATGTTTTAATATCCACTGAGATTTAATCTTCTTTATATCTCCATAATAAAAATAAACATTTATAATATCTTTATTTGGTTCTATCCATTCTCTCCATATATCTTCTTTATTTAATATATGGTCATAATTAATAATAAAACATAAAGCTATTTTCATTTAATATATTTAATATGTAAAATGTATTTATTACATAATAAATTTTATAATTATTTTGTAAATAGTTAAATATTAACGAAACATAGTATCTATTATAATAAAATTATTAATATTATCTTCAATAATATTATATTTGTTATCATCATTGTCATCTTTTGATTTTGTTCTAAAAGTTAGTAGTTCAAAACATTGAGAGAAAAAATATTTCATTGTTAAAAGGCATTTATTAAAATTTACCATATATTTTACATATGTTAAATTTTTAAGTTATTCTAATAAGTTATTTTAATAATTCATTTTATCAATAATAACTTCTTTTGTTATTTTTTTTATAATTTTGTCTTCTTTTTCCAAATCATTATCGCCTGATCCTCCCATTGACTCTATAATCATTTTGTTATATTGATCTGAAAATTTGGAAGCTGCTTTAATACAATCTGGATGCGCTTCTTTAAATTTCGGTATTAGTCTCTGATTTTTACAAGCTACTCTTTTAATTGCTTTTCTTAATTTATTCTTTTCATCATCTTCTTTTTCCCATTTATTTTCATCTTTAATATACAATGTTTCCCTCTTCCTATCTGCACAATGTATGGGTCTTTGGGTTACATCTAATGCTTTTAAATTAGTTGTAATAATATTTGAGATACCATCTACGTAACCAATTTCGCCAACCTTTTCTAGATCAGATAACTGTAACTTAATAGAATCCACAAAATCCATAATATTCATTGCGTCCTTACAAGTTTCATTTAAAAAGAATTGAAGATTGAAAGATTTATTATGGGAATTGGTGGTATTATGTGTTCCATTTTCAATTACTTTCATCATCATATTTTTTAATTCACTATTCTCTTTAATTAGCAGCATAATGAGTTCCTTATCTGAAGGATCTTTGCTTAGCATAGCTTCGGTAGATTGTTCATTTGTAGTTAAAAAATCGTTAATCTTACATGTTTTTTTGTGACGATACATGCTTGAAGGATGCTTAAATGTTTTATTACAATTATTACATGTGGCATTTTTTGTCTCCAAATATGTAGCATTTTGTAGCATTTGTATAGCATTTTTATGTTTCCTAGACAAAATATGTTTATCGAAATTACTTTTTTTACTGCTTGTAAAGTCACACACTTCGCAATAAAATTTTACGGCTTCTTTAGGCTCCAAATAAGTAGCATTTTGTAGCATATATATGCTATATAAAAAAATGCCTAAATACTTTTCATTAAAAATAAAAAAAAATTATCATAACAATTTTAAAATTATTTTTTCTGTCTGAGACGGTAATTTTTCAATATGCAGTGGCGAATATTTTTTCGGCCGGGAAGATTCGACTTTTTCGAAAAATGGACAAAAATAAATGTCCATTTTTAACTTTTCCAAAAAAGTCTTGGGAAAAAAAAGAGAAAATTCGCCTCTACATATGTAGAACCTCTTTTTTGGCACTTTTTCACAAAATCCCAGATTTTCCCTACATTATGTAGGGCCACAGCCCCTAAGTTCTTTAAGTTGTTTTATAAAATATATTAAATAATCAAATAATCAAATAATCAAATTTAGAAAATATATAAAGTTAAAAAAAGAAGTTATAATAACATGAAAATAAGATACTTCTCAGATTTACATTTGGAATTATTAAAAACAAATCAAATAGAGAGATTTATCCGACAAATACCCCCCGGTCTGGATGAAATATGTGTATTGGCAGGAGATATTGGTAACCCATATGAACCAAATTATAATACTTTTATTAAATTTATCAGTAAAAATTTTAAAAAATCATTTATAATAGCCGGAAATCATGAATATTACAATAAAAAGAAAAATATGACACAAATAATAAAATTCTTAACCACCAAATTTGAAAACTTTGACAATATAAGTTTTTTAAATAATAATTATGAAATATATGAAAATCACTGTTTTATTGGAACTACATTATGGTCACAAATTACAAATCCGTATCATGAAATAAATGACGTTTATCAAATTAAAGATTTTAATTATATAAAATATAATAGATTAAATACAATTTGTGTTAACTTTTTAAATGATGCTATAAGTATGAATCCAGATATGGATTTTGTTATTATCACACATCATGTGCCTTCAAACGACTTAATTGATATAGAATATAAAAGTCCTATGTTGGCTCCATATAATCAATGGTTTTATTGCCATTTAAATGATTTTATCGAAAAAAATAAAGATAAAATCAAATGTTGGATTTATGGTCATACGCATACTCCTGGAACAAATCTAATTCATGATGTCCATATATTATGTAATCCAATTGGATATCCAGAACAACATTCACGAGCAGATTTTTTAAAAACTATAGAATTTTTATAAAAAAAATATCAATATTAGATTTTCTCAGTATATTCTGATCCAAAATTTCCACATTTACTAATATTTAATCTACAATTCTTGGCTAAATCATATTCAATTTCACCAGTAATCAAATTCATCTCGGCAAATTTTTTACATTTACCATATTGTTTGTTAGACGGAGTTGGGTCGTATGGATAATTATTTGTGTGTTCGATAAAATGTAAACAGTTTGAACAAATAGGTAATGCTTTATTTCTTATAAAAATTTTTCCAGTAGAGCATTTTCTAATTAATATAGAAAAATAAATAAGCTTATACATTTTATTATATTAAATAAAATGTATATCTTTAAATTATTTTTGTTCAATTAATAATAGTCTTTTACTACGAAGTGAAATGAGAAAATGTGTAAAGCATATTTTAAACTGTAGGCGATTTGTTTTTAAAAGTGAATAAACTCCAAATCCTTCAAATTCCAATATTCAAACGCACCACCAGGAATAGGACGCCTAATAATAAAAGGGATCTTTTTCTCCTTTAATTCCAACTCGGCAATAATATAACCATCCACAATATTTTCAGGAACTTTTACATAAGGTCTTGATCCAGTTTCAATTTGCTTAGCTCGCTGACCAAGAATTCGCGCTTTTTCATACTTTGTCAAATAAGGAATAGTCCTATGAAGAGGATCAATAATTATACCATTGCTATTTTTAATAACAATTGATAACTTTGCTACTTCATCATAATTATGACTTAAACATTCTGGGTGAAACTCTTCAATATAATTTTTAGATATGTCATTATCAAATTTTTGTAAGTAATTATCATCATAATCATTATCTTCATCATCATCATTTTCAATAATAAGCTGGGTTTTTTTAGGTTTAGCTGATGATTTTACTGAAGCCTTTTGAATTAGGTTACCATCTTCATTATATTTTATACCTTCTTCATCTTCATCATCTGATACGTCTTCCTCATCAGAAATATTATTATCATCTTCATTATCAGAATGATCTTTAGGTCCACCATCTCCTAATATAACTTGGTTTTCATCATCTTCTTCTTCAACATCATCTTCTTCAATATCATCTTCTTCCGCATCATCTTCTTCCGCATCATCTAGTTCATCTTCATCATCTAATCCGATAGCTTCATAAGGCTTAATATTAATAGATGGTTTAAATAATAACTTTTTATTTTGAACAGTGTCTTCAATACTAACACTGTCATTATCACTATCTCTATCAGAATCGTAGTCGCTATTGTCGCTCATTTGTTATTATATTATCTAAAGATACTTTTAAATATTAATTCAATTTTCTTTTTAAATAAATAAAAAAGAAAATTAACCAATGATAAATTTATATAAATATTAAATTATATAATTTTAATAATTTACATTATATTTATACTAATAAATTTATTCAGTAGTTTTCCACACCATATCGCAATCGGAACAGAGATAAACATATTTCATGTTTGTATCATCATATCTAATATAAATAATTTCTCTATTTGCGCCTTCTGTATTAGTAATACAGTCTGCGTTAGGACACAATACAGTATTAATACGTGGTAAAGTTGGATCCAATTTAGTATATTTATTAATAATATGACTAAATGTTTGTTCAGACTTTTTAATTTGCGTTTTAGAAACACATACATTTTCAATGGCAAGAAGTTTATCTTCATTTCCGCATTTGCGGCAATAATAAACTAACTTATTTGGGTCATCACTATTAATGCGAATATAATACATGTTTGAGCAAACATTACAAAAGTGCATCTTACTATAATATAAATACAATATATTTATATTATTTTCAATCAATTTTTTAATAATTTATATACATATATATATACATCTCTATGTCAAGTTTTTCAATAGAAGCTAAAACTCATAAAAATCTCTAAGAAAGTAAAAACTTTGCTTCCTTTAATCGTTCAATTACAAGAGGATAATTTACATTAATATTCATACTGTAATACCCTGTTTTAAAATTTATTTCTTGATTCTTAAAACCTTCATTTTTCTTTTCTGCAAAAATAATCATTTCATCAACATTTTTAAAAAAATTTTCTTTTATAAATGGATAGAAATTTTCAAAAAAAGGTAAATAAACACCATCTTTTCTAAAAATGATATCGCATGAAGCAATACTTAAATTAGAATATTCAATAATTTCATTATAATGAAGCATATCCGCGTGTCCAGAACTGACACCAGGTTCATTCAATAATGGATTTTTACATAGCAATGTACACAATGTTAACAAAACTGTTGAAATAGACTGACAAGATGTCCATTGATCACCTCTCCAAGTATTTAATAGAGAAACACAAACTTTACCACAAGTATATAAATTAGGATTAAACCTAACCATATTACCATTGGTGCAATATTTTACTTTTGGTGGACTATGTGGATAATCAGTTGGATAAGAAAATTCAAAAAAATAATTACCAGCAAAATAAGGAGTTTCAGATGGCCCGATAATAAGAGCATAACCTTTTAACATATCAGTATCATCATGAATATAATAAATACCCTGATCAGTGAGTGGATTTTTCATAATATGTTTAACATCTTTTAATAGTCTAGTAATCGTTTCTTTTGAAATAAATGTCGACATGTTTGTATTGATATAATATATAAAATTATATTTATATCAATTTTTAATAGATTATTTTCTATGTAGTCTATTCTAAATAATAAATAAGTAAATACTCCAACATTGGTAATATATAATAACGGTTTCATTTTAAATTAACACGTAAAATATTAAAATAAAATTTTATTAAATAAAAAAATGAAATAGAAAAATCTTAATATATTATATCACACAATGAATAATCCAATGATAAGTACGTCTCAATTTAAAGATTTAAATGAATTTTTAGCAAAGCATAGTGCTAAGAATGAACCAAAAGTCAACGGATCTGTAAATATTACACATACAAGAATTCCAGATAAAGATTTGAATATATATCCTGGAGCTTACATTATACCAAATGAAGATTTGCCGATATTTTACAATTTATATTATGAAAGTATTTTTGATAAAAAGAGAAAAGAGTTTTTAACAGAAAAGCAATTAGAAGATGATGGTCCATTAGTGGTAGATTTTGATTTTAGATATAATCATGATGTGACTATTAGGCCACATACTCGCGAACATGTTCAAGATATGATTTGTGAATATTTAGAAGAGTTGAAAAAATATTTCATATTTACTGGAGACAAAGCATTTAGCGTCTATATTTTTGAGAAACCAAATGTGAACCGGCTACAAGATGGATCATTAACAAAAGATGGTATTCATATGTTAGTGGGAATAAAAGTAGATCATGTTATGCAGGTAATGATACGCGAAGCCATGATTAAAAAGTTACATGAAATTTGGGATCTACCGCTTATTAATACATGGGAATCAGTATTAGATGAAGGGATAAGCAAAGGAACTACTAATTGGCAGTTGTTTGGATCAAGAAAACCTGGTAACGAGGCTTATGAACTTACACAACATTATGTTATTACAGTAGACCCAATTGATAATGAGTTTAAAATGGATGAACAAAAAGTTTGTGATTTTGATTTAAAAAATAAATTATACAAATTATCGGTTCAAAATACGGATAACCCGCAATTTGAGATTAATCCTGGTATTATCGATGAATATAATAGTAGATTATCATCTAAGCAACCATTAAAATCGCAAAAAAAAGCATCTAATAAAATAAAACAAAATTTAATTATAGAGGATGATAATGAATGTGAAGATGAAGATTATATTTCTATAAATGATATAAAAGACCAAGATTGTTTAGAAAAAGCGATAAACCTGATGCTTAAACGTTTAGATACAAATGAATATGAAATAAAAGAAACTCATGAATTTACTCAAGCATTACCAGAAAGATATTATGCCCCAGGATCTCATTTATTAAATCGCCAAGTCGCATTTGCTTTGAAACATACAGATGAAAGATTATTCTTATCATGGGTTCAATTAAGAAGTAAGGCATCAGATTTTGATTATAATAGTATTCCCGAATTATATCTTCAATGGAAAAAATTTCATAAATCAAATCAATCAAATAAAAGTGTAACTAAACGTTCTATTCTATATTGGGTTAGAAAAGAAAATCCAGAGGCTTATGAAAAAATAAAAGAAAGCACTATAGATTATTATCTAGAAAAAGCTCTTGAAACTGGAACAGAATATGATATTGCTTTAGTTTTAAAACAGATGTTTAAAGATAAATATGTTTGTGTAAGTTATGATAAAAAAGGTATTTGGTATGTATTTAAAAACCATAGATGGTTTCAAGATAAAGCTTTAAGTTTAAGAAGAAAAATTTCCGAGGAGTGTTATGAATTATTTGGAAAAAAAGAAGAAAAATATATGGCAGAAATGTCTGAATATGAACCCGGAGATGAACGACATGAATTTCTTAAGAAGAAAACTAAGATAATAAGTGACCAAATTAAACCAAGACTAAGAAAGACAAATGATAAAAATAATATTTTGAGAGAAGCAGCAGAAATATTTTATGATAGTGATTTTGTTAAAAGTATGGATATTAATAAATATTTACTATGTTTTAATAATGGAGTAATTGATTTTATAAATAAAATATTTCGCGAGGGTTATCCAGAAGATTATATTACAAAATGTACCAGAATAAATTATATTCCATTTGAAGATCTAAAAAGTATGGAGACAGATGTAATAAGTGTGATACATGAAATTATGGATAAATTATTTCCAGTAAAAGATCTAAATAGATATATGTGGGATCATTTAGCATCTTGTTTGATCGGAACAAATAAAAATCAGACGTTTCATGTATATCATGGTAGTGGAAGTAATGGAAAATCTATTCTTGCAGAGATCATGTCAGTAATATTAGGTGAATATAAGGGAACAGTTCCGATTACACTTGTTACTGAAAAACGCGGTCTAATTGGTGGAACATCTGATGAAGTTCTTAAGCTAAAAGGAATTAGATATGCGGTTATGCAGGAACCTTCAAAAGGAGTAAAATTGAATGAAGGTATTATGAAGGAGCTTACTGGTGGCGATCCAATCCAAGCAAGAGGTTTATATTCTGAGTCAGAAATTTTTGAACCTCAATTTAATTTGGTTGTTTGTACTAATAATTTATTTGATATTGAGAGTAATGACGATGGAACATGGAGAAGAATTAGAAAATGCGATTTCTTGTCAAAATTTGTTGATGATGGTGAAACTTATAATGATGATACTCCATATATTTATATTAAAGATAAGTCTTTAAAAGATAAATTGCCGGAATTAGCTCCATATTTTGCCAGTATGTTGGTAAAGCGTGCTTTTGAGACTGAAGGTATTGTCGAAAATTGCGAAACTATTGTTAATGCTTCAAATAAATATAGAAAGGGTCAGGATCATATTTCAGCATTTATTGCGGAAAGAATTGTCAAAACTACTGAGCCAGTAAAACCAATTGGAAAACGTGATCTATATGAAGAATTTAAGAGTTGGTTCCTTAATGATCAAGGTGCTTCAAAGGTGCCAAAGGGTGAAGAGCTATATGAGTATATGAATAAAAAGTTTACATATTCAAAGAAAGGATGGACTGGGATAAAATATGCTGATAAAGAGGAAGAAGATGATGATCTTCTTGGTAACCTCTAAAATTTAAATAATATTTTAGTTTTAATATTATAAAAAATAATTATTAAAAAAAATAATTATTGTTTTGATAATTATTTTTAATTTATTATGATTGTTTTGATAATTATTTTTAATTTATTATGATTGTTTTATTTTTGAAATAATACTAAGTAATCCTTGTTTCCATATATTTGTATTATTCCATTCACCATTTTTTTCTGTATAAATATTTTTTATTTTACTATTTTCAAATACTTGATTTGATGAGTTAAGAAAATAAACATTTTGTTTATTAAAATACTTTAAAAATATTTCTTGTAATTTAAATACTTGTTTTGTATTATATCTACATAAAACAATAATTGGATTTATATCATTAACAATAATTTTAAATCTCTCTATTCTTCTATTATATTTTTCTAATACAACATCATAATAATTAATCCAATTATCTGTAATAAAGTTATTTTTTTCTTCACCAAATATACCTTCGCCTACATTATTATTATTAATGTTAGTCATATTATTTAATGGATAATCATGTGGAAATTGAAATCCATATTCATCGATTAATCTTGTTTTATTATAATTAAATTTTAAATTTTTATGAAATTTAGAAAAATTATCTTCAAAACATTTTTCTAAAATATTAACATCAGAAACAACCCAATCGAATGGTAAAGCAAACTTACGTATATTTAAATTTCTTAATACTGCTGCTGGAGAACAATCATAACCAAGTGTTAAATAATTAATTACCATTATAATAATAATAATAATATAATAATGATAATAATCTTCAAATATTTTTACTCTTGTCTATAAACATTTTTTGGTATTAATTCAAAAATTTTATAACCGATATAAATAACAGCCGCTAAAATAAAATAAGATAAAAATGGAAGTAGAATGAGCCCAATAAAAATTAAAATACGTTTGATAATACTAGCATTAGAAGGATACATTAGAGAGAAAAGTAGATAACATATAACTATTATAACATAAATAATAAGCAAAAAATAAAAATAAAAATAAGTTAATGTGTCATTTTGTTGATCTATATAATAAGTTTTACGCTCATTAGTAAGAACATCATTTGTTTGTTCCTTAAGTTTTTTAAATAATTTGATATTTTCTTTTTTATAATTAAAATAAAGATCAACAATATTTTTAAAATTAATTAAAATTCCGCCATATGTATCTATTTGTCTAGCTACTTGAGTAGTTTCTTTATTAAAAATTTCTTGAAATTGTTGACTAATTAAATTAGATTTCTCTTCTAATTGTTGCTGAAGTAAATCATTGTATGCTCCTTCACCTTCTGAAAATGTAACATAATTTTTTTGAGCAACTTGAAGTTGATAATTTGCTGATTGAGTGTTTGTTTGAGCATTTACAAATTTTTGTTTAAGACTATCCATTGTTCTATTTCTTTGACATTCTGAATTACATGTTACCGCATCTGTTGCTTTTTGTAAAAATGAATTAAATTGACTTAAATCATAGTTTGGCATTACTATATTATATTATGATAAAAATTAATAAATTTTATTTTATATTTTCACATATTTTTACATATTAAATATATTTATCATTTATTTTTACATATTAAATATATTTATAATTTATTTTTATAATTTATTTTTATAATTTACTTGTAACCTTGGTAACTATCTTTCAAAGAAACATCAGACTTATACTTACCTTGTTGAGATTTTGTTAAAACATTATTAACAAAACTTTCAGCAGTAGTACAAGTTCCTGTGACACATTGATTTAAAGTAGTATCATATACCTGACCTTCAGAGCAACAAAATTCGCCTACACAAATTCCTCTATTAGAATTTGTTAACCAAGGATCACCAGAACTAGCTGAAGCAGACGGAGCTCTGCTAAGATCAAATGGCCAATCATATTCATCATAAACCATGTTATCACGCATAATGAGAGACATAAATTTATACCAAAAATAAATAGCACCTATTATTGAAACAATTATCATTAAAATATAATAAATTTTATCTGATAAAATACTTTTATTATGTAAAAAGGTTATAATTATGACTGGAATTAATGTAAAAATAACTATTTTCATAAGCTCAGAATGTTCAGCATATTTATCACCATAATAATTATTAATTTGAACGAGACGAATCTTATTAACTTTTTCTGTTTCTAAAAGTTCCAAACGTTTTTTAGATTGGTTTAATTCATTTTCAACAATAGCAATAGCAGTAACTTGTTGTTTCAATGTTCCAACAGAATTTTGGAGAGCACTCTGAAAAAAATTATTAATACCACTTAATGTATTATATAAGCTTAAACGCATAGCTGTAATTCTATTAATTTTATCCAAAATTTCTTCTTGTTGTTGTCTTGATAAATTAGGATTTGTTTCTAAACTAGTAAAAAACTGTTGTTCAATTTGTTGTAAAGATTGAATATTATTTAAAATCTCTTCATTATTTTGAATATCAGGTAACTGAGGCATATTATATAAAATATAAGAAGATAATTATATAATATTTATTTTGAAATTTTTAATTTTAATATATTTATTGTTTTTTAGCAATATTCATTGTTACTAATACTGTTCCTGTTGCTAAAATAGTCCAAAATAAATAACTGTAATTTTTCTGTAATACCACAATATCACTATCATTTAATATACGAGTCATACTTGTATTTGAAACTTGAATTTTTTCATTTGTGCTTTTTAAATCTGATAAATAATCTCCTAATCCACTAGTATTAGTTTTAGATTGTGTTTGCGCAGAATTAGAATGTGAACTAAATTTATTTGATAATTGAGCTATTCTACTAGATAATGTATCTAATTTTCCTTGTAATTCACGGACTTTTTGTTGCTCAGCTTCAGTTGATTTTGATAATCCATGATATTTATCTTCACCAGTACCTTTAATATAATTTCTAAATAATACAGTATCAATATTTTTAACAATATCTGAAATACCAAAAGGTTTATTAATAGGTTTTTTCTCTCTTACATATGTGTCGACACCAGGAAGATTACGTAAAACTCCTCCATAAGGATACATGGTAGAACCCTTTGGAAAACAGTTATTATGCCTATTATCAAAAGCAAATCCATAACAATTTGGTGTTCCATTACAAGTGCTTTTACATTGATCAATACTAGCACCACCATAAGCAGCTCCAGGTAGATCATGTCCAGCACTATCAAAATCTTTTACAGTTGTATAACTATTTCCTAATTTAACATTATTAGAAACATATTCTCTCAATTCAGAATTTTCATTAATGTAACCAATTTTACCTCCATCTACTGTAGTTCCAGAAGGAGTATTCTCATATATAGCATTTACCCATCCACCGCCCTGCATTTTTCCATTCCTATTTGCGTTACAAGCACTTCGTTTTGTGCTTGTATATAAAACAAGATTACCATCTGTTTGCATAATTAAAAATGTATCACCATTATTTGAACCAATAAACTGTCCAGCTGCTAATGTTGAAGTACTAGAGATCCAGTTTCTACCATATATTCCTTTACTTGCTGCGTAGTTTGGATTAGGTTGTTGTTGTCTTCCATTCGTTCCTGAACACCATATATGACCTTGATTATCATTAGGACCAGTGCCTCTATAAATACACATATTACCATCATCTTGTAATATTAGAAAAAAATTACTTTCTGGAACTCTTGTATTATAAATTGCGTTTGACCATCCTCCACCACTCCAAGTTCCATTAGCTAATCTAGTGCAATTAGTAGCTCTACCTAATCTAGTGGCTTGTGATAAATCATTACTTAAACCACATTGTGCGTTATTACCTGAAGTAGAATTTTGTAAACCAAAAAAAGAAAAATTTCTATCTATAGCCATTTGTCGACATGAATCAATATTAAATCTTTGACCACCATCAAATGGATTTAATGTTCTCTGTGAATTATCAACATAACAACCTATATAATCACTTGGTGGAGGATTTGAATTATTTAAAGGACTTGAATAAACAGACGTGCCTGATGAATTGATAACACTTAATGAACCAGTTGTTGTTAATATAGCAGATGCGCCATTTTGACCAGTAGTGTTTGAATGCCACAATGGCGATGTATTATAGTTAAAGGCTTCACCATATCTTTGAGATCTTGCCAAATCATTACTTACTAAACATGCTGCTCTCCCATCACTTTGAGCATCTTGCTGACCAAAATATGTAAATCCATTTTCAGCCGCATATTTTTTACATGTATCAAAATCAGTATAACCAATTGCGCCAGGATTCCATATCATTGCTCTATCCGCATCTGTAAAAGAACTATTAGAAGAAGTATATAAATTCCATTGAGATATTTGAACACAATATCTCTGTCCATCTCTATTTTGTGGATGACCACAATTAGTTATAATAATAAGGTATGATCTCCATGGCATAGGATTACTTATATTATATGTTCTCAATTCTCGGTCAAGTCCTTGATTTTCTCTCCTATCAATTTCAGTCCAAGTACCATTCCATCCAAGTATATACCAACTATTAGGACTACGCCCATTTGGACTACCACAACAATCTTGTCTGCCTTGTAAATCATATTGTGTTAAAGTTATACCCGCTCCACCAGAACTATAATTAGGCACCGTAATTTGTAAATATTCACCCATAATAGTTTGTGTTGTGCCATTTCTCATAACAGTAGGAACACCCCATATACCTATATATGCTCCAGTTGTTCCATTATAATTATGATTTGAACCGACCTCACTATGCCAAATAGTATTTGGATTTCTATCAAAACCTGCCCAAGCTCCCCACCTATTATCATTTAAATATATACTTGAACACCATGATCCAAACCCACTTACATTATTTGTATTATTCATTATAGGAACAAATAATATATTTGTAGCTTCTGGCTTATCATTATAACAACCAATATATTTATCTTGTGGATTAGTTAATACTTGATTAACAAATACATTTTCACCTTCATTTCCAAAAGACTGACCAAGTTGCACAAATGTGCCGGATAATAATGGCGGTGTTGTAGGAATAGAAGTTCCTGGTGTCGAATATGAGTCCTGCCAAGGAATACCTAAATTTATTTGAACTTGTTGTGGTATATTTGAACTTCTCCAAATTTCCATAGTGCCAATATATTTAACAACCCCTTGATTTGTAACATAACAAACATGTCCTGTAGTAAAAACAACAGTTTTATTCAAATAAGGATTTCTTGGGCTAACTCTATCAAAAAAATTAGCAGTAGCACCTTGTAATTTACCTGTTAAATTTTGATATTCTCTTAGAGTAGTATTATATTCTTGTCTTAATTGATCAATATTTCCTTGCTGTCCAGAATAATCGCTTTCATCAATAATGTTTATAGATTGATTTGTTAATCCATTTTTAGTTAAATCTAATTTAGGTAAATTAGGTAAACCTTGAAAACCTTCTTTTAAATTAGTTGTATCATAAGGGTTCTCTAAATTATTTAATGGTTTAGTTTTTTTTATTATTTTATTCTGATATTTTTTAAATTTTGAACCTTGATGTAATGATATTTTCAAGATATCAGTTTCAGTATTTTTTTTATAATCAGATGGTGTATCAAGAATGGTTTTTGGTTTTGATAAATCATTAAAATTGGAAAATAAATTTTCTACACTTGTCATATTAATATAATGATATACAAAAATATATTATATTAATTTTTTCTTGTAAATATATTAAAAACAACAAAAATAAAAATAACAAAAACAAAATAAAAAATAATATTTTTATCTAAATGAATTCCATTTCCTCCACCTGATTGTTTTTCAGAAAATCTTAAAAATAAGAATAACAATAATAAAGCAACAAAAAATAAAACAATATAATTATAATAATTAGTAGTTACTAATTGAGATTGATCCCGATATGCGGAATTTAATGTTTGAAATTGCCTACTTAAAGAATAAATTTCTTGATTGTTTTTTTTTAAATTATCATAATTATTATATAAAATTTGTTGCTGATTAGATATCTCTGCTAAATTATTTTGGTATGCTATATAATTTTGATTTTTAGATAAATCCATATTAATATATATAAATATTAATATTAGTATAAATATCAATATTAATTATACCAATCTAAATTTTACTGCTTTATAATTTTATTTAATAAAATTTATAAGCAATAATACTAATATTATAAAAAATATAATATATAAAATATTATTAGTCATTTTACCTCCACCATATTGTTTATTAGTAGGCAATGACAATTTTATTATAATAAATACAACAACAATAGCTAAGCAAAATAATAAAATATAAGTATAATAATTTTTTGTAACTACAATATTACCTTCATCTATTTCACGTTCTGTCTCTTGATAGTTTTTTAACATTTTTCTAATTTTTACTCTTTCTTTAATTAAATAATAATAATTATTTAAAAGATCTTGCTGTTGAGCATCTGCTGTTGGTGATAACTGTTCATTATTTATTTTTTGTCCACGATCAAGAAGAGAAATTATTCGTTGATTTATTTCAGTTAAACGATTATTAGTATTATCAAGAATTTGTAAAAGCTTCTTTCCTTTAGATACAATAGCATAAGTTCCTTGTGTTGGAAATACTGATCCATCGCCTCTCCTTAATATACATGAATTGTTAGCAGGATTAAATGTAGCTCCAGAACATTCAGCTGTTGCAGCACAAGCACTAGCACATTGTTCAGGAGAACTAACCATTGTTTGAGAAATTCCGGATACACCCCAAAATGCTTGGTTCTGAATAATAGCCAAACAATTAGCATCAGCACTATTTGAACGATTACATGGATTAGTAGATTGCTGTTGTAAATAGTTAACATAATCAATACTAGCTTGTTGATAAGTGTTTAAAAGGTTTTTATATTCTGAATTTAATGTTTCTAAATTTAAAGCTATGGAATTACCTTGTTTATTCATACTATTTCCATCTATTGGACTCATCTATATATATACTTTTTAAAAAAGTATATTTATTTTACACTTTTATTCTTTTATTCTTTTATTCTTTTATTCTTTTATTCTTTTATAAAAAATATAGCAAAAATATGTTGCTGAAATAAAACAAAAAGTTGGCAAAATTGTAAAAATATTATTAGGAGTGTCATTATTTTCATCTGAATTTAAAACTATAGAAGAAACTAAATTAGAATTTACATTAAATTTATTTTTATCTTCTTTATTTTTTTCAGTTAATCTTCTAATGTATTCATTAGTTGATTTTTTACAAATTTCACATAATATAGGATTTAAAAATTTAGGTCGATTATAAATACTAGTAAACATTTTAATAATTAATTTATAAATTTATTAAAATATTTTTAGAGCAACGCATATTAAACTGATGGTTTTGTATAAATATTTTTAATTACAAATCCGCCAACAATAATACAGCCAAATAATCCCCAATTGCGCAAATATTCGCTTTCATATATCTCTCTAAAATTAGTAATCATTTCATCAGAAGCAGCACTTTTACTCCCAACAATACCTAATTTTACTTTTAACTGTCTATTTTTTTGTTTTTCTTGTTCAATCAAGACATTTAAAGCAAATAATTTTTTATTCAAGTCATCTGTATTAGAAGACACATCATTTGACAATATAAATAAATCTGAATTAATTTTATTTAAATTTGCCTTCATATTTTCAAACATTTGTTTATATTCATCATATTCTGGATTTTTATTATAAAATACATAAGATTTTTTAAAGTCTTCTAAAATAGCTGGTAACTGTTGTTGTAAAGTTTGTAATCTTTCTCTAAATTTTGCTGGTGTCGGATAGTTACTTAAATCAATATTTTCATCAGGAAATCCCATTATAATATGTTTATATTTTTATATTTTATAGTTTATATTTTATAGTTTATAGTTTATATTTTATATTTTATAGTTATTCTATTTTATCTAGAATGAAAAAGTTTCTTCAAAAGAGATAAGTGTTTTATTGATAAAGTCTTTTGTCTCATTAAAACCGCCAATAAAAGAAGTATCATTGAAAACCATTGGAAATACTCTACAAGATTTTTTTACCAAATCTTCAATAAAGAATAAAAAATTTTCTTTATTTTCAATTAAATATTCATCACAATCTATCTCATTAAAAACTAAATTTTTTTCTTTTAACAATGCTTTTACTTTTAAACAATTAGGACAACCACTTTTACTATAAACAGTAAATCCAGTTTCATTAGGTTTATTAAATTCCATTATATTAAATATAATTACAATTATTTTATATTATTTTAATAATTAATTAAGATAATATTATTTAAAATTTTATAATAAATTTATACACAAATTCGGTAATAATTTGCTTCAATTGATGTTTTACTAGGTCGAATAATTTTACAAACTTGCCCGGGTCTTAAACCAATAACACGTGCTACAGGGTCAAATCTAGAAATATCTGGAAACTGAAATTTATTAGTAATATTATATCGCTTCATTATATCATCTACTTCAGTTTCCTTTAAAATAGTATGATGTGGCACTAAAACATGCTCAAGAATATTGAATTGAAGTCTTTTAATACTTTCAATAACTATAAAGATGCCTTCACTTTCCCAAATATGTTTGAGTTCATTAATTAAGGTTTCATTGGCTTCATCTTTAATAATAATAAATAATGTATCTGTTTTTTGAAGAGTTTCTGACAAAACAAACAAATCATCAATCATTTCTTGAATATTTTTAGGAGCTGGTCTAACTCCTAAATAGTAACGAATATAAATTTTTCTTTTAGGAGTTTCAGGAGTTATATTTTCATCGCTAGTCTCTAAAAGCATATCCAACTGATTATTTTGTTTCATTGAATTAACTTCACTGATACTAAAATTTGCGTAATCATTTATATTATAACCTTGCTTATCCATAAGATCAAGGACAGTTTTTCTTGAATTATAAATACTAGAAATAAGAACAGTAGAGTTTTGACTTGCCATGCTATATATTATAATATAAATATATTGAATTATTTTTATTTCAATTTTTAATTAAATTGTTATTTTTCTAACTTCACTAGTTTTAGAATCTATTTCGGTTCCAGAATTTGATGGTTCTGTTATAATTACTTGTTTGTCATTTGAACTAGCCTTTTCTGTTGAAGTCTCTTCATTCTTTGTTTCTTCTTCAGTAGGTGTAATCTCTAAAATAGTTTTTTCTGTTGATACCTCTCCTGTATTTATAACAGGTGAACTTGGAGCATATTCTGGCGAATTAGGATTAACTATAGCACTCTGTGATGAAAAATCTGAAGGGGTTTTTGGGGCATAAACTGGCGATCCTGGAGCGTATGCTGGTGATCCAGGGGCATAATCTGGTGAGTTTGGATTAAATTCAGCACTTTGTGATGAATAATCAGAAGGAGTTTTTGGAATAAATTCAGATGATGATTGGTCTGAAGGTATAATATTTTCAGATGTTTCAATATTAGCAGGTTCTGGAAATTGAGGTTCTTCTAGAGGAATTTCTTTAATAGCTATAAGTTTTTCTTCTTGACCTCTTAATAATTGTCTAACATTGAAATTATAATCTTTAAATATTTTTTCATTGATAGGATCTGTATTCTTTAATAGTTTATTAATATTATTAGAATAAGACATACTCATAAGCTGATCAACATTATCATCTGTAATAATACGCATTTGAACATTCATTACTTGTAATTCTTGTATTAATAATTTTAAAGCATAAGGCACTCTTAGAATACTAAAAGATCTACCAAATTTGCTCAAATTTTTAATATTTTGTGAACCATCAGGATTGACTGTAAATTGTATAGGACCATCAGCATAAGGACTTAAAAATAGATTTTTGGCTTCATTATAAATAGCAATATTTCCAGTTTTATTACAAACCGCAAGATAATATTCAGATTTCTCTCCACGTATCATTAACGATTCATTTAAGAAACCAGCCATTCCATGAGCGGCTATGCCATCACGTTCCATTTCACCAATACGTAAACCGCCATCATTTGCACGACCTTGAACTGGTTGTCTTGTCAATACTGTATTAGGACCACGCGCGCGATAATTTATTTTATCTTTTACCATGTGCTTTAAACGCATATAATATGTTGGTCCCATGTAAATATTAGCTTCTAATTGTTCTCCAGTCATTCCATTATACATGATATGATTTCCAGTTGAGTTAAATCCAGCTTTTACTAAAAGAGGAGCATAAGTTGAATAGTTGCATCCTTTAACTTGGAAAGCAGTACAATCGCCAAATGCTCCATATTCAGCACATACAATACCAAAAAGACTTTCTACTATCTGACCAATAGTCATACGAGATGGTATAGCATGCGGATTTATAATTAAATCTGGTCGAATTCCATCGGCATTAAATGGCATATCATGTTCTGGAATAATGAGACCTAAGGTTCCTTTCTGACCACTTCTAGAAGCCATTTTATCACCAATTGCTGGTATGCGTTCTTCGCGAACTCTAACTTTTGCCACATTAAATCCTTCTTCACCAAGTGTAATAAAAGATTTATCCACATAACCAAGTTGACCCTTCTTTGGTTTGACAGAATCATCTATCCAAACATCTCTATTTTCAATATTTGAATTTACTTTTCCTATTAAAATAGTCTTATCATTTAATTCAGTATTTTCTTTGATCATACCATGTTCATCTAATTGACTATAATCGTAATCAGCTTTCTTTCTAATAACATTATTTTGTTCTATATTAGCAAACTTAGAACTAGATGAACCAGTAATTTTAGAACTTTCCTCTCGTGCCTCATACATAGAAAAATAAGTTGTGCGAAAAATACCGCGCTTAATAGCTCCTTCATTTATTAAAATAGCATCTTCTACATTATAACCACTATAACACATTATAGCTACAATCGCATTAACACCATATGGCTGCTCTTCATTATTAACATATTCTAAATATCTAGATTTCACTAAAGGAGTTTGACCATAATTTAAAATAACTCCCATTTTATCTATACGCATCTGATAATTAGTGTGATAAACTGATACAGCTTGTTTACTTTGACCACATGAGAAAGCACCGCGAGTAACTGGATTATGTTCAGGATAAATAATAAGATTTCCCATAACACCTAATATTAAAGATGGGTCTATTTCCATATGTGTATACCATTTACTCTTTTTTAAATTTTCCAAAGTAGTAGAAATCAAAGCACTTTCTTCTTCTGATGTATCAACATAATCCACCATAGATTTATATTTCATCAATTTTTCAAAAATTTTGTTTTTATCAGATCCAATATCCTTATATAATTCAAATAAATTATAAATTTTATTATTCTTAGTTTTAAAGGATGGATCGGATTTTTTCATAAATCCAGAAATAATCTCTTCCCAAGTAATAGTTCCTTTTTCTAATAAATCAATTATTTCAGGTCTGTCATAACTAATATCGCCATTTTCAATATAATAAATAGGTCGAATTAATCTTCCTGAATCAGTATAAATATAAATTTCATTATGTTCATAATCAAATGAAATACTTATATAAGTTGGAATAATACCATTTCTTCTATACAATTTTAATATATCTACTAGACCTAATTCATCTTTTGTTGAAATAGGTATTTCTGTTACTCCAACCCAAATACCATTTATAAATATTTTTGAACTACTTCCTAATTGATCTGGGCTACATTCAAGAATAGTTTTCATTGGTGTATTTTGTCGTATCCATTTTATAATTGGATAAGCAGAAGAACCACTTGTTATATATGTGCTAATAGACATATGTTTTTGAAGACCAATATTGCCTCCATCAGGTGTATCTATTGGATCAATAAATCCCCACTGAGAAGAATTTAATAAACGTGGACCAACTACTTTGGCACTAGAATCTAATGGTAAATTAATTTTACGTAAATGAGAAATAAATGTATTCCAACTTAAACGATTTAAATCTTGAACAGCTCCAAGACGCTTTGTATTTTCTTGAGATCCCCAATTACCTTTAAATGCTTTTTTGAACCCTTGTTCAACAAGTCTATCCTTAAAAAACATTTTAAAATTAGCTTCAATTAAACCAATAAAATTATCTTTATATTTATTTTCTTCCTTTCCAGATTTATCTTTTGTTTTTAATTGCTTTTTTTCTTTTCTAGATAGAGTATCATCTTCTTTGTATTCGCCCTTGTGATAATAATATTCTTCATCTATTTTACGAGTAATATCTTTTTTTTGTATTAAATAATACTCTCTGAATAAATCATATATCAAAGAACCAGATAATTCAACTCTTTTAAATTGAAAATTATCACGATCAGTTGGTTTTTCTTCTTTTTTATACACTTTTAATAAACGACTAACCATATAACCCAAAAAATAAGCTTTTTCTAAAAAATTTAATTCTCCAACATGTGGTAAAAAATAATCAGAGAGAATTTCAATAACACTCGATACTGTACCTCTTTTTGTCAACTCGGCAATAAACTCAAGTGAAGTTTGTTGATTAAAAAATTTATTAGCATCATGAACTGATGGTATAAATAAATCAATATATTCATTATTTAAATTTTCTGTAGTATCATTCAAATCAGATAACAAACACGTACTAATAATTTCTTTGTCTGATACTACACCTAATGCTCGCATCAAAATAAATAATGGAACAGGTTTTTTTACATTAGGAACAACAACAACAATTTGATTATTACTTAGACTAGGTGATGGAGCAATAATTTTAACAGCTGTAGTTCGAATAGGTTTTGATGTGTCTTCAGAAACAGATCTAATTTCAGCAGAATAACTGTAAATATCATCATCTTTATTCTTTCTGATATAAAGCATATTATTAGCAAACTTTTCTTGAGAAATAATTACTTTTTCCTTTCCATCAATAATAAAATAACCACCATAATCATTACGACATTCACCCATATTAAATCTGACTTCTTTATTCATGTTATTTAAAACACATAAATTTGATTGAAGCATAATAGGAAAACGTCCCAAAAAAACTTTTGGAATAGTTAAACTATGCTCTCTTCTCTCTTCATTTACATAATATAAAAATTCTACTTCTACATCATAATGAACTGTAATACCATATGTCATATTTCGCAATCTAGCGTCATTTGGAAACATATAATGAGAATTATTATCATCATAAATAATTGGTTTACCATAATAAATTTTACTTCCATCTTTACCTCCTAAATAAAGCATACATTCATTTCTTCTTTCACTATCATTACTTTCATCTTCTCTCTCAATAAAACGTATAGGATTATTTTCACGAAAAATGCGATTAATACCGCTTCCAAAAAAATCATTATATGATTCTAAATGATGAGCAACTAAATTATTAGGATTATCTTTAAAATATTTGTCTATTAATTTCCAAGAGATTTCTTCTTTATCCATAATATATTATATAATAATCATATTTTTTTAAAATGTAATAATTATATTATTTATAATTATATTATTTATAATTATATTTGTAAATTGCTATATTTGTAAATTGCTATATTTGTAAATTGCTATATTTGTAAATTGCTATATTTGTAAATTACTATTTATAAATATAATAAAGGTATTTGAGTTATTATTATATTTATGACTACAGTATCAATTTTAACAATAACACAACATAAACGATTTATTTGTTTAAAAAATTTATATGATATAATACAAGCACAGACTTACCTAGAAATTAAAGAATGGATTATTGTAGAGGGATCACAAAATATTGAATTAAAACAAAATAATATAGAAAATATAGAAATTTTTATTAATGAAAAAAAAGATTTAACTAATATTAAAATGCGTTTAATAAAATCGGATGATATATTACCTTTAAGTGATCTTAGAAATCTAGGAAATGATAATTGCTTAGGTGATATAATTGTATGTATGGACGATGACGATTATTATCCGCCTATATCAGTAAACCATACGGTAGAAAAATTAAATAAATATAATAGATTAATAGCAGGATGTTCAGGTATTTATTTGTATGATTTTAAATTAAATAAATTATATAAATGTAGTGGTTATCATAATAATCATTCTACAAATAATTGTATGGCATATAAGAGAGAATATTTAAAAAATCATAGATATAAAGATGGCTTACATTTTGCTGAAGAATATAGTTTTACAAATGGTTTTACTGAACCAATGATACCATTAAATCCTGAAAAATGTATTATTGTATCTATTCATGAATACAATACTGTAGATAAACAAAAATGGATTACAGATAATGAATTTATTTCTGAAGTAAAAGATAAAAATATTTTGGATATTATACCACATAAAATATTTGAAAATATGAAAGAAGCTTTTTATTTTGAATAATATACATATATATTATTTTTTAAGTTTTTTAGTTTTATTACGGTATTTTCTTCCTTTTTTTGTTAATCTAAAACCACCCTTAAGTTTTTTTGTCGCTTTTTTTTCTTCCTCTTCCTCTTTATCTTTTCTCTCTTCTTCCTCTTTATCTTTTCCATCTTCTTCCTCTTTATCTTTTCCATCTTCTTCCTCTTTACTTTTACTATCATGAATAGTAAATTCTGTCCATGGTTGTGTTGGTCTATCAAGTAAATAAGGACAAAATTTTTTATATTGTCTATGTTTTTTACAAAATTCATCTTTATTAAATCCAATATCACAAGAAGCTCCAAACTTACCAATAAACGACATTTTCTTAGCAAGATCTGTATCACAAACAATGCCGTCTACGGCACCATGTGGAGCAAATGGTTTTGGTCTACTTTCTTGTGACATATATTCTCTCGCATCTAAATCATAATGTGAGCAAACTGTTCTTGAACAAGGGTTATCATCTTTTAATAAATAAACATCATAATGATCAGAAATAATTTGTTTAGCAACTTCAATATTAAGCTTTCCTTTATGTTGATCCATTAAATCGCCAAGGCGAACCAATCTTGCACCTTGATGACGACGAATATCATAAAATCCAGAATTATTTACTTCTAAATTGCGTATTCTTTCATCATAAGGCGCGTTAAAGCCTATAAAATATCCATTTTTTGTTCTCTCTATATTTTGATATTTAAGACCTAATTCAATACGTAAAATTTCATTTGTATTTGTATCACCAAATAACCAGGAATTAGCATAATCTCCAGAATTTTCATGTTTAAGTATTTCACAATATTCATCTAATGTTTTACCATATTGCATAGCCTTTCTTATTCTATAACCAATTGGCCACCGCTTTTCATATGGAATAAATCCACCAATGGTTGTTTCTGTGCCAATAATACCATTTGCCGTAACAAAAAAATCTGATCTACTCCATATGGAACATGGTGAGGTCTGCATAATAAAACGGCAACCATCTTCTGGGTTTAAATCTAATACAACATTAAGATATTGACCATCAATATAATCAGTAAAAGAATTATGAGCACAAACTATTTTTCCATCTTTTGTCCAATCATCACCAACAGCTATAAAAGCACTACAACGATCTTTGGCGCCACCTTCTTTACCTACTTTATTATCAGATTTACTTGAATACCAGTAAGGTATAGACATATAAAAATTCCAAGCAATGATCTCATCTAAGGTTGTTTCGCACCCATTAGCCCTACATCCTTCTGATATACCTTCCATTTCATCATATAATTCTTTAAATTCAGTTTTGGTCATTTCTTTAAAATCATCTGATACTTCTTGAACTAAAGTTTTCCATTCAACTCCAAATGATTCCATCATAAAAAATTCTAACATTTTTTTAATTTCATTAAATTCCTTAGCACATAAATAACCATAAGCATAACCACGGTCTTTTGGTTTTCCATGGATTGAAATATATTTCCATCCATTTTTTTCATAAGAAATTCCATTTTTAGTTTTTTCTTCTGACATATATTATACTTTTAAAAAAATATACTTTTAAAAAAAGTATAGCAAAAAATACTTTTAAAAAAATATACTTTTAAAAAAAGTATATTTTGTTATACTTTTTTTACATTTTTGGCTCCACCTTTTCTAAAGGTGGATCTAAAGGTGGATCTAAAGGTGGACAGATTTACATATTTAACATAAGTAATCCAATAATAACAAATAACAATATCCAAGGAAGAAGGACAAGTAACCAAGATAATCCAGTGTGACCATCTTTGCAAATTAAGTTAAGAATATAAGTCCAGAATAAAACATAAATTAATTTAACAACAAAAACCATTGCTGTATTAGGAACACGGCAAGAAAAAGATCCAACATTATAACTATTTGAGTTACCCAAGTTCTGTAATAATATCATAACTAAAGAAACCATAGAAATAACAAAATATATTACTGCTGGTGTACATAATTCTTTTAAACTTTTGGGAAAAGCTGCCATTATAACTTATAATCAGAAAATAAATTTATAAAACAGATTTTATACTTGATAAATTAGGTGTACGGACTAACTGGTCTTTCCATGGCAGCGGACTTACTGGAGCTTGATATCCAGCTAGAGCATTATAAGTGCTTCCCAGTCCAAATTGAAATTGCCTTCCTAAATTAATCAAATCTTGACCCAAAAAATTACTTAAAGTTCCACCACGTTGTTTTCTTGATCTTGACTTGTGTGATCTTGTTTTACGATGTTTTTTACCACCCGTTAAAAAAGGTGGGTTTGCTCCAGGAGATACCATTTGTCTAGAAATATCTGTATCATAAGTATTAAGTCCCAAATAATTTCTGCCACCGGCAATGTGATCTACTCCAGGCCATCCACCAATAGATGGGGTCCATGATTTACCAACTAGACCATCAGGATATGGCATACCAGGATTACCTCCTTTCATTATCATTTTTTTTCCTTTTTTTCCTTTTTTTCCTGCAGCCATAAATCCAAGAGCACATAAAGGACCGCATCCGCCTTTCATTGACATTGGTTGGTTTCGTCCACAGTTGCCACCTTTCATAAGAGGAGTTTGACAACTCATACAGTTTCCACCCTTCATTGAACCACCATTTATAGTCTGCGAACCAATCCAACCTTGAGCCCTAGCTGGAGGACCAGTATTTGGCAAAGCAGGATTATCAGCATTAGTATTTGTTGGTATTAATGTACTTGCTGTATAAGCACCGCCTTTTCCAGTATAAGCTAAAGGAGGAGGAATTGTAGGACCAGAATAAGGATATGCTAAATTATCACCACCACCTAAAAAAGATCTTTTATTTTTTTTAGAGCAACCTTTCATTTTATACACTCTTTGTCTATTTTTAGAAGTTTTGGGCATTTATACTATATATAAAGAAATTATTCGATATCAACATGAGTCAACATATGTCGGCGACAACACATTTTTGTTAAACCCAATTCATCTAAAACTTCTCCTTCAGGAGTTTTATCTGTAAATTCCTTTGTTAAATAAAGAACTTTATCAATATCAATAGTTTCTCCATTACCTCTTTTTGCTAATTTCTTCTTACGCACTTGTTCGCAATAAAATCTATACTTATTCGCAATTACCATACCACATGTAAAACATTTAATAGGGATAATCATCTCTTATATATTATTAATTATAATATTCTTATATTATTTTAATTTACATTCATTTTTTTTATTTAATAAAAAATATAATAATTTAATGTATATTTCAATATCTAAGGACATTTCTCTCCATAACATTTATTTTGAAAGTAATAATAATCTAGCGGTATAGTTTTTCCTTTTTCATCGCTATTGAATATAGGACCATCTGCTGAGCCAGTTCTACATTTTCCATTGCTTGTCCATACACAACAAGATGTATCAGAACAATTATTTCTAGTCATTTTACCACAGGCTTCATCTAGTTGTCCACTAGACCCACGAAAATTTTGACAAAATGCGTCCTTACTATTCATAATAATAGACGTATCTGGTTTCTCTAATCCTTCTATTATAACTACTTTTTGTAATTCACGTGGTTGGTCTTCTACTTTTAAATTTAACCCAATTGAATTTATAAATGCGATTAAAGCAAAAATTAAAAATACAACTATAAAAATCTTTAGAACATCTTTAAGGTCCATATTATATATAAAAAAGAATATATTAAACAAAATATTAAGAATATCATTAAACACAATATAGAAATAATATAAAGCACGTTAAAATATATTTTATAGATATTATATATAACTAATGGCCAAAAAAATCACTTTAAAAAGCGTTGGTAAAAATATTGTATCTACTTCTAAAAAAGCATTACCTATTGTTGGTAAAGGTTTAAAAAAAGTCGGAACTGCGGCAAAAGATGTTGCTGTTAAATCCGCTCCTATTGTTGAAAATGGAGTTTCTGTTGTTTATGGAACTATGGCAAAAGGTTTTGATTTAGGAGTTCAAGGTGCTAGAACTGTTGCTAAAGGTATCTCCAAAAGAAGACAATCCAAAAAAGGAAGACGTAAGAGTGGAAGACGCACTCGCAGACGTTAAATAAAATTTGTTATTTTTAAATACATTTAAATACAATTTTAAAATGTATAAAAATATAATTATTTCTAAATGTAATATATGTTTAAAACATTTAGTAATTTAAGTAGAAAAGCAGATAGATATGGCGATTTACATTTTTTATCTTTCTATGGTTCCACATTATCTAGATTAGCTTACTTAGATGATAATAAATTTTATCAAAATTATGTCTCGATTATGGGTCCTGTAATTCATGAAAAAATTTTGACAGCCATTAATAGTGTATCTTCAGATAATTTACAAGCATTATTAGATGACCAAACACTCTATGGATTAACTGGAGGTGCTGATGATATTTTTTCTCAATATGAATATAAATATCAGGATAAAAATTTTTTGGATTTTGTTAGATTAAAAATGCCTCAAAACATAAATATTATTAATGGAGAATCAAACGCAAAAAGACAATTTGTTGTTCAAGGCGCCAGTCCAGCAGATAGTACAGTGCGTTATATTTCTATTGGATGGTCAAACTATGGTGAAGTTTATGTAGTAGCAGATAAAAGAATGCCTAATACTATATTAGTAGTCTTTCGTGGAACATATAGTGCCAAAACAGCAGGATTATATTCAAAACCAACATCAATTGTTCCACTAACTGTATGTACAAATAAACAAGGAGAGAAACAACAATTTTTATACGGTATTTTTAAAACAACTGCTGAACTTATACATACTATTATAGAAGCTACCAGATTTTTAGCATATGACTTTTTAGGAGCTAGAGATGCAAATTCAGTTAAAATAATTACAGCAGGTCATAGTCTTGGAGGAGCAATGTGTACCAATTTTGCTTATTTGTGGATGAATGTTAAAAAAACAGCACCATACACAGATGCACCATATAATGTATTAGCTGACAATATTGTTTGTCTAAGTTATGGATCGCCTCGTTGTATGAGCTCTGATGTAGCTAAAAAATTTTGTAGTTTTGTAGCAGAAAATAAAATTTTGTATTTAAGAGTAACAACACGAGGAGATCCTGTTCCTGGATTACCACCAAAAACAGGGTTTCAACATCCATGTTCACAGGAAAAAGAAATGCGTAAAAAAATTTCAGAAGATTGTAATAATTTATTAAATGTAAAATCAACTGAACATGTTTTTTATGATAAAGACTTAGATTGTCAAAATTATAAAACTAGAGCATATTTGCCTGCTATACCAGCACATACTTTTTATTTAGATATTTTATTTATGAGAGCTTTAGATATAGGAAAATTTTTAGCTGGTGTAGGAATTTCTAAGGAAGTATTAAGAACAGATAAAGGTAGTACTGTATGTAGACTTATATTAGGTGAAAACAATAATTATAAGACAATATTTTTTGATGTAAATGAAGCAAGAAAAGCACCAACTAATTTAGATGGTCAATTAGAAGAAGAAATAGGACAAGAAAAAGGAATTCAAATGACAGAAATTAAATCAGATGTAGTGCCAGGTGAAGTTATAGAAGAAACAAAAACAGAAAGTATAGAACTACCAAAAATACCAAATGTTGATCCTACATCAGTAAGTTCAGAACAAGTATTAGCTGGTGGTTTTGGTGGAAAAGTAGCAGAAGATATTCGAATGACAGCTAAAGCATTTAATTTATTTATTATTGCTATGAAACCAATAATAGATGATAATAAATGTCCACAAAAAGGAGAAACTATTGATAGTCCATTTGATAATAATATAATGCCAGAGTTAAGTTGTTTTGGTGGCGACATGGCTGGTCTTGCTGCTACTGGTGGAAGAAGAACTAAAAAACGTAAATCTATATATAATATTAAATATACACGTAAAAATAAAAAAGGTTCTAAAAAAATCAATAGAAAAACAAAAAAACATATAACAAGATATTAAATCTCTTGTAATTTTAGTCCCTTAGTTGTTTTTACTTTTTTAAATCGAGTATTTTTTTTATGTATTTCATTATGACATGTTTCACATAAAGTTAATAAATTTGCCAAATTATTTTTATGAAATATTGCGTCAGATGTATTAATAATGCCATTTTTCGCAGCATCAGATTGAAACTGTAGATGATGAACTTCTGTTCCCATAGTATTATTACACTTTTCACACATACCAACTACTTTTTTAGCATTATATGAAGAAGTTTTGAGAGAAAGTATATTGGAAGGCGATTTCGTTGAATGATATTTCATACGAATATCATATGCGGCATCTAAAAAGTCTTGAGGTAGACTAAGTGATTTACAAACTTCAAGACCATACATATTATTTCCTGCGCCATCTTTCAGTTTACGATCATAAACTAAACAATCATTTTCCTTATCATAAACTACTTCTAAATGTTTAATAGCCAGCGCTTTTAATTCAGTTATTTCTTCATAATCTACAATTTCATGAAGATGTGTCGCAAAAATAAAACTGCTCTTACATTGATGTAGTTTAGTAATTCCCGCAACAAAAATACTAATTGCGCTTGAAATTTCAGTTCCAGAGCATAGTTCATCTCCTAAAACTAAACTATTTTCATCCATAAGACGTAATATAGTGCGAAGCTCCGACATTTCGACAGCAAATGTAGAAAGTCCTTTGAATATATTATCATTTCCGATAATGCGTGTAAATAAATATTTATATGGATTATAATTGAATTCAGAACAAGGCACATATAGTCCTGCTTGAGCCATGATGATAGCAATACCTAGTGCGCGAATAATAGTGGTTTTACCTACAGCATTTGTTCCATATAATAATATGCCATTAATAATGTCATTACCTAGGACAACATCATTTGTTACATATAATTCATTACTTTGGAATTGTTCAATGAGAGAATGTCTTAGTTTTTTTGCGTCTACAAATGATTTTTCAGATGCCATAATAGTTGGTTTACAATAATTATATTTTTTTGCTATACTAGCTTTTGTATATATTAAATCTATTAATGTAATAAAATGAATAATAATTTCTAGATCTTTCTGAAATTTTTCTGAACTAGAAATAAATTTATTAAATACTAATGTAATTAAATCTTTCATTGACACTTTAATAGACGATATGTTTTTACATAAACCATTAATTTGTTCATCATTGATAAAATTATTAGATGCGCTTTGTTTATCAAAACTAAACTGTGTTTTTGAAATTTTAAATTCAAATTTTTTATTTTGGTCTATATTTTTTATTTGATCATTTTTATCTATTTTATCTATTTTATCTATTTTATCTATTTTAAGCGTAACAATTGATGGCTCTTTTGGTAAAGTCTCTGTTAGTAATTTACAACGGCGACTAGTTGATATCAAACTAAGATTATTTTTTTCGGTTTCATGTATTTTAATATAATCAGTTGTTTTTCCAGATTTTTTTTCAGCAGTTTCAATGAGAGAATTCAAATAAACTCTAATAGTATCTAGTTTTAATTCTGATTCTTTTAATAAATCTGTTTTTTTATCCAACTCTTGATCTATTCCTGAATTAATAAAATTAGTTTCAAAATTTTGTAATTGATCTAAATCTTTTGCTAAGGATAAATCTAAGTTATCTGATATAAAATCTGATATAGTATCACAATAAGTTCCAACATTTACTATATTTGGTTCAAATTTTTGTAAATAAGTCATAATTTCATAATCATCCTTCATTTTTTCATAAATTTTTTTAATAACAATAATATTATTATATAAATTATAAATTGCTTTTGGAGAGATTTTTTTTAAAAAAATTTGTCGTTCCCATTTTGAGATATCCCTAATAGTGATAAGATGATTTTTTAAAAAATCGTAATACTCATCATATTTATTCAAAAAATATTCAGTAATATTATATTCTCTCTGTAAATAGTCTTTGTCGCATATAGGATTTAACAAATTATAATTAAATTTACGTTTACCCATTGGAGTTAAACATTCATTTAACATATTAGAAACACATGAATATTTACCTGATTTTATACTTCCATCATTAATAATATTTAATTGCTTCAATGAATGATTTGCTAATATAAGTCGTGTAGAACAATTTTCAAAAATTGGTTCCGAAAGTTTATTTACAAGATGCGGATTATGTTTATAAACAAATACTAATAAATAACAAAGAGATTGTGTAGCTATATTATTCTCATAAAAATTTTGAATAAATACTTGAAAATCATCAAATTTATAAAATTTAGAGAGAATTTCTTTTTGATAAGGTTGTTTTTCACAACATTTTAATTCTTTTATTTTTTCGGAGTTGTTACCATCTTTACTATATTCAGAAATATGAATTTTATGAATTAAATTACATGTAATTCCAGAATAACTTATAATATTATCTAGTTCTTTTTCATTTGGCAAATTAGATATTAAAATAGCCTCACTAGGATTATAAATGGAAATAAATCTTTCTAATTCATCATAAGTAGTTGGACTATTTATATATATTTCTTTAAATTGAAAAATATTAGTTTTTCCAGTATAGATATCAATATTGGCAATACCAACAACTATATATTTTCCCTTCATAATGAGTTTATTTTCTATAAGTTGAACCCAAATACAACAAATAGAGTTTGTTAAATTAGTAGTTTCTGTATGAAAATATGTTCCTGGACTAAAAATACCGGCTAAACTGCGAGTTGTATTTTTTGTAGATTCATCTTGAACATAAACAACCGCAGTAAATCCAGCTTCTTGAATTTTTTTTATATATTTTTCAATCATTATATCTTTAAATCCTGCCATCATTACATTATCAAGACCAACACAACTATTTTTTTCAACTATGTTTAATTCGCATATTTGAGAGAAATCAATAATTTTACTACTAGTTAATATATTAGTAGTTTTATTACAAATACCATATACTTCAAAAAACGCACCTACTTGCATTAATAATATTGTATTCTCTCCATATTCTATTTGATATGTTTTTGTTAATTCAAAATATTCCTTGATTAAAGACATTATTTTATATAAAACGATATCTTTAACTATATTTTATTATTCTTTATTAGCCGGTATTTCTATAACAATAAATTCACATTCTTGTCCTTCTATAACATAATTCATTACCCAATTTTTAATGTCTTTATAAATTTTCTTTGGTAAAAATCCTAAATTATAATAAAAGAATTTAAGAATTATTAAAAAAAATGTTACATAAAATGGAATATTTAATTTAGACCCATGTTCTATTAAAATTGCATCTTTGTCTTTTTCATTATAAATAGATATTTCTGTATCAAAATTATTTGCTTCATTTTTATATTTAATTTTATAACCATAAACAACTCTATTTGTTTTGTGTAAATTATAAACAAATTTTTTAAATTCACTTTTTTTAATTTCTAAAAAATTGGCTATTTGTGAAATAGTGCTCATTTCATTATCTGTAAAAATATCAGCATCAATGTCACTATATTTTGGAGAATAATCTGGCCTTTGTATACTTCCATAAAAATAAATTTTAGTATCTAAATAACTATATAATTTATTATAAAAATTTTTAGCATATGGAGGCATTTCATTTTTTGTTGTTTCCATTTATATATATATTTATATATATTTATATATATTTATAAATTTTTTTATAATTCTTTATCATCTTTAGAAAAATTATGAAGTAGTATTTCAGTATTGCTATTTCTAATATCACCTGCTAACATTGCGGATTCATATAATTTTCTAACTACATCATTTGGAGCATTACTACCTGCTTTTAATAAATTATGATCTCTTAAGTATGACTTAACTTCATTAATAGTTTTTCTTTTAAGATCTTTTTGAGCACTAAGAACTTGTTTTCTTGTTCCTCTATCTTTTATCAAAACACCAACCATTTTTTTTATTTTAGATTTGCCAAGTGTATATTTTTTTTTTATTGTTTTTTTAATTATTCTTTTGGTTCCAATTATTTTGTCATGTGGATTTTCCCCACCAATATTTACTGTATTAACCGGTAATACTGGTGAATTATTTATAGATAAAGTATTAGCATTATTAGTTTGAACTGAATTAGGTATTATAGATGAATTAGGTATTATAGATGAATTAGGTATTATAGATGAATTAGGTATTTTGTTTTGTTCTTCTACTTTTATAGCTTGTTCAATTTGTTTATTTTTTAATTTTTCACGTAAAAGACCTAACCTATTTTCTCTTTCAGATTTTTGTTTATCAGGTTGACCCCCTTGAATAGTTAAATTATTATTAGAGGTCTCATTAGTTTGATTTTTTGTCCAATTTCTATACGTAATTTTTTGTCCACCCTTTAATATACCATAAGGAATATTATCAATACTATAAGATTTTAGTTGTATATTTGGAGTAAATTTTTCTGTATTTACTTTTAAAATGTGCTCACTTAATTCTTCTGGCAAGTCAATATTTACTACTGGTTGAGGTTGAGCACTTCCACCACTAATAGAAGAATAATTTCTCACTGTTTTTCTCTCTAATTCTTGTTTACGTTTTTGTTTTTGTAATTCATATTTTTCCTTTTCTTCATTTATTTTTTTTTGTTTAGTTAATGTTTGTAAATAATTAATTGAATCATGAAATTCATCTGAAAATAAATTTTTTTCTTCATTACTATCATTTTTAGCCTGTATTTTATTATCTAAATTTTTAATTTCTTTATTTTTATGTTCTCTTATTCGGTTTAAGAGTTTTTTTTTTAAAACATTAGGTGATATTAATGGAACTAATGTAGATTTAACCTTTTTCTCTCTATTCTTTTTAGTTTTTAAACCTCCTATGCTAAATAATGATGGATTGATGGATATTGTTTTATTTGACATTTATTATAATATCAAATAAAAATATAATAACTCTAACTTTTTACTCTATTTTTTATAAAATTTAATATTTATAAATTAATAATTTTATTTAATAAATTATTAACTATATAATGTATGATACATATCCTTTTTGAATTGAAAATCATTTTTACGATTTTTAACATCTTCATTTTTTAAAAATATTTTAAAACCGTTCTCTAAATCTTTTAATAATATTTTTCTTTTTTCATCTTCTGGTCCACAAAATATTCTTCTACTGTGCGCTATCTTTGTTTTTGCTAAAATAGTTTCAATATCTCGTCCATAAAATTTTAAATAATCCTTATTTTTTTTAAACCATTCACTCGTTATTTGTGATTTGTCATCTAATTGCCATCCTATATCTGTAACTTTTTTTGAGAAAATTTGATGTAGGTCATTATGATCATATTCATCTGTTTTAAAACGCCATGTAAATCTGGAGTCCAAACCTTGATTATAATCAAAAAAACACTCTTTTAACTCATGTTGATAACCAGCAATAATAACCATTAAATTATCTTTATGATCACTCAAAGCTTCACATAATGTATCAATACATTCTTTGGCAAAACTATCTCTTTTTTCAGAATTTCCTAAAGCATAAGCTTCGTCTATAAATAAAACACCACCCATAGCTTCTTTAATAACATCTCTAGTTTTTAATGCGGTTTGACCTAAATACCCCGCAATTAAATCACTGCGTGTAACTTTTTTAAAGGTTCCTTTAGTTAAAATACCTAATTTGCTGTATATTTTTCCCATCATTTGTGCTATTTCTGTTTTTCCAGTTCCAGGTGGACCATAAATTACAGTATGCATAAAATCACCTTTAGATAGGGCATCTTTATGTAATTCCTGAACAAAATACAATATTTGATCAACAATATTATTTTTTAAATCTTTCATTCCTATCATATTATTTAACTCTGTTAGTGGTTCTTTAATATTGTGCAATGCCTTCATATTTATATTATATTTAATAGAAGGGTCATCTTTATAAGTGTCAATTAATTTTAAAATATCAGAAATATCATTTATTTCAATTTGTATATGAATAGTTTCTTTTATTTCAACTACATGTTCTTTTGCTTTATATTTTTCATATTCTTTTCTTATATTTTCATTTGTAGTTGGATGTATTTTTGCACAACAATCGCTAGATGATTGAGTATGACTATTCAGATTTTTTAAAAATTTTTTCATTTTTTGATTATAGTCTTGCGTTTCCTTATAATAATTTGGATCTTCAACTGGTTTATTAGTTGCGTTAACATCATTTACAGTTTGTCCAGTAAAATTAATTGATCCACAATTATTATTTGAAAAATCTATATCCAAACTAGCAATCATTTTATCAATAATTTGTTTCATCTCTTCTTCTTCATAATTTATTTTTCTTATAGTTGACATATTTAAAGTATTATTTTCAACAAGATTTTCTGTAGTAGGTTTATTTGTTTGATCAAGAGTAGTCAAAAATTTATTGTAATCACTTACTCGTTTTGGATCAATACTTTGTCTTTTGCGTTTATTCATTATATAAGATTAGTAATTTTCATTTATATTATTTTTATATAGTTGTTATTTGCTATAAAATAAGTATTTAAATAAAAAAAGGTGTAAATATATAATTATATTTTATAACCAACATATTTATTATTAAAACAATTTAAAAATAAATTGAAATGTTAAATAATCCAAATTATGATATCACATATAGCTAACATGTCTGAACAACAAGTCAACACTGAATTACAAAGAGAAATATTTGATATCACAAAAGATCTATACATTGAAACACCATGGAATATAATTGAGTCGTATTTTAAAGGACACCATTTAGAAAGATTTGTTAGACATCAATTGGAATCCTATAATAATTTTGTAGGATACCAAATTACTAAAACTATTGATATGTTTAATCCAGTTCGTATTGCTTCAGAGCAAGACTTTGACCCTGTATCTAAAAAACATTCGCTTGAAATTATGATAACATTTGAGAATTTTCAAATATATAGACCTCAAATTCATGAAAATAATGGAGCCACAAAATTAATGTTTCCTCAAGAAGCTCGTTTAAGAAATTTTACTTATGCCTCGTCAACTACTATTGATATTAATATCAAGTATATTGTTCGTAGTGGACCAAATTTAGAAAATACTCAGATTTTCCATAAAAATTTACAAAAAGTTCATATTGGTAAGCTACCAATTATGTTAAAATCAAATATTTGCGTTTTAAATCAATACAAGCATTTTGAAAATACGCAAACTGGCGAGTGTAAATATGATGCTGGGGGGTATTTTATCATAAATGGGTCAGAGAAAACCGTTTTAGGTCAAGAAAGAGCAGCTGAAAATCGTGTATATTGCTTTAATGTTTCAAAAAACAATACAAAATATACATGGATTGCTGAAATTAAGTCCGTTCCAGATTTTAAATGTATATCACCTAAGCAGATTACCGTAATGCTAAGCTCAAAGAATAATGGCTTTGGTAATCCTATTAGCATGGAATTACCCCGTGTAAAAGTGCCAATCCCATTATTTATTATATTTAGAGCATTAGGTGTTATTTCTGACAAGGAAATTTGTGAAAAAATTCTCTTAAATATAGCTGATCCAGATGGAAAAAATAAAAAGTTGTTAGAAGCCCTACAAGCTTCAGTTATCGAATCTAATAAATATATTACACAAGAAGAATGTATAAAATATATTACATCTCATGTGATGTATACTCCTATTAATATGGATAAGGAAACTGGCGCAAAAAAGAAACACGACTTTACATTGGAAATTTTAAGTAATGATTTATTTCCTCATTGTCATACAAGTTGCCAAAAAGTATTCTTTTTGGGATATATGACAAATAAATTATTAATGGCTTCCTTCGACATTATTAAACAAGACGACAGAGACTCTTATCTCAATAAGCGTATTGATCTTACAGGAACTCTATTAAATAATCTTTATAGAAATTATTTTAATAAACTAGTAAAAGATATGGAAAAACAAATTATTAGAGAAATTAACACTGGATCGTGGAAATCTACTGATGATTATGAAAATATTATTAACTTGACCAATATTTATAAAATTATTAAATCAACTACAATTGAAAATGGAATTAAGCGTGCGTTATCTACGGGTGACTTTGGTATTAAGCATACTAACTCAAATAAAGTAGGTGTAGCACAGGTTTATAATAGATTAAATTATGTTTCTAGTTTAAGTCATTCCAGAAGAATTTCTACTCCAACAGATAAAAGTGGCAAATTAATTCCACCACGTAAACTACATAATACCTCATATGGGTATCTTTGCCCAGCTGAAACTCCAGAAGGTCAATCAGTTGGTATTGTAAAAAATTTGAGTTATATGACACATATTACAATTTATTCCAATTCGCTTTCATTATATGAATATATTATGCCAAATGTTACATCTATTGATGTTTTTGAGTTAACACCAAATGATATGTATGGAAAAGTAAAGGTTTTTATTAATGGTGCCTGGGTTGGCCTTACTGAAACCCCTCAAGAATTATATTTAATGTTAAAAGATAAAAAACATAAGGGTATTATTAATATTTACACTTCTATTATATTTGATTATAAATTAAGTGAAATTAGAGTGTGTAATGATAGCGGGCGTCTATCTAGACCATTATTGCGTGTCAAAGATAAAAATATTTTAATTACTCAGTCAATTATTAACGGATTAAATACTGGAGAGCTATTATGGGATCATTTATTAACTGATACTAAGCTTTCAGATACGGTTTTAGAATATATTGATCCAGATGAGCAAAGTTGGTCATTAATTGCTACTAATCCTAGTGATTTAATTCAGCCATCCAATCAACTTCAAAAGTTTACGCACTGTGAAATTCACCCCTCTACAATGTTTGGAGTGCTAGCATCATGTATTCCATTTCCCGAACATAATCAATCTCCTAGAAACTGTTATCAATGTTTAGATATTTATGAAACTGTTTTATTAAGTAATGGAAATAAAGTAATGATTAAAGATATTAAAATTGGAGATGAAGTAGTTTGTTTTCATCCTGAAACAATGGATATTAGCTATACAAAAGTAGTAAATCATTATATTAGAGAAACTAATAAAAAAATTTACAATATTTCAACTATATCTGGAAGAGAAATTATTGCAACAGATGATCATAAATTCATGACTACTGAAGGGTGGTGTGAAGTTAAAAATATGAGTATTAATGAAACAATGATTGGAATTATGCCTCATCAAATACCCATAATAGATGAAAATAAAGAAAATAAAATTATTCTTACAGAAGATAATTTTAGAAATATATTTATAAATTATGGATTTAATCTAGATCAAATAAATAAACATGTTAGTTATTTAACTGAAATAGGTTTATTACCTTTATTTAGTGATAATTACAGACTTCCTATATTATCAAGAATATTTGGATTTTTATTAGCAGACGGTTCTATAAATATTTATGAACGAAATAGTAACAAATTTACAGCGTGTAGTTTTGATTTTGGAACTGAGAATGATGTTAAATTATTTGAAAATGATTTACAAATATGCGGATTTAATAAATGTAAATATAATAATGGCATTAGAGAATTTAACGGTATTACACACAATACATTTTCAGTAACACATAATGGTGTATTGCCGGCTTTATTAATAGCCATTGGAATTACATATGGTAAAAAAACCGAGACAGAAAGAAAAAATATTCCTGATTGGATAGTAAATGGCACAAAATTAATTAAACGTGAATTTCTAAGTGGTTTTCAAGGTGGAGATGGTTGTAAAATTCGTTGGAATAAAATGAACAAAGGATATAATTTTGTTTGTGATGAAACATCTCAACAAATTCATCCAAAATATGTAAAATCATTAAAATATTTTATGGAACAATGTATTTCTTTATTAAGAGAGTTTAATATAGAAGTATCAAATGTTATAGATAAATCTATAGAAATAAATAGGATTAAAGTTTCTTATAAAATTTCAGATAAACATAGTAATTTGATAAATTATTTTGATAATATTGGATACAGATATGCCTTTACAAAAAATTCAGAATCATTTAAAATTATTGAATATTTAAGATATAAAAATATATTATTTAATAATCATTTAAAATTTATAGAAAAAGTTAGGCAATTATATTTATTAGGAAAAACAAATTCATATATATCAAATGAATTAAATGTTAAAGTAAATTATGTTTCTGATATAGTTCGAAGTTATAAAAATAATAGAAAAATATCCATGCGTAATTTAGGAAATGATAATATTGAAACATGGTTAAAAAATATAAATTTTATAAATGGTATGTTATTTATACCAATTAAAAATATTGAAGAAGTATCAAACAGGCAAATATCTGATATTACGGTTGATTCTGATAACCATAGTTTTATAGCAGGTAATAATTTCTTATCTAGCAATTGTGCTCAGGGTAAACAGGCAATGGGTGTGTATGTGACCAACTATGAAAATCGAATGGATAAAACTGCTTATGTGCTTAATTATCCAATGAGACCATTGGTAGATACTCGTATTATGAATATTATTAAATTAAATGAAATTCCATCTGGGTCCCAATTGATTGTTGCCATTATGACACACACTGGTTATAATCAGGAAGACTCGTTACTAATTAATCAGGGTTCTATAGATAGAGGTATGGCGCTAGTAACTGTCTATCACACTGAAAAAGATGAAGATAAGCAAAAAATTAATGGTGATGAAGAAATTAGATGTAAGCCTGATGCGTCGAAGACAAAAGGAATGAAAATAGGTAATTACAACAAGGTGAATTCAAAAGGTATTATTCCAGAAAATACTTTGGTTGAAAATCGCGACATTATTATTGCCAAAGTGACGCCTATTAAAGAAAACCGTAATGACCATACTAAGGTCATTAAATATGAGGACCAGAGTAAAATGTATAAAACTGTGGAAGAAACATATATTGACAAGAATTATATTGATAGAAATGGAGAAGGATATAATTTTGCTAAAGTGCGTCTTAGAACAGTAAGAAAGCCTGTTATTGGTGATAAATTTTCGAGTCGCCATGGTCAAAAAGGAACTGTTGGTAATATTATTCCAGAATGTGATATGCCTTTTACATCTGCTGGTGTTAGACCTGATATTATTATCAACCCACATGCTATTCCATCCAGAATGACAATTGGACAATTGAAAGAAACTGTTCTTGGTAAAGTTTTAATTGAACTTGGGCTATTTGGTGACGGAACATCATTTGGTGATTTTGAAATCAAAGATATTTGTAATGAGCTAATTAAATGTGGTTATGAAGCACATGGTAACGAATTATTATATAATGGTCTTACAGGCGAACAACATGAATATAGTGTATTTATGGGGCCGGTATTTTATCAGAGACTAAAGCACATGGTAAATGATAAGGCACATAGTCGATCATTTGGACCAATGGTTAATTTGACAAGACAACCTGCGGAAGGTCGTTCAAGAGATGGTGGTCTAAGATTTGGAGAAATGGAACGTGATTGTATGATATCACATGGCGCATCTAGATTTACTAGAGGGCGTATGTATGATGCTTCTGATAAATATTCAGTATTTGTTTGTAAAAAATGCGGTCTAATTGCTTCTTATAATGATCAGAAACATATTCATCATTGTCATACATGTGATAATCGCACAGACTTTGCCTATGTAGAAATTCCTTATGCTTGTAAACTATTATTCCAAGAGTTGAATACAATGAATATTGCTCCGCGTTTGATGACTGAAGGTTAAATCCACCTTTTAGAAAGGTGGAGCCAAAAATAATAAGCAACTTTTAGAAAAAGTTTCGCAAAAATAGTAAACAACCTTTTAGAAAAAGTTGCGCAAAAATAGTAAACAAACCTTTAGAAAAAGTATAATTTTTGCTATACTTTTTTTAAAAGTATATTTTAAAAGTATATTATATGATATTTAAAGACATTACTAATTTTACAAATGTAAATGATTATTTACCTATTTTAAATGGTTGTATAAATGCTGATATAATTATTATTTTTTTAGCTTTTCATGGAGTTTTTAAGTCAAACTACCTAAAAAAATGGTACAAAAAATATCAGCTAAGTGCGGTATTAGCAGATGTTCTTATTCTTTTTATTGTTATTATTTTAGCAAGATTTTTATATAAATATTTATTTACATCATTTAGTATTTGGAAATTTACTGGTTTAGCATTATGTATTCAAATAATTCATGATATACTATTTTATTTATTGTTTAGCAGTGTTCCGCAAGGATATAACTCAATGCTAGATTTTTTTAAGATGTATGCTAAGGAAGTAGGCGCAGGTGCTATTATTGGCGACAGTTTTATGATGATACTTGCCTGTTTATTGACTTCACATTTTGCTACATATAATGTAAATTATAACATCATAATCCTAGTAATTTCTCTCTATTTTTTTCCTTATATGATTAATTATGAGTAAATCTACCTTTTCTATCTTTAAAAAAGGTAGAGCCAAATAGCAAATAAAATAGCAAATAAAATAGCAAATAAAATAGCAAAAGTTTGGCTTCACCTTTCTTAAAGGTGGATAATACCGCGTAACATATTTATTACATATGTAGTTAGTGCGAATAAAATGCCTCCCCATAATGTATCCATAAAAACAGTGAGTAAAGACCATTTTTTAAATAAAGCATAATTAGTAGTTTCATATACACCATAAATAACAATACCTAATAAAAACGCATCAGTTACACTTTTACGCGGTTTAATAATAAAATAATTTATTCCAATAATTAAAAATATATAACATAAAACCACTCCTAAAAAATTTACCTGTACAGCAGACCCTTGAACATCTTGTATTTGCTTTTCAAAATATCGTCTTATAAGTTGTAAATAAACAGAGTCAATAAAAATAAATAATATTGCGCTTATTAACATCCAATAATTAAACATTTTATATAATTTAAATATATTTTAAAATTTAAATTTTATATTTTTTATATTTTTTATATTTTTTATATTTTTTATATTTTTTATAGTTTATAATAATTCGGGGTTATCAAATAGTTTAGATAATTATAAAAACTTTTTTTAGTATTGTATTATATAAATGTCTGTCGGATATACAAGCCCAATAAATGGATCAAATGTTGCTTTCAATAATTTTGTTATTGATAAGAAGAGTTCTGGTGGTGCTATTAGAGGTTGGATGCCTCAAACAACACAAAATGTTGATAAGAGATATCCTGAATATGAACAAATTCGTTTCACTTTAAAGAACGCATGGAATACTACTTATCCCAGCCAATTGAAACGCAATAATTTAAAGAAAAGTATTACTACACCTTTTCGTGCTGTAAATAACGCTGGTGATTTACTAAGTAGAGAGAATTTTTCTTGTGGTGGAAGTTGCCAGACCCCTCAGAGCAGACCTGGACTTAGAGGATTAAGCATTCGTTTTGGAGCTACTTCTATTTCCTGCACCCCATCTGCTGCTTATAACTCACTTCAATTAAACACCAATATTCCATCTGCCACATGTAATGTCAAGTATGTTTATGATAGTTCCGATTATGTTAGTTATTTAAAACAGAGAGCTGTTGCTAAGAACTATAATGATTTATCCTATGGTGGAGATGACTCTAAATCTGGTCAGTCTGCTTGGAGAGCTATTAGACGATACTAAATATCCACCTTTAGAAAAGGTGGATCCAAATTAACTATTTTAGATATACTTTTAAGAAAAGTGGAGCAAAAACTTTGGATATACTTTTAAGAAAAGTGGAGCAAAAACTTTGGATATACTTTTCTAAAGTTTTTGATATACTTTTATTAAAAGTGGATGGATGACAAGAAAAAACAAATACTTTACCAAAAAACAGATTTTAATAGTTATTTAATTTGTCAATTACCATGTATTTTTAAATGTTGTAAGTGTAAGAAAAATAACAGCATATTAGTAGAAAAAAATGTAAAAAGTCAATTTTGTTTATTTTGTGGAATGCCAAATTATGTAAACCATCAATCTGTGAAAAAAGGTTGAGATAAATATATTTAAAAAAAGTAGAATAAAAAGTTAATTATATTTTAGAGTATATTAATATAAAAATATAAAAATATAAATGTTTATATTAACATATTAAATGACTGAAATAGGATTTATTATGCTAAGACATGTAAACAATGAATTAACAAATAATTATTGGAATCATTCTTATGAGTGTATTCGTAAATATTATCCTGAAAATTTAATTTTAATAATAGATGATAATAGTAATTATGATTATATAAAAGAAAAACATATTTTATATAAAACTACTATTATAAATAGTGAATATCCTAAAAGAGGAGAATTATTACCATACTATTATTATTTACATAATAAATTATTTGATACTGCGGTTATAATTCATGATTCTGTATTTATAAATAAATATATAGATATGAGTGTAAATAAATATAAATTAATATGGGAGTTTGAACATTATTATGATAATATAGAAGAGGAAACAAAAATGTTAAATTTATTTAATGATAAAGATTTATTAAATTTTCATGAAAACAAGGATTTATGGAAAGGTTGTTTTGGAGGGATGTCTATTATTACACATGATTATTTAATAGATATTAATAATCAATATCATATTAGCCAGTTATTAGAATGTATATTAACAAGAGATCACCGTTGTTGGTTTGAAAGAGTAATTGCTTGTTTATTACAAAAAAATGAAAAAAAAGAAACATTATTGGGAAATATACATAATTATTGTAGATGGGGAATTACTTTTGAAGAAAAAGATAATTATACATATTTACCAGTAATAAAAGTTTGGACAGGTAGATAAATTTTAATTTTAAGAAAAAGTAAATAAATAGTAAATTATATTTATAATTTGATTTTACTTTTTATAAAGATAAAATTTTTAAAGTTTATAAAAGTAGATCTAAAATGGTATTTCTACTTAAAAATTCGTTAAAATAATAAAATAATAAAATAATAAAATAATAAAATAATGAGAATATACTATGGTATTATTAATAATTTAATTGATGTTTCGGAAATTTGTAAAGAAAAATTAACAAATAATAATATTATTTCAATTCCTAATGGAGATTACGCTAGAGCCCATTATTTTACAGATCCTTTACATGGAGTTCATAAAAAAATATTTATTGAAAATAATGATAGTTTGACAGAATATGATGAATACACACAAATAAAAATAAATATATTAGACAATACAATAACTAATATAACTAATAATGATATAAATAATATAATAGAAAATATACACTGTAAATTAAAAATAAATTATGGTAGTTTAAATGATGAACTTCCAGAACAAAGAATGGTAGTTAGATATTTAACTGGAAATGAAAAAGTTTTAGAAATTGGTGGAAATATAGGAAGAAACTCATTAATTATTGCTTCTATTTTAAAAAATAATAAAAATTTGGTGACATTAGAAAGTAATATAAATATTGGAAAACAATTAATAAAAAATAGAGATTTAAATGGATTTAATTTTCATATTGAATGTTCCGCATTATCAAAAAGAAGACTAATTCAAAATTGCTGGGATACCATACCTAGTGATAGTTTAAAAGAAGGTTGGCACTGGGTTAATACTATTACATTAGAATGTTTAAAAGATAAATATAATATTGAATTTGATACATTAGTATTAGATTGTGAAGGGTCCTTTTATTATATATTAATGGATATGCCTGAATTATTAAATAATATAAATTTAATAATAATGGAAAATGATTATACTGATATATCACATAAAAATTATATTGATGATATATTAACTAAAAATAATTTTCAATTAGATTATATAGAATCTGGCGGATGGGGACCTTGTTATAATAATTTTTTTGAGGTATGGAAAAAATAAATTCTTTAGATATTAAAATATTCTTTTACTCCACTTTTTTTAAATTAATATATATATAAATGGACAAAACAAAAGTTTTTATCTTTGCTCTTTTAGCTTTAATTCTTTTAGGATTTATTCACAGTAAAGTAAGTCAACCAACTACTACTGTTACTAGCACAAAAGCTGTTGTAGTCAGACAGCCTACTTCTGCTGTTGTCGTTCGTCCACCTCCATTGTATAATCCTTATAAAGCCCAATACTATAATTAATTCCACTCTACCTTTAGAAAAGGTAGAACCAAATTCACTTATACTTTTAAAAAAATTATAGAAAAATAATTTTGCTCCACTTTTTTTAAAAATGGATATATAAATGTTTTGATCCAGTTTTTTTAAAAATGGATATATAAATATTTTGATCTAGTTTTTTTAAAAATGGATATATAAATATTTTGATCCAGTTTTTTTAAAAATGGATATATAAATATTTTGCTCCACTTTTTTTAAAAGTGGATATATATAAATGACAACTCCATATGCGGTATCCACTAATATAGGTTCAGTCTCTTATAATAATTATGTAAATGCTCCAATTACAGGACCATTAAGCACAAGTCAAACGCCATGCCAAATTCCATATCATAGTTATGGTATATTAGCTGGCATTCGTCCAACCCCACCACAGTTTTATCCATCTCAAGATCCCGTTTACGCTGAAATGAATTCAAATGCTAGACATCAATATTCAAGAACCGCGGTTAGCACAAAAGTTTTAGCCCAACAGATAGCTTTAGGTAAAATGTCGCTTCCACAAAGTTATATTATCAATTCATCTCAAAGACAAGTTCCAGTATCATCACATACTAATTATATTCCTCCTATTCCTTCTTCCATGTATGTAAATATTAAGAAAAGTAATGCTGTAGGACAAACTGCGTATAAAGTTAACCTGCCAAATTCCGCACCTACTGGAACAAAAAGTTATTACCCTAGTGGAACTAGAAGCACTATCCGAAGAGCGCGTTCAGGTGGTTGTGTAGCACCAAAAAAGAAGGGAGCTATTGAAAATTATAGTTTGTCCAATGGACGAACTTGCGCATGGGGATCAATTGTTCGTCAAAATTATTAAATTCGTTCAAATTAAAATTTTAAATAAAAAAAATATTTAGTATTATTATAAGATGACTTTTCCTTCATTAACCCCTACTTACGGACTTGAAAGTCGCGGCAGAACTGGTATGGCTATCCTTATTGGTGGTCCACGCACCAAAAATGGTTCTCAAGGAAGAATTTATGCTTGGATGAAGCAACATGGACAAGGACCACAATATATTCAATTTTTAATAAATGCGTCTGGTGTTAAATATTTACCTCGTGTCAGTCCTTGGGCTAGTATTTAAAAGTATAAGGAATGATTTTGCTATACTTTTTTTAAAAGTATAAGGAATGATTTTGCTATACTTTTTTTAAAAGTATAAGGAATGATTTTGCTATACTTTTTTTAAAAGTATAAGGAATGATTTTGCTATACTTTTTTTAAAAGTATAAGGAATGATTTTGCTATACTTTTTTTAAAAGTATAATATATAAAAATGAACAAGTATATTGTTGAATTTTTAGGAACATTATTCCTCATGTTTGTTATTCTTGCTACAGGAAACTGGGTTGCTATTGGCGCCGCTTTAGCAGTTGCTGTTTTCCTAGGTGAACCTATTTCCGGTGGAGCATTTAATCCTGCCGTAGCTATTTCTCTCTTTGCCTCTGGAAAATTACCCAAGACTGACCTTATCCCATACATTATTGTTCAGATCTTGGGAGCTTTAGCTGCTTTTTATTTATACAAAACTTTTATTAATAAATCATCATCTTAAAAATAAAAAATATAATATAATTTATTAATTTCTTATATTATATTATATATGCCTAGAAAACATAGTAGAAGAAGTATGATGGGTGGTTTTGACTTTGGTAGTTTTACTAGTTCTCTAACTAATTCATTTAATAATACAACAGCAAGTCTAACAAATTCGGCATCATCTTTGGGAAGTCAAGCATCAGCTTTGGCAACTAGCACGGCAAATAAAGTAAAGAACAGCATGGGATCCAGTTCCACTCCTAGTTATACTGCCACCAGTTATCTACCAAGAGTTGGTGGTAAAAAGCGCAGATCTGGATCTAAGAAAATGCGTGGAGGTAATTTTACTGATAACTCACCTACATCCGGTTTAGCTTTCCATGCTGCGCCATTTTCAGGAGAGACCGCACGTCCTAATACAATTGTTGGTGGTAAAACTAGAAAGCGTCGTAAGCACCATAAAAGATCTAAAAGTCACCGAAGGCGTTAAATATTTTAATAATATTTTAATATAATATAAAATGTCTAGCTTTCCTCTCCAATTTGTTTATTTTGCTCCTGCAAATATTAAGATAACATTAGGTTTAGATAGTGGCACTATTACTTCAATTATTTGGGGAGATGGAAGTTCTAATTTAAATCCTTCTCCTCCTTATCAACATACTTATTCAAATAATGGTATTTATACTGTTTCAGTAGAAGGAAATGTAACTAATTTAAGTGGGTCTATTAGTTTTGATGTTATAAATAGTCAACAATATTTATCAGCATGTATTAGTTTTGGCGAAATTGGATTGACAAATTTAACAGATGCTTTTTATGCTGCAATTAATCTAACAGTTGTTCCTTCTTCTTTACCTACATTATCTACAATTATAAATATGACTGATATGTTTGGTGAGGCTACTTCTTTTAATGGGTCATTAAATAATTGGAATGTTTCTAATGTTACAAATATGGCTGCTATGTTTTATGGTGTTTCTTCTTTTAATCAACCTTTAAATGATTGGAATGTTTCTAATGTTACAAATATGGATCTTATGTTTTTTGGTGCTTCTTCTTTTAATCAACCTTTAAATGATTGGAATGTTTCTAATGTTACAAGTATGACTGACATGTTTTTTGGTCTCACTTCTTTTAATCAACCTTTAAATAATTGGAATGTTTCTAATGTTACAAATATGACTAATATGTTTTTTGGTCTCACTTCTTTTAATCAATCTTTAAATGATTGGAATGTTTCTAATGTTACAAGTATGAATAATATATTTGGTAATGCTACTTCTTTTAATCAACCTTTAAATAATTGGAATATTTCTAATGTTACAAATATGGATAATATATTTGGTAATGCTACTTCTTTTAATCAACCTTTAAATAATTGGAATGTTTCTAATGTTATAAGTATGGATAATATGTTTGGTAATGCTACTTCTTTTAATCAACCTTTAAATAATTGGAATATTTCTAATGTTACAAGTATGAATAATATATTTGGTAATGCTACTTCTTTTAATCAACCTTTAAATAATTGGAATGTTTCTAATGTTATAAGTATGGATAATATGTTTAGTGGAGCTACTTCTTTTAATCAACCTTTAAATAATTGGAATGTTTCTAATGTTACAAGTATGACTAGTATGTTAGATTATACTAATTTATCTATAGATAATTATAATTCAACTTTAAATGGATGGGCTAAATTATCTTTAAAACCAGATGTATCTTTAGGTGCTTTTGGTTTAGTATATAGTCCTGCTGGTCTTTCAGCTCGTAACTTTTTAACTAGTCAATATAATTGGACTATTACGGGTGATATTTTTCTACAATCAGACATAGTAATATTAAATAAACCATTTAATTTAACAAACTTTAATTATAGTTTAAATCAAAATAATACTTATCAATTATTTGACACTTCTAATAATCCTATATCACAAATTGTTACTTTTGATGGAACTAATCCATTAAATTTTTTTAATGTAATTGTAAAATCATATGGACTTGTATCTATCATATTAAAAGATATCACAGATCCTCAAAACATATATACATTAGCTACTTTTCATATTAATGTTTTACAATTTCCCCCACTATTAACTCCTCTACCATTTAGACCTTCTTTACAGCCGTCGTCTAATCTAGGAATGTATAATCGTTATAGAGGTGCTTCGTCTGTTGGTTCTCGTCCAAAATATGGTGGAGCTAGTCGCATGTACTCATATGCTCATGCTCAAAATCAACAAGATCAAGTTATTGATTTATTTATTGCTTCTATTTTTGGTATTAGAAAATAAACTATATAAACAATATATATTAAACTTATTTAAAATCGATTACTACAATAATGTAGTAATGGATTTAGCTGTGGAACCAGATATATATGAACCAAATATAAATGAAAAGGGAGATTACATAGATAATATTCCTTATTCATCAAAATTTCAAAACGGATTGCGTTGTCCATGTGGAACACGCAAAGAACATGTTTTTGATGGTAGACCCAGTTTTGTTGGTCACATTAAGACAAAAACGCATCAAAAATGGTTACAAGAATTAAATACAAATAAATTGAACCATTATACAGACAATATTAAATTGAAGGAATTAATTGGTAGTCAGAAACTTATCATAGCCAAATTACAAAAAAATATAGATGAAACAAATCAGTTAGTTACACATTTAACAAAAAAAATAGCTATTAAAGAAAATGCTAATTTGGAGATAGATTTATTAAGTTTTTAGATAGTTTTATTAAGTTTTTAGATAGTTTTATTAAGTTTTTAGATAGTTTTATATAAATTTAATTAAATATTTTTGTCAATGACAACATTTTTTGATATGTTTCGAATAATTTTGTCTTCTTTTTCCAGATCATTATCTCCTGAACCACCCATTGACTCTATAATCATTTTATTATATTGATCCGAAAATTTGGAAGCAGCTTTAATACAATCAGGATGTGCTTCTTTAAATTTTGGTATTAGCCTCTGGTTTTTACATGCTACCCTCTTAATTGCCTTTCTTAGCTTATTTTTTTCAACATCTTCCTTTTCCCATTTATTTTCATCTTTAATATACAATATTTCTCTCTTTTTATCAGTACAATGAACCGGTCTTTTTTCAACTTCAAGAGCATTTAGATTTTTAACAATTATATTAGAAATACCATCTACATATCCTATTTCACCTACTTTTTCTAAATCTGATAATTGTAGCTTAATAGAGTCAACAAAATCCATAATGTTCATAGCATCTTTACATGTTTCATTTAAAAAGAATTGAAGATTAAATGATTTATTATGAGAATTAGTTGTATTATGAGAATGATTATTTGTTCCATTTTCAATAACTTTCATCATCATATTTTTAAATTCACTATTTTCTTTTGTTATTTCAAAATTCTGTTTAATAAGTGTTAAAATTAATTCATCTTTATCAGTAATTTTATTTATTATATCATCTGTATAATTACTTTCTAATTTTGTCTTGTTTTTTTGACAAATTTTTACATGTTTCCATAAGCCTGATCTTGACCCGTAACTTTTACCACAGCTACATTCATGTGCGGTATGGACGGCGTTTTTTGGCGCTAAATTTGTTTCCAAAGTTTCCAAAATGTTTCCATTGACACGGACAATATGTTTTCTGGTCTTAATATGTCTAACCCATTCACTTTTTTTACAGCATTTAAAATGACAAAAAATACAGGCGTTAACGGCGTTTTTTGGCGTTAAATTTGTTTCCAATGTTTCCATATATTTCCATTATATAATAACTTCTAAATACTTTTTTCAAAAAATAAAAAAAAATTATCGTAACAAATTGAAAATTTTTTTTTTACTCTGACACCTTAATTTTTCAATATGCAGTGGCAGACATTTTTCCGGCCAGGAAGATTCGACTTTTTCAAAAAATGGACAAAATAAATGTCCAATTTTAACTTTTCCAAAAAAGTCTTGGAAAAAAAAAGAGAAAATTCGCCTCTACATGTGTAGGACCTCTTTTTTGGCACTTTTACTAAAAAGTCCAGATTTTCCCTACATTATGTAGTATTTGAAGGCCTAATTACTCTTCAGTTAAATCAATAATATCAGCTTCTTCTGGTTTTTCTGTTTTTTTTTGAACTTCTGTTAAAGGTAATCTTTTTTCACAACCAGGACATTTATGATTTCTTCCTTCATTAGCAAAAGCATCGGGTCCATCAAACCAACATTTTTTACATATTCTGTGTGCTCTTAAACCATATTCTTGTAGACATTTACCTGGGTTTAAACTGTAAGGTAATTTTGCTTCTACTTTTTCTCCACACATACAACAATTAACTTTGCCATCGCCATTTCCACCTTTTTTAGATTTCCTAGAATATTTTCTAGAATATTTTTTAGCCTTTCTAGTATATTTTCTAGATTTTTTAGAATACTTTCTTCTGTAAGTTTTACGTGTCATTATATATTTAATTTATATTATAAATTATAATAATTATACTTTTAAAAAGTATAATAAAAATTATAATAAAAATCTATTTTGGTGGAATTACTTAGATTTATTCATAAGTCCATTTAAAATGTAAATACCTATACCAGCCAAACTTAAAAAATATATCTGTGCTAGCGGATCTTCTGGTAAAACTGGACTGGCATGTGCGGCAACACCACTTTCAAAAGTCTCTCTACAGACTTGGCCACTAAGCGGATTTCTACGATTAGGAAAAGAACAAGGATCCATATTAGTTATATCTGTTAATGTAAGATAATGTGATTGTGAAGAACGATTATTGTTAATATCAATAGTCTCTAAACTTATTTCTTGACAAGGAGGAGTTGAACCAGAGAGAAATGCACGCATAATACCAAAAGGATTTAAAACATTTAAATTACTCATTGCACCAGGAACTAAACCTTTAAATTCTGAGAAATTAACACCCAAACCATTAGATATAAATGGAATATTTCCCTGAGGAACATTATTTACATAAATATAACGATTAGTTTTTTCACATGTAGATGGATCATTTGGATTACTACATTTATCTACAGCAGCACATTTAGCACCAGTTTGTAAAAAAAATTTATTACCTAAAGGACGACCAGTAGAAGATGCTCTGCTATTTCCAGTTACAAGCACTTCTACATATTGGATAAGACCATCAATATTTCTGGACATTTGTTGTATTGTGCCATTATCACTCATACCAATTTCACTAGGCGTTCTAATATTTTTATAATAAGGATATGTAGGACCTAATAATCTTTCTTCAACCCCTTTAGCATTAGTTAAAACTTGATCAAATAAATTAGCCATTGTATTTAATATAAATATATAAAATATATTTTATGTTTTATATATTTTATATATTTTATATATTTTGTATTGTGTATTTTGTAATGTGTATTGTGTATTGTGTATTGTGTATTTAATTACAATATAAATTGACTGGTATCAACAGGTTGATCACTAGTAGCACCACTAATCTCAGGTGGAGTATCACCTAACATTTGGTTGCTATAATCTTTTTGTGCTGTAATTAGGTCATTTACTTGAAGTTGTAAAGAACTAACATTACCACTTAAATCTTGAACTTGTTGATTAATACCCTGAACACTATCAATTCTATTTTTTAAAAAATTAATATTTCCAGCATTTTGCTGAGCCAAAATAAGAGCATTATTTGGATTATTCATATCATATGGTTTAAAATCATCACTATTTTCTAACCCTTCGATAACCCGAGTTGCTAAAATTAATTGGTAACCCACTAAAATTATGAAAAAAAGTATTAATATATTTATTAAAGATAGCATTAATATATATTATACTACTTTTTATTTTCTTTAATAATAATATAAATGTCAACAGCAGTTTACCCAATAGGAATGAGAACAATGCCTGCTTCAGGATATAACCATAAAAGCACATATTTAAATAAACAATATATTCCATGGAAAGGAACTGGTCCAAATAGTTTTCCTGTCGGAACAGCACCAGGACATATTAGACCTTTAACAAATAATGATCCGGGTAATGTTTTTCAAACAGGATTTGGTTTAGCTAGACCAATCAAGCACTATAGAAAAGGTCGTGTAATTCCTCCACCTGCTATTGAAAATGTGCCAGATTTAAATGTTGTAAATCCTCATAATGGTGATATTAGAATTACCATTAATGAAAATGCCTTAATTAATTATAACTTAAATAGATTTGTTAAGTCTAGTACAGCAGTTCCTTTAGGTGGTTCTAGAAGTAGTTCGGGTTTATTAAATGATATGATGGGTGCTCCAGGTAGTTTTACAGTTAAGCAAAATCCTCCTAATGAAAAAGATGGTGTTAGTCAAATGAATGCCAATTGTAAGACATGTGAGGGAATAAGTATTGTTGCTAGTTATAAGCCAAATTTAACTTTTTTAGAAGAAAATCCTGAACCAAATACTCAAACTGCTACATGGTGTTGTAATGATGAATTTAAAGCTAAGCGTAGAGCAATTTATGCCAGCACAAATTTAAAGAAAAATTATTACACAACTACAAAGCAATATCTTCAAAACAGATGTAAAACATATGATCAAAAAGCATTTAATTTCTTATCTTACAGAACAAATTTGGCTGATGAAGTTGCGAATGGTGCCAACCCATATTTTATTTCTGTGGCTGGTAATAAAGGTCCTACTCCCGGAAGCCCACTTTCATTGACAAATACATATCTTGCGAATTGCCAACCTGGTGCGCAAATATTTAATGCTACTGAAAATGCTCTTATTTCTCAAATGCTTTCTATTATGGTAAATGCTGGTATTTTAACACAATCTCAACTAGTTAACTTCAATACATTAGGTATTAATTCAATTAAAGGATTTTTCAATTGGTTAAATAATTTACCTCAACCAGAGAAAACACCTGCTTTGAAAGTATTCACAGACTTTATTAGTAATCCTTATTGGGGTATGCCTCTATCAGGACCATCTAATCCAGCTGGATGTCAATTGGTTGTGTATAAACCAAATAACTATCAATTTGCTAAGCAAGGTGCTGTTGATAGTTCAACAAGAAATTTAAAATTAAATGTTGATACTATTTCTACAAATGCGGCTTCTATTCAAAATTATAATAATACAGGTCCACTTCTAGTAACAGCAAATGAATTATATGCTGGTAATGATCCAAATATAATGAATTTACAGAAAAATAAAGCACCAAATTGTAGTGGTCCATGGCCTATTAACTTTTATAGACAATTTCAAAACAAGAAAAATTGTCATTATAAAACTTTACCTCAATATCAAAATCCAGTTTCTCAACCATCACCATATCGTTATTTTACAACTGGATCTGTTTTTAGTTCAAATCATTTCTCTCAATCCCCAAATACATATAATACCACTTCAGGATCTGCTACAGGAACTGCTGTTCGATCATAAATTATCTGTTTTTTCACCTGTTGTAGAAGTTTCTTCTTTAGATATACTTAATGGTTCTTTAGATTCTTTAATAATAGGTAAAAAAATATTAGTTTTTTCAAAAAATTTATTACAAGGAATTTTATATTTTTCACACCATGCTACAGATTTTTGAATATTAGATTTTTGAATTAATTCTATTTTATCATCTTTATTTTTATTTTTTAGTGTATTCGTAATTAAATCCAATGCTTCTAATTGTTGTTGACCAATAATATTATTAATATCATTTATTTTTGTAGTAAAATAATAAGGAAGATTAATATTAATTACTGATAATATATTTTTATTTTCTAATTTTTTTAAAAATATAATTATTCTATAATAATTTATTTTCCAATTTTTTAAGTTTGTTTCATTTGAGTGAAATCCTTTACAAATAATATATTTTTCAAATGTTGTAACATTACTAGTATTAGGTTTTAATATGTATACTTTTTCAAATAAAGATGATAAAAAATATAAAATATCAATAACTGGTTTGTGAAAAATTTGATTAATTTTAATTATACATCCTCCTCCAACTTCAATATTTTTTAAAATAATCACAAGATATTCCATAAGCGAAATAAAATATTCATTTAAATTATTATTTTTTGTTTCTAAAAATAAAAAATGAAACTTTTTATCATTAATTAGTTTAAGATTTTCATCACTTACTTTATTAAAAAAAAAAAGTTGGTCATTAAAATCTTCCCGCACCATTTCAAAACATTCATTAATATCAGTATAATTATCTGTAATATGTAAAGTTTTTATAGAAGGAATATCTTTAAATTGATCAAAAATATCAAGAGTAGAAATTATTTCCAAAAATTCATAAAATAAACCGGTTGTTGGTTTTAATTTACTTACTGAATATCTAGAACCAGGAACTTTAGAAAAAATAAATTCATATGGATTTACTAGACTATAAATATTCTCGTAATTATTTAATAATAATTCGCCTTTATTTGTCATACGCGATGTATCATCTATTTCTGTATTAACTTTTATTATTGTTTTTACAGATTGATCAATTTCATGTGTGGATTGAATATAATAGTTAAAAAGACTATGTGAAATATATAACTCACATGTATCACTTATACTATCTGTAGGTTGAATTTCAATATTTTCATCATTAATTTTAGGTAATATATAATAACTCATTAGTTTACTATTATATATTATATAATTTGTTTAAGTTTATTTGTTTAACTTTGTTAATAAATTATAAAATTATTTTTCTTCATCGCTATCTTCTTGAATAAACAATACTTTTTTAGAAGGAGCCACTTTTTTAGAAGGAGCCACTTTTTTCTTACTCTGAACAGGTTCTTCATCTATTGCTTCAGTAGCAGCTATAAGTAATAGTTTTTTATTTAACTTTCGCACTTTTGGTTTAATTTCTTTAATATCTTCCTTAGCAATAGCTATAGCTTGTTTTGTTAACTGTTCATCTCTATTTTCCGCAGCATTATCGTATTCACCTAAGTCTAATTCTACATTTTCAACATTAACATTTCTTAATTTTTTGTATATAAAATATCTATTTAAAAACGATATTTTCTTTTCAAATGATGTCATGAGTGATGATTTACCATAATCTTTTGCTTTAAACTTATTTTTATTAATTTCTTCCAACATATTTATAAATAGTTCGCTAAATAGTCCAGATCCATCTGGAAGACCAATATCGACCGCTTCTTCACGTGTAACTAATTCAAATCCATATGTGCTCATAACTCGGTTTAAATATTCAAAATTTACTAAATATTCAGATATTGTTTGATTAATAGATTCTTGATAAACATCAATTCTATATCCAATACAGCTGGAGTCGTTATCAAATGTTTTGGCACCATACCCTTTTGTAATTTCCCAGATTTTTTTACCCTCTTCTATTATTTGAATAGATTCGCCAGTTTTAACTTTTTTTAAATCATTAAATACTAGCTTACCATCATAACAAGATCCTACAAAATAACCATTTATTTTTATACATTCTACAAGATTTTTCATAAACCCTTTTAAAGTATCTGGATTTTCAAAGAAATAATGAATAGCAAATTGGCATGACGCAACATTAAATCCTTCAGCACCTTTACCATATTGCTTACTAACTCCTTTACCAATTTTTTCAGGATCTTTAGGTCCATTACCAAATATAGCAGCAGTAATTTGTTTAGCTTTATCATTTAACATAGCACTACCATCTTTAATATTAAAGGCGCTATTTCCATTTACAAATAAAGCAGCAGGAATAGATTTGGATGTTTTTCTTAAATTCAAATATCTGGCGCAAGCACCATCAAGACGATTTTCTAAATTCTGTTTGGCTAAATCAACACCAAATACAAAGGATAATTTGGCACTAATCCATTTAGGAAGATCGCCTGCTCTACCACAAGCAAAATCAATCAATGTATCACCTTGTTTTGATACACCAACAATTAATAACTTCTTGACATATAAATTATGAAAATTTTTCATTGCTTCTGTCTTAAACTTGCCTGCGGGAGTATTATAATATACATCTTCACTTACAGTTATACTAGGAATATTTAATCCAGTTGCTATCATATCTTCTGTAATTCTTCCACTAGGATGAATGGATTTCCAATTTTCATTACAAGCTTTATATGCGTTACCGTATTCTCTCTCACCTCTTCTTAACTTAGCAGTTTTATCATATCTAACCCTTAGAGGTATCCATCTCCATCTATCTTCCTTAGATAAATCATATCTAAATTCAACAATTGTATTATCTTCAAATACTTGATTTTCTTCTGAAAACATTTTTTTACTACCAGATCCATCTGATCGTAACATAATATTACATAATCCAGCATTTTCATCAAAAGGTTCAGTAGGATAAAATCTTTTTGGCATGTAGTCATTTTTATAACTTTCCTCAAGTCGAGGAACATAATCAGGCAAATTATCATCAATAATATCTTGGCATGGATTAATATATCCATCATTTTTTTCTCTAAAACCACAACGTAATACAATAGGTTTATATTCAGCAATTTGAACAGACGCAGATGTATTAACGCCTTCTTCAAACAATGTTTTAATTATATCTTCACCACTAGTAGTCTTTTCGGTTGTAATTAAGAAATCAACAGTATTATATTGAGGTGGTTTCCATTTAAATGAATATTCCCATGTAATCTTTTCATTTGATTGAACTTTTCCTATTTTTGATGATCCAACACCATAATAAGCATGGGATAATATTAAACCATCTGTAGTATATTCAAATCTACCTTCTCTTTCTTTTTGAAGAATTAAATTACATCCATCAAATATGGTTTGTGATGCGGCATTAGGATAGAATTCTTTTGCCACAATTCTAATAGGAGATAAGAAGTCATCCTTAACCGCATATTGTTTTACTAGAGCTGAAACTGATTTTTCGACTGGTCTACCAGTATCCATAATAGAAACCGGATTTAAATTTGATTGAATATATCTTAGCAATTGATATCTAGATTTATAGATATCTTCCTCAGTATCTAACAACATAAAAGTATATCCTCTAACATCTACATTTTTAATAAAATAGATATCAAATGCCGCGTATAAATTTATAAATTTGCCATTTTTATCGTGCGAAATTAATTCACCATCAAATATAGAATTAAAACAATCTTTATTATTTGTTTTTGCGCCAGTAAATATTACATCCATATTTGTGTTGATAAGATAAATTTTGCCATCATTTGAAATAAACATTAAATGACGTTGACCATCGACTTTGTCAGTAACAACAAAATCTTTTCTAATATTTGGCTGACTAGAATTTTCATCAAGCGGAGCAATATTAACCAATTGTAGTGTAATTGAGTTAGGTCCAATAAAATTTTTACTATTAATATACATTTTTGGATCATAAGCGTCCTTCCATACCATTTTCATGTATGATGTTAAAATATATTTTTGTTCAGGATATGAAATAGGGTAATTTGTTCCTTGTAGACCCCCTAATACAAACTTAATTACTTTTCTTAATGAATCAGCAATTAATTGAGGAGAATTAAATCTTGTAGCAGGTCCTATTTTGTGGTTATCAATTTCAATCTCAATTTCATATACTTCTTGATTATTAAATACATTAGAGTCTTCAATATTATATGATCGGATCATAGGACCTCTATTTTCGCGACCAAATTTATCTGGATGTCGGTTACCATATTTTACTATACTAATATCAATAATAAATGGATAATCTGGATGTTCAAATGAAACACGATTAATAAAACGAAATTCTTTTTTAGATTTTCTCCAGCTATCTAAAATACCATTTTGAACACCGCTTTTAACAGCAATCTCCGTTTGATAAGAAACTCTAAAATTAAAATCATCCACATCTACAGGAAATATTTTTTCTTTATTTATAAACCCCTTTTTTTTATTAACAAATTTAATACCAGTTGGGTTTTCTTTATATATAGTTTTAGCATCATTATTTTTACAGTAACTTTGAATATTATGAATGCCATTAATCTCTGTTCTGATATCTGACATTTTAAATTTTCCAGTAATACTGTCCAAAAACTCGCAATTAATTCTCAAAGAAGATAGTCCAGAAATTTCACCGATTAAATTAAACCCAAATGATTTTAGTTTTTTAATAACATTATCATAATCATTGCGCGTCAAAGGTTTAATACCTTTAGTTCCAAAACGAACTTCTAACTCGTGATTAGTTCCATATGTATTGACAAAAGGGTTAACAGAATAAAAACTTTTGATAAGGTTATCAATGCGTTCTTGGGGTGACACTTTTTTAACTGCAACTTTTTCTTCTAGCTCCTCTTCTTCGACTTCGACTTCGACTTCGACTTCTTGTTTTGGAATATCTGGAGGTGGTGTGCCTGAAGGTGTTTTAGGAACAAATCTTTTTATATTTTCTGGAGGAGAATCTGAAGGTGTTTTAGGAACAAATCTTTTTATATTTTCTGGAGGAGAATCTGAAGGGCTACTAGGAACAAATGCGGGTTTATTACCTAGAGGTAATCCTTCCGGCGATGGAGTTTTTGGAGTATTAATACTTAAAGCAAAATCAGTTTCTTTTACTTTTTTCTCGAGCATTTTGTTTAATGTTATAAATTTGTTTGTTATATTCATTTTATTTAATTCCATCTGCTCTTTAGCTGTTAAACTATCATAAACTGTTTGAATAAGTGGATTTGACATTATTTCTAATAATTTTATTCCTGATTCTCTAGATAAATTTCTTATTTTAAGTTGAATTTTTCTATCCAAACTTTTATAGTAATTATTTAATTTATCAGATCCAAAATCAACACCTCCTTCTAAATGAAAACCTTTTAGTTCTGTAGTATCTTTATTTGATTTGTTTGTAATTTCAGAAGAACTCATCGTATATTATATAATAAGACATATTTTTAAATTGTTGTTCATTTTTTTTTAAATTTAAAAATACTGAATAATTGCTTCATACAAATCTTTTTTTGACTTGGTTTTTCCTGTATTTAAATGATAAGTTTCAATTACTAATTTATCGCATATAACAAGTAATTCTTCTACTTTATAATAGGACAATGATCTAATTGGTTTATCGATTTTATCGACTTTGTATAGGGTAGTTCTAATATTTTCAATTGATGATTTATTACCTAATTCATAACCATATTTATTATAATATTTACTTTTAGAAGGCCTTTCATATATAATATAAACAATATCTGTATCATTCATCATGAGATCAAAATATGTTTTTTTGCTAACATAAATAACATTTATATTTTCTATAGCACATAATGTTAAAAATGTTTTTGAATTTAAAAGATTATCATTTGCTAGATTGCATTCAATATTTGTGATTGTATCTAATTTATACATTTTAACAATATCCTTGTTTTTTCTTACTACATTTACTAAATCAATTTTCATTTGTTTTGCGACTAAATCGTTTTTATTATAGATAGTTTCATATTTAATATCGCCATTTTTCATAATAAAATAACACCAAAATAAACTGTCTTGTTCTACAGGAACAAATATTTCATGTTTTTCATCATATTCTTTATTAGCATGGAGCATTTTATTTGATTTTTCTTTAATAGTATTATTTAAATTAATTTTCATCATTAAAGATTTTTTTATATTATTTTCATCCAGCATATAATCGTGTAATTTTTGTAATACATCATTATATTCTTGTAGCATAATATTACTCTATATTTAAAGATTATCTTTAATATCTTTTGAAAAATATGTATTTCTATAGTCTTCTTTTTGCTGTTCAATAACGTTTAAATTAATTTCTTGAGTGCTAACATATTTAATATAGACACTTAGTTCATCAATTATTTCTTTTTTTAACTCAGAGAGATTTATGTGAGTTCCGTATTTATTTTCATTTAGTATGACGTGTTGATGTTTACTTAATATTCTAAGAACTTCAACTTGATTAAACTTGTTCATATTTTCAATATTTTCACGAATATAATTTAATTCGCTAACAGAAAAGTTATTAACATTATTTGTAGATAGAATAGCTTCCATGATATAAATGTATTATGTATTGTTTTTAAATTGTTAAAAAAATATATAAAAATCATAAAATTATAAATTGATAAAGTAAACTTTTTAATTTACATATAAAAAATAGTTTTGATTTGAATATAAATGATTTATTTGTATTATAATAAATGGAAGATAGTATAGAAGAAAATAGATCTACACTATACAATACATTAAAAATAGAGAGAAAATTATTATATGTGTATATTCCTAATGAAAAAAATGATTATAAAGAGAAATTACTTACACATAATAAAGAAGTAGCTGTTGAATTTGCCAATTATAATAATTGTAAAGTAGAAATTTTTATATGTTATTTATAGGATAATTATGTTACTACAAATAATTTTATTCATCCTCGATAACAAGACGAGGTTTGGAAGGTTGTTTAAATTTTTGAGGGTCTTTTTCTTTAACTAATTCACCAATAATGGAAATATATTTATCATTTAATTCAAATCGTTGTCCGATAACGCGAGCAGTAATTTTATCACCTTCTTTAATATCCGCAAAATTAGCAACATTATAATGATGATCTTTGGCTATAAATACAATAATCGGAGATGGAAATTCATTAATACTTTCTGCACGAATACCTGCTTTGGTAATATTTTTGGCAACGCATTGTATTAACATGCCTTCAACCGGAAAGCAAACATCGCACTCAAATACAATTTCAAAACTAACATAATTTCCGCGATCAACAACCCCACTAGAATATGAAATAATTTTAGATGATTCAGGTTTAATATAACCCTCGGCAATACATTTTCCTTCAAAAGTATTCTGAATATTTTGCTCAATTACTTCTCTAATATTTTTACCAATTGTATTTATTGGCAAGACTATTTTTCTAGTAATTAATCCTCTAGAATAAATAGTTTCCAATTTAGTGTCCCTGCGTTTTTTTTGCTGTTTTGGTCTGTCCATGATAATATATATTATACATATTATCTTTTCATTATATTTTTTTTCAATTTTATTTATTAAATAAATAATAAATAAAATAGTTTCTATAAAGTTTCTATAAAATTCCTATAAATTTATATAAATTTATATAAAAATTGTATATAATTTATGCCATATTGCCATCTCAGGATTTAGAAACCAATTTTTGCTATCTTTTTTAATAGTATTAAAATATCTTAAAATAAACTCTTCCAAAACACACAATTCTACATGACCTACTGCTTCGGTAATAACTTGACCTTTTTCTTTAATTGCCTTTGTGTTTTCTTTTGTAAATTTTTCTTTTCCAACAATCTCATTTAGCCTTTGAAGAGTTTTAATTTTTCCAGATTCATCACATCTAGCACCAGTATCTCTTTTAGAAGTCATATCCTTAGTTTTAAATACTAAAAATCGGTTGCTTTTTTCATAACCTATAAAACCAATAATTTTATTATATTTTTCAATACTAAATGCTAAATATTCTTTTGCTTCTTTTGTGGCAGCAATTTCTCTCTGATCTTCTGGTTCAGCAGCAATCCATTTATTATTTTCATTTAAAATCATAATCATTCTTTTGTTTAATTTATACATAATAAACACTGTAAATTTTTTTGTTATGATACTATTTGATACAAAATAATCCTTAGCAAACCATTCAAATGTGCCATTTTGTATATTTTCTAGTGAATATAAATAATTCATTACGTCAAGCTTATCATCATATAAAAGTAATTCTATCATATGAGCAACTAGAAATTTTAATAAATATTTTTGTGATTCTGGATAATCTTTTGACATTTTTTTAATTACAACTCCACAATGTTTATACCAATTGTCATCACCTCTAGGAACTTTTTGAAGTCTAGAAAATTCATTAGTAAGATCAAAATTTACTTTCATTTCATTAACAAGTTTTTTTTCTTCTGTATAATCTTCCAATTCTTCTATAGCATCTTCTAAACCATGGTCAAGATCTTCTTCTAATACTTTTTTCTTTTTAAGATTTCTTTTATCAATTACAGGTTTAACAACATGTTGATTTATTGTAAATTTAACCATATCATGTTTATAATTAATAGGAACAGAACGATCATAGATGGAAATATTCTTATCTCTCAATTCTATTGGTTGAAACAAATAATATTCACCAATATTGACTAATCTGCCATTTCTACCATATTTATCAGTAATAAATTCATTTTCATCTTCAATTAATTGAGTTAAAGCTGAAAAAATTTGAATATAAGGATATTCTTTAGGCGTTCTAATTGTTTCTAATAATACATCCTTTTTATAAAAAAAACTTTCTTTCATAAGCATTCTAATTCTTTGTAAAATTTTTTCAGAATTCATTACAATAAAATTTTCATTATATGTATCTTCATTCAAATTATTTTCATCTATTTCTTTATCAGGTCTACAATTATAATTACATTCAACCATATAATCACACGCAGGTGAAAATGGAGAATCGCCAATCTTAAAATTACCTAAAATAACGCCAGTAGAGAGAGTTTGTGTAATTGTTTCTTTAAGATGTTTACTGATTTCTTCTTGTGTAAAGTTAGTTTGCTCATGATTAATAATACAATCTACCGCAGTTTCCTTTAAAACTCTAGTTACTTTTCCAATCTGTATTGCTTTGTATTCCGCTACTCTATATACATATAAATCGGCTGCTTCTTCAATATTCTCTCCTAAGATGGTTCCATAAAGAAAAATTTGAACGTTTCTCATTTTAAAAGGTAAATCTTTGTGTGAAAAATTACGAACTGCACGACCAATAATCTGTTCAGGACGGTTCATATTATACCATGGATCTAATATATGAACTTGTCTAATAAATTTTAAATCAATACCTTCTGAACCAGCTTTAGAAATTAATATGACTTTAATTTTATGTCCATCTTTATTATTATCATTTGTTAAACCCTTTACTTCAAAATTATTATTTGGAGACAATCTTGGGTCACCTGTAATCATGGCATAACGAGCTGGCATAAAATTCTTTTTATCTTCTGGTGGTTCCATTGTTCTTACGTCTACTACTTCTTTTGGCGCCTTCTTAAATAATGATTTAGCCTCTTTATCGCCAAATCGTGTAAACCCGGCTTCTTCTAAAGCAAGAGCCATAGGAATTAAACCACTATCAATATATTGCGAATAAATTAAAATAATACCATCTGAAACATTACCTGTTTCTGGGTTAACAATGTTATCAAGGACAGATTTTATTTTAGAACTATAATTTCCTATATTTTCAGTTGAAAATATTCTACCATAATTAGTTAAAGTAGTTTTCTTATATTCAAAACTGCCTTTTACAGGAGGTGATTTATTATCTACAAAATTCATCATTCTCTCTAATCCAGTTTTACCAGTTAGTTCATGAGGATCAATAAATCTTCGTTGAGAAGTGGATGAATCACCACCAGAAGTCTCCGTTTTTTCTTCTTCTTCTTCTTCTGTTTTTTTGCCACTATCAACCAAAGTTTTTTCAGAAGACTTGCTAGATATTTTACCACTATCAACCAAAGTTTTTTCAGAAGACTTGCTAGATATTTTGCTACTATCAACCAAAGTTTTTTCAGAAGACTTGCTAGATATTTTACCACTATCAACCAAAGTTTTTTCAGAAGACTTGCTAGATATTTTGCTACTATCAACCAAAGTTTTTTCAGAAGACTTTTCAGTATCAATAACAGTTTTTTCATCACCATCTTCTGTTTCCTCCACAAATGTTTCTTCGGCAAATCCTGGAGCCTCGTCTACTAGTTCTTCTTCTTTTTCAATAGAACTTAAATCAGAAAAGCTGTCGCTAAAGTCATCAGAAAATGTTTCTACTGGTATATCATCTAATATTTCTTTTAAACCTGGAACTGGATAAGAAATAATTAATGATTCTAGAGGAATTTGGAGTAATGTATAACCAAATGCTTCCATATTTTCAAAACTGGGCATCTCTTTAACAATACCAGTTTTTGTTGTTATTGTTATTTTTTTATGTCTTAAATTATAAATAATGTATTTATATGCACAGTATTGACATTTGCCACAATTTTGACAATTTTCTAATTTTGTTAAATATAAACTTAAAATGCGTTTTTTATCCTCATGTTTTATTTTTTTCAGGTTCATTTGGTAAGAAGGATATTTAATATCTGGAAATGTATATTTTTTGGCAAATTCGCTAGGATAAACTCTATAAGGAAAAGTATATGGGTTTTCACCTCTTACAAAAGAAACATAACCAGTTGCTTTTCTTATTAGGAGTTCCTCTCCATTTTTTTTGAAATTTCCATTTTTATCAAAAATATCTTTTACTTCAACTCTACATCTTCTATCATTTGTATTCATCAAGTTAAGAAGCCATACAATTTCTTTATAATTATTATACATTGGAGTGGCAGAGAGAAGTAAAAATCGCATATTTTGAGCTGCTTTTACAAGCAATTCCAAATTAATTGCGACTTTTTTATTTTCATTATCATTTGTTTTACGAATATTATGAACCTCATCAATAATAACCAATCTATTATTAAATTCATTTTGTAAGCGCTTTATTATTCTACTATTTAATTCAATTTTAACATCTTTTAGCGTTTGAATTCTAGATTTATTTTGTTTGTTTCCACTAGGTATCTCTCCTTTTTGAAATCTTTGTTTTTTTACTTCTTCAGTATAATTCATAGTTTTAATAATATAATTGGCAAATTGAACATAACCAAGAAAAATATAATAAGTATTTATTAAATTCTTAATTTGACTAATTATTTTTTCTTTTGTCAATCCCTTCATATTCATAGGATTAATTTCCTTTAATAATTTGTTTCCAGTACATGCTCTAATATTCCATACACCATCAATTAATTTTAATTTTCTTTCATCAAATAATTGAAGTTTAAAGTTATCTTGAACATTTTCAGAAGCAACTATTATAATTCTTTTGTTAATTCCCATTTGTTTCATGTAATCGCGCATTTCTTCTGAAACACCAATGGCACTGCATGTCTTACCTGTACCTAAGCCATGATATAATAATAAACTATTATATGGTGTTTGAGATGACATAAAGTTTTTAACAAAAGCTTGATGAGGCGATAATTCAAAGTCCGCTTTTGCTAAAAGATCAGATTGTTCTTCAATACTGTCATGAATTTTACCATCATATTTAGTATCATTGAATTCTTTTTTTGTTGCTATTTTAATATTAAATTCAGTATCATTTAAATTGGGATATAAATAAGAATTTTCATCTTCATGTTCAGAAAGAAATTTACGCTCTACTAATTCTTTTTTTAATAAAAATTTATTACAATCTTTTGAATAAAAATTTTCGTCTTTACAATTTACTTTATTAAATTCTTCTTCTAAACCTTTTTCATCAATACTATTAATTGTAGAGGATACTAACAACGTTTCAGATGTAGATGATGGTATTGGAGTAGATGATGGTATTGGGGTAGATGATGGTATTGAGGTAGATGATTTATCAGGTGAAGATACTTCTACTAGTGTTTTACTTGTTAGTGGTTCAGAAATATTATCTTCTATTTTGGTAGATGTTTTATCAGACGAAGAACTTTCTATAATTAATTTACTTTTTTTGGAATTTTCTGTCATAATACTATATATTATGAATATAATCTATATTCTTGTAATACTTTATTAATATTTTTAATTAATTCTTTTTTCTCTAAATTATATGGTCTTATTGATTCTAAACATTGATCTATATTTTTCCACTCTAATTTACTAACTTCACTTACTTGAAAATTATTTAAATTATCTTCCAAATCATTCATATAAGCTAAAAAATATTTATGTTTATAAGCCTTATGATTTGAACCTATAAATATTTCTTCAAATGGTAAGACATTTTCAACAATAACAATCTTGTTTTCCGATATACCAGTTTCTTCTTTAAACTCTCTCAAAGCACATTCTAAATCTTTCTCTTTAAAATTTCTGCGACCTTTTGGAAATTCCCATTCAGTTTCGCTCCATTCAGTATTACTTTTATCTATAAGATCTTTTAATGTGATTATTTCAGTATCAACTTGAACACCTGATAAGATTATATCAAATTTTTTAGATGATATTTGTTTTTCATTTTTATACTGACTGTTTAATGTTTCAGCCCACATATTTTTCCATAAATTATCAAATGTTTCTGTTAAAAGTCTTTTTTTTTCATCTAAAGACATTTCATTAATTATATTTTGAACCTGATAAATATTATAAGGTGAATACTTACCTCTTATAAAATCAATATAACCAAAACTATCTTTTCGTCGCAACATTAAAAACTGTAATCCTTCTTTGCTACAGCGAAAAACAATTATTCCATAACTAGTAATGGGTAATTTACATTGGTGAAATAAATGGCCTGATTTTCCACAATTATTGCATATACTCATAGTTTTATTATTCATGACTAAATAATATGGTAAAATATGGTAAATTATATTTAAATTATATTAAATATAATTTTAAAAATCTATAAAATATCCAATTATATAAATATCTATCTATAGTATAATATGCCTGGTTCTAAATTATTTAATTTAGGGTTATATCAAAAACATTTTGGTGGTAATAATATTATAATTGGTGCTTCTATTAATTTGGGTTGCACAAGGGGAAGAGGATCTTCTACGTGTATGTTTAATTATTGTAACAAAAAAAATACTTATAGTCAATGTATTAATCAATTTATTACTATTAAATAATAAATATAATTATTAGTTTATACTCCTTTTTTTTCAGATAATGTGATGTAATTATTATAAAAAAAACGCCCAAATAATAAAATCAATCCTATTATGTATAGTTCAAGTATTAATACAATATTATATTTAAAAGGCACTTCGGTATATCTATAATAATATAGTCCAAAAATATTTGGAACAACTAATTGAAATAACTGTAATGAAGTAATATATTTTTTCATAAATTGAACTTGTTTAATTTTTAACAAATATCCCAAATAATAGGAATACATAACTGTATGTACAAATGAATTAACTAAGCTAGGTATCCAAACACCTTCAATTTTATATACATATGATAAATGCCAAGATATAACAGCTCCAATATGATGATATGTTTGAAGAAACACTGGTTTTTTTCCTTTTAAATAAATTAGAAATGTATCAAAAAACTCATAGTATTTTGATAAGTAAAAATAAAAAATAATATTATCAAATGTTGAGATACTAAAATAATAATTAGGTTGAAATACAATTCCATTATCATAAAGTATTTTACATAAAGACAAAAATGTCCAACCACTAAATATAATTAAACCAGTATTATGAGCAACCGAAAAAATATGTAATATAGTTGGTTGAAGACGAAGATTTTGTGGATAATTTAAATATCCAGCAATTGCTAACATAGGTGGTATATGATAGAATAAATGTCTATAATTAGTTAACGCAAGATTAGCGATCATTATAATAATTATTATACAAGTTTTTATATTAGTTTAATAATTAATAAAACGATATACGATAAATAACAAAAATTTTTTTAAAGTAGAATATTAATGCCGACTGTATATCTAGATCCAAAAGTATGGGGACCCCATTATTGGTTTTTTTTACATACACTTGCGATGACATATCCACATCATCCAAATGCTGTAACAAAGAAGAAATACTATGAATTTATTCAAAACTTGTCATTATTTCTTCCAGTAGAACAAATATCAGGGGAATTTAGTAAATTAATAGATAAATATCCTATAACTCCATATTTAGATAATAGAGAATCATTTGTGCGTTGGATGCATTTTATTCATAATAAAATAAATGAAAAATTAGAAAAACCACAAATATCATTAAATGAATTTTTTATTAAATATTATGATGAATATAAAACATATGATGAAAAACTAATAGAATATAATAAACTAAAAGGAAAATTAATATATTTTAGTATTATTTTAGTTATATCAGGATCAATATATTATTTATATGATAAATAAATTATAATGTATATTTAATATATATATATATATATATTATATACATATATATATATATATATATGTTCAGAGAAAACTATAAAAAAAATAAAAAAAATAGTAGCAGAAATAAACAAAGTCAAGTATTAGGAGGAAAAATTATAGGTTCTGGAGGGTTTGGATGTGTTTTTGATCCTGTTTTAAAATGCGAAGGTTCAACTAAAAGAGAATCTAAAAAAATATCAAAATTAATGACAGAGAGACACGCGGTAAAAGAATATGAAGAAATTAATTTAATAAAGGAAAAATTAAAGGATGTTCATAATAACAAAAATTATTATTTATTATATGATGCTACATTATGTAGACCAGATTCTTTAACAGCAACAGATTTATCAAATTTTGTAGGAAAATGTAAAGCATTAGAAAAAGATGGTATAACCAAGCAAAATGTGAATACAAATTTGGATAAACTAATGTTATTGAATATGCCAAATGGTGGAATTCCAGTAGATGATTATATTTTTAGTCAAAGTTCAATTGGTAATTTAGACAACTTTAATAACAGAATGATCGAGTTATTATTGTATGGAATTATTCCAATGAATGAAAAATTTGTATTTCATAGTGATATAAAAGATTCCAATGTTTTGGTAAAACAAGAAGACAAATTATTTACAAGATTAATAGATTGGGGATTATCAACAGAATATGAACCATTTAAAGACAATGAATTTCCAAAATCATGGCGAAATCGTCCATTACAATTTAATGTTCCATTTTCCATAATTATTTTTTCTGATTCTTTTATTGAAAAATATACAAAATATCTTAAAGATGGAGGTGAAACAGATCCTGATAGTTTAAAACCATTTGTTGTTGATTTTATTTATTCATGGATAAAAGAGAGAGGGGCAGGGCATTATAAGTTTATAAATGATATAATGTTTATGTTATTTAGTAAGGATTTAACAAGTATTAGTGAGAGTTCTAAGGGTCAATTTGTAGAAACAAATTTTACAATGGACTATATAACAAGATATATAGTTGCTATATTAGAAAAATTTACAAAATTAAGAGAAGATGGATCATTAAATTTGAGAGAATATTTAGATAATGTATTTATTAAAATTATAGATGTTTATGGATTTATTTGCGTTTATTACCCTTTATTAGAATTATTATTTGAAAATTATGATAAATTAACTGATAATCAAATGGAAATGTTAAATTTACTACAAAGTATTTTTATCACATATTTGTATTCAGAAAGAACTGAGCCTATTGATATTGATGATTTAGTTGGTTATTTAGAGGATTTGGGAAATTTAATAGATAATGAATTTAATGGAACAGCTAGCGGTATAAGAAAAAAAAAACGTGATAAAACTATAAAAAAAAGATCGGTTTCAAAATTAAGTTTTAAGAGACAAAGAAAATTTAGAACACGTCGTTTAAAAAAATATTTAATGTTATCATAAATAAAAATATAATTATATTATATAAATAATGAACAAAGAATTTAGTAAACTTTGCACTCCTGCGAAAATCTATTTTGCTATTGCTGTTATAGCTTCTATTATTATGTTATTTAGTGGTGTTTCATTTATTGCTATTTTAATTAAACTTATTTTTGCTTTTATCTGGAGTTTTGTTCTAGGATGGTTATGTAAGAAGGGATTTACAAGTGTTTCATGGTTTTTGGTTTTGTTACCTTATATTATTTTACTTTTGGCTTCTTTGAAAATTTATCATACAACTCAAGAACAAAAACAAATTATTCGCAACTTACAACTTCAAGGTGCTTATGGACAAGAGGCCATGACCATGCCAACTATGGGAGCTATGCCAGCTATGGGAGCTATGCCAACTATGGGAGCTATGCCAAGTATGACTACTCCTGTTGATCCTAAGAAGAAATAAAAAGGCTGTAGCACAATAATTTTAAATCTTTAATAATATACTATTCATCTAAGTAATATATTATTAATATATATGAGATTAGAAATATTTGTATTAGGATTAACAGCTTTTTTTGTATATAATGCTTACTCGGATGGAAAATATACAAAAATGTTAATGTCATTTAAAAAATATTATAAGATGATTTTTTATGTTATATTAGGTGTCGGTATATACATATTATTAAAAAGAAATCCAGACCAAGGTAGAAATTTATTATTATGTGCCAATAATTTTGTAAAATTTATGCCAATTGATAAAAATTCGATGGATATGTTAAGTCCAATAGTTGATTTTACATCTAGAAATGAAGATAATGGAAATGAATGTTCATTTATGGAATCATTTAATGGTATAAATTTGAGTTCAGGATTTTGTGGAGATAAAAGAATTCAATCTTCTGGTAAAGGTGCAACAAAACGTTCCGTTAGTGAGACAAAAAAGAAATATGTAGCAGCAAATCAAGATTGGATATGCGGACATTGTCAAGCACAATTAGATCATACATTTGAAATTGATCATAAGGTGCGTTTAGAATATGGAGGCGGTAATGATGTTCAAAACTTAATTGCTTTATGTCGTAATTGTCATGGTAAAAAGACCGCAAGTGAAAATATGTAATATACTTTTATAAAAAGTATAGCAAAATATAGAATTGAAATATATTTCTATTTAATTTTGTTCATTTTGAATATTCAATGATATAATTTAATGACTAATAGGCAAAATTTTGCGGCAATTATTTTGTTTAGTCTAGTATCATTAAATATTTTATAGTATTATAGTAATATATGAATAATACAACAAATAATCAAAATGTTCTACCTCAAATTAAAACACCAAAAATATTTGTTCCAGTAATTTTACTAATATTATTTTTAGTAATAAGTATTTTTTTAATTATGTATAAAGTAAATGTACCTAGTTCTGGATCAAAAGAAGAAATTATAAAAAATGTTTTTATTATACTTTTTTTTGGATTAATAATACTTTCTTTATGTATTGGAATATTACCAAATTTTAAAGATGTAAAAACATTATTTGGACAAATTAGTAGTGTTACTTATATTATTATTTATACTGTATTCCTAATATTATTTTTTAGAATAGTTCCTAGTAATATAATTAATAATTATGCTTACATAATTCTACCTGCTACAATAATCATAGCAGCAATTATGTTTTATATATCCGCGTCATATAGTTATATAGATAAATTTGATGTAAATTATGAGAGAGTAAAAATGATGATAATGATGTTTTGTTTAATTACATTATTTATTATTTATTACACCACAGACCCAGGTGGTTATATTTCAAAATATTTTGGTTATACTTCATTATTAACAATTATTATTGCTGTATTTGCTTTCTTATATTTAATTATTGTTTTAACACTTCCTGACAAAATTTTACAACCAGAACCTGGAGCAAAAACTAGTAATTTTCTAAGTAATTTTACAAGTATTTCATCATATGGTAGTATTGCGTTCTTGTTATTTCTTATTGGTATAACAATATCTATAGCTACTTATCCAGGTGGATTTTTTAGTAATAAAGATATGTCATCTTCTGTAATAATTTTAATATTAATAGTATGTATTCTTTTTTCTATTTTACTGGGTGCTAATTTATTTTCAGGAGCTACAAATACAGGTGCTGCTTCTAGCAAACTAAATTTATTTAAAAAATCACTATTAGTTCTATTTGGTATTGTTATATCTGGATTAATTATCGCATGGATTGTTTTCAATATTCAAAATTATTCTGGAGAATCATCTAGTTTGACTACTCTTTTATTAAATATAGTGCTTGTTATTTTAGTTTTAGGATTTATATATAAAATATTTGTTGTTAAATTACCAGTAGCTAATAGTAACAAAAATGCTTTTTTTATGTTAATCTTAAATACATTATTATACATTCCTTGTATTTTTAGTGGAATTTTTGATAGTATTGGTGGATTTTTATTTAAAAATGATAATCGTGAAACATCTGGTAATTTATTAATGCTTTTGGCAACTGTAGGTGTTATTATTGCTTATTTTAAATCGCCTAATTTGTTTAATGTAATAAATAAACAAGGGGGTAAACAACTAGTAAATCAACCAGTTGAATTAAATGTTTCAAATACATTAGGAACATATCAAGAATTAAATGATAGTGAAAATTATGATTATCAATACGCATTATCATTTTGGTTTTATATTGATACATCACCAAATAACATGACACCATCAGACAAAAATTTTTCTATATTGAATTATGCTAACAAACCTAATGTATTTTATAGTACAAAAACACAATCACTCATAATCACAATGGATCAAAAAGATCTTGAGAAAACAACAGATAATAAATTAATTGATTTTGATGAGTATGGAAACAGAATACTTTATAAAAATAAAAATGTATTACTACAAAAATGGAACAATATGATATTAAATTATAATGGTGGAATTTTAGATATATTTTTAAATGGTGAATTAGTTAAATCTGTTATTGGTGTAGTTCCATATCATACATTAGATAATTTAACAATAGGACAAGAAAATGGATTAAATGGTGGAATTTGTAATGTCGTTTATTTTAGACATGCTTTAAATTCTATGAACCTATATTTTATTTATAATGTAGTTAAAAATCATAATCCACCCGTTGTTGATAGCACTTCAAAAGAAACAATTTTGAAAGATAACATAAATACAGCTAGTTCATCTATAATTAAAGTTACTTCAGGATAATTTGTAATTAATTAATTGATTAAGTAGAAAATTTCTTAATCTATATTATACAATGAGTCCTCTTAGTATTGTTATTACAATTGTCGTAATTGTTCTTATTTTAATGCTATTAAGATATATTTTTATAGATCCTTATACTCTTACAAGTATTCAGAATGGACAAACTGCTTCAACAATTAGTGCTTCTACTTTAGCAACAAATGGTTCAAATATTCCTTCTAGTAATTTTGCTTATTCTATATGGTTTTATGTTAATGACTGGAATTACCGTTATGGAGAACCTAAGGTTATTTTTGGTAGAATGGGAGCTTTAAGCAATTCTGGAGGTGGATCTATTAAAGGAGTTAGTGGTTTAGATCCTTGTCCTGCGGTTGTTTTAGGTGCTGTTGAAAATAATATTCAAATTTCTTTAGGATGTTTTCCAGGTGCCAATCAGCAACCTACAACTGCTGGTGGTAACACAGTTATTCATACATGCTCTGTATCAAATGTCCCAATTCAAAAATGGGTAAATTTAGTTGTTAGTGTGTATGGTAGAACCATGGATGTTTATATTGATGGTAAATTGGTAAGAACCTGTTTATTACCAGGCGTTGCTAGTATTAATAATAATGCTGATGTTCATATTACCCCTGCTGGTGGATTTGATGGATGGACATCTAAATTACAATATTATCCTAATTCGATAAATCCTCAAGAAGTTTGGAATATTTATAATAAGGGTTACTCAAACTCATTAAGTTTATTTGGAAAATATCAAGTTGAAATATCTTTAGTTAAAAATGGAAATACTGAAAGCAGTGTTACAATTTAAAAAATTAACATACAACATATTGATAATTGTATAATAGATTATATTTTAATAAATAATTGTATATTAAATATTCTATATAATTATTTATATATATTAGCAAATTTAAATCATTTATCTGATTTTTTCTTATTTATTTAATATATATAATGGATAAAACATTTAATTCTTTTTCAACAGCTAAAGGAAATTCTGGAATAAGAGATTTTTTAAATTCAAATAGTTTAGTAATTAAATTCGCATTTTTATTATTGGTTATCTTTGGATTTGTTATTTTTTTAAGACTTGGTATTTCTCTTATTGGCTATTTATTACAACCTTCTGACTCTCCCAAACTTATTGATGGTATGGTTGAAGCAAATCAATTAATTATATTTCCGCAAGACCCTAGTAATAATGGATCTGTTACTATTTATCGTTCTGTTAATGCTAACGAAGGTGTTGAGTTTACATGGTCTGTATGGGTTTTTATACAAGATTTACAAACAAACGCAGGCATTTATAAACATATTTTTAGCAAGGGTAACAGTAATTTAGATCCAAATGGGTTAATACAACCTAATAATGCCCCTGGTTTGTATATTGCTCCAAATACAAATACTCTTGTAGTTATCATGAACACATTTAATGTAATTAATGAAGAAATTTTAATTCCTAATATACCTATGAATAAATGGGTAAATGTTATTATTCGTTGTCAAAATAACACTTTAGATGTTTATATTAATGGAACAATTTCTAGAAGTATTAATTTGATTGGTGTTCCTAAGCAAAATTATGGTAATGTTTATGTAGCTATGAATGGTGGATTTTCTGGTTATATTTCTAATTTATGGTATTATAATTATGCTTTAGGAACTGCTGCTATACAAAATTTATATAAAAATGGTCCTAATACTAAAATGATTGGTTCAAATGGAATGAATGATCGTGCTGATTATTTATCATTGCGTTGGTTCTTTTATGGAACTGGTGATACTTATAATCCTGGCAAATTAACTGTATAAGATAAGTAAGTTTTAAATAAAATATTAATTAATATAAAAAAGTAATTAATAAATAATCTATATATAAATGTCAAGCACATATAATTATTTACCATTGCCTCCTAGAGTTTGGAGCAGGGTTCAAAATCAGTGTACGTATACAGATATAAGTAATAATTATATAAATGTATATATTCCGTTAACAAATCAAACTGTATCTCTTGCTCAAGCAAATTATCAAGAGAAATTATTATACAAAGGAAATATTTTACAATATAAAAATAATAGTGCTAGATTGACTAAATCTCAAAAATATACACAATTAGCCAAGTGTATGGGTCCTAATAGAACAAAAGTATTTGCTACTCAAAGCCAGACCTACACAAATCCAAATACAACTGGATTATTACGGGTCAATTATAATACGTTTCCATTTCCTAACCAACTTGTTGGACAACCCAATAATATTTCTGGGCCTTTTCAATATAATGTTGCTAGTCCTTTTGATTGCTCTAGTAATATTCTACAAGATGGTGGTAATTTAGTTTGCGGAACATATTCAAATCAATGTACCGGTAAAATTATTAAAGCTGGAAAAACATCGGCTGTCATTTGTAATCCATCCTATTGCTCAGATGTTCCTGGACCTCCAACACTTTTATGCTGGAATACAAAGGTTCAAACATGGTTTCCTAAGCCACGTTATATCATGAATAATAGTACAGATGGATGGCCTCAAGGGTATAAAGGTTTTGTTAGTGCAATTACTCCAATTCCACCTGTATTATCATTAGTATCAATCACTTCCACAACATCAACTATTTCATGGACAGATATAAATAGTAATTGTATTCCTATTTCAAGTTATAAAATTTATTTAAATGGTCAATTGTATACAACAGTTTCTTATCAAATTACATTATATACTTTAAATGTTCTTACTGGTGAAAATAACATTAATCTTAGATCATTATCAACAAATATAGAATCAGAATTATCAAATACAGTTACATCAATAAATAATTAAATAATTAAATAATTAAATAATTAAATAATTAAATAATATATAAAAATATAGTTGAATTTCTATATTGTTATATTTTTAAGGTCTCAATTGAGGATTGACACATATTTCTTGTGTTGGAAAAATATCACCAGACATACAGATATCAGTATCGTTTACTTGTGAGCAACTTCTAAATCCTCGATCAATGCCTATGTAACACCATCCAGATTTTCCTCCTCCTTGTATGGAACTATCCGCATGATCTGACTGTGGATCATTTGAAGTGGGTGCTTGTTGAACCTGCGATGTATTCAAAGCTCTATTTAATGTATTATTATCCACTTGACTTGAATTTTGCTTTACAACTGGCACTCCACCAACACTACTTGGTGCTTTATTGGGTGTAATATCTTGAAGAGCTGTTAATCCAGTATTTATGGCACCGGCAGTTCCACTTACAACAGCTTTACTACCTTCAGCCGCTACATCTATAGTTTGACCTGCCACAGCAAAAGTGCTTCCAAATATTTTTTGTAAAAAGGGACCAAAAAAGTTACTAATATCTTGTGTTCCTTTTGCTAAATAAATAAAAATATTAAATCCTAAAAATGCTAAAATTAATACAATGATTAGCCATGTAGTTGGACTAATATTTTTAAAAAAATCAAAAAACCCTTCGCTACTACTTTCACTGCTATATAAAGATGATGTATCAAGACTAGCACTTGGAACGGATGGTTCACCTGATTGTAATATTGATTGTGTTAGATATTTAGTATTATCCATTATAATAAAAATATATATTAATTTTTATTATAAATTCGCAGCAATTTTTGTTTATATTATTTTTATAATTATTACAATATTAAATTATTTAAAACTTAATAAATATAAGAACTGATTTAAATCGCCTAAAATGGTATCACGAATATTATATAAATCTGTATTTGACATTAGTTTCATAGCTTTACTATCATTCAATCCAACTAAATAACCCTTGAATGCGTCAACTTCTCTCTTTAATGACTCAGATGAACTTAAATCAACAAGACGAATATTTTTATGTGAAATTAAATCTATTCTTGATCCACTCTTTCCTAAAAGAACTTCAATAAAATTATCTATATTCTCATTTAGCTTAGTATATAATTCGTCTGTTGCTTTGTGTGTAGCATAGCTAGTTGTTTTCCAGTGGTATAGTTTAACCATTAAAAGTATTTCAAAAAAAACAACTGTTATTTCCTTTTGAAATTGATATAAAGTTGAACTTGTAGAATATCTAATTTTACGCGTATTACGACCTTTTGTCTTTTCTCTTCTAGAACTTTTTTTATTAATAAATTTTACCATATAGTATAATTAAATATTATTTAAAAATTTAAATTTTATAAATCTAAATATTGATAAATATTTGTAATTAAATCATTATCTGTATATCCTCTCAAAAATGAAAAAAATGTTATCATTATTATTATACTATACTTCAAAGTATTTGAAATATTTGTATTATATAATATATTATAAGTATCATTTATAAATATACTTATACCATATCCAGTTGGAATACCGATCAATGTATAAAAAATAGTATTAATCATTATATTTTATGAATAAATATATTTAAGTATATTTAAGTATATTTAAGTATATTTTGTAAAATATTTATTATAGGCTTGTAAAAAGATACAAACAATTTTTATACTCTTGGCACAAAATTCTCTCCAAAAGAGTTCATCTTCTCTAGTTTTTCAATAGTATTTTCTAAATTTCTTGTTTTCAAATCTTTAAATAAATATTCAGTTCCGGTTGCTTCTTCATTTTTCTTTATTTGACTATATATCAGATTTATTTTTTTAAGTATATTAGAAACTAATTCTTGTTGTGATGGTCTCATAATTTCTTCATTACTATTTATATTTTCACATAATATAGACACCGCAAAATACAATATATTTTTTCTTTTCTTTTGACAACCAGTAACATATTTCAGCGTAAATAATGAAAATAAAGCATCAATTACTTTTTTAATAAATTTGCCGCGTATTTCTGCTTCATGTAAAAATAGATCCCAAATAATCCAAATGATTTCTTTTTGTAACTTCGTATCTACTTTTGAAAAATTACGTCGTTCACATATTATTTTTTCTTTTTTTACTTTACAAATTGTTTCAAATTCCATTATCCATTCAATCCAATAACATGCATTCATTATATTTTTACCTTCTTCTGAAATATTATACCCAATTTCATTTATAGCTGGGAATAATTCTTTTGGGTCTTCTCCTAGAAAAATATTTTGCGCATATTTATTAGTTGGTGCTTTAAATTTATCACGCATTTGTGTCATATCAAAATCATCTTTTTTAATTTTTACATTATCAAAACTATGTTTTCGTTTAGCATCACATAAAACGCACATTATTTCTGCAAATAACCGCCTTATTTTCTCACTATTTCTCATTCTTAATTCATTATCACAGTATCCATTAGTTACAATATCTTTAAAATTTGTTATTCTTAATTCAAGATAAATAGCAATTTTAGGATTTCCTAAATGGATATGTTTTGTATAAAAATATATAATTATATCCCATAAATCACTATAATGTCCTGAACATATTAGTTCAGCACACCAATAACATGCTGGTTCTATTTTTGAATTTATCAAACTATTTAGCAATTCCTTTTTAACATCAGTCTTTTTAAATTTTGAAAATGTAATTCCTTTAAATTCACTCTGGATTCTTATATCATTAATTTCGGAATCTTCCATATAATTAAAAAACATACAAAAAAAATAACAACAATACATATAGATGAAAATAGCTAAATCTGTAATTCAATTTTATAATAAATTATCTAGTTTTGGTAAAATTTTGGTTTTTATTGCTATACTTTTAATACTCATTGTATTTTTTAGATCAATAATACCTGTTAAGGAAAGTATGATTGATAGGGAAAAATTTTTATTTAAAAGTGGTGATGCTGTTTATGATGATTTTTATGCTAATATTTATGATTATTTAGTTTTTAATGTTGTTAAGAATGATTATGAAATTGGAATTATTAGAAATAGTACTCAACCAGGTGAAACTAGTATAATTGCTGATATTGGATGTGGAACAGGTCATCATGTTAATGAATTAACATCACAAAATTTAAATGTAATAGGTATTGATATTTCGCCTGCTATGATAGCAAAGGCTAAACAAGAATATCCATCCGGCGATTTTAGAGTTGGAAATGCTTTAGATAATGGATTGTTCAAATTTAATTTTCTTACACATATTTTGTGTTTGTATTTTACAATTTATTATTTTAAAGATAAAAGGCATTTTTTTGATAATGCTATGGATTGGTTAATGCCTGGAGGCTGGTTAATAGTCCATCTTGTTGATCGAGAAACATTTGATCCTATATTGCCGCCAGGTAATCCGCTTCTTATTGTATCCCCACAAAAATATGCTAAGGAGAGAATTACTAAAACAAAAGTTCATTTTAATGATTTTATTTATGAATCTAATTTTAATTTAGACAAAGATAATGATTTAGCTACTTTTGATGAAAAATTTAAATTTGATAATGGAAAAGTTCGTAAACAACAACAAAAACTATATATGGAAGATACTTCTACAATTGTTAATATGGCTCAAGATTGCGGATTTATTCTTCAAAGTAAAGTAGATCTAGTTAAATGCGCTTATGAAAATCAATATTTATATGTTTTTGTTAAACCATCTTAAGTTATATTTATTATTGTCTTATTATCTTATTGTCTTATTTATTGTCTTATTTATTGTCTTGTTATTTTATTGCCTTTTTATTTTATTGCCTTGTTATTTTATTGTCTTATTTATTGTCTTATTGTCTTATTTATTGTCTTATTGTCTTATTTATTGCCTTGTTATTTTATTGCCTTGTTATTTTCTATTATATTTTTGTAGTTTTATTTTATATATAATTATATATAAATCATGTCCAATATATTATTAAATATATTTTTTATTAGTGTACATACTATAGGTTTTATTTATTTGCTAATAATTTTATTAATTTCAAGTAATTTAAAATATTGTATTCTTACATTAATTTTTATGATAATTATAAAATATTCTTATATTTGTTTAAATGAATGTTTAATAACACCATTAGAGACTAATAGTTTTTTCCCATGTTCAACTGAATTAGCACAATCAGTTTTAAATATAAATACTATATCCTTAGAAAAATGTGAAGAAGTTTTAATTAATTTTTTACTAGCTTTAATTTGTATAAAAATTTTATTTTTAATATTTTATAAATACTGTCAAAATAATTGCGCTGAATACCTGAATGTATTGAACATATTTGAATTGTTTAAACGCTTGAAGATTTGAAGAATTATACCTATACCCTTGAAGAATTATAATATATTGTAAATTATATTATATTATAATATATTATGTCAAATAGAGAGAATGTTTTAGAATTTATGAAGGAACATTTTATGTCATTATTAGTATTTATAATATTTGGTTTAATACTCAATTATAATAATTCTCCATTAATAACCATATTAGTATTAATAATATTATCTATATATAGTTATTTTGGTAAAGCTATATTAGACATAATTCCAAAAAAAGTATTTGATGAACAAACTGAAATAGATAGTAATATTAGAAATATTAAAGTTACAATTAATTTAATAATTGAAATAATATTTAATGCTTTAATATTTGTATTATTTTATATTATTAAAAACGTATTAAGTATTAAATTTATACCTAATATATTGATTTTTTATTTTGCGATTTTTTATATTATCAAACAATTATGCTATTATAAAAGTTTGAGAGAAAGTTTTCATAATTTTATAAATCTTTTGTTTGCTTTTTTATTAACTTATTTTATATTCAAGCCAAATGATCTAATAAATTATAAATATGTTTTAGCTATTTTTATAGGTTATGCGATAATATTTCTATTATATAAAATTTTAAAATAATATGTTAGAATATTTATCTTATATATTATTTTTTGGATTACTTATTATAATAGTTATTTATGTTTACATCCGATTTAAATTTGGGTTTTGGGCTATTCAACCAGTTTTTCATATATATGATATTGGTTATATGATTAATCCTCCAGGAATAATAAATGAATTTTTACCAGAGAGAAATAAATATACTAATTTTAAAGATATTGAAACTATTGTGTATTCTGAATTGACATCATTACAGATACAAAGATTTATTCATTTAATAAAGAAAAATTACCTTCAAAATAAAGATAATATTTTTTCTCCAAATAATAATAATATAACACCATATTTTTATGGTCATAATGATAAACCGTTTGTATCTTTTTATTTTGAAAAAAATCATATGATTGATACTAAAAATGGATCTATGATAACTGATAAATCAATTATTGGCGCTATGACATCTAGACCTATTCATATTATGATAAATAGTGGTAATAATTCTGAAAAAAATAATGCTTCAAAATTTAAAGCTTCAAAATTTAAAGCTTATTATGTAGATTATTTATGCGTAGATAAATTACATAGAAAAAAAGGTATTGCTCCACAATTAATACAAACACATCATTATAATCAAAGACAACTTAATAAAAAAATAGTTGTTTCTCTCTTTAAGAGAGAAGAGGAATTGACTGGTATAGTTCCATTGTGTGTTTATTCTACTTACGGGTTTTCTGTTACGACTTGGACAAAACCCGCAGAATTATCTGGTGAATATAAGTTGATTGATATAAATCCGCAAAATTTTCATTTTCTACTTAATTTTATTACAGAAAATAGCTCGCAATTTAACATTATTATTAATACTGAAGTTACTAATATTATAGAATTAATTAAAACAAAAAATATTTTTATAACTGCTATTTTATGTGATGATAATATTATTTGTGCTTATTTTTTTCGTAAATCTTGTACTGAAATTACAAAAGGACTAGAAGTGTTAAGTTGTTTTGCGTCTATTTGTAATTGTGAAAACAACATTTTTATTCAAGGATTTAAAATAAGTTTTTGGAAAATTGCGGCAGAAAATTATTTTGGGTTTGCGGCTATTGAAAATATATCACATAATAATATCGTAATTGATAATATTATATTAAATACAAAACCTTTTATAATTAGTCCAACCGCATATTTTTTTTATAATTTTGCTTATCCTACTTTTTCTCCAAATAAAGTGCTTATTATTAATTAATATTATTAGGTATCATTATTATCATTACTACTTGTAGAACTCTTAGCATCTTCATTATCTTCCTCTTCCTCTTCCTCTTCCTCTTCCTCTTCATTATCATTTTCCTGCTCTTTTGCTAGTTTCTTTGCTTGAACTTCTTGACAATATTTTCCCAATTCAATATATCTTTCTCTTTGTTCACGACCGAGCGATTTACATTTACGCATCAATTTATTTGTTAAGTTTAAATTTTTGGCATCATTTTTTAACTCCTGAGGTGGCAAAAAAATTTGCGGTCCATGCTCCATTAAAAATATTTGGTTTTTCTTATTATAAAATAGAATAGGGTTTTCATCATCATCCAACTCTATGATACCACACGTACAATAATTAACATGCTCTACTTCTTCACCCTTCTTACACTTATTATCAATACAATCAACATCATTAATATATTCTTCAAAAAAATCTTGTGCTTGCTCTCTGGTATCAAACATAAATATTTTTGGCGGATTAATTGTAATAGATGTCAATCGCAGTTTTTTATCAGGATCTTCATAACATTGAAAATCATAACAACCATTATGTGTATTATGAATTATAATATATTTTACCATTAATGATACTTTTATATAATGTGTTTGGTTTAAATAGTTTATTTTATATATTTTTTCTCTGCTTCTGCTTTTGGATCATGTTCCATATAGCCTGGCACAATCATCTTTATTTTACAAGATTGTGAATTCATATCACAATCTGATTTATCCATTTCTATAACTGAAATAGGATTTCCTAAAACTCTATTATTTATATATGGAATACGTTGTAATAATCCTGATAATGATTTTATAATGCGTTGGGTTGTTTTTTCTGAAATATATTTTGTTATAAATGGTTTAAAAGCATCTATAATTTTAAAAAATAATAAAGAAATATAAAAGTATACATGTTTCATTTATGTATACTTTTAAAAAAGTGGAGTAAAATAAATAAAAATCTTTAATCCTCTATTTATTAATTTGGCTCCACCTTTTCTAAAGGTGGAAAAGGTGGAATTAGCGGACATATTTACCAGCTCTAACAAATGTATCAGCAATAAATATAATAAATATTCCTAAAAATGAATATAATACTACTTCTTCTGTTACATGGTTTGTTTTTTCATCTTGTTGATCTTCTAAAAGAGTAATCATATAATTTAGTTTTTGTAATAAAAGATCCTCATTAGATGATACAGGAGGTTGATAATTCGCATGATTATAATAAGATTTATTGTTCATATTTTTTTGTAAGTTTGGTGGCAACCCTGTATAACCTGGTAAAACCTTTTTATAATACTCTTCATTTGTTTTGCTGTCACCATAATTGGTATAATCATTTAAATCTAACCCATCTGTATTTTCATAATTAGGTTGAGGAGCTCTGCCTAATGTTCTAAACATTAAGTCATTATTTGAAGTCATATTCATCATTTGCTCTTTTTTGGCTGTATTCTGAGTGCCGATAGACTCAGGTTTTGGTGGAGGATTAAAAGCATCTTTGTCATCATCATCTTCATCTAAACTGTTATGGATTTTTTCTAAAACATTATTTACTTTATTTGTATCAAAATTTTCTTTAGGATACATTTTTTGAGTTTTATTATGAGTTTTATTCTGTGTTTGTTGTCGTTTTTTATTTAGTATACTGTCATTATTATTTGTAAATGTTTCATTATTAGAATTTTCATCAAATGGAGCTGCAAACATTGCTAAAGACATTCTTATTAAAAATTTAGATAATAATTTGTAAAACAGACTGAAATTAATTTTTTGCAAAATAATTATATAAGAATATTTATATATGGCCTTTAAGTTATTAAGTAAAAATATTATAGGTGGTGTTACTACTTTACTTCTTATTATTTTATTAACTCAATCAAGACTTTTTGATTTCTTAATAAATACACATTTAGGAAGAGTTTTTCTTATTTTAGCTATTTTAGGAATTAGTTGGTGTCATAAAATTTTTGGAGTTGTCGCTGTCTTATTTATTATAATAATCTTTAACCAAAGCGAAATTAGTTTTTTTGAAGGTTTTACAGATACAAATATATCTACAACTACGAATTCTTTGGATAATCCTACTTCTAATACTATTTCTGCTACTACTATTTCGCAAAAAAAAGATGAAGTTAAAAATACAATAGACCAATTAGCTCAACAAAATGCTACTACAACATCTAGTTCCGCTGCTGCAGCTACTGCTCCTATTTCTACTGAAACCTTTATGGGTCGTGAAGGATTTAATACAGTTGATAGAGAAGGAACTATATTGAGAGGTAAACGTTCTAATGAAGTTCCTGTTTTTTCTAACGCACGTAATCAACCAGATAATGTAGAAGCCAGTGATAAATCAGTTTTTTCTGGTTTGTATTCTTCTGTTTAAATTTTTAACAATATTTTTTTAAATATAATTATATATGAAGTATTTTTTATATAATTCTATTTTAGTTATAATTATTTTACTTTTTTCCTATTATAATACAATATATTCGGTAGAAACATTTACACCGTCAATAAAAGGTATTTATAGACCTATAGTTAGAAATACTAGAATAATAGGTGAAGGGTTTTACAATAAAACTACATCTAATATTAGTAATCTGTTTAGAAAATTTGGAATAATGTAAAAATATAATAATATGTTATTTTAATATAATGGCTTCCATTCCTCCAACAACTAATTCTCCAACAAGTAATAAAATAATAGAAACAAAACAAGTAGGTGGCAGTACATCTATATTTACACCTTTGTTTAATAGTATTTCATATTTAAATCATCGTGTTATGTATTTGAATAATAGTAAGTTTTTTGCAGGTATAGTGATGATTCTTCTTAACGTTGGATCCAAATTTATTCAAATTCAATTTAGCAAGTCTACAGAAGAATATATGAAATGGTCTGTAAGTAAACAACTTTTAGTATTTGCTATGGCATGGATGGGTACTCGTGATATATATACTGCGCTTGGATTAACTGCGGTGTTTACTATATTATCTGAATTTCTATTTAATGAAGAAAGTCATCTATGTATTGTTCCTCATAAATATAGAATACTTGATAAATTAATAGATACAAATGATGATGGTCTTGTTACAGAACCTGAATTAGCGGCTGCTATTTCTGTTTTAGAAAAGGCAAAGAGAGAAAAACAACAAAAACATCAAAAAGAAACATTTAAAAAATTTGATTTTCAAAAATTTAATTATGATAAATAATATGTAACATTTTCAAAATAAATCAAATAAATATTAATATTTATTTTTATCAAACTTTTCTACGTGTTTTTGAACCACCGCTTTTTTTGTTATTGTTTTGAATATTTCTATTATTATTTTGAACATTTCTATTATTATTTTGAACATTTCTATTATTATTTTGAACATTTCTATTATTATTTTGAACATTTCTATTACTTTGTGTTTTATTTTTATCCAACATAGAATATACTGGTTTTATTACATATGGTTTTCCTGTAAAATCTGCCCAAGCTTTTCTAACTGCGTTCCATTTACTAGTACATTGTAGTTTCTTTAATTCATCTTTAGGTATACTTGTTCCAGGATATAATTCCATAGAAATAGTTATAGAATAAGCTAATTTTGATAGATCATATTCTTGATTTTTTTTTACCATATTTTGAGCATAATATGGTTTTTGATTTCCATAATACGGTTGTTGATATCTAGATGTTACGCCGCCACTCATTATAAGAGGACGAGCTACTCTTTGAAATGGTTGATTATGTGGAAATTTATCTGAAAAATATCTTGAAAACCGTCTTAATATTTGATCCCATTCCGCATCACTCATCATTGGAGGCGTTAGATCATTAGCTATCATATATAAACTAATATCAAATACATTCATTAAATCTTGAAATATAGAATAAGTTGATTTTTCTTCTGTTGATAGACTTCTATAAGAAGTAACATACATTAAAAATAGTATATATAATGGAGGTAGTATTGATGAACCTGTAAAATGCCTCTCTCTAAAAAATAAACCTATAGTTTTTGTAACTGGTGGACCTAATGGTCTACCAGTTGGTCCCCAGTTTACGTTTATATATTTAAATGTTATAAGCTCAAAATGTCCTGGTGTATAATATAAAAATATGTATTTATTCCAATTATTAAAATAATCACTGTTTAAATTACCAAATGGAAAAATAGTAAATGTATTTTCCGGTGTTCTTTCTATAACAATTGTATTTATATTTAATGTTTCAATTAATCCTACTATAGTTTCTTGTCCAGCCCAATAATTTGGACTTGTTATATAAGCTTCAACTTGAGTTCTGTCTATTACTCTAAATGTATTAGCGAGATTACTTCTATCTATGTCAACTTCTTCTGGAAATTTTACTAAAAAATTAGGTTCTTCTCTATAAATTCTTTGTGCTTCTACTAAATAATCTACTGGATTACCAGAAGCAATTTGTTGGGCAATAAAATCTGAATACATTCTATTCAAATTAGCTGCATAATTAGTTGCATTTAAAAAATAGTCATCTAAATTAGGTAATCTGGAATAATAGTCACCAATAAATTGTCTTATACTTAATTGAGTAAATATTGTGCTTCCTCTGCCATATACTCCGTGAATAATCCTATTATCTGAAGGATTATTAAAATTATTTAAATTTATAGCATCTGCTACTGCTTGAAAAAAACAATTACCATCAGCTGCGTTTTTATTAACTCTTAAGCCATCTACAGTTACTAAATAAGCATCTTTACTCAAACTAGTATTTTCTTGTTGTACATTAACACCAGTAGTTGTTCTTAAAATTTGATTTAAGTATCTTTGTATATTATTAGCAAATTTTTGATATATTATATTTAATAAAAAATAATAATTACTTCTAAAATAAGGTTTTAAAACTCTTGATTGCACGGTATTTGCTACTAAATCAACTTCTGGTGCTGGGTGATAGTCTTCTTCATTTATTTCATCCATTCTACCAGAATCAGCTATATCATCTATATCTATTGGTGGTAATTCTGGTATTGAAGGAGCAGGAGCACCTGGAACTGGAGGCGGTGGTAAAGGAGGCCATCCTTCTGGCGGTGCAGGTGGTAATGGTGGCCATCCTCCTGGTGGTGCAGGGGGATATTCATGAATATGACGAACTACTATTGGTCCTGCTGCTGGTCCTGGTGCTGGTCCTGGTCCTGGTGTTGGTCCTGGTCCTGGTGTTGGTCCTGGTGCTGGCGGAAGTGTTATTATTATTGGTTGTGGATTTATTATTATTGGTGGTGACGGTCGTGGCGGTGGTGGACCAGTTGGAGATCTTATTGGTCCCGCTGGTCCTGATGGTCCTGATGGTCCTGCTGGTCCTGCTGGTCCTGCTGGTCCTGCTGTAGATGGTAGACCTCTTGCTCCTGTAAAATTAGAACCATAAGCCAAATTTGGTGATAAATTTTGTAATTGTTCTTGTCCACTAATAAGATTTTGTCTAATAATTGATTGATATAAATAAGGGTCTGTTATTCTACTTATATTTATTTCTTCTTTTTTTTGTTTTATATCAATTTTCCAATCACCTGAAGTCCATTGCAAATCAGAAATTACATATGGTTTTTTTCCAATTTTTATTATACTACCAGGTGGAAATATTGTTTGTAATGTTAATTTAATATTATTATCTACATAACCATAACGGGTAGCTAAAGTTAATGTTTTTGATGGTATACCATTTGTATAATTTAACAAACTTTGAAATAATCCTTTATTAAAGAATTCTTTAATTCTTAAATTTTGAGGAACTTTATCAATAACAGATTTGTTTAATTTTATTAAAGGGTTAAATCTAACAGAATTATCATCTGGGTTTATATTATCTATTGTCATTGATGGTTTATAAAATACTTTTTGAAAACCCGGAATACTTGTATTAATTGTTATATTTAATTCATTTGGAATAGTAGCCATACTTATAATAATACTATATTATTATCATTTATATAAAAAATTGATTAATATTATTTAATTACTAAATATGATATATTATATCGTATTATATCATATTACATAAGTATAAGAACAATGTTAGCAAAATTATATACAATTGATAATTTAATAGAAGGATCTGTTATTAAACGGCCTTCTAAGTTTTGTAAAACACCTTATGTCGCGGATATTCTTCCTGTTAACGGCGATACTGAAGTTCTAGGACATACTGCTTGTTTAGGGTGTTGTGGTCTGGCAGACCAAGGAGCTTCTGTATTAATGGCGCCTATCACTAAAATTAATAATAAAAAACAAATATGTCAATATAGTATCTTTCTCTCTGTTATAAGGGAACCAGAAAAGAAAAAAACAGAAGAAATAATTGTTGGAATACATCCTAAATTAGCAGAAGAATTAGTGGAGATTGCTCTAAAAAATAATCTTTTAAATAAACTTCAATATGTAAAACGTTATAAGAGAGAAACATGTATTTATGTAGAAGGACAAGTTGACTCTAGATTTGATTTCACTGGAATAGATAGCAATGGATTACCTTTTATTATGGAGGTAAAAAATGTTCCTCTTGCTGATTATGAAGATATAAGTGCTAAGGATAAAAAATTACTTGGTGAAAATCCTTACCATGATAGAGAAATTGGTTCAAAGGTTGCTTATTTTCCAGATGGATATAGAAAAAAAACTAGCGACCCAGTAAGTCCCCGTGCTCTCAAACATATTAGAGAACTTACATTAATTAAGAAACAATCTAAAACACGATGTATTATGTGTTATGTAATACAAAGACCTGATGTAAATAGATTTCAACCTTCTATTATTGATCCAGAATATAGAGAAGCAATAAAATATGGTATAGAAGCAGGTGTTGAAATTATTACAATGGTTGTAAAATGGACACGTGAAGGGCACGCATATTTTGTCAGAGATGATTTACCTATTACTCCATTTGAATAAAATTTATATCTGTGTAACACCTATATTAGTATAAAATTCTTTTTGTAATTCTTCTGGTATATTATTAAAATCAATAATTAATTTATTACGTTTATAGTTTTCGTAATATTCTTCATTATTTACCATTTTTTTTTTAAAGAAGTAAGGGTCATCAATACATTTTTGTGCTGTTTTTGGACCACATTTTGGAAAAACTGATGGAATATTATCACTATTATCTCCCATTATAATTTTTATTTCTAAATCATTTTGAGAATTGCCAGTTATGCTTTTTAATGGTTTATATTTTAAATCATACAGATGAACATTATGACACTTTAACTGTAAATAATCATGATCGCTTGTAATAATATAGATTTGACATTCTGTGTATTTTTTTATTAAATGTTTTACTGAAAGAGCAATACAATCATCTGCTTCTAATTGTGAATGTTTTAAAATAGCCTTTGCACCTCCTTTTAAAAACAAATCTTCTTCATAAACCATTTTGAAGAAAGGTCCACCCATGAAACCATCTTTAGCACCATTTGGTCGGGTACCTTTATATTTTGGAAAATGTGCCATTCTCCATATATTTTCTCTCTTACAGTCTTTTCCAACAATAAGAATAGGATTAATACTCTTATGTAGTTTCAGTTTTTTTGATATTTGTTGTAAATGTTCTACATGTATCTTTTTAAATTTTTCTACAAATTGTTCATTTTGATAAGGATCTTCAAGAGGTTCTTCTGGATTTACGTTTTTCCACCATTGTAAAAGCGCAAAATATCGATAGAAATTGTAATAACTACCATCGACAAATATAAAAGTTGGGTTATTCATGGATATATCAAATATATTAATGCTCATAATGTAATATATTTGATTAAGTATTTATTTCCTTTCAATTTTATATTATATAAAATACTTTTTTTTAATTAATTCTATAATTCTTAGCAATTCAGTATCTAAATTATCTATACCATTGTATGGTTTAATTTCGATTGCGTTTTCTTTATTAATTGAATATGTAATTGGATTATCATCTATAATAAATGTATTATTTTCATTATATTTATCTGGATATTTTTTATATATTACCAATAATGGTTTTAGAAATCTCATAGAAGGTATATTAGAATTAAATTCACTAAGTTTTTTGTTAATTTGAATTAAATCATTATAATCTCCTAATGGTGTTTGTCTTGTTCTAACAAAATGAAATGATTTACCTTGTGGTATAAGATCTTTAAAAACTTTTTCATAAACTACATCATACCATTCTTTTAATCCATGTGTCCATATACTTACATTTTTACAATTTTCAAATACAAATTCTAGAAATTCTTTCAGATGTGGTCTAGGAATTGGATCAGCATATATGCTATAACTATTTAAATTACTATGAATTAATGTTTGGTCCATATCTAAAATAATGTTCATCTACTAAATAAAAGAACAAGATTTCTTTAAATACTTTTAAAAATACTTTAAAAATTCACCTTTTATACCTTTTCTCAATTAAAATGCTCGTAAATTATTATTTTGTAAAAATATACCATAGAATAAAGGGGAAAAAATTATAACTTAAAATAAAAATTAATTTACCATTTTCTAATAAAAAATAATAAGGAATAGTAATAAATTTAAAATTATTTTTTTCAAATAAAAACGCATATTCTCCACATTTATCCTCATCATTTCTTACACTGATAGCAGTTTCATAACTATATTTACCAGTAATTATATTAACATCTTTAAATTTTCTACATTCATTTTTATTTGGAATGAAAAATTTACAATTATTACATATTGGTTTGTATTGGTTTTGAATAAAATAAACTTCAACTTTAGTGATATTGATTATAAATAATAAATAATGTAAAAATTTCATTATATAATTACATAATAAAATTTTTAAGTAATTATAAATATGTTTAAATTTGGAGTTTTAAATGAGAAAAGAGGTCCGTGGCCCTACATAATGTAGGGAAAATCAGGACTTTTCTGAAAAGTGCCAAAAAAGAGGTTCTACACATGTAGAGGCGAATTTCTCTTTTTTTTTCCAAGACTTTTTTGGAAAAGTTAAAAATGGACATTTATTTTTGTCCATTTTTCAAAAAAGCCGAATCTTTCCGGCCGAAAAAATGTCCGCCACTGCATATTGAAAAATTAAGGTGTCAGAGTAAAAAAAAATTTTTTAATTTGTTACGGTAATTTTTTTTTATATTTTTAAGAAAAAGGATTTAGGAGATTTTTTACTAGCATTATATTAGAGAGAATGGCTAGTACAAAATCACTAAAAATCGACAAAAAATATTATTGCGAAAGTTGTTACTATTCTACATGTAAATTAACAGATTATAATAAACATATCTCAACTGAAAAACATAAAAAGTATCAAAATGCTAGTAAATTGCTAGTTAATGCTAGTGAAAAATCTACAGAAATTCAAAATACATTCATATGCGAATGTGGTAAAATTTATAAACATGATAGTAGTTTTTATAGACACAAAAAAGTATGTAATAATGAAAATACAAATGAAGTTATAAATAAAATAAATGACAAAGATGAATTAATTTTAATGCTTATCAAACAGAATTTTGAAATAACAAAAGAAAATAGTGAATTTAAAAATTTAATGATGGAGCAACAAAATATTATGATAAAAGTTATTGAAAATGGAACAACTAATCATTCCCATAATACTACCAATTCTCATAACAAATCTTTTAATCTTCAATTCTTTTTAAATGAAACATGTAAAGACGCAATGAATATTATGGATTTTGTTGACTCTATAAAACTTCAACTTTCTGATTTGGAAAAAGTTGGTGACATTGGTTATGTAGATGGTATTTCTAATATAATTGTTAAAAACTTAAATGCTCTTGAAGTTGAAAAAAGACCAGTTCACTGTACAGATAAAAAGAGAGAAGTGTTATATATTAAAGATGAAAATAAATGGGAAAAGGAAGATGAAGAAAGAAAAAAGTTAAGAAAGGCTATTAAAAGAGTTGCAGGTAAAAATCAGAGGCTAATACCAAAATTTAAAGAAGCGCATCCAGATTGTATCAAAGCAGCTTCCAGATTTTCAGATCAATACAATAAAATGATTATAGAGTCAATGGGTGGTTCTGGTGACAATGATTTGGAAAAAGAAGATAAAATTATTCGAAATATATCGAAAAATGTTGTCATTAATAAAAATATTTAATAAAAATATTTAATAAATATAAACTATAGTCTATTTATTCATCAATCTATAAGCATATTTGTATGAAATAATTCATTTAAAACCTCATTAGTTAATCCAAGAATATTATCCTTACAAAGTGTCAAAGTTACACCATGTGACATTGCTAATACTAATTGCATTTTTACAAAATTGTCGCTTGGTTTAATACCGTATTTAGCTAATTCTGGACTACTCAAATACTCATTTACCTTAGATAAAAATTTATAAATTTCTAATTGATTTGCCTGTTTTGAACCATTTAAAACATCAGCAAACATTACTGTTCCTAGTTCAATAATAGTATCGTAATGTTCTTTTGGTAAATGATTAATAATATTTGGAGGATCAACCATACCAGAATTTGCTATTAAAATAATACTTTCTCTAGCACTTCTCTCAAATACATTAATAAAAAACTCAGATAACATTACTTTATATGTTGGGTCAATGTCATATATAATTCCAAAATCAATTACTCCAATCTTGTGAGGATATTTTTTATCATCTGCGTCTTTGATAAATAATATGTTTCCGCTATGTAAATCACCATGAGCAGCACCATGTATAACTGTTGTTAGAAGTCCAAATTTTAATACAACTTTTGAAAAGGCATAATAATCTTCTTCTGCAATTTCACTAATTTTCTTACCGTCAATGTATTCCATCAAAATAAAATTAGAGTTTTCATTTGTAGCATCTAAATATACTTCTGGAATTTTTACATATTTTAAATGCTTACAGTTATTTTTAATCTTATTAATATTATCAACTTCTTCATTAAAATTAGTTTGATGGCGAATAATTTCAATATTTGTAGTAATTACATTTGAAATCTGATATTTGTGGATAATTGGTATAAAAGATAACAAATACATAAATGTCTTTAAATTTTCTATAGCATCATTTAATCTATTTTCAATATTATTTCTTTTCATTTTAATAATAACAGGAGTATGATCACTTCTTTTAAATGCTTTATATACAAGCGAAATCATTCCAGAATTAATTGGATATTCATATCCATCTTTTATTTCTAACTCATATTTTTCACATATTTCAATTAATTCTTCAAGTCTAATATCATGAAGATCCCATGGAGCATTATCAGTAAATTTTAAAAGTTCATTATTTATTTTTTCGTCAATTAAACTATTATTAGAAGCTATTGCTTGAAAAATTTTAACATATAAAATATTTATAGAGGATAAACGGGTTGTAAGACGATTAATACAATTTAAGTAGTTACCAAAGAATAAATAAAATACTGCTTCAGAACTTAAAATAAATCCAATATTAAAGAAAAAAAGCAATTGTTTTACAATTTCAAACATTTTATTATATTGTTATCTTTTCTATAAATAGTTTTAATCTCTTAAATATTTTGTAAATAATAACTCCAATCATTTTTTCAGCAAAAAGTGGAATGTGAAAACCTGAATTAAAATTAATATTAAATGATATTTTAACTTTGTGATCTGTAATTAAATCACAAATACATGTTAAATTATCTATATATAATACTTGAGCTTCAGGTGGAATGTTTGTTGGTTTTTTATTCTGTATAATTGTTTGAGCTTTAAATAAAATTTTATTTTTTTCAACTATTTTTTTAATATTCATAAAAGAGTATCTTTGTGGAAATCCTATATCTTCAAAAAAATGCTTAATTAAAAGAATTGCGACTGCTTCATTTTCATTAATTTTATTAAATTCAATATGTTCATAAATATCAGGATTTAAATTATAAATTAATTGAATTAATGAAAAATCTATAATTTTTTCCATGTAAATATTTTTATTTTCCATTTCATAGTCAAGAATGTATTTATTAACTCCATAACGTTTAAATATACAATTTTCTTTATTAAATAATTCAACTATATCTTCTTCTGTTGATTTTTCCATTTATTATAAAGCTAAATAATAATTATATTAATTTAACGCTTATACTTTTAGAAAAATTATAGCAAAAAAATAATTTATTTAAGGCTTATACTTTTAGAAAAATTATATTAAAAAAATAATTTATTTAACTTACCATAGAAGGATCCTTGACAGATTATTAGCGCTATATTTATCTTTCTTCCAGTCCCCTCTAATTCTTGATGACCGGTTGAGATAATTTTTTCTGCGTGTTTTATTCTTGTGTTTTGTGTAGTCTTCATAACCCATTTGTCCAAAATGAACAATCCTACCGTTCGGTGTGGTAACCATATATTTTTTTTCTTTTTTTGTAGAAAGTCCAATCTTTGCTGTATTCCCAAGATATTTTTTTGCTCTGCGATAGACTTCTGTTGGATTTGAATAGAGACGGATTGATTTTTTCCCCATTGTTATATAATTTATATTTATATTATTATTTATTTAATGCTATAAAATATTTATGGTTAAAGGAAGTCTTTTTTTCCACAACATATAAAAGTAATATAAAAGTAATATAAAAGTAATATAAAAGTAATATAAAAGTAATATAAAAGTAATATAAAAGTAATATAAAAGTAATATAAAAGTAATATAAAAGTA